CGGTGGTCGCCGTATCATTAGATGGTGGACTCTTATACTCTATAAATGAGGAGGTTAAAGTAGCGTTTGAAAAAAAATTGAAAAAAAAACGCCCAAAAACTTGACTATTTAAAAAATCTTTATTACTTTTGTACCCTAATTAAAACCTATTGTATGGCAAACTCATTAGTAAATGCTCTTAGAACAAGAGACAATGTAACCGAAAACGGAATGGTTACTAACAGTTCATCATTGAACGCTTGTGTTGATTTATTTTTCACCATCGGTGCGATGCGTGGTCAAGATAAGGGAAGATTAATCGCTAACTTTTCAAAAGCTTTCAACGAAAGTCCATTAACCGCTCTTAGAACTATGTTCTGGGCTCGTGACGTTCGTGGTGGTGCGGGTGAGCGTCAAATTTTCAAGGATTTAATGCTTTATTTGGTTGAAAACCATAACGAGGCTTTGGCTAAAAACCTATCATACGTTCCAGAATATGGACGTTGGGACGATCTTTTAGTGTTATTTGGCACCTCATTGGATACCCAGGCAAAAAACCTTATCGTTAATGCTCTTAACGAAAATAATGGTCTTTGCGCTAAATGGATGCCTCGTAAAGGTAAAGAAGCAATCGCATTGGAGCGTTATATGAAGCTATCACCTAAACAATATCGTAAGATGTTGGTTGAAAAAACCAAGGTGGTTGAACAACTTATGTGCTCAAATCAATGGGGTGTTGTTACATATGAACACGTACCATCTGTTGCTATGGCTCGTTATACTAAAGCATTTGGTAAACACGATGCTGAACGTTTTACAGCCTACAAAACTGGCGATACTAAGGTAAACGCATCTGCGGTATATCCATATGATGTGTTGAAAACATTAGTTAGAGGGGACAAAACCATGGCTATGAAGCAATGGGCTTCACTCCCTAATTACATGGAAGGTAACAATGAGCGAGTTTTACCAGTATGCGATGTATCTGGATCAATGAGTTCACCAGCTGGTGGTAACGCTAACGTTACATGTATGGATGTTTGTATCTCTTTGGGTCTTTACATTTCAGAAAGAAATGAAGGTAAGTTTAAAGACGCTTTCATAACTTTTAGTGAAAACCCACAATTGCAATACCTTAACGGTAACTTAAGTGATCGCCACATGCAATTGGCGAGAGCTGACTGGGGTATGAGTACAAATTTGGAAGCGGTTTTTAATTTGATCTTGAATCAAGCTAAAAAATTCAGCTTACCAGAGTCTGAGATGCCAACAACTATTCTGATTATGTCAGATATGGAGTTCAATTCAGCAACTCGTTATAAAAACAGCGCTTTGGATATGATTCGTGAACAATACGAGTCCGCTGGTTACACAATGCCAAAATTGGTATTCTGGAACATTCAAAGCAGAAATGGTGGAAACTACCCAGTTCAGACTACCGACAACGGTACTGCATTGGTGAGTGGGTTTTCTCCAGCAATTTTAAAATCATTGTTGACTGGTGAGGATATGTCACCAATCAGCATCATGAATAAAACTGTACATAGTGCACGTTACGAGCCTATTACAGCTTAAAATATTGAGGTATTGGGAATAATTGCAGCAAAATTAACTAAATATTAATTATGCTATACAGAAAGGTTTATGGATCTTCGGATGCCATAACCAACTCTTCCCTTAGCTAAGGAAGTTTTACCCAGCTAGGACGGATCACTTTAAGATTCAAACGATTCCGATAGTACCTCGAATTTAATGTGAGTGGTTACAGCAATTGTTATTTAAATTGAAAAGCCAAATACAATAGACCCCCACTCAGAAATTAAGGACTGGCATTTTGTCAGTCCTTTTTTATTTAAATTAACCAAATTAAGACAAAATGTCTTTTAAATTAATTTGGCATTTAATTGGTAAATTTATTTTCAGTATAATAAAAATTTAAAAATAAAAAAATATGAACACACTAAGAACAAACATGAGAAGCCAAAAGAATTTATGGCAAAGCTTTGATGAATTATTTAACATCTTCAATGAGGATTTTAGAACATCTTATGACATTCCAAGCGACAAGGAGTTTTTAACGGAATTACCTTTACCAGGATTGGATAAAGAACATTTATCAATTGAGGTTTCTGGTAGGACATTAATTGTTAAAACTAATATTAAAAACGCTGAAGGTTTTGTTAAGCGCTATGTTGATAATTCATACAGTTACTACTTATCAAGCTCACACGATCTGAGTAAAACTGAAGCTAAAATGGAAAATGGGTTACTTAAAATCAAAGTACCATTGAGAAAAAAAGAAGAAACAAAAAGTGTGACTGTCGAGATTAAATAATGGGGGAAATTTCCCCCATTTTTTTTTGTTTATTAAAAATTCTTCCTTATATTTGCTGAAATAAATCAAAGTATGGAAGAAATCATTCATTACAAATTTGTTGATGAGAAGCTTACAAAATCAGTAACCGAAACAGTGGTATCAACCATTCAGGCAATTTTTTCGGAAGATGAGGGGGGATCTGAGCACACGTTTGAGCGACAAAAACACATTGAGGTCGATTCGGATGAGTTTAAAAAAGAAATGGCTAACAATGGTGAGGTTACCGTTTATCGGGAAACTTTTGTTGTTTCAGAAAATTTAACCAACAACACGATATCGTTAAAACAATATCTTTTCGCCAAAACATTGGTGCCAGTTAAAAAGTTGAAATACAAAAGATTTAAAATCACAACCAAAACATCCAGGATCTTAACAATTAATAAAACAACTGGTGATTACAGTGTTTATAGGAAATCAAAAATGGGTAAAAGGTATTCTACCTTTATTCGTAAAAATGTCTCAAATATGGAGACATCTCGAATACTAAATTGCATGATCAGTGATAGTAGAAATAACTTGAATATGGACACGGCAATAAGGTTGTTTTATGGTAAATTGGGTTATCATAATCTAACAAATGATTATAAAGCAATTGTTAAAACTTTTTTTGATGAGGAACCTATATATACCCCACCAAATACATCCGCTTTAGAGTTGTTCCCATTTTTAAATTATCTTAAGGTAAACAGTATAGATATTATCTCATATAATTTTATATACTATTTTCAACATATTTTTAATAGAAACAAAGCTAAATATCGTGGACTGGGTATAGTCGATTACATGAGTGATTATTATAAAATCAAAGACAAAGAATTACTTTTCAGTTTGCTTTTTAAGTATAAGCGTTTGATTGTTAACCAGGAAAACGAATTCCTTTTAAAACCAAATGGCGCTGGTTATCCCACAAGTTATGCACATGCGTTAAATGGGATTGATTATACCGAATTAAGACTAGCTTATGAATTTAATGGCGGTAAGTTAAATCAAAATGTGTTTAAACCAACACTTTTTACAAGTAATAATGAAATCGCTGAGTATGATTTAATGGAAAAATACTCTAAAATGTACAATCTAAACTATTATGATATTTCACGTTTTAAAGATTCTGGTGATGGCCACATATTTAAGGTGCTTAAAATATTTGAATTTTTTGGTATAAAAATAAAAATAAACAATCATGAGAATACTCTTCTCACAACATGGACTTATAAAAACTGTGAAGTAATACTTAAAAAAATTGCAAATTGTTTATTCGAAGCGGTAGCCATTGGTACTTATAAAATTGATGATAAAACACTAAAAAGGTTTGGTAGATATTTTAAAAAAGACGAAAAGATAAGTGTTAATTATTCTTTAAGAAACATTAATAAAATACCAGAAGAAGATTTTAATTTTATTAGACACGGCGTTTTTAATTTTGATAGTATTAAATTATCTTTTAACATTGTTAAAAACAAAAACGTAATATCAACAATATACTTTAATCCAATCACTATGTCAGCATACGAAAGGGTTAGAATAACTAACGATAATAATCTCAAAATGAAATACACACATAGTAATTTCACACAAGCTTTTCAGAATAACAATAATAACTTAGCCTCTAGTGTTAATTTTAGATTTGTTTATTCGAAAAAAACTTTTGAATCTTTTTGTGAAAAAATGGGTGTAAATCATAAAATGTGGGTTGATTATTTAAACTAAATTAATTAAATTTATAAAAAAACAAATATGAATATTGGTAACGATTTTAAAAACTATGCAACGAAGCATATGGGTATTTCAAGTATCACATTAAGTGATTACAGGAGTTCGGTTACTCCATACATTATGGAAGAACGCGAATTAAATGTCGCTCAAATTGACGTGTTTTCCAGATTAATGATGGAAAGAGTTATATTTTTGGGTACGGCGATTGATGATCGAGTTTCCAATATTATAGAAGCTCAGTTATTATACCTGGAATCAATTGACAAAGAAGCCCCAATTCAGATCTATGTAAACTCACCTGGTGGTTCTGTTTATGCTGGTTTGGGTATTTACGATACAATGCAGTATATTAAACCAGAAATATCAACAATATGTACGGGTTTAGCCGCATCTATGGCCGCTGTGTTACTTTGTGCTGGGGCAAAGGGTAAAAGATATGCCTTACCCCACTCAAGAATAATGATCCACCAACCTTTGGGGGGCGCTGAGGGTCAAGCCACTGATATTGAAATCACAGCAAAGGAAATTGGTAAGTTAAAAACCGAACTTTATGAGATCATATCTAAACATACTGGCCAGGATTATGACAAAGTATATAAAGATTCTGAGAGGGATTATTGGATGAGATCACCAGAAGCTAAAGAATATGGTATGATTGACTCGATTCTTGAAAGAAAGAAAAAATAAGATATGAATTTGTGGTGACATTTATCGTGTATCGAACTATTTATGGATAGATAATAATTTAAGAATATCCAAGCATACACGATAAATGTCATTAATTTTAAGAAACAATTTACCCAGGCCTTTAAGTCACACCGAATTAGATGGTAACTTAGTCTACCTTAATATCGCGGAGTGGACTAAAAAAGGTTATTTAGAGGGTCAATATGTGTTGAGAAAAATTGACGCGGTTGGTATAATTTACTACTGCGAAATGACACATACTGAATATGTGTATAATCAGTATGGTTCTGGTAATTTTATCACATCTTATACAGAAGGCCCAACCACATATACAGTTTGGAGACAAATTGGAACTGGAGTACCTGGCGGTTATGTTACAATTGAAGACGAAGGTATACCATTAGTAGAGCGAACTGTATTAAATTTTGTTGGTGATAATGTTACAGTAACAGACGATCCTATCAGTGGCAAAACAATTGTAACCATAAACGCATCTGGTGGCGATACTGAAATAACAGGTGGTACCACAAATGCAACAACAGGTGGAACTACAAATATTACAGAAATTTTAGAACAAGCTGGTGGTGGCACGATTGTAATCGATTTGGCTCCAGCGTTTACTTTTGAAAACCCAAACCCAGTTAAAAAAACGGTCGGTGGTATAACGATAAATTCGAGCCCGTTTGTTGGTGGTAAGACGATACACGAAATTATACAAGAAATATTTTATCCAGCAATAGCACCAACGATATTTTATAGCTCAGCATCTTTAAGTGAAGGGGCGCCGTTTAACGCTTCTCTAATCGAAATTGGCTACACAAATAATTTAACACTTAACGCTGGATATACCAGAGGCCAATCGACAGTGACAGGCCAACCAGTTAAATACATGGGTAACCCAATTGATTACAATTATACGGGTCAAGGTATTGTTGGTACGATTACTAATGTTAGTAGCTCATTAACTGACAGCACCACAATAAATAATTATGTAGTTGTTCAAGGTCTAAATCAATGGCAACTTGCTGTCGATTATAATGTTGGTCAACAACCAGTTTATGATGACGGATCAAACTTTATCGATACTAATTTTACAAATGCTGGTACGGTTAACGCAAACGCTTTATTTGAGGGTGTTTATCCTTTGTTTGGAACAACAGTTAACATTAACACGTTGACAAAACAAACTTTAGTGTCAATGTTGTACAGTAATAATATTGAGATTCTTTTTGTTGCGGAACCAGAAGATAATTCTGTTAAGCATAAATTTGAGATACCAGTTGCTTGGACAACTGCTAGACCTTTGGTTGCGGTTAATTATTTTAACGTGGTTTCAAACCAATTTGATTCGGCAAATAAAATAAGTGAATTTAGCACAAGTGCTGTAACAAATACTATTCAAGGTAATAGTGTTAATTACACTAGGTACACACACACTGGGTTAGCCGCTGGTGCTAGAAGAATTAGATTAGTATTTTAATTATGGCTAGAGTACCTGGTGTTTTTAATTTTTCTGCTAACTTTGAAGCGTTAATTGCGGGGCCGTTAGATGCGAGAGCTACGGTAGTAACATTATCTGAGCTAACAAACAACTCTTTACCTTACCCTTATTTGGGTATGACCGTTGCTGTAACAAGTGATCCAGACCCAGATCAAAATGGAGTTTGGTTGTTAAAAACATTACCAGCAACAACTTTAAGCAACTGGTATAAATTAGCTGAGGGTGCGGCAATAACTGGTTACACACTAAATGGTACAATCGCCACAATTGGCATGGGGGATGGTGGCTCATTTAATATTGATATAAATGATGTTGAATTAAATGGCCCGCAATATTCAATAGGTGTATCTAACCATAGCTATCAATTGATAACAAGTGGTTGGACACAAGAAGTTATTAGTGGCGATACATATAATACTTATGATGTAATTTTTGGTGACCTAACTCAAGCGGCAAAGCAGAACATTGTGGTTATAGATTTAAATACATCCGAAGATTATCATCATTTAGTTTTTTTACCAACTGGTTTAACCGTTAATGATGCTGGTATAATATATAAAATAATAGCAAAAAGTAATGATAACACTAATTTAGATAAATATTTAATGGTGTTCAGCCCTATTGAAAGAATAATAGCAACTAATATTAAAACCAAATATAATGATAGTTATTTCTTGCCTCTCGAAACTATGGAGAGTGTTGAAATAATTTGGGATGGATATGATTATTTAGTTACCAACATGGTCAAACAAGGTTATGTTGCGCTGAATGCTAAAAACTTTATTGAATTAGATAATAATGTCGATCCGTTATTTGATACATGTTACATCGAACGAAATATAAACAATCTATTATAATGAAATTATTTGAAACTTTATTAAAAGAAAAATTTGAGTTATTGGTGGATGAAGACCTATCATTTGATGATAAGAAAATAGCCACGACAAATAAATTTCTCAATTTTTGTTGTAATGAACTAGGGTTAGCTGATAAGTTTACATGTAAAATAGTTTTTGATCGCGAATCAAATGGGGTTAAAACAACAGCATATTATAGAGATGATGATAAGTTGGTTGTTGTGTACGGTAAAAACAGAATGTTGGGTGATATTTTAAGAAGTATTGCACACGAACTTGTACATCAATTACAGCACCAAGAAGGTAGAATTGAATATCCAGTACAAGACATTGGGGGTGAGATTGAAGATGAGGCTAATGCAAGAGCAGGTTCCCTGGTTAAGACATTCATTAAACAAGATGAGATGGGTAAAAACCTTTTCGAGGGTAAATTAACCTAATTCTTCTTGTTTTTTCTTTTGGATGTATGTTGCTTTTTTAATTTCATCACGTCTTTTTACAGATTTTTTTGTAAAATCTTGTTTTTCACGCAAATCATCAATCATTTTTATCTTAGCAACTTTATATTTGTACTTTTTAAGGGCTCGGTCTAATCCACCCGTTTTTTTGACATCAATAATTATCATATAGATAAATACATTTTTTTTAAAGAAAATTTGCTTATTAAACATTTTTACCCTACATTTGTATCCAAAATAGAACAATATGACTGAACAGGACAAGAAAACACGATTAGAGTACGTTTTTGATATCTTTAAGAAATATCATAAAAAGGCCGTTGATAAAAATATCTATGGTAAACATGTAGTCCCAGATAAAGAGTTTGTTGTTGACTCTGTTAAAATGTATGACGGTGATAATTTATTTATGGAGTTTTATCGCAACCAATATCAAAGAAACGGTACATATTTGGAAGGTAAAACCCCAATGGAGTTATTATTTAACTTTTTTGTTGAGTGTGACCCAAGCCATAATAAAGAATACGTTAGTTGGTTTATTAACTTGTATAAAAATATCATTAGAGATAGAATTGATGATGCTTATCTAGCAAGCAAAGAAAATTCGGTCGCTGAGATAAGACCAGAATACCAAAACTTTTTTGAGGATTTGCAATCTAAAGTTATTGAAGCACTAGAGGTATTTTCATTCTTAAAGAAAACAAATGTACTTTCTGTTGAGAATCGCGATATTAATCGATTTAAAGACATCAATGAATTTGTTAATATGGTTAAACCATATATGAGTACCGATACTGGCGATGATTCGATTCATACTTTAGACCATAAAGAAATAACCTGTATCCAAAATTTTGTCGATAATAAGAAAGTCGAGGGTAAAGCTGAACTTGTTTTTGAAAATAGTGAATGGGTTATAGTAATCACCCATGATCGCCAAGCAAATATTGAGTTTGGTAAATACACAACCTGGTGCACTGCTGGTACTCGTTATGGTAATATGTTTGATAGTTATCATAGCCGAGGTGAATTATTCGTTTTAATTAAGAAAGGGTATGGTTCCAAAAAAGCCATATCAAAACACCCCGAATATCGCCTACAATTCCATTTTGAGGATAATCAATATATGGATGCGAACGATAAAAGTATAAACATCAATGAATTTCTTTTCAACAATAAAGATATTAAATTGTATTTTAGAAACTACATCATTAAGCGTGTCTTAGCGTATCGCCAAAAGAAAAACAACAAACAGGTTGATGATATTAAATATTTATTGAATCTTGGCTTTGGAGATGAGATCATCAAAATATTCAAGGAATCTAAACCAGAAACCGTTGATTTTTCTGGTCATAAAATTGAATCGGAATATCTTGAAAAAATAGGTGAGATTACTAGTATAAAAAGTCTTGATTTAAGTGACTGTGGTATAACTTTTTTACCAGAGTCGATTAAAGACTTGAAAAACCTAAAAAAGATTAAATTTAGAAACAACAAGAAAATTACCTCAGTACCTGAGTGGTTCTCCGAGTTAAAATCTTTGGAGTATCTTGATTGTGCTGGATGTGATATCAGAGAAATTGGCGATCTTGGTGAATGTGAAAAATTGACTGAGTTGGTTTTGGATAATAACCAAAAACTCAAACAACTACCCGCTAACATCGGTAAACTTAAAAAACTAGTTAGATTAACCGCATCGAGTTGCGATTTAAGGGAAATAAAAGAGGATATAACAAACTGTAATGATTTGTTTCTCGTGGATGTTCATATGAACCTTAAGTTGGATAAAATACCAGTTGGATTGAGTAAATTACCTCATATTGTCGCAATCTGTATTGATGACACAAAAATCAGCCAAGAAACCAAGCAAATTATGGAAAATAACAGCAATGGTACTGTTTCTATTATCAAATATGGCCCCTAAAACTATCGGTAGTATTTGATAAATCTATCGCAGAAACAAAATCAAAATCAATAATATCGTACTTTTTTATCATTTTTTTTATATAAGATTTTGTATTCCTTTTACTTACAATGTCCATAAAGAGTGGGCGCATTGTTTGATCAAATAGATATATGTGATTTATCTTTGGTAATTCTTTGATTATTATTCTCATATAGAAACAATAATAAAAAAAAATTTTGAGAGTATAAATGGATTTTTTAAACTATTTATAAGTAAATTCATTTTTAATGAAAAGAGCTGATCTGTATAGAAAGAATTTAATTAATAAGATTTTAACTGAGGGTAGACAGGACAATAATCGTCTTAATTTGACCTTAAGTGGTAGATATGGAACTTATTCCGAGGTTATAACTTTGGATGAGATAGAAAATATCACAGAAAACTTTACAACGCACAGCTCCGTCATTGAATTTTTGGATGAATTAGTTGGTGAAAGAATCGGTGGGGTTTTAGGTGAGTTTGGTTTTAGTATAAACGAATCCGAACTTGACCTCACATCAACAAATTATTATGATGGGTATGAACTTAACCTCCCTTTAATTAAAGAAAATTACAACCCAATTATTGAGTTGTTTGATGAGATAGATGGTCAATTAAACTCACAACAACCTAAATCAAACACACCAAATAAGGCTTCAAATATCCCTATTACAAAAGAACCGACACAAAGGCAAACACCAAACATCCCAATTGCAGCAAAAGTAGAAAAAACACAAAACCCGAAAAGGGTTGATTTGATAATTAAAAATGTATTTGATGATAAGTTTTTAAATTATGAGATGAAAACTGATATTGGTGGTTGGAAAGCGATTAAATCTTTGAGTAAAGATGGTAAATTATTAATAACCTGGGAAAGTGTTAAAGAGCCATCAATATACATCGAATGTTTGGTTTTTCCGAACGATAGTAATAAAATTATTGTCGATGTTAAAAATAGAAAGGGTGAGGTTTTATTAAACACTTTTTTTGAAATTTACCGAATCCCAACGCATGAAGTTATCGCCGAGAAATTTTTTAGAAAAACAGTATTTTCGTTATTAAAAAAATATATTGATACCAGTGTTATACAAATAGACCCTTTTAACAAAAACTTTGTATTTTGGAAAACAGATAATCCAAACTTCTCATATTCATTCAGTACACCAAACAAAAACAAAATTATCTTAGACTTAATTAGTTTCATTAGCACAGCTAAAAAACCGATCCTGGACGACTTCTTTGAAGCAAATAACTTAAAACATAAACAAGGTTATCTACAAACTTTATTGGACTCAGCAGAAGCTGCTGGGATTTTCCGTTTTAAACGAGAGGGTAACGAGATTCTTATTCTTAGAGGCCCTAATTATAAAGCCTTTCTTGAAGGTAAAGTTAGAAGAGTTGTTTCAGCATGATAAAAAAGAATTTTGAGACTATTAAATGCATACTTGATCTGATGATCATATTCTCACCGTTTGTACTTTTGCTTGACCATGGTGTTGAAAAATTTGTTGCGATATTCTACTTAGTTTATTTACCATCTTTATATATTAGTGTGATGGAAATACGTTATAAAAAATCTGAAAGTCTTTTTAAGAGATCGGTACCAATGAAAAGTTACGCCGATAAGGTTCACAAAAAAACAAAGAAAAAAGAGTTGTTTATTTCTTAAACAATATCTATATTTGTCCCATGGTACTATTAGGTGATATACATGGAGACTTCCAAGAGATTTATTATTTCTCCAAAAGAAATGAAACACAGGAGCCCATCAATCTTATACAGGTTGGTGATTTTGGCGCTGGGTTTAGATCATCTTTTATAGATGATATGGAATATCTCAATACCGAATTAGCATACAATAATGTTACTCTATATGCAATAAGAGGTAATCACGATGATCCAAAATTTTTTAATGGAGATTATAATTGGAGTAATATTAAATTACTTCCAGATTATACCGTATTAGAAATTGAGGGTAAAAGAATACTATTGGTTGGCGGTGCGATATCAATTGATAGATTACAACGAACTGAAAATGTGAGCTGGTGGAAAGACGAGGTTTTTAATTTTGATTCCGAAAAATTATCGGAGTTTAGGGACATTGATACGGTGATAACGCACAGTGCGCCACATTTTGTTTTTCCACAAACTTTTAATAGCCTCGTTCTATCATTCGCCAGTTATGATTCTAAACTCATACAAGATTTAACCGATGAGAGGAATCGTTTCAATGAAATGTATAATATTTTAAACGAAAACAATAAAATAAAACATTGGTTTTATGGACACTTTCATACAACCAGGTCTGAAAGATATGAAGATACGATGTTTCATGTTTTAGGCGTAAACTTTTTTACAACATATGAGTAAGGAAAATGAAAATATCACAGAAGAGCAAAAACCAATGGGTGTTTTGTTTGGTGTGTTAGCATATAATAACGAAGAAGAATTTGAGCAATATATCGAAAGATTAAATGCTAAATCGGTACACGATGTATTGATTACAATACACTCAGCTTTGAGGTATGCCCAAGCATCTGGTGTTTTTTCTGTCGAGGAATCTGAAGCTATTTCAATCACACTTAGAAAGATTAAAGATGTGATTGTACCTGAAAAAGAATAATTGTATTTTTTGTGTTTTACCAGTTTATGAAAATATTTATATATGGGTAAAATAAACAAACAAAAACAATACAATTATGACATTTAAAAAATGGGTTATCGATTTATTTAAAGACGAGAGAGGATCAACATCAGTGAAACCAGTTATTGCATTTATGGGAGCGGTTTTTCTTTGTGTTTCCATGGTAGTAAATTCATTATCACATTCTGGATTTTCACCATCAGACACTTTAGTGGATGCTGTATTGGTGATTACAGCAATTGGTATGGGTAGTGATACTCTTGACAAGTTTTCATTTAAAAAGAACAAAAATGAGACGAGTGGTGATACACCGACAGAATAATAAAAATAGACTTTAATTAAAAATCCGACCATAGAGTCGGATTTTTTTTTGCCCGAATGTTGTTTTATTTCAAAATATTGTTTAATATTGTTTGTGTTGTGAAATGTATCGCGATCTACCATATAAAATAAAATATTTTTAAAAACAGAAATTATATGGATACAATAATAGCTACAATCTTAGTGACCGTTTTATCTACGGTTGCGGTAATCGGCTTAGGTGCGGGCATCTGGGCGATTGTTAGTTTAAAGCGAAAGGTCTCTGAGCTAGAGGGTTTTCGTGCGGATGTTGGTACTCGATTCGATGTTGTTTATCGCGAATTTGAGAACTATGATCGTAAAAACAATGAAATAATAAAAGATGTCAGAAATGACATGACAAGAGAATTCGATCACATACATAATCAAATTCATCAGGAATCAAAACATATTCATGATAGGATTGATGATGTCATGCGAGAATTCGAAAAACAATTAGATAAGCGTTTTGATAACGTTTATCGAAAGTTACCTAGAATAAATCAAGAACAACCAAGCCAATCAGCAGAACTTTTAACTGATTAAAAATTTGGTGGATTGCGATACATTAAACAACAAAAAACTAACTTTATACAATGACTACAAAACTATTATTTGCGATGACCGAATGGTTCTTGAGAATATTAAAAGCACGTGGTGTTGATATTACAAAGCTAAACCCAAAAACAAAAAAAGAGGTTGAATTGGAAGTGGTATCAAACCAATTAATAAATTTACAAGGTGCGTTATCAATAAAACGTGCCGAAATCATAGACAACCAAAGAGATTTATTAGCTATGATTGAGCCAACATTATTCGGTGCTCTTAGTGAAAGTAAAGAAGGGTGGGGTAGAGGTACTATAACTAAATTATGGTTTGATAAACTAAATGATATAAACGGATTAATAGACGAGCATCAAACGCTCATAAAAGAATTTGAAGATACTTATATTAGAATTGAGAATTTAAAAAGATAAAATATGAAATTTAATGAATTAACAGAAGAACAAATAGAAAAAGCTAAAAACATTTACGTTAACAAAGAGTTAGCCTGGGATGATAGAATGAAAGCTTTAATGGAACTTTTTGGTAAGTCTGAAAGAACGGTTAGAAAATGGTGCTCTGAAAAATTAAACTTTAAAGAAAAAGTTGATGTTGTTTCTGAGCAATATGAATTGGCAAAACAAAAACAGTTAAACAAAGAACAGAATAAGTTTATTATAACTTGGGCGCAAAATGACACCCCAGTACACAATGGTTTATTAAAAAATATAAAAGCCTATGCTGAATTTTTAAATGCCGACATTCACGTGATTGCTGGTAGATACAAAAATCCAACATCCGTATTTACAGACAGAGATTTTGATACTTGGGATGATGCTGTATTACCGTATCTGGATGCGAATAGACATAACCTACACAAATATTTGGCGATTATGTCTGATATCAAAATTCAACCCACAGCAACAAATCCAATGAGCGGATTGCAGGGCATGAGTGGTATTAATTCTTGTGTTTTTGGCGCACCAAAAGTTCAAATGGAAATGATTCCAGTTTTAGAGGGTAATAAACCTAAAATGATGTTAACAACTGGTGCTGTAACCAAAATGAATTACACGGACTCTAAGTCAGGTAAAAAAGGTGAGTTTCATCATACTTACGGTTTTGCGATTGTTGAGATAAAGGATAAAGATACTTTTTATGTTAGACAAGTCACAGCCGATGATAAGACTGGTGATTTCACAGATTTATGTTATTCTGTTAAATCTGGTGATGTTGAAAAAATAGATACTATTGAAGCGATTATTTTGGGTGACCTACACTATGGTAGCCATGATCATAATGTTTTATCTGTCACGCATGATTTTATGAATAAATTGACACCAAACCATGTGATTTTACATGATGTTTTTGATGGCGATTCAATAAGTCATCATCAAATGAAAGATCCGTTTATACAATATGGTAAAGAAATAAACGGAACCAACGATTTAAAGAGAGAACTTGATATGATGATGGATGGGTTAAAAGACTTTGAAAAGTATAATAATGTGGTTGTTGTGAGAAGTAATCACGATGATTTTTTGGATCGTTGGTTGAAGAATGAGGATTGGAAAAAACAACCAACACCGAAAAATTCAAGATTGTATATGCAACTCTCAGATATACTCTTGGGCCAATATGCTGAGAACCCACATGCTGTTAAGGGTGTAATCCCAGCTTTGATAAATGAGAAGTACCCCAAGTATAAAACTTTAGGTAGAAACGACTCATACAGGGTAAAAAACTGGGAATTAGGGCAACATGGTGATATTGGGTCAAACGGATCCAGAGGTTCGTTGCAACAGTATCGAAATTTAAACACAAAGATTGTAATCGGGCATTACCATTCACCAGGTAGAAAAGATGGTGCTTTGGCTGTTGGAACATCAACAAAGTTAAGGGTTGGTTATAATAATGGCCCAAGTTCTTGGTTACAATCACACGTTATTATCCATAAGGATGGTAAAGCGCAACACATTAATTTTGTAAAAGATTCGGAGGGAATGATGGGATTCACGACCTTTGAGTATTAAAGGTTAATATTTTATGAAAAATTTTAAACAAACAGACGGTAAAACTATTGAAAACTTATTTGAGTATGTAAAGAATTGGGTTGAGAGATACCCAAAGAGTGAAATATACATTGGCTGCGATTCACAAGAAGTTGGGGCTAAGATTAACTATGTCACAACGGTTTGTTTATATGAGATTGGTCATGGTGTACACGTTATCTATAAAAAAGAATCTGAACCCAGAGCCAGGAATCATAACCCAATTGCAAACATGCAACCCAAATTGTGGAACGAGGTTGTGAAATCGGTTGAGGTTGCGGATCAACTTAAAGGTATCGATAAAAAGATAACAGTCCATGTTGATTACAATTCAAAACAGAATGAAAAATCAAACCAACTATACGAAGCTGGTATTGGATATGCTAAGTCTATGGGTTACGATGCGGTTGGTAAACCACATGCCTGGGCGGCGTCATGCGCAGCAGATAATTATTGTAGATAAAAATATTTTATTTAACTAACCCTTTGAATTTTTATATTTTTGTATTAATGTGTATGTATTTTTCAATATCCTTGATCGTATCATCCAATAAATTTAGGTATTTATTTTGAGTTTCGTAGTAAAAAGTTTTCCTCACATTTGGAAAATTATCAAAATGTTCTGTAACATACTCATTATAATCAAACCCAAAATGTTTAAGTATTTCAGAATAAAATGTTTTGACATGTGTTAAAACTCCAGAACCTACTATTTCATCACCAATACAATTAAAACTTCTGTCCACAATAATTTTTGGGTGTACGATATCGCGTTCAAAATCTAAGTCACCAACTTGGATTTTATTTTTATTTATTATTATATCCATAAATTTATAAAAAACAAAATTTGGCCTTCTGTATGGCGAATTAAAATTAAATGGGTATACGATTCTTATATCTAAACCTTCTTTTAACCTTAACTCCTCAACTTCTTTTTTTAACATTTCTTTTGAAATAATATATGAAGTTTTTCTGTTTTTAAACGGCGTGTTTAATGTAATACCACCTTCACATAAATCCCACATATCGGATGATAAATAAATGATTATTGTGTTTGTATTTTGTTTTAATTTATTAATAACTTCTAATGTATAATCAACATTAGTCTTACTAAAAAAATCAACAGATTCGTTTAAGTGAATTTGTTGTTCGGCAAATACCAAAAACGCTTTATCAAAATTATATTTTTTTAAATCATCGTAATTAAAATTACGTGAAGACACACCAAGTATATTTGGATCATATTCTTTAAAATATGGGAATAATTGACTAGTATTTCCAACAACTAAATTCATGTGTATAAAATTTTATAAAAATGTTATTTTGTATCGATTACGTTGTTGTACCTCACCAACCAATAATTAATCATTTCATCTAACATTTTTTCAAAAGAATATGTTGGCGCCCACTCAGTTTTTATTTTTAATTTTGTACAATCACCTTTTAAATTGTTTAACTCTTCTGTTCGTAAAAACTCAGCATCTTCTTTAACATATTGAGTCCAATCTAACCCCAATTTACTAAAAACATATTCAACTAAATCTTTAACCGAATGTGATATACCTGTTGAGCAAACAAAATCATCTGGTTTGTCTTGTTGTAAGATTAACCACATAGCTTTAACATAATCCTTAGCGTGGCCCCAATCCCTTGTCGCATTTAAATTACCTAATCTTAATTCTTTAGATAACCCTAAATAAATCTTGACGGCTTCCTTACATACTTTATTTGTAACAAAATTAGTACCTCTTCTAGGAGACTCGTGATTAAAAAGAATACCATTTGATATATGCATATGATAAGCATTTCTATAATTTCTACATATATTATAAGATAATACTTTAGCACACCCATAAGGTGAAACGGGATGCATGGGTGTCGTTTCTCTCTGATACCCATCAGAATCAATCGAATTACCAAACATTTCTGATGAAGATGCTTGATAAATTTTTGGCGATATGTTTAATTGCCTAATAGCTTCTAACAAATTAATCGTCCCAACACCAGTTGCTTGGATTGTGTAAATTGGTTGATCAAAAGATACTCTAACGTCCGATTGTGCCGCTAAATTATAAACCTCATCTGGTTTTACTTTTTGTAAAACTAATAATAATGAAGATAAATCAGTTAAATCCGCATAGTGTAGTATAATATTATCTTTAATATGAATTATTCGCTCAAAATTATTTTCATTAATTGAGTTTCTTTTTATAGTACCATGTACTTCATAGTTTTTAGATAATAAAAATTCTGCCAAGTAAGACCCGTCTTGACCAGTAATTCCAGTAATTAAAGCTTTTTTCATTAAAAAAAATATAACTTAAATATAAGTTATATCAACCAATAATAAAGTATTTATCGTAGATAAAAATATTTTTTTTCAAAAACTTGACTTTTTTATAAAGTTACCTATATTTATACAAAACTTATAAAACATTCAATGAAAAGAGTGATAAATACAACGAATAGATTCTTTGGAAGAGGCGAGGACTCATCTACGGGCTTTCTATTGGTGTAATTATTCATTGTGTAAACCATAGTAGAAAGCCCGAACCAAAAGTTCGGGTTTTTTTTTGTTGAAAGTTTGCGAGTTTGAAGTTTCGTTCTTACATTTGTACCACAATTGCGAGAGCAAGCGTTAAAATAAGTTCTTTGAAAAAAAATGAAAAAAGTTTCAAAAGTATTTGCAGGTTAAAAATTTTGTTCTTACTTTTGTACCACAATTCGGGAATGTATTCGGCAAATAATACAAACTCTACTTTTAATGGAAAACAAACACATTCCGATGAATTGTAACTTTTAAAATACATAGCGTACTCTTGGAGAGCACGGCGCAGTCATGAGCCCGTGTACAGGTGGCCAACGAAGCATGAATAGTTGGTTTAGGTTCGAATCCCACATACGCTACGAAGATAATGGGTTTCTCCAAATAAGCTGTCGACAAGCGAGTTTGGGCCGAAGAAATCAGCTCCCTCTGCCAAGCGCTTGTAAAACTCAAGAAGCAGTACAGAGTTGGGTGTAACGGGAATCCAACCATTATCTTTACTTGGTGCGGTAGCTCAGTTGGTAGAGCAAGGGACTGAAAATCCCTGTGTCGGAGGTTCGATTCCTCCCCGCACCACAGATGCCACATTAGCTCAGCTGGTAGAGCAACTGATTTGTAATCAGTAGGTCGGCGGTTCGATCCCGTCATGTGGCTCAAAGATTGTTCTTTGACATATTGGTGAAAAAATTAAAACTTTGCCTTGGTAAAGCCTCTTGTCGTGAGACAACGTAACCAATGGCGTGGATTTGATACGGACGAGATTTTTAAATCTCCTACTTACTTATTAACAGAAGGGTTCCGTAGCTGATGGTATATAGTTGTGACACCATCAAATATTCCTCTGTAGCTCAGCTGGTTAGAGCAACTGACTGTTAATCAGTAGGTCTCAGGTTCGAGCCCTGACGGGGGAGCAAAGCCCAGATGGTGTAGCGGTAGCATTAAAAAAAGAGTCATCCAGTGTGGATGATTTCAGCAAATCACTATCTAACAATTTTTTATGGAAAAAAAAGGCGCTGGTTCGAATCCAGCTCTGGGCTCTAAACGGTCTATTCGTTCATCGGCTAGGATGCCGCCCTGTCACGGCGGTGAGGCGGGTTCGATTCCCGCATAGACCGCAAATAAAACAAAGAGGATGCATTCCGCAAATTAAACTTTAGGATGTCAACCTCGGGGTCGTGGGTTCGAGTCCCACTCGGCTTCGTATGAGGTCGATAGCTCAGTTGGTTAGAGCACGTATAAACGCATCCTGTGTTTTATTTACTTATTGGGGTTGAGTTCAGCAAATCTTAAAAAATCAGACTTGTAAATCCGACTAAAAAGATCAACCCGAAATTTACGATCCCGTAGCTCAGCTGGATAGAGCAACTGCCTTCTAAGCAGTAGGTCATAGGTTCGAATCCTATCGGGATCGCGATTGCTAACACAGTGGTTTTGTGTTGAAAACTGAGATAACGTACCTTGATAGTTTAAAGACTGTAAAAAGAGAAGCACTCAGAGGAAGGAGTCTTATGGACGCATAAGACGTGAAAGTCCGCAACTAAACCTACTTAGTCTTTGAAAGGTAAAGGCAAAAAAAAAGAATTGATGAGGAAAAAGTACTATGGGAGTATGCTAACTGGGACACTGCCAGAACCCAATAACAGATAGGTTAGCGAAAGTATAGGAAAGACAATCTGGCGCATCGGGAGACTCACGGGGCTGCAATCCCAATCGAGTGCATGAGGGTACGGTACCAATAGACCCCTTAGTTCCGCTCTGGTAAGAAATGTGGTCGAATCATCAATTTACGCTCCTTTCGTCTATCGGTTAGGACATCAGGTTTTCATCCTGAAAAGACGGGTTCGATTCCCGTAGGGAGTACAACATTGCGGGGTAGAGCAGAGGTAGCTCGCCAGGCTCATAACCTGGAGGTCGTGGGTTCGATTCCCACCCCCGCTACAAAACTCAAGAGTAATTAACTTGAGTCTGAGAGGTTCGAAACTCTCGATTGGTTATAGTGTAATGGGCACACTGGCCCTAGTTGCTTCAGGATAGAAGTGGACAGGGCTGGAGGATTGGGTTCAATTCCCTTTAATCAGCAAAAGACCCCACGATTAACGGACGTACTCATCCGTTATGGTGTGTGAACCTGGCTAGAAGGCTCCAAGGCTATGGGGAAGGTCACACAAGAAGTGAAATTCGTATAACCTCTAATAAACGGGGTTTACCGACATGGGGAAGTTCAGTCGGATACGTTGGGAACGAGTATGACCGAGTCCCTCATTATGGATTGAGAGGGTAAGGGGCCTTAATTGGTCGTGTTGTAATCCACAAGTCGTAGAAATACTGGACAATTCTACGATACACGCTCTTTTCTTCCGAGCGAGATCTGCCACGTAACTATGGGGGTAGGGTGAAGAAGTCCTGAGGGTAGCACTGAACGCTGTATCTGAAATACCTATGACGCATTTGATTAGGTGAGTAAATACGGACGGAGTGTAAGAGTATAGGCCCATTGTGGATGGTTACTATGATCTAACGAATCTTAGGTATATCAGTGGGAATAATCGATCGCCGAATCTATTTAAAACCGAAAGGCTCTCCTGAGAATGGCGCAGGGACGATTCAGAGCCTTTCATTACTGCGGGGTGGACTGGAGTTGGTTCCAGCTCGGTCTCATAAGCCGAATTACACGGGTTCGAATCCCGTTCCCGCAACCAAGCAGATGTTTTGTACTCCCATCAGAGAGGGATCCGTGCATCTTAAAATAAACGGAGAAAGAGTCACATGACGAGCGTATCTGAGAGTTATGGCGGTTAAACCTTAAAGCCGATCCCCTTTATTGGCGATGTGAATGCCTTATTTGAGGTTAAAATAATTAAATAACTTGATCAATCGGGGAACCAAAAGCTTGTAAATAGGTTCCCCAACTTACTCGATTGGGGTCAGCCCTTAGTAGCGGTGTTCGAATCACCATAACAGTGGTGCGCTAAGGGTGGTGGGTTCGATTCCCATGTCGAGTGCTAAGACAGAAGTGGGTGGCACCTGTTGCAGGCGACATAAAGTAAGAACCACAACTTGACTGGTCGTCATTCCCCACCAACGGTATAATGTGGACGTTGTGGGCTGTCTTTTAAGCGGTAGTAGCTCAGTTGGTAGAGCATCACCTTGCCAAGGTGAGGGTCGCAGGTTCGAATCCTGTCTACCGCTCAACGAGTAAGGGGTACTCAGAGTGTTTGGATCTCACTAAAGGATCACGGTTAATACCCAGATGGTAACCGAAAACTGTACTGGAGAGCAATCATCCGCTCATAGGGTGGTAATGAGCCTTTATAGTTAAAATGCTGGGGGTCGGAGTAACGGAGAGCGACACATCTCCGCCGAGTAGTGTTGACGGGTTTTACCAGCAGAAGTGCGGCAGGTTCTTGAAACAGCGAAAGAAACCGATGTAACTAGACCTCAATCAAACCCCAGAATGAGGCATCTTGCGGTAGTCGTATAGTGGCTATTACATCAGCCTTCCAAGCTGAGGACGACAGTTCGATTCTGTCTTACCGCTCCAATTCGACTGGCGGGTGGCGCAGTTGGTTAGCGCAGGACTCTTATAAGGTCAAGGTCATGGGTTCAAGTCCCATCCCGCCAACTTTTTTTCACCAATATTTGGTATTTCAAACTTTCTTTCTTATTATTGTCTTATAAAATCATTATTTATGTCTAACACCAACAAAACCTTGTCAGCCGCCATCAAGTCGATGGTCGCTGGTGAGTCGATGAAACTCTCTGGAGCCAATCGCAACGAAGTCGTTAACACCGTTAACGCAATTACCAATAACAACTCTGGTTACGAATATAATGTAACCAAAAACCGAAAGGGTGAAGTCGTTATTGAACGTGTTGTGCCAACAAATATGTACAATCGTGCACAATACATCTCGTCTATCAACAAGAAAACTTTTTCTCGTATCTTGAAACAAAACGATTATGTTAAAACAAGAACAGGAGAAGCCTTGGGTGTATCGGCAAGAACCGTTGGCCGATTGATGGAACGTTACGGTATCTAAGTTCAAAACCCCCAGGTTAATAGCTTGGGGGTTTTATAATTTTTAATTAAAAAAAATCACTAAAAATATGCACTCTTATTCACAATTTGGCGAAGATGTTTTTATCGCTAAATATTTTGACCCAACATATAAAGGTATTTGTATAGACATTGGTGCTACCGATGGTATAGATTTGTCTAATACTTATCATTTTGAACAAAATGGTTGGAAATGTATTTGTGTGGAAGCCAATCCAAAAATGATTCCATTACTTCAACAAAATCGTGCAAATACAGTTCATTGTGCGGTTGGGTTACATAATAATAAAGAAGTAGAATTTAATGTAGTTACTCTAGATGGTGGTAACCAAACGGCGATAAGTGGGTTGGAAATTGATGAAAGATTAATTTTATCTCATGCTATTTATAATCCGCAAATAAATGTAATTAAAGTACCCGAACGCACTTTAGATAATATAATTTCTGATTTTAATTGGATAAATCGTATCGATTTTATATCAATTGATACCGAGGGTACGGAATTAAATGTTTTAAAGGGTTTTGATATCGCAAAATGGAATGTCAGATTGTTTTGCATTGAAAACAATTTTAACGATCCCGAAATTGAAGAATACTTAACTTCATTTGGTTACCGTAAAATTAGAAGGCACGAAGTAAACGACTTTTATATTTTATAAATTATTTTTTATTAAACACGAAAAAGAATGAAAATTGACTTTGATGACATCCTGATTAAACCTGCGGTTAGAACAAGAATCAACACCAGATCCGAAATCGAGATTTTGGACAATATGGATATGTTGCCAATTTTTACCGCACCAATGGATACTGTGGTTAGTGATGAAAATGCTGATTTCTTTATTAATAATCATATCAGGGTAATCCTACCTAGGAAACCACATAGTTATAGTGATGATATATCAACATCACCAGTTTGTTGGAGGTCATATGGATTGACTGAGTTTAAACAAATTTTTTTACAAAACACACCCGATAGTTATAATCGTGGTGCAACAATGTATGCTTTGATTGATGTGGCAAATGGGCACATGCCAGCTTTGATAGATGCTGTAAATGAAGCGAAAAACAAATACCGCTCCGAACTAGTTATAATGGCTGGAAATGTTGCTAACCCACAAACATATGTTGATTTGTCCATTGCTGGCGCTGACTATGTTAGAATTGGTATTGGTAACGGTGGTGGTTGTTTAACAACCGTACAAACTGGTATCGGTTTCCCTATGGCATCCCTGATTCGAGAAGTATATTCTGAATCGTGTACATTAATGGAACCAGCCAAAATTGTTGCTGACGGCGGCTTTAAAAAATATTCGGATGTTATCAAAGCATTGGCACTCGGTGCGGATTACGTCATGTTGGGTTCTATTTTCAATAAGGCTTTGGAAAGTTCTGGGACAACTACAAATGATAGTGGTGAAATTATTGATCAATATTCGCAAATAGCCAGAAATTATTTGGATTGCGATATACCGTTGTATAAATCATTCAGAGGTATGTCAACCAAAGAGGTTCAAAGAGATTGGGGTAAGAGTGACATTAAAACATCCGAGGGTATTGTCAAAAAACAAAAAGTTGAATATACAATACCAGGTTGGGTTGAAAATTTTTCACACTATCTTAAATCTGCTATGAGCTATACCGATGCGCTTAACTTGAATGAGTTTGTGGGTAAGCCAGAGTGTATTGAAATATCGCAAAACTCATTCAACAGATATAATAAATAAAATTTTCAAAAATACTTGTTTATTAAAAAAACATTTCTTATCTTTGTATCGCAATTGGGACTAAATTCAGCAACTAACTCTGGTTAAATTTGGTTCAACCCCAAAAGCTTTCTTCGGAAAGTTTGTAAAGGTTAGTCCGATAGTTGCACTTTTTTAAAAACGAACATATTTATATAGACATGAGAACACTAAGCTTACAACGCCAGTTACAATTACAACTCTTGACAAAAGAGCCTGGGGTAAGCTATGTTCATATGTAAACAAAGATTTTAACTATGAAAAATCAACCCTGGGGTGCTAAGCAACTCAGGGTTTTTTATTTTATGGCTTTATGGTGTAACTGGATAGCACTTATCGCTACGGACGATAAAGTATGGGTTCGAATCCTGTTAAAGCCACAAATGCCCTCGTGGGGGAACGGTAGACCCGCTGGTCTTAGAAACCAGTGTCGCGAGGCGTGTCGGTTCGAATCCGACCGAGGGTACAAATGCCTGGATGGTGGAACTGGTAGTCACGCTGGACTTAAAATCCAGTGCTCTGAAAGGGGCGTGAGGGTTCGAATCCCTCTCCAGGTACTAAATTGTCGGGTCGTCTAGCGGCAGGACAACTCCCTTTGAAGGAGTTTACGGTGGTTCGAATCCACCCCCGACAACATTTGTTTTTTAAAAAAAATTGTTTATATTTGTTTTATGGAAATAACAGACTTCAAAGATTTTTACATTGATCTGAATGGTGATGTAAAGGCATCAACTGGGGATAATAACTTTGCTAAGTTTTTAACCACAACTGAAAAACTTAACAGCCAATATTATTTGATAGACAATATTGATGACTTACAAAGTAGAGTTCATGATATTAATGCTATGTTTAATATATTAGATAAACCAGTATTTAAACAATATGCGATTAAAACAGATGAACATGAAAATATTGTGGGTATAAAAATTTACGCTGATTATCTCAATAATGATGATAATTTAAATTTTGTAATAATTGGTTATGATATAACATCATTAGGTTTTGATGTTGATTATTATTTTACTGGATCGGTAACCGCTGTTAACGATTTAATCAAAAAATATAATTTAACATATGAAATAAAAGAATTTGAAACACACGCACCATTTTTATTTTCAATAAAAAAAGATAATGAAGATAACGTGATTAATTTTAAAACATATTACGGTTTAAAAGAAAATATTTCATTTTATTCTGAATCAATGATACCTGGAATAAAAAATGCGTTTCTATTTAGAAAATAATTTTGTTTTTTAAAAATAATTTCGTAATATTGTGGTGTAAATCATCGTAATGCCGAGGTGATGGAATGGTAGACATGAGGGACTTAAAATCCCTTGGCCCAAAAGGCCGTGTGGGTTCGACTCCCATCCTCGGTACAAAGTAAAATATTACGGTATTTATACATATGGGGTCGACTGGAATCGATCGGTAGATTCGTTCTTTAATTTGCATGTGGTGTTAGTATCGGAAACACTTAAATAACCTATACACAATTTCAGATGGCGAAAGCTACATTGACGCTGAAGGCAACATCGTGTTGAACGGTCAGCCAGTTGAGTTTGCAGACTACGAATTGGCGTAAGCCAACAACTGTCAGTTAAAACTGCAAAAACCCTTAGATGCCAGGTGGGAGGTGGGAACTCCAAAAAAGGTATTCCAGTTTTATTGAACTTCTGGGTTAGTGAAGACAAATATTTTGTTTGTTTAGAAAAATGAACTAAGCATGTGAATGAGAATTATTGAATGGCTAAACGAGACGAGGGTTCGAATCCCTCCGACTCCACAGAAATTTAAAAAGGGTAAAATATTTTACCCTTTTTTTATTTGTTTTATCCACATTTTTTATTACTATTGTCGCATGGAATTAATCACAACGTATATCTGTAAAAAAGGCGACATTGGAGTCCATGATAATATGTTCGGGGGTACTTTGGTGTCATTAATAGATGACGCATCAGCAGCTTACGCCGCTCAGATTTGTGATACCCCAAGAGTTGTTACTATTATGATTGATCAACTGGTTTTTAAAAAACCAGTTAAGGTTAATAATTTGCTTAAAATTTATGGTAAAGTTTTAGAGTTTGGTAAAACATCGTTATCCCTATATATTGAAGTTAGAAAACACAATGTTCACACGGGCACACAAGAAATTGTGACATACACAAATATTAAATTTGTTAGAATTGACGAAGAAGGTAACCCGATACCAATATCTAGTAAAGTAAAACAAAGGTATTTCGATCGAGTTCAGAAATATAATAAGGGTTTATTAACTCCAGAAGAAATGGAATTTGAGGCCCTAAAATAGAATGTGGTTAAAATTGTGAAACTTATATCCCACAGAGGTAATTTAGATGGCGTACAAAAGGAATATGAGAATAACCCCTCATATATAGAAAACGCAATCAATTTGGGATTTGATTGTAAAATTGATGTTAGATTACATAACAACAAACTTTTTTTGGGTCACGATCAACCACAATACCAATTAGATATTGATTGGTTGGAGAAGCATCACAGCAAATTATGGTTACACTGTAAAGATATAGTTGTAATTGAAAGATTTAATGAGTTGGACTCGAGAGGGGCATATCTACATTATTTTTGGCATGAACATGATACACTGACCATAACAAGTAAAGGTTATATTTGGGCTTACCCTGGTAAACAACCAATTAAAAAAAGCGTTGCGGTTTTACCAGAATTAAATAACGATGACGTTTCTGGTTGTTATGGTGTTTGTAGTGATTCTATAATTAAATATAAAAAATTGTATTAAATACTTTACTTATCAATTATTTTAACTTAATTTTAAGTTATACAAAATTTATAAAAAAAATGAAAAAAATATTAGAAATTGGTTCCCATTATGTCTCTGATTTTATTAAATCAGATACCGATTATGATGGTAAAAATAAATACAGTCTTGACCTTCAAATAGAAGAGGTGACGGGAGCTGTTAGATTAATTGAGGATGCCCCAAATGAAACAATGTGGGGTAAATATTGGTATCGTTCTGGTATCAACGCAACTATGACCAAAGAACTTGGTAATATTGTTAATGAAATATGTTCTAGAATTAAATATAAAAAAGATGATGTGTGGTTAGATATTGCCTGTAATGATGGAACGATGATGAGACAAATTCCTAACGAATTTATTAAATTAGGGATCGATCCTTGTGATGATACTTTTTATAATGAATCTAGTAAATATGGCACAGTAATTCAAGATTATTTTAGTTATGACGCCTATCAAAAAACAGGATATGGTGATAAAAAAGCTAAAGTAATTACAACTATTGCTATGTTTTATGATTTATCCGACCCACATCCATTTATTAACGATATAAATGAAATTTTGGCGGATGATGGTGTTTGGGTACTTCAATTAAGTTATACACCATTAATGGTAAAACAGTTAGCGTTTGATAATATATGCCACGAGCATAGATATTACTATTCTTTAAAAACAATTAAAAATTTATTCGCTAAACATAATTTAAAAGTGGTGGATTGTGAACTAAATGATGTAAACGGAGGTAGTTTTAGAGTTTATGTTCAAAAAGATAACGCCCCCATCACTTCATTTGGAACTTCTCCTTTAAGAGATGTTTGCCAATTTAGAATGGAATCTATCTTATCGTTAGAAGAAAAATTTGATGTCGAGTCTCCTGAAGTGTGGGAACAATTTCAGAAAGATATTGATGCTTTAAAAGAACAAACGGTAGCGTTTATTAAAGAAGAGGTGGCTAAAGGAAAAACAGTTTATGGCTATGGCGCCTCTACTAAAGGAAATACATTACTTCAATATTTTGGTTTAGATAGCAGTTTAATCTCCGCTATGGTTGAACGCAGTCCTTATAAATTTGGATTAAAAACCATTGGAACCAACATTCCAATTATTTCAGAAGAAGAAATGAGACAGTCACCACCAGATTATATGTTAGTATTACCTTGGCATTTTATTAATGAGTTTGTTTCTCGTGAACAAGATTATTTAAATAATGGTGGGCAATTTATTGTACCTTGCCCACGTTTTGAAATTATAGGAGGAAAATAATATGTACGCTGAATTTGATATAGATGATATTGTAAAAGATCAATATAGTAGATTTTTTAAATCTAAAGGAATATTAGTTGAAGTAGGAGCAGCACACCCTGAAATACTTAGTTTTTCAAAAATATTTAGGGAAGATGGATGGAGATGTATTAGTGTTGAACCAAACCCATATTTTGTAGAATTTCATAAAAAAGTAGGAAATGAAATATATCCTTATGCTTGTGCTGATTACATTGAAGAAAACGCTAACTTTCAAATAACAAAATGGAGATATCCTGAAGATGGAGATTTAACTTATGAATCTTTTTCATCAATTAACATAAAACAAGAATATATAGATAAAGAAGGAGATCCTGGTTTTATTCAGAATATTAATGTTAATATTACTACTTTAGATTTAGTTTTAGAAGAAGCTAAATTAGAACAAGAAATAGATATTCTAATTATTGATACAGAAGGCTGGGAATTAGAAGTAATGAAAGGATTTAATCATACTAAATATAATCCTAAAGTTGTTATACTTGAAAATTATATATATTTAGAATCTTATAATGATTATATGGATTTAATTGGTTATAAATTGGATAAAACTGTAGAATATAATTATATTTACATTAAAAAATAAACTATGGAAACAATAGGAAATTTAATTGACAAACTTACAATAGCTAATATTCGTATTTGGATGGCCGAAGACATTAAACGTGATCCCAATGCCTCCGATAAACAAATAGCAGATGCTACTCGAGTTACAAATGTTGCTAACACATATCGAACAGATTTAATACAAGAAATTGATGAAAGTATTAATGAAATGGTGGCAACTGGAAAACAACAAAAATTATATAAACAAGGTGCAACTAAAATGTACGGTAAAAAATGAGAAATATATTAATTGGTGGAAAACTAGGTGATTTTATTCACGCTTTAATTTTACCCAAATATCTTTTTGAAACCACAGGGGAAAAATTTAACATATATATTTGTAATCACGACCATGAAGTATTTGCTTCGGGGGTAGAAAATAGTTTTAATGAATTATCCCCCATAGTATCAAATCAATCTTATGTTAATAACTTTGAAATTTGGGCGAACCAAGAAATAGATATTGATCTCACCAGATTTAGAACCGACCCAAATTTGTTCACAGCATCGTGGAATGAATTGTACCTCCGCAATTATATTAACCCAAACATTGAAATACCTTTTAATTATTCTTGGTTAGAGGTTAAAAAAGACAGCGCATTCAAAGACTTATTATTAATAAATAGAAATTTTAAACCTTTACCGCATTTAGATACTATTCAATATTATTTAAATTACATTGAATATTGGAAAGATAAAGCTTACTTTGTTTGTTCATATATCGAACAATATACAACTTCTCCTTTTTTTAATAAAATACCTATGCTATATTTACCTTTATTAAAAGATATGACAACAGCAATAGCTTCTTGTGACCATTTTTTAGGTAATTTAACAGCAACGTCCGCTATTGCCATGGCTTGTAATACGAACAGGACTATTGAAATGGATCCTTCGGATATTAGGGTTAATTATATATTTGAAATGAAAAATTATAGCACAATGAGTTGCTTTGGATAAAATAAATTTTAAAAACAAAAATATGAATTATAGATTTATGGTAGATTACCGAGATGGTTTATGTGTTCATGTACACGATGATGATAATAAACTTAATGAATTTCGTGTAGAAATATCTATTGAAAAAACCAAAGTTGTAAAAAAATTAAAGTACAATTACAACGCCTCAGGTTCAAAGTCAATTGAAGAGGAAATAATAAATTCAGAAGATTTTAAAATTCTTTGGGAAGCCGCCAATATACCAAATCATTCGTATTTAAGGTGGTTTTATAAAGGATTTGTCCCTTATGAGGTTAAAATTCTTAATCCACATACTAGAGAGATCTTACTTGAAGACAAGCTAGATTTAAGATATAAATTAGTTAATTTTACGTTACACAGTGAAAACCCAGAAGAGCTTCACGTTTGGATGTGCGTAATAGATAGATTTAGAAAAGAACATAATTGTAACATTTCTATCATTAATGGTTATCTGCACGAAACAAAAAAATATGATTGGGTTACAGCTTATTTACCTTGGGGTAGTGATTTCAATCAATTTTATGCTGGGTATAATGTGGGAAAATTTGGTACGGAGAGCGTTCCCGATTATTTTTATAACCCAGATGGAATTGTTAATAAAAATTCTTTAGAAATTATTGAAGATATTTTAGGATTTTTTTCGAATAAATTATGAAAAATTGTTTAATGATAATGAGTGTTAGAGATGAAGAAATCATAAAACACGCCATCTCAAAATTAAAAGTCCCTAAAGTTTGGTTTAAGGGGTTTAGGGAATATGAACTCAATACACATATTCCTTCCTTCATTGAAGAAACAAATTATGATAATTATTTTATTGTTTCTGATGATGTTATTATTAGTCCTGAAAATTTTGCCTATTTAGAAGAAGCGTTACATAGACACGAAATAGTTACAGGGTGGTCGTGTGTTAGGCAAAATAGTTATTTAGCAACAATTCATTCTCAAGGCAAACAATGGATACATTGTCAGGGAGGGCAACTTCCTTTGATGGAAAAATATAATAAATTTTTTAAAACATATGAAATGGATGCCCTACCAGATGAATTTGAAGTGTCGTTTACTGGTTGGTTTTTTACTGGAATTAGGAGACACATTTGGTTAGAACACCCTTATCACACTATTGCCGCTAACGATATTCAAGGCATCACCCAATATCTCGCGTCAACTGACGCTCAATGGTCTAACAGAATTACAAACCAAAATAAATATAAACAAATGTGTGTAAAAAAAGCGCACATGACTCATGTGTCATACATTTCTACACCTGGTGAAAATTCTTGGTGGAAATATGATTTTAATAAAAAAGAAATTATAAAAGAATTAGATTAATTATGAAATTGTACGAAAATTCTTCCTATCGAATATTAGGAATTATTGGTGGTTCTCACAGCTGTGGGTTAGCTTATTTTGAAAATGGCGATTTAAAAGTAGTCTTAGAGGAAGAAAGATTAAATAGGATTAAACCTTATAAAGATTTTGAAAATAATTATTTTAGATATCCTTTAGCTTCTCTTACTGAATTAATAGTTAAACATGATGTAGATTTAGGAAAAGTAAATTATTTCACTAGTTTTTACGATTACGAAATAATCAGAGATATTTTTAAAATGACCATTAATTTTAATTTAGAAAAAGAAAAATATATTAAAATCGAACACCACGATTCTCATATTAATACAGCATATTACTTATCTAACTTTCAAGAAGATACATTAGTTGTGGCTATTGATGGTTCAGGAGAAAATCATTCAGCTAAGTATTATTTAGGTAAAAATGGTAATTTAGAGTATATCGATGGGATTTTATTAAATAGAGATTCTTTAGGACTATTTTATGCCGCTATTACAGAATTAATAGGATTTAAAAGATTAAAAGATGAAGGTAAAGTAGTGGGTATGGCTGGGCATGGAGGACTAATACCTGAAATATATGATGCTTTTAACGAAGTTATTAAAATTGATGGTCTTCAAACAGAAATTTCACCTTTTTCTGATGATAGTGATTTAGCTGGGGGAAATGTTTTTTTAAAAACTTATCAAAACTTTTTTAAATCAATGGGTTCTCGATATTGGAAGAATCATGAAACTATTAAAAACATTGCTTATACTGGACAGAAAGTATTTGAGGAAAAAATCTTAAAAATACTTAATAATTTACATCAAAAATATCCTCATGTTAAAAAAGTGGCAATGGCTGGAGGTATTTTTGCTAATGTAAAAATGAATAAATTAATTAATGAACTAGAATGGGTGGATGAAGTATTTATAGCCCCCCCAATGGGTGATGAGGGGTTAGCTTTAGGGTGTGTTTTAGGAACGATTAAACAACTTCATCCTGATTTTAAACCTTTTAGATTAAATAATGTGTTTTTTGGGAATGAGTATGATAAAGAACACGTAGATGAAGCGGCAAAAAATATTTTAGGAACATATAATTATATTCCTTTTAATATAGATTTTATTACTGTTTTATTACTTAATAAAAAAATATTAGGATTATTTCAGGGCAAATTTGAACACGGCCCTAGAGCTTTAGGTAATAGAAGTATTATTTGTGACGCCACTCACCCCGAAACTTATAAATTAATTAATGATAAGTTACAACGTAACGATTTTATGCCTTTTGCGCCAGCAGTAATAGATGAGGATGCTAATCGATTGTTTATAGTGAATAAATCTAGATATGCCGCTGAGTTTATGACATTATGTTTTGAAACACGAGATGAATGGAAAGATAAGTTACCAACTGTTGTCCATCCTGTGGACAAAACGGCACGTATTCAAATTGTAACTAAAAATTCAAATCCATTATTTTATCATATTTTGAAATCTTATAAAAATCAAACAGGTTTTGGTTGTTTGGTAAATACTTCATTTAATGTTCATAACGAGCCAATAGTAAATCGTCCCGAAGAAGCTATGACTCATTTAAAAAATAAAATCATTGATTATTTAATTACGCCTTTTGGAATTTACAGTTTATAATAAAAAAAATAAAATTTAATCATGAATATCGAAAAATTCCCAATTGAACCGAAAAAAACAAATCGCTGGTTAATTAAAACGGTTGGTGTTGAGATTCACCCCTACTTATTTTCAAAATATAAACTATATAATGATGGTGATAGATTAATGTTTGAAACATCTTGTTATGAAACAGTTAATGACCATATTATTCCAACCGATTTATTTAATTTATCGAGAATTGAATTAGAATACCTTGACCCCACTGGTGAAATCATCGGTGGTTTTAGTTTTGACATTAAGTCTTTAAATTTTTCATCGTCAGGTGATTATACGGATGATGATTTATTACGATACCATTTTACAATGGAAATTGATAAAAAATCATTAAAACCAAAATTCAAAAATAACGCAAAAACCGAATAAATAATTCGGTTTTTTTGTTTTTAACGCTAATTCTTAATATTTATTTCAGTAAATATTATAGAAAATGTTCAATCCAAATCACTTGCATTTAATCGTCCGTGGATACGTTTTAAATCCACCAAAGAAGGAAGAGGTTTTAGACGCATGGTTAACCTCGTTGGTAAATAAAGTTGGTATGGTTGTCGTTGCTGGCCCAACGTCCATTTATGTTGACGAGCCAGGTAATGAGGGTATTACTGGGACAATAACCCTTGCAACCTCACATGCTGCGATTCATATTTGGGATGCAAATACACCAAGTTTGGTTCAATTTGACATTTATTCATGTAAAGAATATAGTATTGAGACCGTATTAGACCATCTCAATGAGTTCGGTTTGGTTGAATATGACTGGATCTATATTGACAGAAATAAAGGTTTGGAGCCAGTATCTAGAGGTAAAAGAGAAATTTTTTAATTTTTTTTTGAAAAAACTTGCATATTTAAAAAACTTTGCTTACTTTTGCACTATATATTTAAAAATCAGTAAAATGAACACAATGGTTAACATTATTAAGTCAATTAAACATATCTCGGTGAAAAACTGGGCTGGGTTAGTATTGCCTAATTTATGTTAAACTAAAGAACATAGAGTTAGAAAAGAAAACCCAGGTAAACCACCTGGGTTTTTTGTTTTATATGACCTCGTAGCTCAATTGGTTAGAGCTTCGCACTTTTAATGCGAAGGTTTCGGGTTCGAGTCCCGATGGGGTCACAATTTGCATCCTTAGCTCAGTTGGTTAGAGCACCTGCCTTACATGCAGGGGGTCGGTGGTTCGAATCCATCAGGGTGTACAAATATAGGCATGTAGCTCAGTTGGTTAGAGCGTCTGTCTGATACGCAGAAGGTCGTAGGTTCGAGTCCTACCATGCCTACCAAAAATAAACTTGTTAATTAACATTTTTATTCTTATATTTGTGAAATATTGGAGAGGTGGCAGAGCGGTTGATCGCGGCGGTCTTGAAAACCGTTTTACCGAAAGGTAACGGGGGTTCGAATCCCTCCCTCTCCGCAAAATGATTTGTTATGGAACAGATTGATAAAGATATGATATTCGCTGAACTGAAAGCTAAACGAGAAATTGAAAAAGCTGAAAGGGAACAACGTATTCGTGAATATTGGGAGACATTAAAACCATTCGCTGGTGTTAATGATATACCCGAATTACCACGAGTTGAAACTGATGAGTGGAATAACTTTTATGTACCAAAATTAATTGGCGCTGGGGCTATTCAGAAAAAAAATTTGGTTGACGGTCAGTTTTATGCGGGTGATCATAGGAGAGCCACCATAGCAAAATGGGATGTCAAACAAAACAAGTTCATCTACAATCGAACTAAGTTTAATATGACTTATGAAGACGATTGTAACCATTTTGAGGATGATGATGGGTATGCGCTGTTCGTACCAATTAGAATAGCAACAGAAGAAGAATATAAAATTAACCAAGAAATAAAATGAAAGACGCATTAGGAGACAGAATGAAATCGAACTATGAGGATAGAACTCGTATTTCATTACCAAGAAGAGGTTACACCATTATCAGAATTGATGGTAAGGCTTTTCACACCTATACAAAAGGTTTGAGAAGGCCATTTGATTTGGATTTGATTGATGATATGGATGAGACAGCGGCATATCTATGTAAAAACATTATGGGTGCTAAGTTTGCGTATGTGCAATCAGATGAGATTTCAATTTTGATCACCGATTTTGAAGATGAGGGCACACAAGCTTGGTTCGATAATAACTTACAGAAAATGGCGAGCGTTTCAGCCTCAATGGCAACAGCCATCTTTAATAAATTGAGAATGGATCGTTATATTAAGAATCTACATGTTATCGAGAGAAAGTCTGTGACGGATAAAAGATACGCCAGCGAACCTAAATTGGCTATGTTTGATGCCAGGGTATTTCAAATCCCACAAAAAGTTGAGGTTGAGAATTATTTCATCTGGAGACAACAAGATGCGACCAGAAATTCAATTTCATCGGTCGCTCAGAGTTTATACTCACCAAAACAATTACATGGGGTTAAGACCGATGGTATGCAAGAATTGATATTTCAGGCTGGTACAAATTGGAATGATTACTCACCAAGAGAAAAACGTGGTGGTATAATCAGAAAAATTGAAAAGACGTTTGTTCGTAAAAGTGCCAATGCGGAAGTCAATCGTGATACGGTTGTGATTGATCCAAAGGATGTTTACACCAGAAGCGCTTGGGAATTGGATGTCGAAACACCAATCTTTACTCAAAATAGAGAATATTTAAATAACTTAATCCCCACCAACAGGTAGGGGATTACATGGCGGACGTAGCTCAGTTGGTTAGAGCGCCTGATTGTGGTTCAGGAGGTCGTGAGTTCGAACCTCATCGTTCGCCCCAATTGTGAGTGGTAAGCGCCTGGTTTGTATCACATGACCGATATATTTGTATCACATGACCGATATAACAGAAATTTATGATTAATTTTTAAAAAAACTTGCTTATTTAAAAAACTGTGCTTATATTTGTATCACTTTTTAAAAGAACACACTATTTATAAAGACAAAATGAAAAATTTGAACAAAAATATCGTGGCATGGCCGTATAGTTGTCCAGCAGCTCCAGCATATCCAGCTGGAACAGGGCTTCTATTGTCTTTTAGTTAACGATTTTTTTTGGAAACTAATTATATAAAATAGTAGAAGCCCTGGGACAAAATCTCAGGGTTTTTTGTTTTATATCATTTCGGAGTGCTGCTCAGACGGCGGATGGGCACCAGACTGTAAATCTGGCACATTGGAAACTCAGGGGGTTCGAATCCCTCCACTCCGACAAACATAGGGTAGTAGCGCAGTTGGTAGCGCACGTGCTTTGGGAGCACGGGGTCGCAGGTTCGAACCCTGTCTACCCTACAAAACGGGAAATGGAGGAGTCAGGTCATCCTCGCTCGCCTTGGACGCGAGAGATCGCTGGTTCGAATCCAGCTTTCCCGACAAATGGAGAGTGACACAGCCAGGGTGCTGTCACCGCCTGCTAAGCGAGTGGTACTTTCGGGTATGAGTTTCGAGTACTCCGCTCTCCGCCATATGGGCCAGATACCGAAGGCAGGTCGACTCCCTTGCAAGGAGATCGTTTGGGTTCGATTCCCACTGTGTCCACAATATACGGGTGTATTTCAATGGTAGAATGCTGGTCTCCAAAACCAGCGATGGAGGTTCGAATCCTTCCACCCGTGCTAATATGCTGGTAATGTACATGGAGTGCAATAAGTCTGCAAAACTTATAGAGATTGGTTCGATTCCAACTACCAGCTCAAATCTAATTTTTTATTACTTTTATTTATCTCATACTATTTATAATAAAATAAAGAAGTATGTTGTTAAAGATTGGATCAAAAGGTGAAGATGTAAAAAAATTACAGAACTTTTTGGGTGTAGATGCTGGTAAAGCACTTGGGACTTTTGGCCCAAAAACTGAGGCCGCTGTGAAAGCATGGCAGAAAGCCAATGGATTACTTGATGATGGTATTGTGGGTGATATAACCTGGGGTAAAATGTTTCCAGAACCTAAAAAAACTGAAACAGTTATTTCAAACAACTCTGGTTTAAATCTTGATAAATTAAAAGGACAAATACCAGATAACGTTTTAGCTCAGATACCAGATACAGCCGCAAAATTTAATATAACAACTAATTTAAGATTAGCTCACTTTTTAGCGCAATGTGCACACGAATCTGGTAACTTTAAATGGGTTGTTGAATTTGCGTCAGGTGCTGCATATGAGGGTAGAAAAGATCTTGGTAACACACAACCAGGTGATGGTGTAAGATTTAAAGGAAGAGGTTATATACAATTAACTGGTAGGGCAAATTATGGTAAATTTTCTAAGTTCTGCGGTGAAGATTGTGTCGCCAATCCAGATTTGGTTGCAACAAAATACCCAATGATGTCTGCGGCATATTTTTTTAATAGCAATAAACTATGGACTATCTGTGATAGAGGAGCTGACGATGCAACTGTTATTTCAGTAACAAAAAGAGTTAATGGTGGAACAAATGGTTTAGATGATAGACTAAAATATTTCAAAAAATTTAATAACTTATTACAATGATAACAATTGGAGAAATAAGACAGTTTGCTTACACCCCAAACCCAATGATCTGGGCCCCGTGTGATGGTTCACGTGCGGAACCATCAAGTAAAGCGTTGTACGCTGTGATTGGAAATACTTATGGTGGTGATAGTGCGCAAAATTTTTCTTTACCAGACTTTAATAGCCAAGCTATGGCAATGGGGTTACCACTTTATTACATAGCAATAATCGGTGAATATGTTAATGAGAGTAAGTTAACCACACCATTATACCGAAAAAAACTTATCGCAGATGCTAAATTTTAAAATAAATAAAATTAAATAAAAAAAATTAAATATGGATGAACAATTTTTAGGGCAAATTCAACAATTTGGATTCCCATTTGCACCACGTGGTTGGGCTTTCTGCCACGGACAATTATTATCAATTTCACAAAACACAGCATTATTTGCTCTATTGGGTACATATTATGGTGGCGATGGTGTTACGACATTTGCGTTACCAGATTTAAGACCAAAAGATGAACACGGTAATTTGGTTCAGTTAAATATTGGTGATATTTACCAAGGTAAACCGTACATGGAAACATGCATCGCCCTTCAGGGTATTTTCCCAACTAGAGATTAAATATGTGTTATACGAGAGAACAAATTGAGAGGGCTGTTAAATCAAAAAATTATGTTTGGTTTAACGATGATAAAAATAAAACGTATGATGTCAACATAGTTGGTGTTAGGTTAAACACACCATCTGTTGCTGACAAAGTAACAAATGTGTTTGATGATTGTTTGACAATATCATACAAAGACGAAACTGGCACTTGGAAATTCTACTGCTGGAATGCAACAACTGATCCTGGTAAGAAGGGCGTTATGGAATTTCACAATAACAAAGGGGTTGCTAGATTAGTTCCAGGCCAATATAGAAGTGTTTGGTCTATCGATTTACATCAAGGAAAGTATTCCGCATTATGCCAAAGAAATGGCAATGTTACGGTTTACAGAGATGCTAATAGAGATTTAACTTTTCAAGAAACAGTAACAGATACTGGTATGTTTGGTATCAATATACACAAAGCTGGTCGAGATTCAACTTGGGTTGAAAATTGGTCTGAGGGGTGTCAGGTTTTTAAAAGAGTTATTGATTTCGATATTTTTATGCAGATATGTAGAAAAGCATCAAAAATACACGGTAACAAATTTAGTTACACTTTGCTAGAATCAACAGATATAGTTTAATTTCGATAGATAGATTCAGATCTAAAAATAAAGAGCCGAGAATATTCTCGGCTTTTTTTATAATCTACCATCAATAACTTGATTCACCTTGAAATCGTAATCGGTGTCGATTAAATTATCTCTTACATTTTGAATGTGTCGCTCATCGTCATCATAAAATTCAATTTCATTCGTATTCGGATATACTTTGGCTAAAATATCCAAAACACGTTCACCCTTTTCACGACCATCATTTTTAAAAGAATAAAAATCGAATACCATATTATGTTTGTCAAGAACTTTTTTAATTGGTTCCTCAAGTTTTGACAACCTATTGGTTAATAAAACAACATGCGTATTTGGATCCGATGAGTCAGCTCTAAATTTAGCCTCAACATCTGGATTTGTTTTTATGTCGAAGACATTTAAATCCAAACTCTCAGCACGACCCCACCAACCTTGATGTGGGTATACATTACCAGTTTTTTCTTTATAGATTTGTTTACCTGTGTCAGGAAGTGGACTATCCATTAAAGTACCATCAAAATCATAAAACACAACTCTATTCTTATTTGTACCACCAACAGATTCATTTAACATATCCTTATTCCTCTCAACAAAACCCAACAAACCATTCTTTGTATTTTCAATTTTATCAGAATATATTGCAGAGATTAATTTATTTAACATATCACCAACAGCTTTACCTTTTAAACCCATTGCCATTAAATCATTACCATTGACTTTTAAATCCGAATAACCAGCTGGGTATTTTTGAGAATCAAAGTCATTGATAACATCACTCAATATACTTCTCACGAAATTACTATTAAACATCTGTGGTGATATCTTATTTATATTAAAATAAACAAATCTTTGTTTTGCTTTGTCGTTACCAGGTAAGTTGTTATACATATAAGCCAAAGCTGATATCTCTCTAGCCGTATCGATGTCACCTTTCATTATATTCTTATAGTATTGGTCTGGTTGTTCGGTGAACGATTGGATCAACCAGTAAGCGAACTCACTGTTCCTAGTTACTTGGTCAAACGGTTCAAAATCACCATCAAACTCGGTACCGAATATGCCCCTGTACAATCCACTTGAAACTAATAACTCAGCTCCGACTCTGGGATTACCTTTGTTTACGATTTTATCAAACTCTATCAATATTCTCTCTTTTGATATTTCGTCAATAGTCATCGCATTCTTTTTAATAGCATCAAACGTTTCCTCATCTATTTTAAAACCAAACCTAGACGCAAATTGAATCGCCCTTAACATCCTTAATGGGTCATCTGAAAAAGCCTTAGGGTTTGTTAATTTGATAACCTTCGAATCAAGATCCTTTAACCCACCGAATGGATCAATAACATTCCCATCACTATCTTTAGCGATTGAATTTATTGTGAAATCTCTTCTCTCAAGATCCTTTTCGATAGGGAGAGTGTGATCAGCCGACACATCAAAACCCTGATAACCAACACCACTCTTCTTTTCAGTTCTTGGTATTGCAATATCAATTTCTTCACCATCTGGTGGTGTGAACTTAATAACACCAAATGACGCACCAACCATATCAACTTTACCATATTTTTTCAACACATCTTCGAGTTCCTTAGCTGGTATTCCACTAATAACGATGTCAAGGTCTTTAGATTGTTTACCCAGATACAAATCTCTAACAGCCCCACCAACCTGATATATTTTACCGTTTTTATTGATAACATCGTTATAGAACGGTAATGATTTAATATCATAAGCTTCATTAAGTGTTTCTTTAGATTGTGGCGGGTATTCACTGACAACACCAGTTAATATGGCACCGATCGAGTATGGTACCCATTCCTTAATTAAATTACTCATATAAGGTTTACCACCCTCAGCGCGATTAACGGCTAAAGTAATGTGCGGTTTTTCATTTTTACTAGGGTAACCCTTGACACCAATTGCCATGACTTTATCATCTTTACCAAATGAAACTATATTAAGGGCAACTTGTTTACCCAATTCCGATTTATCAACCATTTCCCCTAAAGTTATGGTCATATGATGCGCAATCCACTCCCATCCATCAGGAACCTGCGATTTGAACTCTTTTTCTAATACGGCTCTTGAATCCTTGTCCAAGAAAACCCCTGTATATGATACTTTTTGTGCCATTTTACATAAATATCACGCAAAGGTATGGAATTTTTTTGGATTATATTTATATTTGTAAAAAAAATATTCACTATGTCAGAAAAACTTAAAGTTTTTACGGGTGTTAAACGAGGCCAGATGGGTAATTACCACATATTAAACCAGTGGTGTGTTGACAATGGTTTAACGATACAACCAAATAACGAGGTGTTTTTTATTACCGAAACGGTTTTGATGAAACCAGAGTTTATTATCAATGGTAAAGTATATTTTGATTTAATCGAGGGGCGAAAAATTACCAACAAATATATGGGGTATTGTGAAAAATTCTCCCGTTCATACGGTATAATTGTGGTTATCCCAAATGAAATTGTTTCGAGTATTAATACAGTCACAAAGAAAGATTTCGAAAATAAGTTCAATTTTAAATTTTAATGATCCTTGCTAAAAATTACTTTGAGATAGATCCGAAATTGTATGATTTATTATTCAATGAAGATTTGTATCAACATCAACCAATAAAACAATTATCTATCGTATTTTTAAAAGGTTTTGAAAGTGGCGGTATCTCAACATATCTAAATTACTATAATTTTAATATACTTTTATCACAAACCAAAGAACAGAATACCATATGTCATAAATTGGATGATGATTTTTTTAACGAACTGTCTTTACATAAGAATAAATTAATTTTTTGTGGACATATTAGCCAAGATAAAAGATTCTTCACACCAAATAAGATGATTTATCTCTACCCACATAAGAAATTGGGTATATTCGTTAGAAAAAAAATAATGTCTAAATTTATTGAAAGTGGGTTGGATGTTTTACTAGATAAGCATCAACCAGACCAATCGGTCACCATGTTTACCATTCAGTGACTTGACTTTCTGATTTTTTTTTCTTAAATTTACAAAAAAAACATGATTATGAATAATATAACTAATTTTATTAGACGTATTTTAGGTATGAAACCTAAAAAAACTGTTACAGTAAACATCAATCAATCAACAGTTGATACATTGGAAAAATATCACGGTGTTGATATTAAAAATGAGTTCGAGAATGTATTAAGGGGTGAGTTTAAATCGGATGATTTAAATCAAATAACACTAAAAATGAACGTTTTTGATGATAGGCCTGTGGTTACCGATGAAAAACCAAAGAAAAAAAGGTATTATAAGAAAAAACCAAAAACACAAACAACGGAAGTAACTCTCACCCCAGTACCAAAAAAAGTTGTTAATAAAACACATAAAAAAACTGAACCAAATGATTCACCAAAAACTGAAGTCGTTGCTAAAAAAACTAACACGACAAAAAAGAAATATAGAGGTAAAAAACCTAAGCAGGTTACGCCAACTCAACATCAGTAATGAGGTGATTGAGGAGTTATCTAATTTTTTATGTGATACAAAATTAACTGATGAAGAAATTGATTTGTTATGTGGTTATGTTGAAAGGATAGCCACACAACACTTTGTAAGACAAATGTTAAAGCAAGAATACGGTAAATGAAATTAAAAGAAGTACAATTAGTTACGATTAACGATGAGAATTATATATTATCAGAGGATTCTAATAATCAATTATTTGTTTTTTGTATCAATGATAATTTAGTTGTTGCTAATTTTGATGAGCTATTAGGTGAACAAATTCAATGGGCTAAACCTGTATTGGTGGAACCTAAAAACATTGGTTGGGTAAATGAAGGTGCGGATGAAAATGGTTTATTCAGACTCACTCTACTTAATAAACATCACTTAGAGACAATCAAATCAAATGATGGTGTTTGTAGGATTGAAATTGATGATATTAATACAGAATTAATTGAGGATTTTGATCCATTAACAAACGTTGCATTTGTACCTTTATTTCACCAATCAAAAGTTTTGATACATTTATGAGTAAAGCTAAATGTGATTGCGGTAAAATGGCCGTATATGTTTATATGCCAGGTTTTTCTGGTGGTGCAAACCCTTATTTTTGTGATGATTGTATATCTTCCTCAGATGATATTGGATGCTCATGTAATTGGCATCACACGAATGTAAATGCATATGATCCACCAATAGATAATCCAGAGTTACCTGAAGGTATTGAGAATAAAGATTGGAGATGGGTTGAACATCCAGGGGATGAATATATGGGAAAAATTACAAAGGATGACGGTGTTTGGCAATACTTAGATGAACGAGGTAGGCCATACCCTTGTGTTGAATACGACTACGATAAAGATGGATTTTTCGAAACTGACGAAGAAGAATGATCAGAACGTTTCTTTAAGAAAAAGTATAATATAAATAACGAAACTGATATAAGGTAAAAAATTAAATCCGTAATCCAGTAAGAACCTGTCAATTTCATTACATACGCGAATAGGGCATCGAACCCAAGTGGGTTGAAAAATGTCGCCAGCATCAACACAACGGTCTCCATTGTCACTCTTTTTTTCACTCCTATAACTCTCACTGTCCATATGTGTTAGATTTAATTTTATGCTTACTGACAAACTGTCACCGCTTTTTAATCATAAATACCCTAATTTTACAAAAAAATTTGCGAATTAAAAATATTTGCGTATCTTTGTTGAAAAATAAGGTATGAATATATTCTTTTTAGACACTAACCCACGTAAAATTGCTGAATATCATTGTGATAAGCATGTTGTGAAGATGATTCTTGAAACAGCACAATTATTATGTGGAGCTTGCTGGATGGTTGGTTCAGAAGCGCCATACAAACTTAGCCACAAAAACCACCCCTGCGCAAAATGGGTCAGAGAAAGTGATGAGAATTATGAGTATCTTTGTGAAATTGGTTTAGCGTTGTGTGAAGAATATACATACCGATACGGTAAGGTACATAAATCTGAAGCGATCATTGAATGGTGCGCTAAGAACGTACCAATGTTACCCAGGGATGTTGGTGCAACAACACCACCGATGGCTATGCCTGACGAATATAAAGTTGGTTATTCGGTGGTTCAATCGTACCGAAATTATTACATAGGTGCTAAAGCCGATTTCGCTAAGTGGACAAAAAGAGAAATACCCGAATGGTTTAAATTAGAAATGATATGCGATTAACGATAGATTATTTAAGAACGAATGGACTTTTATTGTTTGAAACAATATCTGGATCAAGGGCGTATGGTACACACAAACCAACATCCGATACCGATTATCGTGGAGTTTACTACTTACCGCTTGATAACGTACTGGGATATGACTATATTGAACAAGTTTCGGATGCCACAAATGATGCTGTCTACTATGAGATTGGTAGGTTCTTGCAATTATTACAATCGCAAAACCCAAACATAATTGAGTTATTCAATATGCCCGAAGAGAATATACTTTACAAACACCCAATGTTTGATATGATTCTACAACATAAGGATAAGTTCATCAGTAAAGTTTGCCGCGATTCATTTGGTGGGTACGCTGTCGCACAAATTAAAAAAGCTCGCGGGTTAAACAAAAAAATTGTAAACCCAGTTGACAAAGAGCGCAAATCTATATTGGATTTTTGCTATGTTGTCGATGGTTATAAATCGATCCCACTCAAAGCATTTTTGGACAATAGTGGTTATGTACAGAACAAATGTGGTTTGGTTAATGTACCACATGCCAGAGATGTATACGCCATGTTTTATGATCATTACGCCAGTAAAGAAAATTCTAGGCTCGGTTATCGTGGCATCGTCAATGATGATGACACATCGAATGAGGTTAGATTAAGTTCCATTCCATTTGGCGAAAAGCCAGTTGCGACAATTATCTATAACAAGGATGGTTATACTTCTTACTGTAAAGATTATAAGGAATACTGGGATTGGGTTGAAAAGCGTAATGACGATCGATATAACACAAACCAAGAACATGGTAAGGGTTATGATTCAAAAAATATGATGCACTGTATTAGGTTGATACGTATGGCAACCGAGATTGCCGAACTTAAACAAGTGATCGTCAAAAGACCAGATGCTGAGGAATTACTTAAAATAAGAAATGGTGATGCTGAATATGAGGATCTTCTTGCCGAAGCGGAATCAAAAATCACACTTTTGGATGACCTTTACGCAAAATCAGATCTACCTAATTCTGTTGATAGAAAATTTGTTGACGACTTGTTAATTCGTTTTAGAAAAAGAATATATGCGATAAGTTGATGGTTAAAATGAAAGATCCAAAATTTTTTGATGAGGCTTTTAACAAAATCATAAAGTATTATATTGACTTAAATAAGAATGTGTTCAAGGATATTTTTTTTGCAAAAATCCTTGAAGAAAATGGTGATAATATATTTATCACCAATTCTTTTAATCAAGAAATACAACCGATATTGATTGGCCAGATGGGTGTTCTGTATAAATTATGCCCATTCAAATATTCGGGTATGATTAATGACGATTTTTTAAATTTCATATCAATCAATTTTAAAAATAACGTTGTTTTTTTAACAACTGATGATGGTTTCTTGGTTTACATAATGCTTATGCAGACCACATCAAGTGAAAGAATTATGGTCAATGAATATTTTGCGAAAAATATAGACGAGTTGAATAAATATCAATATTTTTCATCAGAGTACGACCCATTTTTTGAGAAGTATAAGTTATTAACGGCCAGGACACACACAAACGATGATACCGTTAAGGATATAATTTTAACTTTTTCATAAATTTGCATATTAAAAATTTTATTCTTATCTTTGTAAAAAAAATTATGTACACATACAGAAAACCGAAAAATGCTGCTCACGCGATTGAATTAGTTAGATTAGCTAACGCCAAAGTCCTTTGGGATATTTGTAACCCAGCTCAACCAGAGCAATCTCAAAAATATTTTGAGATGTATCAACCTATTGTTTTCGTTTACAAGAATAATGAATTGATTTCTGCGGCACATGGTAAATCAAAGGATGGGCCAACTATTATTGATTTGAATGATCGCGATGTAACCAAATCATACAATAAATTGGTGTTAAATGAAATTGATACCGAACTTAAACAACTTGAATTAGATTTTTAATGGAAAGATTAGAACTTAGAATGTACGGGTTGGTTCCGTATAATATATCACCAATTCAACAAGGCATCCAATTTGGACACGCTGTTGTTGAGTATAGTAGAAATTGTGATGGTGTGAAAAACATGGAAGCTATCTATAAAGATTGGGCTGATAATTGGAAGACATTCATTATTCTGAATGGTGGTACAACAAATACCAATATGAGTACTGACGATGGCCTACCGTTTGGTTCTATGAATAGACACTTGATGGCTTTATTAGACCTGGGTATTCCACATGCGGCATTTTATGAACCAGATTTGGGTGACCAGTTAACGGCGATTGTTTTTATTATCGATGAACGAATCTTTAATAAAACAAAATACCCAGAACCGCAACCATTCGCAACTAACGAAGAGATTGATTTGTTTATTGAAGCTATTGGTGGTGAAACTAACTATAAAATTAGAACATTTATAAATCAGTTTAGATTGGCGTAATGGGGTTTTTGTCTGATGGTAAATTAAAAGAAAAAGAGTTTGTTGATTTGGTTAGTAAACCTGGTCACGAACTTGTTTACCCAACAACCGAACAAGATATTAATGAACATTGGGATGTTCAAATAGATAATATTAAGTTTGATATAAAGGGTTTGAAAAAAATTAGCCGTTCGGATGCAAGTGTTGACCCAGCTATACATTGGGTTGAGATCGAAAATGTTCACGGTAAACCTGGTTGGTTATATGGTATGGCTGATTACATTTCATTCGAAACTGATGATTCTTGGTTGGTTGTTAAACGAGACAATTTAATTAAGATGGTTGAGGATAAATTAATGATGGTTGTTACAGATGAACCCGAACCGTATAAAATGTATCGCAGACGAGGTAGGTATGATGTTTTAACAATTGTACCAACAGAAGATTTAAGAGAAATAAAAACAAAAGAAGTAAAAAAATGAAAGATTTAATATTATTACGCGGATTGCCTGGAAGTGGTAAGTCAACAGTCGCTGATTTAATCGGTGCAAAGGGTGCTGGATATGCTCACTTTGAAGCTGACATGTATTTCATGAAGGACGGAGAATACAAGTTTAACCCAGCCGATATTAAAATGGCACACAACTGGTGTATGATCCAAACGGAAAAAGCTATGGCTAACGATACATCGATAATCATAGTATCTAACACATTTACCCAAGAATGGGAAATGGATTTCTACTACGAAAAAGCTAAATACTACGATTACAAAGTAACATCTTTAATCGTAGAAAATAGGCATGGTGGTAAAAACATACACGGTGTACCAGAAGATAAATTAGAAATAATGAAAAATAGATTTGAGATAAAATTATGAGATATAATATATACTTAGACGATCTTAGGACGCCTTTACCTAACCCGTCAACACACATGACAATCGAGTGGACTGTTGTCAGAGACTACGATGAGTTTGTTTCCAAAATAACCGAAATTGGTTTAGAGAATATTGATTTAATATCACTTGATCATGATCTTGGTGATAGTGCGATGAAAGAATGGCACACAAATGTTTATCACAATTATCAATTGAACTATGATAACATCACCGAAAAAACTGGTATGGACTGCACTAAATGGTTAGTTGAACAGTGGTTGAATGGTGCGCCTGTTTGTAAGGTAATGGTTCATTCAGCTAATGCTGTCGGTTCAGCAAACATGATGGGTTATATAAATAACTATAAACATATCCATCGCTTACCCCAAGACTGCGCTAGATGGGTAGTGCCCCATACAATTGAAACTATAATCGATTAACATGTTTTATACAAACGAACAGGTTGTAGAAAAGCTAAACGATTTACATAGAACGATTAATCATCATCGCAATATACACGATCGTTTAGCTCTTCCAAAGATGGAAGAATTAATCACCATTCTTAGTGAGCGTAAAGCGATTCTATTTTTTTACTTAACCGAAGAAATAGGAATACCTGAAATTGTTGCTGGTCATAAACAACCAGTACCAACAATCAATATGACTTTGAAACAATTTTTTATACATCCCTGGGGCGATAAAATATGGTCTGATGATGAGTCTTTGAAATTTTTAAAAGAAGAAAATTACAATTTAATTAAAGATTCTATTAATGGTTCGATTGATGAGAAAATGGCTAATTACAATACGACTGATTTAACTGAATTTGTATTAAAATTAAATAAAGTTGCTAAATAAAAATAAATAACCTATATTTGTACCATGAGAATATTTTTTGATTTTGAATTTACTGGTTTGCATAAAGCAACCACACCCATTTCTTTAGGGATGATAACAGAAAATGGTCATAAATTTTACGCTGAATTTAATGACTACGATGAATCACAATGTGACCAATGGATTAAAGATAATGTTATACCCAAGCTCACATATTCCGAATACGTTCATTTTTTTGAAAATGACGAGGAGAATAAATCCTTCACCATAAAACAAGATAAACAAACAATATCAGATGCTTTAGTTACTTGGTTAAAACAATTTAAGGATATTGAGTTTTGGGGTGATACTTTAGCTTTTGATTGGGTTTTATTCATGGATTTATATTTTATGGGAGAACCGTCCAGAAAATTACCAAATAATTTTAACGGATATCAACCATATGATATGGCAACAGTTTTAAAGATTTGGTATCACGATCCTAAAAAAAATAGGCACCTAATACTTGGCTTGGATAAGAATGGTGGTCAACATAATGCTTTATATGATGCTGAAATAACAATGAAACTCCATAAAAAGATTATACTAGATGGGGCATATGATCGAGCCTTCAACATTAATCAATAACTATGAATAGAGAAAAAAAAGATAAACCTCGCTATGACCTGGTTCCCCCATTTGCGTATAACCAGTTAGCGACAGCACTTATGAAGGGTGCTGAGATATACGGCGAAAGGGATTGGGAGAACGGCCTACAATGGTCTGAGGTAATAGCATCACTTGAGAGGCACTTGAATGCTTTTAAGAACGGTGAAGACCATGATCCTGAAAGTGGATTGTTACATATTTCACATGTATTAACAAACGCAGCTTTTTTAACCGAGTTCTATAAGATACACCCACAAGGTGATGATAGACGACATCGGTACCTTAACCCACCAAAGATAGGGTTGGATATTGATGAAGTTTTAGCTGATTGGTTAGGCGCTTGGACAAAAAGACATGGTATCATTGAACCAGTGTTATTTTGGAATTTTGATAGAAATATTAAGGAAAAATTCGAATTAATGCGAGATGATAAGGATTTCTGGCTCAACATTGAGCCCAAAGTGACCCCAAAAGACCTACCATTTGAGCCACATTGTTATATCACATCAAGATCAATTCCCAGGGAATGGACTGAAGAGTGGTTAAAAAAGTGGAATTTCCCAGCGGTTCCAGTTTATAGTATCGGGTTTGACCAATCAAAAGTTGAGGTAGCAAAAAAATCTGGTATCGATTGGTTTGTTGATGATAGATATGAAAATTTTGTTGAATTGAACAACGCTGGTATATGCACATTTCTTATGGATTGCGAACATAACCGAAGATATAATGTTGGCTATAAAAGAATTTATTCATTAAACGATTTATCATTATAAACAAAATTTGTATATTTATAGTTGTATAAAATAATAAAAAATTAATAAAATTAATATGTCAAATGTAATTTCAATTGAAAATGAAAGCGATTTCGAAAAAATAATCTCAAGTCAAGATAAGGTAGTGGTTGATTTCTACGCTGAATGGTGCGGCCCTTGTAAATCTTTAGCCCCAGTTCTAGAAGAAACTGCGGATCAAATTGGTATCGTTAAAATATGCAAAGTTAACGTGGATAATTGTCCAGAGTTAGCTGCAAAAAATAATGTAAGAGGAATTCCAACCCTTTTATATTACAAGAATGGGGCAAAAATCGCTACTAAAAGCGGTTATGTACCAAAGAATAAATTCATAGATCAACTCGCAGAAATATTCTCTATTTAAATTTAATATGAATTTTTTTTTAAAAAACCCCCTCTGTGGGGTTTTTTTATTTGCGAATTAAAAAAATAATCACTATCTTTGTACCTTAATAAAAATAATATGAGAAAAATTATTATCATCGCATCTATTTGGGCGGCCATTATTTCAGTTTGTTTATTTACATCCTGTACTGATAACTCTCGGGTTAAAAACTGGGGCGGTGAGGCCACATTGCATTTACCAAAAGGTCAAAAATTGTTAAATGTCACTTGGAAAGGGTCACAATTATGGTATCTGACAAGACCTATGACAGACAAAGACGTACCAGAAACATATTACTTTCATGAAGAATCTTCATGGGGTATGGTAGAGGGTACTTACGTAATGGTAGAATCAAAGTAAAAAATATGTATAAAGGAATAGTAACAAAACTTAAAAACGTTAGACCGCATCCTAATGCGGATAAGGTGCAATTAGCGACATGCCACGGTAATCAAGTGGTGGTTGGTTTAGATTGCAAAGAAGATCATTGGGGGGTATACTTCCCATGTGATGGTCAGTTATCTCATGAGTTTTGCCATGCGAATAACTTATATCGAGATAAAACAAAGAACAAATTCCCAGATGATAAAGCTGGTATGTTTGATGATAACCGTAGGGTTAGGGCCCAGAGATTTCGTGGGGAAATCTCAGATGGTTTCTGGACACCATTACACAGTTTTGGTTTCATTTATGTGACTGGTCTGGTTGATGAGGGTCTTGAGATTGATGAATGGGGTGGTGTACCAATTTGTAATAAGTACATCAACCCGAACACAATAAAAGCCGCTCAACAAAACCAAGGTAAAAAAACCAGAGTGGCAAAAACTTCGGTTATGTTCAAGGAACATATTGATACCGAACATTTTGGTAAGAATGTACATCAAATAAATCGTGAGGATTTGGTTGTCATCACAGAAAAACTACACGGAACTTCTCATAGAGTTGGGCATGTGTTGGTTGACCGTGATTTAAATTGGTTTGAAAGATTATTGATTAAGCTTGGTATCAAGATAAACGAGACTGAATGGGCTTATTTAACTGGTACACGCAGAGTTGTTTTGGAGGAGGCTAAATCAAATGCAACCCAATTCCATGATCCAACCATAAGAGATAAAGCTTTCGCTCTTTTCAAAGGTAATCTAAGAAAAGGTGAGACTGTTTATCTTGAGATTGTTGGTTATGAGAATGAGAATACGCCAATCATGCCATCTGTTGATACAAGTAAAATGGGTGATAAGGAATTCACGAAACAGTATTCCAACATGGGCGATAAAAAGCACATGGTTTACTCATATGGTTGTTCGACAGCCCAACAAGACTTTTATGTGTACCGTATGACAATGACCAACCCAGATGGCCAATCAGTTGATTACACTTGGGATGATGTTGTTAAAAGATGTAATGAGATAGGTGTAAAACATGTTCCAGAGATAACACGTTTCAGAAGAATTGAAATGGAATTAACCTATCCAAGTATAAACGGTGATAGGGATTTTAATGACAAGATTACTGAACTTGTTGATATTTATTCTAAAGGTAAATCAATGCTCGATGATACCCATATCCGTGAGGGTGTATGTGTCAGATTAGAATCTGGTCTGGTACCTAGAATTTACAAACACAAATCTTTTGAGTTTAAGGTTCTTGAGGGTATAGTTAAAGACTCGGGTGTGGTTGATATGGAAGAATCTAGTTAATGGGAAATGTTAAATTTTTAATAGAGATTATTGAAAATGCCAGAGTAAAGAACAAACAAAAATTTGGCCAACTGGCGTATTGGTCAAAGACTGATGGGAAGTTTATACTGAACTATGTTAGTATTTCATTTCTTAAAAAAGATAGAAGAGCAACAAAAGAAATCCTGGGGAGGACGCAGACTGAACCAGGATTTCTATTTTGGGCAAATTCGGAAGACGGTGAAAGATTTTATGAAGAAAATTATAATAAGATAGTTGAGGCACTAAACACCCAACAAAAAAAACCATGGTTGACATATGAATATGAAATTAAAAAACCAGAACAAAAAGAAGAATAGGTATTTTTCTTTTGATAGGGAAAATCCATCAAGGACGATCACACTAAGTAGCGAGATAGATGAATCTTCCGTAGGCGATATAATCCAATATATTGCTGAGATTAATGAGTATGATGACGAGAACCAAGAGAATTTGGTTGATTATGAACGTAAGCCAATAAAATTGATTGTGAATAGCTTTGGGGGATCGGTATATGATGGCTTTGCTTTAATCGCGGCAATAGAGAGTTCGAATACCGAGGTCTATACTTATTGTTTTGGTTCTGCTATGTCGATGGCTCTACTTGTATTAGTATCTGGGGATAAAAGATACGGACACAAGTTATCGACATACATGTATCATGAGTGTTTGGATCAAATGCCATACGATAAACTTAGTATATTGAAGGAAAATCTTGAAGAAACCAAAAGGATTATGATGGTTTATGACGCACATTTAATTGATTGTACTCGTCTGAAACAGAAACAACTTGACCAAATCAAAAATCTTAAAAAAGATTGGTATTTTTCGGCAGAAGAAGCTTTGAAAAATGGTGTTATCGATCAAATAATTTAATATGGATGTATTAGAAATAGAAAGAGAAGTTTCTGTCAACAAAATTTTGTTAGATAACATAAAGAATCCGTTATCTGAAAGTGACTATGAAAAAATCGAGGAATACTATCTGGCGCTAAAAAAAGCTGGGTTGGTGGATTTAATCGGGCCCTACCATTACTATGATAAAGAAATCTTTGATTTTTATTTTCACATATATGATGGATCCAAATCTAAAGTTAAAAAACTTGTTTTGAAAAAAAATATTGTCGATTTGGTGTTGAAACATAAGATTATAAATTACATTGTAATAAAAAACCATGAATATTTTTCATTATCTTGATACTAATTTTAATATAGACGATCCATTAAACAAACTCACAGGTAAACTGGGTGCTTATGTTTTATCACTTAAGTCATTAACATCGATTAGAAAAAATTATTTCGGTGTTAAAATTGATTATATTGTTGATAGGGTGGGTATTGATGTGATTGAAGCATTTGATGCTTCTTACGATTTTAAAAAAATAATACCAGATTTTTTAGAAAATTGTTTATTTTTTTGTGGTAAAGAATTGGTTTACTCATCGGTGAACGATAAATTTGATGTCAAATTGGTTTTACTGGGATTTGCATTGGAAGAACCTGCTGAATCTTTCGATGGGTTTTCACCAATATATAATGGCCATATTCATATAAAAAACGATTATTATAGAGAATAACATGACGAAAGATCCGAGATTTAGAAAAATATTTAGAGTCGACTCTGTTATAATGATATCAGCTTTTAGATATGCATTAGGGAGAAGAACCCCTATTGTTAGCCGAACGGTTGATATGATATTAACAAACTGGGACAAGTTTACACCAATTGATAAAGATTTAATGGTTAAAGAAATATTCGAGTATAAGAAAGATTTTGGAACCATTGGCTCAAAGTACGATGAAATGGATTGGAATAGAATTGTGGAAAAACAACTTGAAGAATTTAAAAATAAAAGACAACATGAGTAAGATTAAATTACTAGATGCAGCTAAAATGTTTGCAGCGGACAAACTAAATGCGTATTTTGAGTACGAAGATTATTATTGCGCAACAGACTCTCGACTTTTAATTATGGTACCAAAAGAGCAAATACCAGATGATGAGATCACAATTAAAACCGATGGTATGCCAGATTTTTCATTTGTATTAAAGAACCAGAAACTGGATAATAATGTACCAGTAAAATTAGGTGATTTAATTACTAAGTTGAACACGGTTCCAATGATTGATGAATACGATGATTGTTATGCATGTGATGGTGATGGTAAGATTGAGTGCGAATGTTGCGAGAGTATTGTTGATTGTAAAGAATGTGATGGTAGCGGACAGGGTAGTATGACGGGTAAAAAGGAGCTTGATTATAATTACCATATGAAAGTTTTAGATTATTACCTCAGCGTTTATATTATTCATAGGCTAACAACCGCTTTGGTTGAGTGTGGCTACACCCATGATTCCGAGTTAATGATTTTATCAAACGATGCCCCAAAACCTATTATTATGGAGATTGATGGGATTAAGATAATAACGGTTGGCACTAATTATCATGCAATTAGTCCAGAAAATGTCATTAAAGTTTTGTAATTAAAAAATTTTGATTATATTTGTGGTATGGATTTAAACAATTACATAACCACGAATCCCAAAAACCCATCATTTAACGGCTTGACTGCTGGTAAATTTGAGCGTGGTGTTTATATTGACCAGATTCAATTTAAGATTGTCCATGGTATTGATGTGAATGATCAGGCAATACCGAAATGGTTCAAAGATCTGAGGTTCATGTATTTGGTTGACTATTGTTTAAACGAACACTTAGTAACTAAAGACAATATCTTTTATCACTTCTCAAGTAGACTCCATCCAGAGAATTTGATGTTGAGTAAATTGGTTTTTAAGTCATTAAGTTTAAAACAATTAGTACAACTTAGTGAGTTATTACCCGCTGAGGATATACTCGAATACGTTAAATTTAAACCAAGTGAACCATATATATTGAACAATGATGCCAGTAAAGTTAATTACGATCTAGTTTGTTATGTAGCTTGGGATAGTACATTAAAGAATAGTTAATATGCAAGACTTAAAAGCGATATGGAATCCAATTGAAGTATACACAATAAAGAACAAATTATTGTTGATAGAGATTGATTCACCTAGAGAAAACATCACAATGGATCACGCATGGGGCAAAATCACCAGCGATGGTAACATCTTGTTTGAATTTAATCCAGGGGAATCGAAAAATTACAAACTAATGGGTACTGTCACACAATGTGGTGAAAACCCAGAATTATTGAATGAGGTTATTGAAAAGTTACCAAAATACGAGGAAACTTGGGATATACCTAAACGCGATCCAGATGGCTGGGAAGAGTTTAATTTTATTGATGATTCTGGTCGACCTTATAAACAAATGGGTAGAGAGAAGAAATATCGCAGATTATCTGGGTTTAATTATATAAATTATGGGATACCATCCGATGTCATCGAATATTTCCCATTAACAAGTCCGTTAGACTCATTTATTACCCTGATGCGTAAAAACAACTTATACATTCAAACGAACGACTATATAATACTTAAACAATTGAATTATGAACCAGGAGACGAAAACTAATCGAATCTTAGAATTTTTCAAAGAAAATTTTAAACTCATTTTAAGTGTGTTCCTATCAGTGCATATATTGATAGGATTTTCTTTTTTATTATACAACCATCATAAAAAAGACAAACTAGAATATAAGTACGAGATAATCAATAAAGATACAAATTATAAATCTAACGAGGTTTATTTTGGTGAAAAGTTTATTTTGTTTTTTAATGGTGATGCTGGTACCTACGAAGATAATGAAAAAACAATCAAGATATATTCGGATTATCAAATAGATACGATTGGTGTTAGCATAAAAGTAACTATAAAATAAAAATAAATTTTGTTGTTAAATAAAAAAATATTATATTTGTAACATGGAAAAATTATTAGCGTTCTTGATTGTGATCGGATTACTGCTTCTTTTAGCGGTTATCTTGGCGTTACCTATAATGTGGTTATGGAACTTTTGTTTGGTTCCAGCTATGCCCACTATCTTAGTAAAGATTGGGTTTTGGCAAGCTCTTGGTATCAAAGTATTAATTGGTTTGCTCGGTTATTCTTCACTCTCATCAAATGATAAAAAATGAAAGTAATATTCCTTGACATAGACGGTGTGTTGAACTGCGAGAATGCTTATCGAAGTGGTGAGTGTCAATACAAAGAATGGGTTTGGGAAGATGGCCGCAAAGATCATTATCAAACATTTTGCTCTTGGAGTAAAGAGTTAATGAACAAATTAATTCTTGAAACTGGCGCCGAAATTGTCGTTAGTTCAACCTGGAGACACGGTGGTATAGACTTTATGAGAAAGGTTTGGGAGATGGAAGAGATGGCAGGTAAAATCATTGGCATCACGCCTAGTATGAGAGCCAAAGGTTATTCAATTCCGCGAGGAATGGAGATAGAGTATTACCTAAATAACGATCTACAATTCCACCATATTAATTGGGATGAAGTTGTACAGCAAGAGTACATGGATAAGTCTGGTGTTGAAAACTATATCATCATAGATGATGATTCTGATATGCTTTACGGGCAACGTAATCATTTTGTGCATGTATTACCATCACCAAGAAATAAAGATGGGTTTAACCAACATTACTATGAAATTGCAAAAGCAATGTTGGAAAAAGATATCATTGATTTAAATTATTAAGATGAAAGTTATATTTTTAGATAATGACGGGGTCATTTGTTTGTCAAACAATTGGGGTAGTCGATACAAAAAACAAGAAAAGTGGGGTGGTAGAAAGTTGTCCATGACCTCGAAAGAGATTCCTGTTGAATATAGGTTCGATAATTTTGACGATAAAGCTGTTAAAGTGCTCAATGAAATACTTGAAGAAACTGGCGCTGAAATTGTTGTTAGTTCCGATTGGCGATTACACGCGACAATTGAAGAATTAGGTGACTACTATGAATCTAAAGGTATTATTAAAAGACCAATTGATGGAACAGAGGTGTTTCATTTTACAAATTGGTTAGAGGAAGGGTTTGTCCCTGACCATAACGATTTTCCGTGGACTCGAACCTCTGATAGGGAGCAAGAAAGACATTTTGAAATCCTTCGTTGGTTAAGAGATCATCCAGAAGTTACTCATTGGGTCGCTGTTGATGATTTACACATGGGTATACATGTTGAGAATAGTTCATATGGCCCATTTGATCGCGATTGGGGTTTAGAAAATTTTGTCTGGACGCCTAGAGATTTCGAGGGTATAAAACAATCTGGTATTAAAGAAAAAATATTGAAACATCTAATATAAATATAAAAATGGAAAGTAATGTAAATCAAAAAGTTTCCAAATCTATCTTTCATACGGAAGATGGGTTAACCGTTTGGATTACGTCAAATGTACCTGACACCACATCAATTATGGTCACAGACCATCAATTTTCCATCACATACAATGTGGCTGACTTTGATGGTTGCAAGTACGAAATTAAGCACTTTGGTAAGTTTAACGATGTCTTTTTAAAGTCAGCTAAGAAGAGGCCACAAATGATCAGAGAACTACTAAAGTTTCACAAAACAGTTTGTGCTGGTGTTGATGGTATTGATGAGTTGAAAATTAGATTCCGTTGTTTTAAACGCCGAGTAAGTATTTACACAAAGAAAACATTTAAACACACAAAACTTAAATTATTTAACTGAATGAGAAATAGCCATAAACTAAATATTGATTTTGATACTGATGAAAATGTTAAGGAACCCAATAAATTAAAAGTTTTATGGGATAAAACTTACGATTATTATTGGAAAAACCTGGGGTGGAGATTCAGGGAATTTTCGCGTAACATTAAAAATTTAGTCAGATGGTTCCCAGTTATCTGGAAAGATAGGGATTGGGATGATCATTTTATCTGGGAGATATTAAAGTTTAAACTTAAAAATCAATCCAAATATATTGGTGATAGGGATATCCATACATCAGCCAAATACGATGCTCAAAGAATGATGTTATGTGTTAGGCTTATTGATAAAATTCAAGAAGAATATTATTCAATGGAATACATGGATTATCACGAATCAAATTACAATTGGTTGGATATGGATGATAAACCTGATTACAAGGAACTAGAAATTGTTGAGGTCTCTGAGAGATATGACGAGTATTTTAATCAACATAAAGCTGCTGTTAGGAAAGTTTTGGCCAATAAAAAACATCAAATTTTTGAATTAACCAAAGATGAATATAAAAGAAGATTGGCGATGAATCTTAGTCACTACAACGAAAAAAGGGCTCAGGATATTTTGTTCAAGTTATTAAACAGAGACATTAGAGGTTGGTGGGATTAAATGAAAAAGATTTCGGACTATAAAGTTGGGGATCCAGTTAATTTCTCGTTCCTCGGTGAACATAAAACAGGTGTAGTTTTAGAAGTGCTACCAAAAGAAAATAAATTAGTTGTGAGGACAGACCGAGGTATAATTCATCAGGTTAGGTCTTCAGAAAAAGAATCGCAATTTTGTTATTTAATATGAAAATTTTAGTTATCGGTGAAATTTGTATAGATAAATTTATCTATGGAGAGTGTTCCAGGTTAAACCCAGAAGCCCCCACACCAGTATTTAAACCAATCGATACCAAAACTAATCCAGGTATGGCTGGTAATGTTGTTGCTAATTTAAAATCATTGGGTATTGATGTTGATTTTATTTACCAAGAAACAAACATGGTTAAGACTCGTTATGTAGATGAGAAATCCAATTACATTTTATTGAGAGTTGATGATGGTGATGTTGTTGAACCGCTGGTTTTCAGTAAAATATCAAGCGTTGAGTTTGCTAACTATGATGCTGTTATTATATCCGATTACGACAAGGGATTTTTAACGACAGAGATGATTGAGTATATCATAGCGAATAGCAACATATCGACAGTTGACACTAAGAAACCTTTCGGGTCGTGGATAACTAATGCAACATATATCAAAGTTAATCATTCAGAAAGTAAGAACCCAGCGCATAATAATAACGTTATCAATAAGATAAGTAATAAATTATTAATCACTAAAGGTGGTGATGGTTGTGACCTTAATGGCAATAACTATCCAACAAAAAAGGTTGATGTTAGGGATGTGGCTGGGGCTGGTGATACTTTTATCGCCGCGTTCACCGCTGCGTTAATTAAAACAAGGCATGTTGAGACTAGCATTTTCTTTGCAAACGAATGTGCAACTCATGTGATTCAGAAAAAGGGTGTTGTTGATATCTCGGATATGATCAAGTTATTTAATGATTTGTAAGGGGATTTATTATAAAATCAAACTATTTATGTAAAAGATTTAATCATGAATGTTACAAAAGAAGAAATGAAAAGTAAGATTATGAACATTGCAAGGGATAATAAATTACCTGAGGCTGAGGTTACAATGACACCAGATGCTGAAGATGTCACCCCCGTTGCTGTTTCCGTTGAACCGATGGAAGATGAGGGCCAAATGTTGTATAACTTACCTGGCGAAACTGTCGCTGAATTGACTAGTAGAATTGCCGATGAATATGAAGCCCATTATTTTTATAGAAACGCCGCTAACTGGTGTCACGATAGAAACTATAAAAAAGCTGGCGCTTTCTTTGACGCTGAGGCTGATACCGAATTAGTACACGCTAAAGGGTTACAAGAGTATATGGTTGGATTTAATATTATCCCAACTATACCATCAGTTGATACTAAGAGAACTTTCTCTGGATTATGTGAGATAGTTAGAGAAGCTTATAAGTTAGAGTTAGGTTTGATGATGAAGTACAACACAACATCTTCAAAACTATTCGGGAATGACTTAACTACATTTGATTTCTTACAAACTTATAGAACTGGTCAAAAAGAATCTGTCGTTGAATATAATGATTTAATTAATGCAATTGAATTAATTAACGAAGAGAACAAATTTGAAGTATTGTATTTCGAACAAACTTACTTTTAATCGAGCGTATCATCGAATAAACTAAACCCCGTAAAAAATTACGGGGTTTTTTTGTTTTTATTCAAATCATTTACTATATTTGTATTGTGAAAACTTTAGTTACAAATAGAAAAGCAAAATTTGATTATGAATACCTTCAAGAGTATGAGGCTGGTATTATTCTTTTTGGCTCTGAAGTTAAAGCAATTAAGGATGGTAAAATTAGCATAGTTGATGCGTTTTGCTATATCAAGGATGACGAAATGTTCATCAAAAATTTTAAAATAACCACAAATAGCGAATTTTTTGGTCATGATGAGAATCGTGATAAAAAATTACTTTTACACAGAACAGAAATCCGAAAGATTCAGAACAGTTTGACAAAAGGTTTAACAATCGTTCCGTTTTGGTTTTACTTGAATGGTTCTGGTAAGATAAAATGTAGAATCGCTATTGCTAGGGGTAAAAAGAATTACGATAAACGCGAGACAATTAAAAAGCGCGATATTGACAGAGAAATTAAAAAATTAGTAAAGATATGAGTTATTTTGTAGTGGATGTTGAGGCTGATGGTGAATTAGTTGGTACACATTCAATTGTATGTTTCGGTGTTGTTAAAGTGTCCGACACATCAAAAACGTTTTATGGTAAGATCAGACCATTAACTGATCAATACAAACCAGATGCGTTAGCTGTCAGTGGGTTTTCAAGGTCTGAGCATGAACAGTTTGGGGAACCATATGAGGTTATGAGCGAGTTCGAAAAATGGTTAGTTAAAAATTCCGAAGGTAAACCAACCTTTATCAGCGATAACTTAGCCTTTGATTGGCAGTGGATTAACTGGTACATGCATAAGTACTGCGGTAGAAACCCATTCGGGTTTTCTGGCAGACGTATCGGTGATTTGTATTGTGGTTTGGTTAAGGATGCTAGTAAGAACCAGGAGTGGAAACGTTTGTATAGAAAAACAAAACATACTCACAATCCCGTTGATGATGCTATGGGTAACGCCGAGGCATTATTGGCTATGCAAAAAATGGGTCTTAGAATTAAATTTTAATTATGTTGTTGAATAAATTTTTAGCTGACAAAGAGAATCGGAAAAAACTTAATGTTGCTATTATCGCACATGATGGTAAGAAAGCGGATATGGTCTCATTCATTATGAAACGTCTCGATTTCTTTAAAAACAACGTAAACATATATGCTACTGGAACCACAGGTAAACACGTTGAACACGCTGGTTTGACGAATGTAACCAAGTTAAACTCTGGGCCTTACGGTGGTGATGCGGAGATAGCATCTATGATTGTTAACGGTAAAATTGACGGTGTTGTTTTTTTCATCGACCCACTTGAAGCCCACCCACATCAGGTGGATGTGAGCATGCTTTTGAGGATATGTAATGTACATAACATACCACTTGCCACCAATTATGCCAGCGCATCTCTGATGGTAAAATATTATGAATTAGAATTAAAAAATACAAATGGTTAATCTTTATGGAATCAAAGAATCCGTTTATAGAGGGCCGTAAAAAAATAATCGAACTTGAGATTAATAAAGAAAAGGTTACTCGAGATCTAAACTCCATTGAACGAGAGCTCAAGAAAAAAGTTGATATTTTAATCGAATCGAAAAATAATCACATAACTTCGTATGAAAAACAAATTTATGAGATAAAATTGAGTTGCAATCACACAAATGAAGATGGTTCAAAGGCGATGAGTTTAACACATAAAGACATTCTAATCCCAATGCCTGATACGAATAGTTATAAAGTTGTACATTTTTGTGAACTATGTGGGGTTCAATTTGAGGGTGATATTATTAAAGTTGATCCTATAAAAACTACCCCAAACAGTTTTGAAATGTACCAATATAAAGTTGATGAGGATGATAATATTATTGTGGATGATAATTTAACATTCGACCCAAATTTTGATACAAATACATTTATGGCCGAGACGCTCAGATTTTTTACCGATACTGGATTTGGAAAATAAAAAATTAATTACTATCTTTGTATAAAATTAGGGCCCTTAGCTCAGTCGGTTAGAGCGTCTGACTCATAATCAGGTGGTCGCTGGTTCGAACCCAGCAGGGCCCACTAATAGAAAATAATATGGGATGTGATATTCATATGTACCTTGAGTACACCACAAAAGAAGAATTAAAAGAAGCTAAAAAAACTGGTAAACCAGCATATTGGCGTGATTTTGCTGGTGCCATTAATCCAGGTAGAAACTATGATATGTTTGGCTTTATCTCACAGGGTGTTAGATCCAATCATAAAAATGGATTATTACCTAAAGGATTACCACCATTTGAGGAACTTGGTTACTATTCGAGGAACGATTCTGTTTGTTACATAAGTGATTCGCCATCTGAGAATAGCGTTACATTAGAAACTGCGATGAGATGGGCTGAGAGTGGTCGTCTTAAAATAATCAAGGACAGAAATGATAAACCTTGTTGGGTCGAACATCCTGATTGGCACTCACACACTTGGTTAACCACAAAAGAATTTGAAACCGCAATCAATCGCTACACTAAATATTGCTCATCATCTGAGTATGATTTTGGTGCACCTATTGAGTATGTGGTTTTGCTATCGGCCATGAAAACCTTTGAGGAAAATGGTTATGTTTCTAGAATGATAGTTTGGTTTGATAATTAAAAAATTAATAATATGGAAAGTTTACACCCAGCAGCTCAAGTCACAGCGATAATAGTTATTGGTATTGTCGTTTGTATTTTTATTTTATCGGTATTTACAACATTTTTTGATAGAGATTAAATGAATATTCTTTTTAGATTACTTGCAAAATTTATCAAGTTGATAAATCAAACTGGCGAACCCAAGAGTTCGAGTGCAACTATAAATCACGAAACTGTATCTGCGATAAAAATAAAGAACAATAACCCAAAGCAAACTAGCGCTGCGTCACAGGAGTTCATAAGTAAAAAAACTGGCACTAGTGGTGATATTTTAACTGGGGCAACAACCATGGTTAGATCTGAAACTATTGGTAATAATGGGACGTCCATGATGCCATTCGCAAGTACAGCATATCAACAGTCTTACGATAGACCAATATCTTTTCGTGGTAGAAGGTATGACCCACGTACATTTGTAGAAATAGATGCTGAAAAATTATCGGATAGTGAATTACAAGACTTACTCAGTAGCGGTGCGAACATAGCACCAGTTAACATCTCCAAGGGCACTTCAAATTTAAATGAGTCCACAGCCCACAAGAATCCACAACTCGAAAGAATGTTGGATATCATTGGAAAAATTAAATAATTTGGTGGTTTAAAAATTTTAACTTATCTTTGTACAACATTTAAAGAAAATAAAAAAATGGCGGAACTTTTAAATTTAGTTAACCATAACGATAACGATAAGCTATCATTCAAATATGAGATTAGTCGTTTTCCCGATGGACAACAATCATTGAGATTGGTTGAAAATGGATACAATACCTTTTGTTCACTTAAAGATAATTCGCAAGGTATAACAATCAAATCTCGTTTAAATACATTCCAGGATTTGGAAATTATTATCTGTGCAACACAAGCGTTAAAAGAGGTTGGTGTTAATCGTATTCGTCTTTACATTCCTTATTGTATGGGTGCTAGAAGCGACCGTAAGTTTACGGAAGGTGGTATCAATTATGTTAAGAACGTAATCGCACCAATCATTAACTCACAGGGTTACGAAAAGGTAACAGTCCTTGACCCACACTCAGATGTTCTTGAGGCATGCATCAATAACTTTGAGAAACGGGACAATACCGTTTTACTTTATTTCGCATTTAAAGATTACTTTTTATCAAAAGGATTTGAAATTTGGGACTCCATGAATTTCGATGGTGTACGTTTAGTATCACCCGATGCTGGTGCTTTGAAAAAAGTGTTTCATTGTGCTGAACAACTCAAATATAGACATGAAGTTATCATCGCATCAAAACATCGTAATATTGAAACTGGTAAGATTGATTACACTAACGTACCAATTTCAGTAAACGATGCCGACAAAGATATTTTCATTATTGATGACATCTGCGATGGTGGTAGAACATTCATTGAAATCGCTAAAGCTGTCAATGATGCCAGAAAAATATCAAGTACTGTTCACCCAAAACACCACGGTAAAAACTATTTGATAGTTACTCATGGCATCTTCAGCGCTGGGTTTGATTTCCTAAGTGAATATTTTGATGGTATCTACACAACAAATAGTGTGAAGGATGTTCAAGACGGAACTATCGTTGACACGCTTTCAAGGCACAAAACAATTCACTCATTAGTTAAACAATTAAACGTATTTTAACCCCAAAATAATAATTATTATGTTCAAACCAACAAGTTTATTTTACACTGACGGATATAAGATCGGTCACAAGAAAATGTTAGCTCCTGGAACCACCCGTTTGTACGGCACATGGATTCCACGTAGTGTTAAGTATGCACCTAAAGGCGTGTCAAAAATCGTTTCATTCGGACAACAATTGGTTGTTAAATGGTTACATGATGAATTTCAAGAGAACTTTTTCAGTTTACCCGAGGAAGTTGCGGTTAACTTTGGAAAAGATATGTCATTGTATCTTGGAATGGATTACGATGCATCACACTTCGTTGCACTACACAGATTAGGTTACTTACCTATTCGTGTTAAAGCACTACCTGAAGGTATTGAAACAAACCCAAATGTTCCACACATGACTTTCATCAATACTGTCGATGGGTTTGCGTGGTTGACATTGTATTTGGAAACAATTATCAGTTCGTTGGCTTGGAAACCATCCACATCAGCAACAATAGCATTGCAATACAAACGTAATGTTGTTGAGTGGGTTATGAAAACCGACCCATCAACAGCTTGGTTAATTCCTTTTATGTGTCATGACTTTTCAGCACGTGGTTTATCACCATGGGATATGTTGACTAGTGGAATGGGACATGCAACATCGTTCCGTGGTTCAGATACAATCATCTGTATTCCAGGGGCTCGTTATTTCTATAATGAACCAAAAGACGAAGTGTGCATTAACTCGGTTAACGCATCTGAACACTCTGTATCAACAACAAAAATCTTTACTGTTGGTGAACAACAAATGATTGCCGATTGGTTGGTAGATTTTCCGAATGGAATCCTATCAATTGTATCTGACACATTTGATTTGTGGAAGTTGATTACTGAATACTTACCAGCAAACAAAGAAGCTATCATGGCTCGTGACGGTAAGTTAGTAATTCGTCCTGACTCTGGTGATCCAGTTGATATTATTTGTGGTAGAGAAGAACAATTATCCGATGCGCCTGGTGAGTATAAAACACCTGCTGAAGTCGGGGTAATAGAATTACTTTGGGACATCTTTGGTGGAACAATCAATGAACAAGGTTACAAGGTTCTTGACCCACACATCGGAGCAATCTACGGAGATTCAATCACATTAGACCGTCAAATTGAAATCTACAAGAGATTGGAAGCAAAAGGATTTGCGGCAACAAACATTGTATTGGGTGTTGGTTCATTTACTTACCAAATGAATACCCGTGACACTTTAGGTTTCGCAGCCAAAGGTGCTTGGTTTGAAGTTGAGGAGTTTGATACTATACCTTCAGCCGATGGACTTTTGGGAAGTGCTTTAATTCCAAAAGGAAAGGTTGGTTACAACATCTACAAAGATCCAGTAACTGATGATGGTACCAAGAAATCTTTGAAAGGTTTGATCTGTGTAACTGAAGACCATGAGGTATTAACTCAATGTACTTGGGAGCAAGAGGGAACTGGAATCTTACAAACCATTTATGAAGATGGTAAGTTCCACAACCAAACAACATTAACTGAAATTCGTGAACGTTTAAATAAATTATAAGATGAGCACAATGGAAAAATCTTGGTTATACTTTTTGATGCTAGTTGTAGCATCAGTCCTATCGGTTGGGATTTATTTTATTCTATCACCAAAAAAAGTTGTAGCATACGAACTTGATGGTAGGTACTCACACGGAGTACCAGCCATCAACGTAAATGTTGAAAATGCCGCTGATTACACAATCCAGCTTTCAAAAGAAGTTACTTGGAATGATGCGATGCATATGATTGATTCACTCAACAAAACCATTAAATAATTTTATAAAAAAATTTGGTGATTTAAAAATTTTAACTTACCTTTGTACAACATTTAAAAAAATAAAAAAATGACAGAACAATTAACTAGCGTATTGGGTTACGCATGGGTTTTAATCCCGATCCTCATGGTAGTATTCTACAAGTTCGTACTACGAGTGTTCTTTGGTATGGTTATCATACCTGAAGACAAAATTGGTTTGGTGACCAAAAAATTTGTACTTTTTGGCCCCAATAAACAATTACCCGATGGTAAGATTATCGCCTTAAACAATGAACCAGGCTTTCAGGCCGACACATTAGCCCCAGGTTTATATTGGGCTTACTGGATATGGCAATTCGAAATCGAACAAGCCCCTTTAACAACAATACCTAAAGGTAAGATCGGCTTGTTATCAGCTAAAGATGGCGCACAGTTACCAAAGGGTGCTATCTTGGCTCGACACGTTGATTGTGATGATTACCAAGATGCTAGAGCGTTTTTATCAACAGGTGGACAACGTGGTAAACAAGTTGGTTATTTAAACAACGGTGTGTATCGTGTTAATACCCATTTATTCGAGATATTCCTCGCTGACATCACATACATTGAAGATGGTATGGTTGGCGTTGTTACAGCACTTGATGGTACACCACTTGAGATTGGTTCAATCGCTGGTTCTGTGGTTAGCGGTCACAATAATTTCCAAGACTTTGATAAGTTTTTGGCTAATGGTGGACAAAGGGGTTTACAAATCCAAGTTATTCAAGCTGGTTCTTATTCATTGAACCCATGGGCAATCGAAGTTGAGAAGAAAGAAATGACATCCATTCCTATCGGTCATGTTGGTGTTGTTATCTCTTATGTTGGTGAAGATGGTGAAGACACCACTGGAAGTGATTTTAAACACGGTAACATCGTTAAAAAAGGTCAGAAAGGTGTGTGGGCAACCCCATTGGATCCAGGTAAATACGCAATCAATCCTTATACACAGAAGATTGAGATAGTACCAACAACAAACTTGGTTCTTAACTGGGCAAATGCTCGTAATGAATCACACAATCTTGATAAGAACTTGAGTACCATCACAGTACGTTCACAAGACGGTTTCCCATTCAATTTGGATGTTTCACAGATTATCCACATCCCATCAACCGAAGCGCCTAAAGTAATTGCTCGTTTCGGCTCAATGCAGAACCTTGTGTCACAAGTTCTTGAACCAACCATCGGTAACTATTTCCGTAACTCGGCACAAGATTCTGATGTGATTGCGTTCTTATCAACTCGTCAACAAAGACAGAATGCTGCTAAAGATAAGATCAGCACGGTTCTTGAAGAATACAACGTGCATGCGGTTGATACGCTTATTGGTGACATCACACCACCAGACTCTCTGATGAAAACTCTTACTGACCGTAAGATTGCACAAGAAGAAGAGGTAACATTTGACACTCAACGCAAAGCTCAAGATAAACGTAAGACGCTTGAATCGGCTAAAGCACTTGCCGATATGCAAGGACAAATGGTGTCAGCACAACAATCGGTTGAGATTTCTCAACGTGAAGCTGAGGCCGCTGTTAAGAAATCTGAGGGTGAAGCACAAGCCTTGAAATTAAAAGCTGCCGCTCAAGCTGAAGCTAAGAAATTGAACGCTGAAGCTGATGCTACGCAGATTAAATTGACTGGTGATGCTGAAGCATCTAAGATTTCCGCGATTGGTAAATCAACTGCTGAGGCTTACGAAAAGCAAGTTAAAGCTATGGGTGTTGAAAACTTTGGTAAACTTAAAGTTACCGAAATGATTGGTACAAATGGTATCAAAATCATCCCTGAGATTCTTATCACAGGTAGTGGTGATAGTAGCCCAATCAATGGCTTACTTGGAATGGAATTGTTAAAGCAAATCCAAGAGAAAAAAGAATCTGAACAGGGTACTGTAACCGAGGTAAAATAATTAAAACAATGGATTGGGTTGGAAACAACCCAATCCTATTTTAAATAAAATTATGTTAGTAAATATAAGAGAACAAATCGACAAAGAAATCGACCAAATTATTGATCGATTACAATTACACGACCCAAATTTTAAACAGGTTGATGAACATTACTTGGAAGTTAAAACACCTTTTTTGATTAACCCAGACTCTAAAAATGACGAATGGAAACCAAAAATCGGTATCGTTTTATATCCAGAACTTTTGAGTTATGGTGGGGGATCCGATGGTTATATGACAACACCATGGGTTTGTGTTCGTTTTGAACTCGAGACAAAAGATATGGTCATTCACCATGAACTTTGTAAGTGGTTTGTTGAGAAATTCAAAGCTATTGGTTTGCGACCATTTATGGATGAAGATGCTACCTGGAATCACTATAAAAAAGATGAGCGCAAAGGTTACACAACTTATATGCTTTATGTTAATATTGATTACCCTAACGGTTATTGGGAAAACCACGCACTATGATACGCAAAGCTGATGTAATTGTTGACCTGCAAGCGGGTGACACTGGAAAGGGCAAGGTTGCCCACGCTCTGGCTAAGAAGCCAGATGAGTATGATTATGTTATGCGCTACAATGGTGGTGGTAATGCTGGTCACACGATATATCACAATGGTGAAAAATATGTAACACATTTCATACCAGTTGGTGTATTGTATGGAATCAAATCAATTATTGGACTTGGTTGTGTGGTCAACCCAGACAAACTTATTCAAGAAATTGATGAACTCGAATTAGCTGGATTTAAAGTTCGTGAGAACTTATTGATTGATAAACGTGTTCACATCATCACCGAGCAACATCTACACGAAGATAGTTTGGATAGTAAAATCGGTACGACTAAAACTGGGAATGGCCCAGCTTACCGAGATAAGTATTATCGAAAAGGTCTTAGAGCTGTTGATGTTCCTATGTTAGCCGACATGGTTGTTGATACATACGGATTATTTAATGGGCAAGACGGTTGTAGTATACTTTGCGAAGGGGCTCAGGGTTTTGAGTTGGATATTGATTGGGGTGATTACCCATATGTTACATCATCACATTGCACAATTGGTGGGGCCATCCTTAATGGAATACCAGCACAAAAAATTGACAGAGTGTACGGCGTTGCAAAAGCTTATCGCACATATGTTGGTGCCAAAAACTTTGAAGGTGCAGACCCATTGTTTGTGAAGATAAGAGAAGTTGGTAATGAGTTTGGTGCAACAACTGGTAGACCGAGGCAAGTTGATTGGTTGGACTTGGACGATATGATCAAAGCAATTAACATCAACGGTGTGACTGATTTAATAATCAATAAATCAGATGTTCTTCAAGAAATTGGGGTTTACAACCTATACCTGAACAAACAAATAAAATCATTTGATATTGTTTCTGATTTTATTATGTTTATCGAAAAAATAATAAACACAAACTGTTTGAGTATCGAGAAGATAACATTCAGTACAACACCTTACGATATATGAATTTAGGAGAATTAAAAACGTGGCTCAACACCCTACCAGAGGAGTTTGATGCCTTTGAAGTTGTCAACGGAGAAGTTGGTATGCTAGGAGAAGAATATCATTACCGAGTTGATAAACCAATTGCCGCTTGCACAGTTGATGAACAAACAAAAGAGATTATCTTCATGCACCAAGCTGAAAAAGAATTAACTCGAGAGGATATTAAAAAAGAAGATGGAAAAGATTAATAGAGAAATCTTGGTGTGTGAATGTGAATCGCTCGAACATCAATTTGCCATTTGGTATGATGATGAAGATAATACGCTATACATCGAGCCACACTTGAAACGTAAATCATTGCGTGATAGGATTTTATATGCTATTGATTATATATTCGGTAGACAGTCAAATTACGGCGCATTTGATGAAATAATCATTAACCCAAAAGACGCCGAAACTATGATTGAATATCTTGAGAAAATAAAACAAAATGGGCAAGACAACGATAAAACAAATAGTTAAAGAATATAAAGATGCAACTCCTGGTGAGGTTTTTACCGAGTCCAGAGACAATTTTACGTTTGGTTTTATCGGTGCTATGTTGGTTGTGTTTATCGCAACCAAAACAGATCTAGCGGTTCTTCTTGGTTATATAACCTACTACTTTTATATGGGTAGAATTGTTAACCGACCGAAGTATGTTACATCACTTGGTAAGTTAATTGTGTTTCCAATACCATCAGCTTTAGGTGCATTCGCTGGTTATAAATTGTCTTACATACTAATTGATTTATTATCAAAATGAAAGCTATAATTGCTGTAAATAATCTCGGGTTCATAGGAATCGGTAATAAAATGCTATGGCGTAGTTCCGAAGATTTCAAACATTTCAAAGAAAAAACCATGGGTGGTAGATTACTCGTTGGCTACAACACATCACTAGAGTTACCACCATTGAAGGGTCGTGAAGTTGTAATCGATACCAGGGGACTTTGGAATCCAGATATCGAAGTTATTGATTGGTGCATTGGTGGCAAAAAAACATATGAAAAATATGCACACATGTTCACCGAGTTACACATATCACATATAGATAATAACTATATAGGTGATGTGACCTTTCCAGATTTATCTAAACTAAATTCAAATTGTGAGATATTTAACTATATGTTTAAATGTAGTTTATGAAACAAAGATTAAGATTTGATAAAGAATTTAATGGTTGGTTTGTTGATCTTCCAGAATGGGAAGGATCTAAAGCCGATCTACAAATGGTTCTTGGTGCTGACACCTGGCTTGATTTGCTATGTGAAGGTGAGTGGTATATTTGGATAGCATTGTCCGATAAACCATTTGAGGGTGCTGAGGAGCTCAAAAAAATTTCGGATGGTTGGTTGTATGATGAGGGGAATGGTTCTGGTGCCACATATAAGGTTGAGTCTTACATGGGTATACCATTTGATATTAAAATGTGGTTATGTGACGTAACCAAGTTCGTGTTTGGGTCTTTACCTGATACGATCTATTACAAAAAATCTTAAGCATGCCATGTCAAGTGCTGGGGGGTAATTAGAAATAATTATCCCCTTTTTTTGGTTATTAAATTTTTCTTTCTTACCTTTGTAACAACAAGAGAAATTATGGATAAGAAAAAATGGTGCATTGAGAAGCACAATGAAACAAACCACATGTACGACACATACTTACCGTATGAGTTCCACTTGAGAATGGTGGCCCATGTCGGTGAGAAGTACAACCATCTTTTAGACGATAAAGAATACTTTACTGGTGATGTGGTTGTTAATCCAACCACACAGGTTTCGACTAAACACGCATGTATGCTTGCTTGTTGGGGCCACGATTTGATCGAAGATTGTCGTGTGTCATATAACGATGTTAAAGATATTTTGGGTCAGGAAGCGGCTGAGATTATTTATGCTGTAACCAATGAAAAGGGTAAGAACCGTAAGGAACGTGCCAATGACAAATACTATGAGGGTATTCGTAATACCAAAGGCGCTGTATTTGTTAAATTATGTGATCGTATCGCTAATGTACAATACTCTAAGATGACTGGTAGTCGTATGTTTGAGATGTATAAAAAAGAAAATGAGGAATTCATGACTAAGTTGGGGTTTACTTGGTATGCCACCGAACCTTACTTTGAAATGTTTCAATACCTGAGTGATTTATTTAAAAATTAAAACTATGAACATATTAGACATTGCTAAGATCATAACCATCATTTGGTTCTATGCAACAGGATCCTTCATGCTTGTTGCTAAAGTTAACGGTACTAAACCCATCATCGCCATGACAATTAAATTTATGACAGTTGTATCTATGGTTTACATCACACTTTTTTTACTTAATGTTGTAAAATAAATTAAAAATTATGAAAAAAATATTAATACTATTCATTTTGATGTTTGGCCTATTATGGCTAATATCATGTAAAGACAGAACCGAAAGCGTTGGAGATGTTGTTGGAAAACGATATCTCCGAAAAGAAATTCACACACCAGAGGCACAAATGGACGTTGAAGCCATGGACAAAGCCTTTAAAATTATGCGTAATATGCCTTGTGATAACCCATTGAGTTGGTATTATCAAGGTGCAATTCATTGGGTTCCCGACACAATCTTATATAACCCACTGTGCCCAAGCTATAAGACCCCAGCCGATTTAAAAGAAGCTTGGGATAATTGTACACATACACCAAGTGGTAAAGAAAAAATTCATTTCTTGGTTTGGCATAGATTATACATTCACCATTTAGAAAAGATAGTTAGAAAATTGTCTGGATATAAAGATTTCGCATTACCTTATTGGGGCTACACAAATAATTTTGACTACGACAAATTTTTACAAGAAAAATTCAGAGATCCGAAATCATCCCTATATGAACGTTGTAGATTTGATAGCTTGAACTATGGTTATCCTATTGCAGGTGAAATCCAAAGAGCTTTGGAGACAGATAAATTAATGAGTTACACCTCATACGAAATGTTTAACTCGCAGATTAACAATGCCCCACATGGTGCGATGCACGATTACATCGGCGCTGGTAATGTACAAACTGGTAAGTTGTTCAACAACCCAATCACTGGTAAAATTAGTGAGACAGGGTTGATGGGTTGGGTTCCGACAGCTGGGTTTGATCCAGTTTTCTGGACACATCACTCAAACATTGATAGACTATGGCAGCAATGGACTAATTCTCCGAATGGGGAGAAAGTTACATTGGAGATGTTAAAATCAGCTGACTGGTCTTATGTTTTCTTCGATGAGAATGGTAAGAAAGTTACCTATACAATGGAAGATGTGATAAAGATAATATACAAACTTGATTATGATTATGATGATGTTGAGGTATATGAAAAAGCTGATCAACCGATGATGGCTAGAGCATACAACAATGTTTTACATAGCAATAATTTCAGCATACCAATTAATGGTCAAATCACAGATGCTGTCACACAGGTTACGCCAACAAGTGGCCAGCTAGGTGCGCCAAATAGAGTTAAATTAGTATTAACCGTTTCATTCACGAAGATACCTAAAGGTGTCTATGAGGTTTACGTTAATCGAAATAAATTAACAACAGCACACCCGAATATGGTTGAGAGCTTCGCGGGTTATATGTCTTTCTTCGGAGCCGATCATAAAATGCCTGGTGAGTCTTGTGAAAAGGGTTGTTGTAGAACACTCAACGCTGACGGTAGACCAACAATGCAATTTGAATTTGAGGTCAACTCATCTAACAGATACCATGTTGAAATTTATAAACATAACGGTATTCACACTGGTGATTTAATTATCGAAAACATAAAGATTAAAATTTAATACAATGAAAAAGTTTAAAGTATCCTACACATTAACTTACAAAATTACTGATTACGATTTGTTTGAGGAGTTAGAATCGGATGAGTCAGCGTGGGTTAGATTTTTAACAGAACTACTCGATTCAATCAGATTCTCAGAGGATTTCACCAAGAAATGGATATCCACCGAGGGTGATGAATTATACTGGGATGATGAAGAAGAGCATGGTATTGCCGAGGTTGTTGTTACCGTTGAGGATAATTTTGATGGTGATGTTAAATGGTGGAACGAGTTGCTACCAATGTTGAAAGAAACTTGGGACATGCCAATCAAAGAAGATGCTGAATCATTCGATGTGGATGATTTTGCAACATCAATATCCGAGGGTGGCGCTTTCTGGAACATTGTTAAATGGGGAAGCACGATCAGAGTTGAGGAAGATTCCGATGGTTGTCTTTTTGAATATGACGATGAAGCACGTGAGCGATACATCGGAAACATTCACAATGTTGAAGATAGTTTGCAAATAATCAACGCCGAGTTTATAAACGCCAAAGGCGAACACTACGAACTATTGGATTGGGTTAATACTAAAGAAGAGGTTTTAAGTTACATAGAAAAAATTAATTAATGCATACATTAACGATACTGGTAATACTATGGTATTTTTTCCTGGTGCTACCGAATGCTCGTAAAAATAAGAAATAATATGACGGCAGAAGAAATAATTAAAAATAGCAAAAGAAAATATGAGGTCGGTTTCACTAGTGATGAGATCGTCACAATGTTAGTCGATAACGATATTGACCCAGACAAGTTTTACACTGCACTTGGTGTGAACACAATTACAATGATTGATGGTAATTTCGTTACATATTTTTGGGACATTGAAAGAGCATTAGATTGTGTGATCAACGACAGAGATATGGACATAACAGAGTGGGACTGATATGACATTACTTGAACTAGCGGATAAAGTTGCTGAGATTGAAAGGAAATACACTGATAGGTCTGACTTCCGAGTGTCCGTTAGTGTAACACACGATAGAGTTGTGCGATACACAATCGAACACACCGCAAAAAACAGAACGGTTGGTACGGGTTGGGGTGCGACTGATATAAAAGAACTTTTAACTAAGTTTGAAGTTGCTATGGCAGCTAATTATACTTTCGCATCCCCAAAGAATGATGACATTTCAATATGATTGGTGAGTTCATAAAGTACCAGGGCAATCATTATATTGTTACGGATGATCAATTAAAAGATGGTGATGAGTACATCACAATCGATGGTGTAAACCACAAAGTAGTTTGGTATTACGAAACATTCGGTACACACGTTTCCGTTTACTATGACATGATCTTTATGCCTTATGCGACTGGTGTTACGCATACATTTATTTCACAAGATTTAGTGGCTGTCCAACCAATGGACAGCCCAAGGGGGTGAATTGTTTTACTTAGATTTTCAATACGATTATGCTGAATGAGAGATTTATAATGCTTGACAAGATGGTTCTTTTGGTTGATGATAAAAAACCAAATAGAATCGGTGATCAATACGTTTGGATATCAAACGATGAGAAACATATTATAGAAAATTCCGATGCGTTGAAACAAATAGATGAGAAACCATCAACATTTTTTTCGCGCCACAAGATGATTAATATTGTCTGGTGTTTTATACCAGAAGATATCAAAAAAAATTATCTGGTTACAGTCAAATATAATTTTGATTAAAATGTTTCAATAAGATTTGGATATTTAAAAATATTTCTTTATATTTGTGACCTAAAATAAAAATTATGGTCAGCGAAAAATCAGCGATTAAGGCAAAATCAACCGAATTTTACGAAATTACACAGAACAACAGTGGTGGTTCATTCATCACCGATGATAAACTATGCCACAGATTGTACATTGAGGCCGTTTCGGAGGATGAGGCTCTAAGAATTGCCGAGGACTTGGGTTGTTATTGGAATGGTTGTGATGAGGGTATGGATTGCCCTTGCTGTGGCGATCGTTGGTACCCAGCATCTTATGCCACCAACATCGAGGAGATGAACACAAAATGGAATGGTTACGAGGTTTCTCAATGGCTGACCGATGGTAAAAAAGGAACCATTCAGAAAGATGTCGCTATTAAAAACTTGAAGAGCCAATATCCTGGCGCCACTTGGTTGGTTGAACCAATTGTTGAAAATAAATATAGTTCAACAAGAGTTGTTGGTAGACTTAAATTGGATAGCATTGAGCAGTATGCGCAAGTTATGGCTAACCTCTATGGGTGGACAAAACCTGATTGCAGAATTTTTTATAAAGATGGTACAATAAAAGAAATTTATACAAATAAAATATGAGTGGAGGAGCATTTGATTACGACCAATATAAGATTCGCAACATTGCTGATAGCATTGAAAGTGAAATAGAACGAAGTGGCAGACCTTTAACCGATGAGGAGTTCAGAGAAAAGGTTAGATGGTATGGCGTTGAGTATTTTGAAAGATACCCAGATGAGAGAACCCACCACAAATATCCCGATGAGGTCATCAAAAAATTCAGGGATGCTGTAAAGATTTTGAGAATTGCTGAGATATACGCACAGCGTGTTGATTGGTTATTGTCTGGTGATGATGGTGAAGAAACTTTCTTGAAAAGATTATCTGATGAACTAAATAAATTGGATTACAGTATTGTCATAAAGGATGACACTAAGAAGTAATTTATGTCTAAAGAATGGTTATTAAATGATGAGTATGGAACCTACCTATTGTGTGATGATATCATTGATGTTGGTGACCATTATGTTATTTTATTCAACAATGAACTTGAAGAACCATTTCCCAAAACCGAAGAGTTTAGATATCCAAAAATCAAATCGAACTTTTCATATGAAAGATTCAAGGTTATTTGGTTTTATGAGAAAGATAAATTAATAACTCGTGTTAGATGTGATGAAGATGTTGAGAAAGAATTGACCAGAGCATTGACAGAAGAACTAATGAGAAATATCGATGCTGAAATAATCAGAAGAATAAGAGAAGAATTTAACAACATTCGAAATGAAAATATTCAAGGGTAAAAATAAAGGGATGATCCACACAATGGATATAAGGTTGGATGACCTGCGAGCGGTTTTCTTTCCAAAGAATTTCCATGAAAAGTATGGCTACCTAGGCTATGTTCCTTTCGAGGATGCTTACGAGAAGCGTGGAATGATTCACGCATTGGTAATGGCAATGGATGCTGAAGCCAAACCCTGGTGGTGCCCAAGGTGGTTCCTAAGGTTCTTGCATTTATTTGGATCGGATAACTCAATCGTTAGAGTAAGGAACAGGTTCTTACATAATATTGAGAGAAAAATAACCAAGGGGATTCGAATGTGGGATTATAAAACTAAATGGTCTGATTACGATTTGAGAATAAGCATAGGGGCACCGAAGCATCTTCAGGATTTGGCTGATGCGATAGAACATTATGTATATCACAGAGGCTACAAAGCCGAGCTGGTTGAGAACATAAAGGAAATGGAACCGACATTCGATAAGGACTGGTATAGCTTATGTGAACTAAAAGATTATTATGAAAAACTGAAAGGGGAAACTGAAAACGATGAAACATCTGATTAATATATTTAAGCAATATAAGTATGAGTTATTATTAATATACACTTACATGTTAATTGCCGAGGGTTTGCTTTTATTGCAACCCTATTTTCTTGGAAAGACGATTGATGGTTTGTTGGTTGGTAACTGGAATTGGTTGATTGGTTTGGTTCTGGTTTACGCTGGATCAACCATGTTCATATACAAGAGAATGGTTTATGACACAAAGGTATACACAAAGATATATAACAACATCGTGATGGAGTTTATACATAAGACCGATGTTGATAACTCATCTAAGGTAGCCAGGACAGATATGGCTCACCAGATTGTGGATGTTCTCGAGAGTTACGTTCATTATTACATTTCCGTTATTGTCACGGTTCTGGGTAGTTTGGTTTTTGTGATGAGGGGAAGTTTGATAACAGGTTTCATTGTGTTGGGTTGTGTGTTCCCAATTATGTTTATTGTGTTTAAGTTTTACAAGAAGATAAAACAAGCAACTGTTGTTGGGAACAATCAATATGAGAAAAAAGTTGATGTTATCAATCGTTCCAATAAGGATGAGATAACAAGTTTCTTTAACAGAAGAAGAAAGTTATGGATATACGGTTCAACATTACAAGGAAAGAATTGGTTCTGGGTGAATGCGGTTAAATATACATTTCTTGTGACAGCTTTGATTGTCTTCATCAAGACATCTGACAAGTTATCTCAAGGGGATATCATCGCAATGTACTCATACATCAGTAACTTTTTGGTCTCATTAATGTCGATACCAGTTGGTGTTGAAGCATACTCAAGAATATTAGACGTATTAAAAAGAATACAATGTTAGTACACATACCAGTTGAAGAGTTGGACATAAACCCATCTTGGGCAATAAATAAAATAATTGGCGTTTCAATTGATTACGCTGATAGCACGGTTCACGCTATTTTTTATGGTGAGGCTGAGTCCGCGATAATATTTCGTCTTAAATCGTATGGTATGACTTTGGACAATAGATGTTGTGGTTATCATGTATCACATGGGCCAGCTGGAATCTTTATAAAATTAACGAAATAAATTTGCGTATTAAAAATTCCTGTTATATATTTGCGACATGCGAGACGCAACAAACATAAAGGATAAGGATTTTTACATCGATGGTGTGAAAACCAAGGCAACCAATGTCTGGATAACCGAGCGTGGCGAAATTTTCGTTTCATTGAAAGCACACGGAAATTGTGAGTTGAATATTTCAGCAAAGGATTTAAAAAAATACACAAAAAAATAATATATCATGAGAAGAGCATATCAAAACGTATCGTTCATCGTTGAGGGTGATAACTTTTATGGGGTATCACTCGGTTGGGATTTCACATCGGAACACGAATGGGGAATCAGGGGAATCAAAAACAAGTTTGGATTGAAGTCCGACAAGACAAACATCTTGGGGATTAAGAAACCATTGCTTGGGATTGATAACCGAAGAATGACAATCGGTGAGGTTCTGTTCAAAGAAGATAAAGACCTTTGTGTGTTGACATCTGAAAGACCATATGGGTTGAAGGAGAAGTATAAGGCCAAGGATCTTTTGGGCTATGACATTAAGAATGTTTACAACGACCTTGAGTGCGCTTGGGACGAGGGTGACTTTTGTATCGCTAGCAAGAACAAGGAAGATTTCCCTAAGATGAGGGAGTTGTATGAGGCGTTCAAGAATAAGAACATCGCCATCACATTTCTAAAGTCTGAGGTGCCAGCGTTCTCAAATTCATCATTGTCCGTTCTCATTCTGGATAAGTTGCCACAAGACGTATTGGATGAGATGTACAACGTGGATAAGGAAGCATATGATCTCATTGAGTATGAGAAAGAGATTGGCGTCACCAAGTTGAAGGAGGAGACAAGACGTAACAGTGGTTACAAAGGTAATAAGTATTTTATGGCTTGTTCACCGAGGTGGATTGATTATAAGGATGCTGTTGCGAGGGAAGAGAAGAAGAGAAAAGCGAACACGGAGTATGATATTATGTTTTGGGTGAACTACTCTGACGATGATGATAACTTTGGTTGGTACACCGCTGAGGAAATCATCAAATGGTTGTCCACACCAGGATTGAAATTGAAGTCTCTTAATGCGGAAAGGGAAACAGCATGAGAAAGATATTAATTGCGGTGATTTTAATCGGATTGGTTTCTTGCACACAATCAACGGTTGAGAAGAGACAAACAAACATTGTGATCAACAACGGACATTCCAAATTAAACATTGTTGAGATTGAGGGTTGTGAATATTTCTTTGCTGATTATGATAGGGGGGCGATCTTTGAACATAAGGGTAATTGCAAGAATCCCATTCACCCAGAACATTTAAGGAAATAATTATGGCAGCGCTATGGTTTAAAATTGGAATTGGTTTCATCGTGGGGTTGAGTTATCTTGGTGCGAGGAAAACGCACAGGGATATAAAGAGGGGTGATGTGCAATGGGTGGCTTGGAAAGGAAAGCACGATTCGATTTATTACGAGAAGCAAAAACGTTTGAACAATAAATAAAACATGGACAGTAAATTCGATGAAACGACACGGACGGTTGTTGTTCAGATGACACGAAGGGATGGGATGTCTTATTTTAATATTGTACAACCCAAAGAACAGGATGAATTAACTCTTCATGAGATAAGAATGATTCTGGCTGGTGCAGTCGCTCTGACAATAAAGAGTTCTGACAATGATGCCAAGGCAATGCGTGAGGTGATTGAATATCTTGAGCGGGAGTTTGTGGATGTGGATAGTTTCAACGATCATATGGTAAAAGTAAAACAATAAAAATTTGGTTATGACAAAAAAATTTGCATCGTTATTAATTTTGTTCTTGGTTTCCTGTTCGCAACCAGACCCGAATAAACCGTGGGAGGTTGTTGGAATCAAAGATATTGGTGACAACCAATGCGAATACATGGTGGTTCAATGGGTTAAGGTTGGTTTGCCATACAGAGATGAGTTTATTGATACTTGCGGAAAATATTATTTCAGTCAAAATATTAAAATAGATAAAAAATAAAAACACATGGATAATCAAGAATTAATGAAGAAATTAACGGAGATGGTGTGGGAGACACCAAATGATTCCGAATTGGGTGAAAAGGTTCGCAGTCTGGTTGACAATAATAAACCAAAGGATAACACCGTGGAGTACCAAGGAAGAACACCACAACAAGTTGAGGATAGCGAGAAGATATCCGTATTATCAATGTTGGTGACGGCTGGGTTGATCTTGATGTTGTTGGTGATGGGTGTGTATGGAATGAAACAATAAAGGATGATTGGAAGAATAAGAACAAAGTGGTTTAGAATGACCTTTGTGTTGAGACACAGGTGGGAGAAGAACAAGGGTATGGATAATTACACCGTATGGAAACTCAGAAAGGAATATGAACTGGGTATCTGGGTAAAACCATATCTTGCGGTTGGAAAACCAACTGGCCCATGGGTGGCGAAGAAGGTGTTCAGCAAAGATAATCATGTCAGGGGTTATATGATTGGATTGGATCTGATTGTATGCAAAACCTGGGTTGATATTTCTGGGGGGAGAGTTCTTGAGATTCCAATGGATTAAAAAAATAAATAAAAACAATGAGAACATACGACAGAACACATTCGTTGATTAAGATGATTATGGTATTCACGATCATCGCCGTGATTGCTTTGGTGGGCTCCAGAGCATATTTTATTTACAAGGGGGTCAAGTCAAACGAAACCTTGTATCAGGTAAGCGTGAACAATTTTCAAACCATGGAGACATATTTCACCAGAGAATATACCAGGGATGAAAAGAGCGGGTGCATTACCTTTAAGGATGGATTTGGAATTAAACGCATCGTCTGCAACAATTATACAATAACCGAATATTAAAAAATTATGTGGGTAAGAAAAACACCAAAAAAGTGGCAAAATCTATTTGAGATAATTATAGTTATATCATTAATTATAACTTATGGATTACTTGTTAAAGCTATAATAAATGAAATACATCCAATGTAAAATAATAAGATATGGGTATAGGTTATTCAGGAACGCAAGGATGTCTTTACAGTTGTGGGGAATCTTGCACAGGAGAATGTAAGGAATCGAACAAGGAAACATTGCCAGATGCAAAACTATCGGACGTGGAAGCGCTGAGGTATTTCTTTGAGAAGTATTTGTTCACGGTTGAGAATGGAAAACCGAGTCAGAGGGCTGCGAATAGATTAAAAGAATATATTGATATCGTACAGAAGAAGTGAATACAATAAGAGTGAATCATATGAAAGGTGTATTCATTCTTCAGGAGCTTGAGAATGGAATTCACAGTCTGAAAGAAGGAGATGAGTTTGTATACATGAAGGGTAAAAAAAGAATACTCACATGGTACAGCTCTCTGGCTGAGGATGAAAATATCATGAAGGTTGTATGGAAGTACGGAGTGAAAAACTGTAATAAATACACCAGAGTATTCGAGGAGAAAACATACCTTCAGTGGATTGAATACAATAAAATGATAGAGGCTACCACAGCAGCACGAAGTGCGCTTAAATAGCCTTAAAATGCATTCATTTTACATTATATTGCCCAGGATCCCATGTGAATTCTGCCGAGAAACACACATACCCGCAACTGACTGAAAATGAGTGCATTCAGATAACTCACTGACAGTCACTGAATTACCTGATAATCAGTTACTTACACTATTTCCCACAATCCCCCACTTACCCCCACAAAATCCCATTTCCCACCCAGGAACAAGTGAAAAAAATTTGAGCCCCTCGACAGTTTTCGATATATTTTTTTTAAATTATTAAAAAAACGGCGTAAATTTAATCGAAAATGCCCTCGATGGCGTCTATGACATGGGATATGAATGAGGTGTAATGGAAGGGTGCATACAGGATGCATAACCACGCGAAGTCGGAATCGTAAACTGTACTGCTGGTGAAAAAGAAACACCAGATCAGAACCACGATCGGGGTCGCGAATAACAGGTTCGAAGTTGTCAGTGGAATCAGTGCGATCAAGACCGAGGTCATGAACACCCAGAATGTGAATTCTCCGCCCATGATAAAATACATGGCGACCAAACCCAATGTATAGGCTGTATTTATTGCATTCATATTATTTTAATTTAATCAAAGATAACACATTAAAATTTAATGTGCAAATTTTTTTAAAAAAAAATAATGTATTCGAGTTAACAACGGGCGTTTTCTATTCATTCATACTATTTATTTGTATACAAAAAAATAAACAAAAACAGTATTGAAAATGAAGGACACACTCATCACCCAATTAACGGATACACTAACTAAAAAACCTGAATACGGAATATTATCATCAATGTTATCAATCACCATGAGTGCAACAGATCTCCTACAATTGATCGGTGTGATCCTCGGTCTTTTCATCGCGGTGATCACAGCCATCCTGAAGGTGATGGAACTCAGGGACAGGATACGTGAGAAAAGAGGTTTACCAACCAGAAAGACCAGACGCAAGAAAGAAGCGGATGACGAATAAGTGAATACATAAAAAAACTGAAAGGTGAATTCTAAAAGGGTTCACCTTTTTTATTTATATATGAATTCTAAAAAAGTTACGGATATGAATTCTGGAAGATCCAGCAATATGAATTCTAAAAATTATACGGGGTTGAATTCTAGTAGAAACTTAAACTTGAATTCGAGAACAGAACCTGGGAGGACTTTTTGAAATCAAAAACAAAACAGAGAGAAAGGGTTGCCTCCCAGGCCTGAACTCTTAAGGACTACAAATGTAATACAACTTTTTTTATTATGCAAGTTTTTTTGAAACTTTTTTTATCTTTTTTTTAATCGAACTGAAATGGGGCGAATTCGTCAAGCGCATATATCCAGATCGCCAGATACTTTTCCACCAGAACATAATTGAATTCCCCAGCTCTGGCGTCCATGGCACTCATGAGAAGTTCGATCCTTTCATCCAGACAGCTGGTGAGATCCAGAATAAATTTTTCCTGGTTGATCCCGAAAAGATATTTCTCCAGAAGCATTTCCTCCAGATCATCCACCTCACTGTTATTATTGGTGAGGATGTTCAAAGCATTTTTGCTGAGCTCGTGATCCAGATATACAACACAGGGTTCCTTCTTAATTTTATTACTGATCTTCCCCCTGAAAAATTCGGATGTATTAATTTTAATATATTTGATCGGGGCCATCTTCTCCTCGTCCACCGATGGCAGACTCAGGAATTCATTCCTGGTTCGATCGAACGCCGCCTTTACTTCAGCAGCCTCAAGATCATCTATATGATCACCTAGGATTAACACGTTAAGTGAATCCTCAAATGGTGACGTGAATTCAGCGATCACTTCTATCGCGCTTCTCTCATCTCCGCCCATGAATTCAGATCACATTTAAATAACATTTATTATTCGTCATGATAACCGAATCTGCATTCAGAATCGATTCGTCCGAGCTCTTGATCCTGAACGTTTCCATCTTGTATGGATTGTAGTAGATCTCCTCACCCAGGTTCGCGGCCCCAGAAGCAAGCTTGAATTCTTGGCAGCATACGAATGCATGTACATTCTTTTGCTTCGTCTCCAGAACCCTGGCCCGTCCAGCCTGAGATACCCTGAACGTTACGCCGTAAGCTTCTAGATCCTTGACATGCTGATACAGACGGTACCCTCTCTTCTCCTGGTTCCATCTCATCACACTGAAACAGTCTCTGTGTAGATTCCTGTATATCTTGAATTCTGGTCTCATTCGTATTTCTCTTTAATATAAGTATCAACGATCTCCGTCAACTCCGCCCATGGCATAAGTTTTCTCATCAGATCAGGTCGTCCTGGTTCACCAAAGATGATCTCACCTGAATCGATATACCCATAACAACCCTCGAAGTCAAAATCCCGATCGCGTTTATAAGACAGGCCGTAATTCTTAAGGTAACTAGGGGCCACATCCAAGATCCTGGCAGCTTCAGCATATGAGGTGGCCCAGCACAGTTTAAATGTCTGGTACCCTCTGTATATTACAGAGGTCTCGTATATTTTTCTTTCTTTCTTACTCATCGAATTGTCCCGCTTCTTTTGCTAGTTTATAATTCAGTTTCATGGTTGGTGAGATGTATTCCCAGACGCCCGCCTCGAGCGCTTCGAAGAGACCAACGCTAGCAAAGTAATTGTTCGATACCAATTCTAGCCCGCTGTTGTCCCTGTCATGCGGGTTAGATTCAACCCTGCGATACATCTCAACATTGCCGTTATCATCTCCTTCCTGGTAGTTACAGTAGAAGACGAAGTCTTCGGTTATCAGACCCTTATGGAATCGACCGTTCCAACGGATGATAAACTTTGGATAATTGTTTTGTTTTGCTTTCATATGACAAAGGTATATGAATTTAATTTAACTTGCAAGTCTGAATGCAAAAAAAAATAAGGGGTTAGTTACAACCCCTTACTACGAAACCTGTATCATCTTTCTTTGCTTCACCCTTTGCTTTCAACCCCACGACAACACCATTGCCATGTAAGAAAGTAAGATCGTGCTCGTCACCATTGATAACCTTTGCATTGTTGTATTCAGCGGGAAGTTCTGTCTCGTCCTTAACAGCGAAAACAACAGCGACATTGAAACCAAGTGCGAGTGCTTTGTCCGCTTCGCGTTGGTTGTCCTCTGTCTCCGCCCTGGAAAAGGTAAGGTGATAGTTCGCAGGCAATTGCTTTGTCAACCTTGAATAGATCTTTGTGTAATCGTAAAATTGCACATCAGGAAACATTTCCATGACATTTTTAAAACCACCCACTGGAATGTTCTCGTAAGGAATATCAGAGGTACCATTGAGACGAACGCACATTGCACCCGCACCATGTTTTTTAATACCCTTTTTAATTTCCTTAACAACATCGTCCATGAAGTTCACCTTGTCACGAAGAAAGTATTCAGTCTTATTCAGACGACCTTTCATGACATTGCTAAACTTGCCACGACCCGCTGTGAAGAGACATGACTTCGAACAGCCTGCTGTGGCTTTCGGGCAAATGTTCTTGCCAAGCGTGTTTTGTTTTTCTGGTGACATATACAGGATATAGGTTGTATACCCCAGTTTTTCACCTTTCTTTGTCTTTGCATTCTGCGTACCAAACAGTGTGGTAGGCTTCTTGTACGTGTACCCTAGATTAAACATGATTTTTATTTTTGATTTCGACACAAAGATAAGTGCAATAAATTTAATGTGCAAATAAAAATGAAAAAAGTTTTTTGTGATAAAGTTTGCGAGTTAAAAATATATGGTGTATATTTGCTCTCGAAATCAAAAACAATATACTATGCCAAACTGGTGCGAAAATCGTTTAGAGGTATCGGGTGATACCAAAGAATTCAAACAATTCCTTGCAATGGGAATTACCGAAGAACCTGTGCGTTACAGCAAAACAGGTGAAACAGAACTTGTCTGGAGAATGTCGAACTACTTACCGACACCAGAACCACTTTCCAGAACCATATCACCACCTCGTGATTGTGAATGGGTGAACGAGTGGGATGTGAACCACGCAAAAAATCGTATCGAGAAACAACAAGAGTTGATCGCTGATCTGGAGAAAAAACTTCTGGAGACCACAGACAAAACCGACAGGGACTTCATCAACAACCAATTGAATGAAGCAAAGATACCAATTGAAATTCCAGAACTAATTGAATGTGCCAATGGTACAGAAGAGAAGCGAGAGGCTCTTATTGAAGAGTATGGGACTGACAACTGGTACGACTGGAATGTTATGAACTGGGGAACAAAGTGGGATTGCTCGTCAGAGGAAATGGGTTTCGATACAGATAACGAAAACTATATTACAATTAACTTCAACTCCGCCTGGTCGCCACCAATCAACTGGTTGGGAAAAGTTATCAAAATGTTTCCGAACTTGAACTTCAAACTGGTGTTTATGGAAACTGGAAACTGGTTCGCGGGTTGTGCTTACAGCGAGGATGGTGAACTTATGTTAGCGGAGGGTGAACCAGAATATGTTTTGGATGGCGTTGTATATAACTACAATGTTGAACAAAGAGTTTATGTTGGTGAGGACGGAAATGTAATTTCGGAAGAAGAATGGAATGATGAGAACTCTTGCTTCCCAGAAAACCCATTCGATAACTTTGATACACCTTGGGAATAATGTAATAAAATTAACTGGGGGAGAAAAAAACTTCCCCAGTTTCTTGCATATTAAATAAATTTAAATTACCTTTGTCATATGATAATAATTGGAAGACCCATTGAGGGCATATCGTTAAATGGTTTGGAGTACCTTATGAATGAGGACAACACAGACTACAAGTATTTCAACAGCAAACGGGAAGCAATGGACTTTCTGAATTCTTTGTCGGAAGATGTTAAACTCACCGATGAGGAGTTGGAGGATTCATTCATGTTTCTGGATACTGAAACTGATTTTGAAAACCCAGATGTATTTACCAAAGGTGCGTAAACTAATATTTGTATTCACTGTCCTGGTGACAGGGTGTGTCCAGAGACCACCGAAGTCAATTCATGTGGTGCCACATGTGATTAAGAAAGTTGACACGATCGAACAGTACGATCCAACAACACTGAATTACAAGAAGCGCTACCGATATGAATTCTGGGACAGCACAGCTCCAGTTACAGTTGATCCTCAACATGCCCGTTACAGGGTGGGGGACACAATTGAATACACATACTACCAGTATTGATTTTTGTTTTTGATTTAGTGGTGAAGAGACGGTTCCAGAAATGGAGCCGTTTTTTTTTATATTTTTTTTAAGTCGAAGCTCCTGATGTTCATGATCTGGCTGTAATAGAATTCAAGTAGATCGCGTTTGTATTTGTCCAGATGTTTTTGAGCTTCGCTGTAATCCAGATAAGTATCAACCTGGTTCTCGCCGATCACGTACCAGTCGATGTAACACTTAAGCTCAGGAGAATTCATGTAAGCTTTTTTAATATACTGTACAAAATATCTGGGTTCGAATAGATCCTTCACCTGGAATATCTTTATTACAGATTCCTGGTAGTGTTCATTGTTCTGGAAGATTTCCTTCACAACATTCTGAGCTGTCTTCAGCTCCTTATAAAGTTTTGCTTCTTTGAATTCCACAGAGACAACTGGTTTGCTCTGGTACTTTCTGGTGAAAACTGAGTACGATCTATCTGGGGTGATCACGACAATTAAATATCGTTCACCGTCTGTTATATCAAAAGATCTCTCATTTAAAATCTGGGACTTCACCATCCATGATAAATATAACGTCCCAGATAAAAAAATAAAGGGGCTTTTAAGCCCCGTTAATTATTCTTCTTCTGGTACGGTGAATATCCCGATGTCTGGTACACAAACTTCTTTACCTGCAAGCTCATCTATTGAATACTTGCGACCGTCATCACCCTCGAACATCATATCGTCAGTCCAGTCCTCAACATTGTTCAGGGCCGCGAAGATGATATCACCTTTCATTGAACTTTCTGTTCTACCCCAGTTATCTATAACCTCCGAGTAGTAAATGATTTTTATCGCCATAAGATTAATTTATTTGTCCAATCCTGAATGTCCAAGTCATATCCATTGAATGACCAAAGTAAGCATCGGAATACATATCGCTGTAATGTGTTTCCTGAAACAAGGTCATACCTGATTTATCTTCCCAAGTTTCTTGGTGATGTCTGCTAATCTCAATCCCATGATACTCGGAAGCCAACCTGATTTCCTCATCAATCTTATCGTTCCAAACTTCCTTTGCCTGTTGTTCGGTGTGGAACTCGATAACACTCTCATCAACCCACTCGGAAAAGTCAGCCACATAGTGTGTAACATTTTCAGGAACTTCAACGCTGTCCACACGATAGTAATGATTACACTCGTTAAGCATCGCATCAAGTTCCTCATCGTAACCACAATCGAAACGAACACAATCTTTGGTTTGTCCGAATGAGTACGCCTCATCTTCCTCCAATTCGTTCTTCATACAAATATCCAACAGCGGTTTAACTCTGTTGTTGTAGAATGTTCTTGCTTCCTCCTTTGTAGGAAAGAAATAAACTTCGCTGTCACCTGTCAGGTGTTTGGCGACCATCACAAAATTAAGTAACTTCATATTATTGTTTTTGATTTCGATAACAAAGATAAGTAAATTAAATTTAATGTGCAAAAAAAAAGAGGGAATTTCTTCCCCCTTTCTTTCAAGTGTATTGTGAGTTAGTTAGCGAACTCCTCCGCCAAGTTCCACAGGCCTTTGTTAATCAGGACATTCATACGAATGTTGCTGATAGGGCGTGAAGCACGAGGCTTCTGCCCCTCGCCTTGATGTTGGAAGCCACCCTTGATGAGTTTCTCCTGAACTCGGTTGTAAACTCTCCACAAGTCAGGGCCATTGTCCTCAGGACGAACTGCTTTCAGGATTTCATCAACTGATACATTCTTCATTACTTTCTTGGTGTCCAAAGCGTTTGTCTTTGGGTTGATGTACTCAGGGAAGCGGATAGCGAATGCTCGCATAGCGAACTCGGTTTGTGCCTCCTCACTCATAATCACACCCTCGAAGCGGTTGATTGTATTGAACACAGTTGGTAGGTTCTCAGTGATGTTGTTGATTAATCCCTTAACCTCATCGAATGTTGTACCCATGTGACGAATACGGAACTTGTTGAATGTTTCATCAGCAACCACCAAGCCGTTCGAACAGATGATGCGGAAGATACCCACATGAAAGTTCAATGAGGTTGTGCGGTCGTGAGAATTCACTAACAGGATTTCAGGAACATTCCCCTTAACACCCAGTGAACCGTAGTTGTCATTACGGAAGCGCAACATGTGCTTTGTGGTTTCAGGGTTCTTCTTCGACTTTTGTTGCATAGCCGAGTGAACATCCCAACCCATTCCACCAAGACCGTCAATGATTTCAGCGGTGGTCATGAATTGGTAGTGCTTTGACACACCGTCCTGAGCACCGTCTTCAGGCATACGGAAAGCCGCAGGTGCAAGTTCTTTGATTTTTTCGAGTTCGTACATTTTATTTTGGTTTTTAATTATGATACAAAGATAAGTGGAATAAATTTAATACGCAAACTTTTTTACATTTTTTTTTGATCCGATCCAGAATTCAGGAAAAGAGGGGATTAACCCCTCTTCTGATATCCTATAACAGCGTCAAGAATTTCAACATGGTTGTCGGACACAACAATCTTTCCTCGGTCATTGCTGTCCTCGCCAACCCATTCAATCTCGCCATTGAGTTTGATACCCCATGGCTCAAAGAAATGGGCGATAAGATACTGCAACCATTCGGTGTAGTGGTAAAACTTTTCGTTACCATCCCATGATAGTTCAGTACCATCCTCGTTAAGCACCCATTGCAACCAAAGACCTGGCTGTTTGATTTTATCAGCGTTGAGTTCGGTTTGTAATTTATCACGCAAAACCCAATCGCCTTTGTATTCTCCCCATCCAATCTCGCCACTGGCGCTGTTGTGGTCGATAACACTATCATCGCCATTCTGACCCTTGAAACCATCTGCCCCAACAAAGTATTCCCCTTTGAAACCATAGATATCGTCAGGGTTGTTCTTGTCTTTAGCAAATGGATTGCCATGTTCCCCTTTGTAGAGTTCCATGAGTTTGTTAACATCGCGTTTCATTCTGCGAGTGTCAGCGAGTTTATCCAAGTAGTTCTTCTCTACGATGGTCGCTGGTCGGCTCAAAGACAATGAGCCAAAGAAATCGGTTGAATATCCCATATGTTTTTTGATTTTGTTGGTACAAAGATAAGTGAAATAAATTTAATGTGCAAATTTTATTGCAAAAACTTTTCGAGGTTTGTGTTGTAAATCATTTCCCCCTCAACAAGTTTGGCTTTGATACCATCAACAACAACCTTGAAACGAGCATTACCGATACTCTTCACAACATCTTCAAGTGTCTTTGCACCTTTCCAAGATACTATCTTGTAATTGGTTGAACGAGGGTTACCATAAAGGATTGCTTTCTTTGTTTGGCGTTCAATACTTTTCATAAAGTTCAGGCGTTCACAAAGGAATTCAACTTGGCTGTCAAACCTGAAATCATCAGCAACCCAATCATTCTTACCATTGGGCATTTGCGGGTGCGGTTTGTTGTAATCATCAGCAACAAACTGGGCGAAGTTCTGCTCGGTCAGGAAGTCCTCAAATGATTTCATCATCGCTTTGTGCTTTGCATCGAAACCATAGGTACGAATGTCAGGGCAACCACCCCAACCATCATTGTTCAGGTAACCTACTTTCTTGTTGTCGAAGTAGATGTCGCAGAAGAAACCACCCAAGTCGTGTCCGAAGTTTTCTTTCACATTCTTGATTGACACTCGGTCAGTAATTGATTTTGGTAAAATATTCATTTTGTTTTTGATTTTATGAATGCAAAGATAAATGAAATAAATTTAATATGCAAATTTTTTAAGAAAAAAAAAGCCCCCTGAATTGATCAGGAGGCTCCAACCTAAAAACCCAATTTAATCCTCATCGGTAGTTTCGTTCCAATCACCCCAATCCAAATCATCGTTATCCTCCTCATCATCGTTACCGATAAAGACAATGCAGAACGCAACATACTCACCCTCATCGTTCTTGATACCTGTGACTGCATAAGAGCCATCACCATATCCTGAAGAAGAAACAACACCATTTGGTAGGACACCCCAATTTTCTTCACCAAGTGTTAAATGACAACAAGCACCATACCAAGCATCACCCTCGTTAGTACCCATTCCAAAGTCACCACCGAAGTCGTATTGTGGTAAATCTTTCGCACTATCATCTTTGCGATAGTTGGCGTGGTCGAAGAAACCGAACTGACCACTATCAACACCCGCACTGAAAGGCATTTCGTGTCCACCACCATTCTCAATGGCTTTAACTATACTTGGGTCTTTGATAGCCGCTTCCAAGTTGTAAACCCAAAGACGAGCGATACGCTCACCCCAAGAGCCTTCATCGGAAGTTTCAATACCCGCTTCCCAATTTCCGTTTTTCACATTACTCACGATACCCTGACACCAAGTCGGGATTTCGTAACAAGGGTCGGAACACACCATTGTACCTGAAGTTACTTTGAATACTTTTGACATATTGTTTTGATTTAGGTTACAAATATAAGTGTAATAAATTTAATTTGCAAGTACTTGGGCATATTTTTTTGCAAATTCTTTAAGTTGCTCAGTTTCTTCCGCCGTTAACTCAGGAAGTTCTTCCTCGTTTGCAATTGTGATATCCCAGGAATCAAATCCAATGTTTATATCTTCCGATAAACAACAGGTGAGATTAGCCTCGTAGGTTTCACCGTTCTTGTCAAATTGTACATCAACGGCGATGTAAATTGTCCTACTCATAACCTCAAGGTTGGTTCCAACTAAAAGTTCCATATTATTTTGTTTTGATTGGGACAAAGATAAGTATAATTTTTTTAACTTGCAAATGTGAATCTATCTTTTTTTGGATGAGGGTTTTGGCACACGGCCCTGTTTAGTTGTTGGTTTGCTTACATACTTGAATGTACTCTTCGTGATTTTTACTTTTACTGACTTAGACATATGCTCTGTTATTAATTGATTTTACAAATGTGATAAAAAAAAAGGGAGATTTTAAAAACCTCCCCTTTGTGGAATGATAAGAGGAATATTAATTGTGCATATCAATTTGAACCGCCCACCACTGCTCGGGGTTCTCCAAAGCCTGCGAGGGGTCGTTCGTGTGATTGACGACATCGTAGACATTACTCTCGAAAGAGAAATTATCATACTTTAAGTCACGATAGATACCTGCGTAGTACCCTGACATATCGTACTTGTCCGCACTATCTTTCTTGGCCTCAATCATTTTATTCCAAATGGTTTCAGCCTCCGCCACCATATCTTTCTTCCAATCCTGAATGACGGGAATGCAATCAGTCAACGGGAGACAATCATCCTCAAATCCGTCACTGATATAACTGCTGCGAGAATATGGGTTCTGACCTTTCCCGCCAATGCTTTCCCAAATCTCTTGCAAACCCTGTGCTTGCTCCTCAACCATTTTGGTTGACAAGAATGGGCTATCCTCATTTGGATATGCTTGTTCGAAAAGAACCTTTGCTTTCTCGTAGAAAGTTTTCGATAGGGTGTTCAGGTTACCGCTCCAACGGCCACCGATTACGAACCAATCCCATACATCGCCATCCCCATAGTGGTCAAGAAACTCGTTGGCTTGGCCAATGGCGTCATCGCGGTCATCCGCTTTTACTAATAAGATTACTCCTTTGTGCATATATTTTGTTTTTGATTTATGAATACAAATATAAATGGAAAAAATTTAATGTGCAAATAATTTTTCAAGTGCAATTCTTCCATTCACCATGTTCTCAATCATGCCGCGAGATATCGTAGCTTCCTCACCCAACATCATATCAACATAGTCGTCAAGACAAATCCCTGCGCACCATGTGACGGTAGCTGTTCTAGATGTAACCTTCGTCACCTGATACCAAGCTCGACCGTCAGCGACAGGCCTGTAAAAGTAACGGTAAAGTAAGGGTTCACCTTTGGCTTCCTGAGCTTTGTCAATGTCCTGTAAATGTTTCAGGTTGATTTCAGAATTCTTGATGCACTTGTCGATGTCTGACCAATCATCAATTGGAGCTTGCTGTTTATATTTCATTGCTTTTGATTTTGAATACAAATGTAAATGTAATTTTTTTAACCTGCAAATTTTTTTTTGTCTAATTTGCTTGACATTTATCTATTTTTTGTTTAATATTGTGGACATGAAAAGAATTCTCATGACACTTGCAATTGTCGCTTCAATGTTGACAGTTGTATCTTGCGGATCGGAATCCACCGAGTCAACAACAGCTACGGACTCAACCGCTGTTGTTACCGATACCACAAGCGTAGACACTACGAATGTTTCCACAACCACAGACTCGGTACAATAAAAAATGAGGGGATGTAAAAGTCCCCTCTTTTTTTTATATACAGGGTAAGAATTCAGATGGTTTGAAACCATCCTTGTTCCACTTGAAGTTCTCAACGAGTTCCTTCGATACAGTGTGACTCGCTTCATTCCTTCCATCAAAACGATATTCTTCATTGGCGCAGTTCTCAAGCCATGCCAGACATAGTTTTGTGAATGACTGTTGAAGTGTGCGATGTTCCCTGTTCATTTCCTCAATGAATTCCTTCTCTTTGCTCGAGAAACTGTTCAGGTAATTGGTTACGGTTTCTACCGTTTCTTTTGCTGTGGGCTTTGACATATTTGTTTTGATTTAATGATGCAAATATAAGTATAATTTTTTTAACCTGCAAATTTTATTCAGGAATTGGTGATAAAATTTCACCAGGTAGGATTGGATTGTCGTTCCAGTCCATCCAGACACAGTACTTGTTCCCGTTATATTCATAAAGAAATTCCTGAGACCCGTTTGATTGCATCTCATTCTCTTCGTTAACATCACAGGGCCACCTGTCGATCAGGTTTCCTTCTTCAACAATATGTGCTGTCAGGGCTTTACAGGTCGTCATAATCCTCGATTGAATTGGTTTCACACTCACCTGTTTCCGTATCAACATTAAAGGTGTTCTCAAAGTTCTCACAATCTTTCACCAGTACATTCCAGTTTGGATTGTTCTGAATGTTTGCGATAAACTGCCTCGCGGCGTCTGTTGGGTTCTCCGCTTCGTATGTAAATGAAATCACACACTCGTAAAATTTTGGTTTAGCCATTTCGTTTTGTTTTGAATGCAAATATAAATGAATTAAATTTAATGTGCAAATCTGAAATCAACTTTTTTTGCTGTTGATCCTGGTATAATCAGAAAAGGAGACACTAGGTCTCCTCTTCATCATCAAAACAAAACATCACACAAAGACTCACCTCATAGGTGCGGAATTAATTTGGTACCAAACATGCTCGTAAATCGCGACCATATCATCAGTGTCCAAATCCATGTAATCCCATACCTCACCTGTTTCGGTTTTAACGAATACTCCGCCGTTGTCGTAACCAATGGTTTCAACTTTCATCGTACCTTCTGCTGTCGATATGGCAATGCCTTCGTTCTTGCAGTTGTAAATGGCTGGCGGAATCGCGGGCTTAAGTAAAGCTTCGGTTTGTTGGGCTAGCCTCACCCGAATCTTGCCAACCTCTTCATTGAAATCAGTATAGTTTGTCATTGTGTTATGCAAATATAAGTGAATTTAATTTAACTCGCAAACTTGTCTTCAAGTTTTTTCAACTCATTTTCGAATTCATCCATCATACTATCAGTATCAAACACAGGCTTCCCTGTTTCATCATCCTCATAGTAGTAAACACCAACCTGAATGCTCTCAGGGATTGCATTCTCGTCCTCGTCACGGACAACCTTGCGAACAAGCGGTTCGAGAATGTTTTCGAATTCATCCGTATTCAAAGTGGTCATATCCATTGGGAGTTTATCCTCAACAGCCATTTGAACAAGGGCTTCTTTTATTTTCAGGGCGTAGTTTGAACATACAGCCGCTGTTCTCATTGATTTTTCCATACAGCAAAGATAAGTATAATTTTTTTAATGTGCAAATTTGAATACAAAAAGATTTTAATTGTCGAATTCAGGGTCGTAGGGACATTCATTGTCGTACCAAATTTCCTCGATGTTTTCATTCAGTTCTTCCTGAACCTTCTGAATGAATTTAGGTCTGGCAGAATTCAAAATCTCTTCCTCACTTGCATTCTCATCCACGATGACTCTTGTCATCAGGGATATTGTAACCAGTTTTGCTACCTTACTCATATCGCAACCTCCTCAATCTTGGTTAAGAAATAATCGTAGTAATCGTTGAAGATGTCTTGTGCTTCCTCTGTATAGATTGAGCAACCATTGTCCTCACGATACATTTCATCCTCATCCACGATAAGACCCTTTGAGAACATCTCATCCTTTGTGGCTTCGTTGGCTAACTCACTTGCGAGTTCCAACTTGTTGATTTTAATAATATCTTCCATTGCGTTTTTGATTTGGAGGCAAATGTAAATGAAATAAATTTAATGTGCAAGTATTAAAACATTTTTTCTTTCAACTCATTCGCTTTAGCGTAGTGCTTCTCAATTTGCTTCGCGAAACTAACCAACCTTGCTTTGGTTTTGGCGTATGCAAAGAACTGGCACATCTCACTATCAAACTTAATACCGCTACAATTCACATTGCGTTTAACGGCTTCTTCGAAATCGTATGCACTTTCATATTTATGTCCGATGACCTCGGCTTTGGGAAAGCCCGTTATCGTCCATTCAGCCCCGTCCCAATCACCTTTATAGATTGACAGACCGATACTCGTGTTTATGTCTTTTGTTTTCATGTTGCGAATGTACATACAATATTTTTAACCCGCAAACTTTTTTACATCCATCAACTGATTAATTTGCGAGAGCGATGCTTTAAGAAATAATTGTCTGAATACCTGTTCATCCATACAAACCCCATTGATGATATATTCCATTGTTTCCCCATCCACATCAATAGCTAATAGATGTTCGATAATGTGGTCTGCTGATGATTTTTGATTTAAATCCATTTTAATTGTTTTGTAATACAAATGTACATACAATATTTTTAACCCGCAAACTTTTTTACAAAAAAATTTTTTTTACAGTAAAATTTGCAAGTTAAATTTATCACACTTATATTTGCATCATCAAAAAACAAAGCAATGGACTTATACAAAGCACAAACACTCGCAAACGAACTCATGCAAAAGCATGGTATCAAACAACAAGGTTGGCGTTTCACCTTTGACAACGCAAGACGCAGATTTGGTTGTTGCAAGTACCGAGCAAAGGTAATTACATTATCAAAGTATTTAACACATTTGAACGATGAAAAAGAAGTTAGAAATACAATCCTACACGAGATTGCACACGCCCTCACACCAGGTCATCACCACGATAGAGTATGGAAAGCCAAAGCACAAGAAATTGGTTGCTCAGGCGATAGATGTTATAGTGGTAAGAGTGTTACAACGCCCGAATCACGCTATATTGCAGTTTGTTCGGGTTGTGGTCATACTCATAAGAAACATAGAGCAACACGCAATACATCTTCTTGCGGTTTTTGTTCGGGTGGTCGCTATAACCCTACATACAAATTGGAGTTCAAATTAAACCCAAAGTTTTTGGGTTAAAATTTGCACATTAAATTTATTGCACTTATATTTGTATCATAATCAAAAACATATAATACCTATGAAAAAAAATGAAGTTATTAAGTTAGTGAACGAGTCCGCAGGTTCATTGTTCACAAAGGAAGATGTCATCAATCTTATTAACAAGGTTGAGGGTGAAAGTTCGGTAGACCTTAACGAGTTACGCGAAAGAGTTATCGCGATCGTTGAGGAAGCGGATCCAAGTGATATTGAAATCAGTGGATACCGCACTACATTCCGAATTACCAACGGAAACGAGATTGAGATTGATGATGCCGATTTTGATGCATCACATTATGTGAATGCAATCACACACGACATCGGAGAGTTGTTCAGCAACATTGAAACAAAAGAAGAAGAAGTGGTTGAGTAATAAAACATTGAAAAGAAAGGGGAAGAAATTCCCCTTTTTTTTATCTTAAAATTTGCACATTAAATTTATTGTACTTATCTTTGCATCAACAAAAACAAAACAAGATATGATAAAAAATCTTTTCACCAAGGAGTCGCTTTCGGTTAGCGTGAACCGATTGAATGAAAACAAAATCCGTTTATGTATCAGTTCGGACTATTCGGGTTCATCACGCAAGTCGCAGTTGTATGTGAACGAGAAACGAATTGCTGAGGAAGTTGAAAACTTTTGGAAGTCAATCAAGACCAAAAAGTTGTTGTCAATGTCAGTATCATTCAGCGAAATTGATTGGTACGATGATATGACCGACATTTACGAAACACCGATTGTTCGTATTGAGAGAGGTTTGAAGAAAGCAAAGGTATCACACCAAGAACACGGCTCAATACCAAAAGATTGGAGTGCTGATTTGTATTGCACATTCGCTGATACAACAACCAACACACCGATACTTGAAGTGGTTAAGAGTGCTTTGGGTTCATTCTTTGATAGCGAGGCGGAAAAGAAGTTCATTAAAGACCTTAAACCTTTCTTGCAGAAGAAGAAAACAAATGCGGGTTGGGAAGTTGAATACGCTTATTAATCCGTAACGATTGAATACAAAGGGGATAAGAAATTATCCCTTTTTTTTGTAAAAAAATTTGCACATTAAATTTATTACACTTATCTTTGTACTATGAAACAAACAATGAGAGAAAAACTAATAGACGCCATTGTGGATATGGCGGGGGATGAAATCGAAACACCGCAAGATATGGTTAAGTATGCGAAGATGTCCGATGAACAATTGGTTGATGAGGTTATCAACATTGCGGAGTATTATCGCAGAGAGAGTAACGAAAGCACCGATTTTGAAATACCCGAAAGGTTAATTGCTTGTAAAACTATTTTGTTTGAAATGAACAATGATTTGAAAGATTACAAAAACCAAAAGGGTATCGGAACGATGAGTGATGTTGAGTGGGGTGATTTGTTTATTGAAAGGATTACCGCTTCATTGATGTCTTACGAAAATTTGTGGAAGTAATATGGCAAAAGCATTTAAACCTTCGGTGAGTTATAGAAACCAACAAGGAAAAGATGTTTCTTTGAGGGTGAATACATACGCAGAAGTTAAGAAGCGTATGAATGCATTTATGAACGATAGTTTTGATGAATACATTTGCGTTTACCGACACAGGAGAGGTGAATGGGGCGAATGGTTTGAACACTGGATTAAACAGGGTAAAAAAAATGTAATAATAAAACAAGGGTGGCAATGATGAACATTTGGATAGACAATAACACAGGGATTACCTATAAAGGTGATGAAGCAATGGTAGAGTTTTTGCGTTCCCAAGGTGATGAGAACTATAATAGTGTTAGTGATGAGTATCTTATAAATGAAGCACACTCACAAGGTTGGATAAAATTATTGAATTAAAATTTGCACATTAAAAAAATTACACTTACCTTTGTATTCATAAATCAAAACAGATATGGGACAGTATTACAAACCTTGTATTCTCGCTGAAAAGACGGGCGATGATGAAAAAGAAACGGTCTTAGGGTGGATGTATTCACACAAGTACAACAACGGGCTCAAACTTATGGAGCACTCGTGGATGCGTAACGATTTTGTGAACACTTTTGAAAAGTTGTTATCACCGAGAGGAAAGTTTAACAAAGCCCGTGTAGTTTGGGCTGGTGATTATGCAGACGGGGAAAAAGGTTTAACTCACCAAGACGAAGAGGGGAAAGTTAGAGAGGTTAATCTTTACGACCTTTGCGATGATGATAACGAGCTCGCACCTACCCGTGTTAATCGTTCAAGGTATCAGTACATTATCAACCATACCAAAAAGCAGTATGTTGATAAAACAAAAGTACCCGTTAGCGATTATTGGGAAGATAAGAACGGGAAAAAGTGGCCGTTCACAATTCACCCTTTACCTTTGCTAACTTGCGAGGGCAACGGGCGAGGCGGTGGAGATTTTAGAGGGGATGAAAGAGGGCAGGTTGGAGTTTGGGCTCGTCATTCAATTTCGGTTGGAAATAGAATACCGAAAGGATATACAGAGTTCATTTTTGACCTTACAGAATAATATATTGTTGCGTTTTTTGATTACAACAATAGGGGGCGGTGGAAACATTGCCCCTTTCTTTTTATGGATCCACCAGGTTTGAAAAGTTTTTTAAATTTTTTTGTGATAAAATTTGCGAGTTAAAAAAATTACACTCATATTTGCACCAATCAAAAACAAAAAATAATTCTTTATGAAAAAAACAGAGAAAATCGGGCGTAAAAATTCAAGGAATTTTGCGTTCAAAACCTTACTCAAAGAAACGATTGAGTATGATGTGAATGGTAATGTAATTTGTTACCCTGCGATTGTTGAAACAACTAATTATGAGTTGTTAAAACTATTAAAGTTTAACCGAAAAGTATCACCTTCTCATGTCCAAAAAATGGCTTCAAGCGTTACACAATTAGGTGCAGTTCTTCGTGATGTGGTTGTTGTTAAAATCGGTATGTCTTACAATGTGGCTGATGGACAACATTTAACCACCGCCTTAAAGGGTGTTGAATTACCTATTCGTTGCAAACTTATTGAGGTGAAAGACGAAAAGGAAGCGTTGATTGTTGTAACGAAATTAAATAGCAGTTCTCGTAATTGGGGTATATCCGACTTTATTTGTGGTTGGTCGGATTTCAACAAAGATGTAAAAGTTATTAGTCAATTAACGGAGGATTTCTCTCTCACCCACACAACGATTGCCGCTTTGCTCACAAATTCAACCACCGCTTTGGCAAAGAAGCAAATCATAAACGGGAGTTTCAAAGTTGTTGATATGCAAGAAGCAATTAAGCGTATCAATGCGATTGATTTCTTCTACAATGCAACGGGGTTTGTTCGCAGTCAATATGCGACAACGGGGTTGATTAACTTTATGGGTAACTTGGGAGTTGAGAAATACTACAAGAGCCAAAACAAGTTTATTGAATGTATTAAAAGGGGTATGAAGAAACGCGACTTTAACGGAAAAACCTATGGTCGCAAAGAAGATTACCTTGAATTTTTCAACGCTTGTTGGAATAACTAAAAGTATGAACAAGATAAGGGGGCGAAAGTCCCCTTTTTCTTTTTAACTTGATTGCCAGAGAAAAGAAAAGTATTTCAAATTATTTTTTGTGAATACTTGCAAGTTAAATTTATTACACTTACATTTGCACTATCAAAAACGAAACAATATGAAATTAGTAATCAACAATGTAGAGTTCCCCTTTGACTTGGGGTGTCGTGTTCTAAAACTGAAACACAAAGAGGATTGTCCAATGGAACAACTTGAAGATTTTTGGAACGATATTGTTCCCTTGTCTTTCAATGAGATTGCACGATTAAACAACCTTGAACAAAGGCGAATTGGTGTTTTACATTTGGGTTTGGACAAAATTGTCGCTGATGTAAACCCAAAATTGTTATCCAAAAAAACACTCAAAAAATCAACCACTTGGGTTGATACCAATGGTAAATTGGTTGAACACAAGTTTAACGATACTTATGAATTGTACGAGGTTGAGGGTAGTTATTTTAACGAGGGGTTGAATGGTAGGGGTATGGAAAGTTGTCATTATGTCCGTTGCAAAGATACAAGCACCGATAGAGAATATCTTATTTGGGTTGATTTGCAGTCCGTATATCGCACAAACGATTTGGGGGATATGTGGAAGTTTGACAAAAAGAAAGTAAACGCTATACAATGTATTGCGTGGACTATCCAAACCGATATTCCAATGGGTAAGATTGAGAAGATTATCCGACAAGGGGATTGTATTATGATTAAACCAAAGGGTAAATACCAATCTTTGGGTAGTGCAAGACACTTGACCGAGAAAGAGTACAAAACATTACTTGTTGCAGAAAGTTAAAAAAATACTTGCACATTAAAAAAATTATACTTATCTTTGTACCAATCAAAAACATAAATGATATGAAAAAGAGTTTAACAAAGCACACTTTGTTGGTGGGCGAGGGAACAAACCAACACACACTCTATGGCAATTTCGCTATGGACTTGCAAGAGAAAACCGATTTCCCCGAAGTCCTTGTCAAAGAGGATAGTGAACTGAAACACGAAAAACCGAATGGTGCGTGGAGTAACGAACACAAAACCTTGTTAGTGGACAAAGGGGATTGGAAAATGGGTAAACAAGTTGAGTACAACCCATTCAGCCAACAAGTTACACGAATTTGGGATTGAGGATTTTGTTTGTTTATTTGATAAAGAAAAGAGGGTGGAAAGAAATTTCCCCCTTTTTTTGTGTTAAAATTTGCGAGTTAAATTTATTACACTTACATTTGCAATATCAAAAAACAAAACAATATGGCTAATCCGTTAATTCATTCAAAGTCCAGCGTTAAGCGTTGGGGTGGTAAAGTGGAAGATTACTTGGCTATCCACGAACTTATTGATAGTCCGAAAGCGACTATGAACAACAATTCAGCAAGGGTATTAACACACAATACTTGGTTTGCTTACACAATCATTCCAAAGGTGTTTGGTTACAATATAACCAATTCAAGTGGTAGAAGTGTAGACACGATTGATATTGCTATGTTGCATATCTTGGAAGATTTCCGTATGAAGTTTGTGCCGACTGCACAGGACTATCTTAAACACTTTGATTTGCCCGATTGGATACACAATGGGGTTAAGTTGGTGGACAACCCCGAAAGTATTGAAACTGCAAATGTTTTCTTGGATAAATTAAGAAAAGAGAACGAAGAACTTGCAAGTTAAATTTATTTCATTTATCTTTGTACCAATCAAAAACAAAAACGATATGCAAGAAATTATTGAAAAATGGAAAGCCCAAAAAATCGCTTTCGCTGAATTTCATTTCAGTTGTGGTGGCGATAGTATGAATGACACAAACCTTTTGTTCCACGATAAAAAGGGCGAGATTGTGAATGATGAAAGTGGTTTAACTGACTACTTTGACAATGAGGTTTACAACCAAGTTCAGTTTTATGAAGCGTCTGACGGACACTATATGGGCGAAAGTGGTATTGTCCGTATTGAATTGAGTGATGAAGAAGATGATTTCACTTACTCAAAATCGGCTCAATCGGAGTGGTGCGAAAGGTATAGTGGTAATGTACTTTGTGAGGTTACAAAGGAACAAGCCGACTTTCTAACTGAATACATTGGTGGTATGTCGCACACTAATTGGAACGGAAAGAATACTGACTACAAAAAGGATTTCATTCTTACCGAAGAAAACGAACAAATGATTGAGCAGTTGCACGAAAGTTTCCAAGATTGTGCAAACGATTGGACACCCGAACACAAGGGCGAAATTACTGATGATAGCGTAAACTACAATACGGCAGAAGATGAGGGCGAGAATGGTTTAGAGGTTGTTGAACAAGAGGGCAAGTTGTATGTGAAGTTGTATGTTGATTGTGAGGTTTACGAGTATAGTGATAGTGATGATTAAACCATAAAACTGTGGGTAAAAAAAGGGGGCGAAAGTCCCCTTTTTATTTGCATATTAAATTTAATTCACTTATCTTTGAACTATCAAAAACAAAACGAGTATGAGCAAACCGAAATTTTATCAAGCAGTCCTTCAAGAAGTGAATGGAAATGTACTTGACCTGGTGTACCCACATTTGAAAGGAAAGGGACAAATGACAATGACCGAGAGAATGGGGAGTGAGAATGCAGAATGTGAACAATGTGGCGAGAATGAATGGTGGTTGTTTCCCAAAGAAAGTGTTATTGTTGCACAAGGTGGAAAACCTTATATTGAATGCTTAAATTGTGGGCATGTTACTCACTTGTAAATTTGCACATTAAATTTAATTCACTTATCTTTGTATTATGAAATTGAAAAGGACAGCACACGATTACTTTTATTACTTTGTTGTGATATTTGGAGTGTTGGTAATAACACTACATTTTATTGCCCTTATCTTTCGTATATTAACTAAACTATAACGCTATGAGTATGTATTCAAACTATGACTATTGGTTGCGAAATTTGAGTTCAAATAACTTTCACCAAGAAGAAGCAAACTTAATGTGGGTTATTGAATACAAGGGTGCGAAGAAAGAAGCGATTGAATGTGCAAAGAACAAGTTGAATACTCTCATAAAAATCAAAGAAGAACGCCAAGCGTATGAACAACATATACAAAAAGGAAAACACCTATTTGGTGTTTGAAAGAGGAACAGACCAACCCTTGCGTTGGAAGTCCGATAACAAATTGTTTTTTGCGGGAAGCGTTGATGACGCACTTGAGGGTTTACCTCATGGTGAGTTTGTCGCGATCCAAGTTAGCCAGTGTTCAAAGGAAATACAAACCGAGTATGAACAACTGATTGACGAGAAAATAAAAAGTGGTGAAATCGAAGTTTAACTTGCGAGTTAAATTTATTGCACTTATATTTGCATCATCAAAAACAAACCTATGAACAAAGATAAATCATACCGACACAATCTTCGCATTGAATTGCAACGAAAGGAAATCATTGAGGATATTAAGACCGAAATGATATGCAACAACGCACAAGAGATAAACCTGCATGGTGGTATTATCTTTAACTACATTGATGACCAAATGAACGAGGTTATTGGTGGGGTTACACTTGATGAACGAGTGTTTATTGATAGTGGACACGATATGGACACCATTTCTTTGCAAGACCTTTCAACCGACCAACTTATTTGTTTGTTGAAGATGATTGAGGAAAAGGAATTTGAGGTTACGGAATTGCTTGAAGAATAATTTTAATTTTTTTGCAGTAAAATTTGCAAGTTAAATTTATTGCACTTATATTTGCATCATCAAAAAACGATACAATATGAACAAAGAACAAATCATCTTCAATGCGATTAACGATGGCGGAAGTGCCACCTTCGCAACAATCATTGCCAATGTTGAACAAGACATGGTAAAAACAGGTAATCCTTTGCGTAAGGCGAATGTTACCAAACTTGTAAACTACAAGTTTTTGCTTAATGCTGTGTACCAAAATGCAGTAAACAATCAGCGTGTTCGTGAGGGCAAAGAAGCCGATTTTCAAGCCAAAAGTAATTGGCACGAGAAAGTTTACGATAGCAAGAATGGTGCAATCGTAAGAAGCAAGAAAGCACAAGACAAAATGTATTTGTCGGGCATTGTTGAAAGTGCAGAAGTGTTGCAATACTTTGTTGATGGCAAAGAAGCCACCGCAGAAGAAGTGGAAATCATCAAGAACTTTAAGCGAGTTTCAAGTGCCGCAAATCAAGGTGTTGCAGATGAAGTAATCTTCCGCACAATCAAGATTGAGGGCATTAAGGAAGTGAGAGCCAACAAGAATGTAATCGCTTTCAAGTAAGCGAGAAAGCCGAAACAAGAAAAGGGGAGCAATCCCCTTTTTTTTTATTTAACATAATACGAGAGTAAAGGGCAGGTTCCCTTAGAACACCCCAGCCACCTTTTGAGTGCCCGCCCTTCCTTAATTGGACAATACAAAGGTAAATGTATTTTTTTTAATGTGCAAACTTTAATGTAAGTTTTTTTTATCTTTTTTTTGTGATAAAGTTTGCAAGTTAAATTTATTTTGTTTATCTTTGTATCAACAAAACAAACAAACAATATGTTATTAATCGGATTAAAAACAGACTACACCTGCGTTGGAGTTTATGACACCGACTATTCAAGCGTTCGCCACCAACAAACAGATATTATCGCAGGTAGTCCAAGCGACACAAAGGAAACCCTTTCCGAACTTTACCACGAAATGGTTAAAAAAGCCGAAAGAAGTCAAAATAAGTTAAGTAAGATTGAAAATGAATTGGAGTATTCTAATATGACTGAAGCGGAGTATCTTCGTAAAACAACTAAACTATTGGCTGATATTAAGATTTTAAAGTATGACCGAGTGTTGATTGTTGATGGTATTATTTTGAAATAAAATTTGCAAGTTAAAAAAACTACACTTATCTTTGTATCAAGAAATCAAACGATATGCACAAAGCGACATTGAACTATTGGAACCCAAGAAACGAAACGGTTGTAACCGAAACGGGTTTTTGTTACCTTGATAAGACATCGGTTATCACCAGTACAAAGGAAATTGCGGACATAACCGAGATAGGTTTGTTTGAACAATTCTATAAACTGAATAATCGTTTAAGATATTGCAACGGGAGTTATTACAAGTTTCAAGACAACGAGTGGGAACAAAAGTACCAAGCGTGGTTAAAGTCCGATGACTATAAAAAGAAATCGTTTGACCTTTACTACGGGAACGGAGTTGTTGATTAATTTGCACATTAAATTTATTTCGTTTATCTTTGTGATATGGAAAACGAAATCGATCAATTAAAGCACCGCCTTGCAATGGTTAAAGATGACTTGGATGTTATCCGAAAGTTTATCTATGAGAACGGGTTGGCAAAACAATTTGAGCAACCAACGGGAATGGCTGACGAGTGTTGGACACACTTAAACAACATTGAAATTGCTTGCGACCTTTCAACCGATGAACCATTAAGTTGGAAACCATTTGCGAGTTAAATTTATTATACTTATATTTGCATTATGTTTCAAGTACAATCAAATCAATACATACCCCGTAAGGGTAAAAGCACACCGAGTGGTATGCCTATGTGTGCGACATACTATTATGTTACCAACGAACGAGGGCAAGTGGTAAGCCACAAAACCTTAAAACCTTATAGAGGTAAGGACTTGGCTAACTATTGGTTTCACGATAAACAAAGTGCTGAAAACTTTGCAAATAAATTGAATGAAAATTTGCAGGTTAAATAAATTACATTTATCTTTGTATCAACAAAACGAAACGATATGAAAGCATTTAAGATTAACACCGCTGACCGCAAAATCGAAGAAATTGAAATCAACGATTGGAAAGACATTGCACCTGCTATTGGTAATGGTTGCGAAACCTTCGCTTGTCCTGTAACATTCGAGAACAACGACACAATCTACACCGATGATGAGGGGTTGTATCATCCGTTTGATGGTGGGTTTATGATGGCGGACTGGCAATACCCTATTGTAGGAAACGCTATCTTACAAGGTACTGATGATGATGGCGAAAGCACCGAGCCAATCACAACAAAAGAAGAATTGGAAGCAATGGTTATTTGGGTGGACAAAGCCACTTGCGACCGATGGGCTGCACAATTTAACTAAAAAACTTGCGAGTTAAATTTATTACACATATCTTTGTATCAACAAAAACAAACAAATATGTTAAAAGTAACCGACTTCGCAAAAGATTACCACGATGACCGAGAAAGGGCATTCAAAGTGTTGAGCAGTTGTAACAACTTTTTGCAACTGAAAACCGCAAGAAATTACTTTGAGGCGGTAAAACAAAAATGGGGTTATGCCCAAAGTATCAATCCAACAATTAAACTTATGGTTGATACCGATGAAGAGAAGTTTATCAAAAAACTTCAAAGTATGGAAGTATCATTGATTTGTTAAATTGCTTGTTTGTTTATTTGATGATTGGGTGGGGGAAATCCCCACCCTTTTTTGTTTATAACAATGTGGATAACTTAGATCCCTGAAATTTGCAAGTTAAATTTATTTCATTTATCTTTGTATCAACAAAAACAAACAAAATGGCAATCAAGCAAACGGACATTCGTTTAATGGAGCTAAAGAGTAAGTTGGTTAAGTTTAATGACCGAGCAACAGAAATTTTGGGTGAGAAAACAACATTGATGTTTAAGTTGGAGAACGGGCACATACACCCTATTCTTTGTCTTATGAAAGTACACGCACTGGACTTTGAGATGTGTCTTATCAACGAAGAAGTTAATGAACTTAAAACGGAGTTTGAAACAATACAAATGGTTAGCGAACTTAACATTGATTTTTCAACCGAAGATTTTTGAGGTAAAATTTGCAAGTTAAATTTATTTCATTTATCTTTGTATCATAATCAAAAATAAACAAGATGAAAAAAGTATTCTTTATCGCAGTTGTGTTGTTCGGAGTAACAACCGCAAAAGCACAAACAACCAACAAGGTTGATGTTGTTGACACCCTTGAAACTTGCTCAAAGTTAGCACAAAACAAACTTACTTTGCCAACAAACATTTCCGAAGAAATGACAATTTCAAGGAACGCAAGTAACGGAACATTAGTTGCTACATTCACAAAGCATTTGGCAGAAAGTGATATTGAGTTGGTTAAAAACTACATAAACTATTATTATGAAAGGTGGCAACCAAAGGGTAGTAAATATAATAGTTCAGCACCCGATATTGACAACAAAAAAAATAAGTGTGTCATAACATTCTATAAACTTTAATTCTTTCCGATTGAAAAAAGGGGTGGAGAAATCCGCCCTTTTTTTTTGTGTTAAAATTTGCAAGTTAAATTTATTTCATTTATATTTGTATCAACAAAAACAAACAAGCAAATGGAAACTTTAATCAAAGAAACAAAAAGAATTTTAGCGGGTTGGGATATGCCCGAAGTTGAAGATGAAATGGAAGCACAAATCTATTGGGAAGATTTTGTGTACGAAGTAAAAACAATGATGAAGAAAATGCGTACAAAGAAATTCTTTTGTTACGGACTTTCTTTGACTTGGAGAAATGTTGCAGGGTACACCGAATTTGAAACGGATAGTGCAGAAACTTTAATCCGTAAACTTGCACCGAACACTGGGGAGTTTACAATGTTGTTTCACCCGACCGACAACAAGGGTATCATTGAAGTTGTTATTTCTCACCACGATAAACCAATGGGGGAAACAATGTACCTTATGTCGCAGTCAATGGAAAAGAAACAAGGTATCAAAGAAACATATTTTGACCGCTAATTGTGGATAAGAAAGGGGAAGAAATTCCCCTTTTTATTTGCACATTAAATTTATTTCATTTATTTTTGTTATATCAAAAACAAAACAAATGGAAAATTTTAATCAAGTATGTGTTTGGCACGGAACAATTGTTGGAAAGAGTTGTGCCAAAGATTTTGAAAATTGGCTCAAAGAAGAGTTTAATGTTCGCGGAGTTTATTGCGAAGAAGTTTTAACTTTGCCAACACCTGGCGAAGAGGGAACAGGTGGAAGAAACGATTTGTTCTTTCGTGTCCACGATGAAGATGTTATGAAGTTCGCAGTACCACGATTGCAGATTGGTATTCGTTGGTGGGAAGATGTTTTGAACAACGGAAACGAAGTTTTATATCCGCAAGAAACATTGGACAAATATCCAAAAACTTGGTAAAAATGTGTTGAAAACTTGTGAGTTAAATTTATTATATATACCTTTGCACTCACAAAATTAGGAAAAAGAAAAAATGGAAAACACAAAAACTTGGTACGAGGTATTTCGCACAAATGATGATGAAAGCACCGAAACCATATTCGCTGATGAAAACTTGGAAACTTGCGTAAAGGTTTACCGAAAGGAAAAGATTACCGACAAGACAATCAAAATTGACAAATGGTTGTCCGCACCTTTCTTGGAATTTCCAATCCCTTACCAATCAATACTGAATTAACAATGGAACATTCGGTATTGATTGTTGAGGAGATACGGCTCAAAGAACGATATAAAACTTTGTCCGAGTTGTGGGAACCTAATAGCAAACATAGAACCCACACAAAGATTTCAAAAGAAATGGATAAAGTTTTGGATCGATTAAAAGAAATTAAAAAAATACTTGCGAGTTAAATTTATTACACTTATCTTTGCTGTATCAAAAAACAAAACGATATGAACAATCCATTTCCAAAAGCACCTTCGGGTAGCTACAAACAAATCCTTATTGAGGGTTTAAGAAACATTGGTGAGAACAAGGTAGCTGATGAATTCGCCAACGGCAGTATGAAACTTGCAATCGTTTCAAGTATCACGGGAAGCGTTAAGTTATTCCCCGAACTGAACGAGGTTTGCGAGAGGGCATTGAATGCAGTTGATGTGAATGACAATGTTCGTTATTACTTTTGGGGTATTGCGAACGGACAATTTGCAATCGCTTCAAGCAATGTTGATTTCATCTATAACAAAGATGATAAAGAAGCGGAAGCGTATGCAAAGATGAGAGCTAATTTGAGCGACAAAGAGGTTATACAACCTTACTTTTCATAGAACTTGATTTGTTTTCATATTTGAAAAAGGTGGGCGGAGAAATCTGCCCCTTTTTTTTGTATTAAAATTTGCAAGTTAAATTTATTTCACTTATCTTTGAACTATGAAATCAAACAAGCAATACGATGTGTTAAGTCCCGATGGGTTTAGCATTCATTTCAGCGACACTTACAATAGTGTTGAGGAAGCAAAGAACGCCTTAACTGAATGGAAGAAGCGTTACGAGTTTCAAGGTTACTATTCATCAACGAACTATGGTAGAATTCCGTTAGACGAGTTGGAAAACTATTGTGAAATCATTGAGGTTGAATTATGCGAATAAACAAGTTTAGAATTCGGAAAGCGTGGGAATGCTATCTGAATGGAAGGAAACAAAAACGAAGCATTTACTGGTCAATCCGTTTGGCCCTATGGTGGTTTAACTCTGGGTATAACTTTGTTGGGGATAAAAAAATTGAAACAAAGTTTGCAAGTTAAATTTATTTAACTTATCTTTAAACTATGAAAAGATTAACAGCAAGACAAAGAATGGTTTGTTTGGGGCAATTAATTCTTTTTTCACCACTTATTCTTTATAGCATTTGGGTGATTTGTAAACAACGATATAACTAAAATATGGCGAAAGCAAGGTAGAAAGAACGTAATAGTTAAACAAGGTTGGCGATGAGTACAATATAAGAAAAACTTTTAAGTTATGAAAAGACAGGAAATCATAGACAAGTTGGTAGATAACGACATCAACACAATCATATCGGAACACGAACGAGGTGACAATAGTTATGTTGCCAGTATATTTGAATACGGGATGAAAGGGTATGCGAATTTCACCGATAAAGAATTGGTTACTGAATACAAGGAAATTTTTGATGAGGTTATTGAAATTGAATACGACCTTTATTGCGAAAATTGTGGTTGGATTGGTGGTAAGGATGAGTTGAAATCGGTAATGGTTGACAACGAACATAATCCACAAGACCATACTTTGTATGAGGAAAAAGTTTGTCCTGAATGTGGTAAAGATAATTTTGCAGAATAAAATTTGCACATTAAATTTATTTCATTTATCTTTGTGTTATGAAAAACGAAACACAAGATTGGAAACAAGGTTTGTCAGAAAGACACATTGCTCAAATCATTCGTAGGAATATGATAACAAGGAGCAAACCTTCGGGTAAAACATATAACCGAAAAAAACTTAAACAAAAGTTTGCAAGTTAAATTTATTTCGTTTATCTTTGAACTATCAAAACAAAAAAATATGAAAAAAGTTAAAGTTATCCCATTCGTGCTTTCAATCCTTGGTTTGATAACCATTGGAGTAAGCGTTGGACTTGCCCTGCAATCAAAGGGTTACATCAAGAACGAAGAGTTTGCATTCTTCTTCGGAACAGGTTTATTGTTTCTATTCATTTTATTCCTTTCTTTGAATGCGAATAAAAATGATTTCACTTGGTAAAAAATTTGCACATTAAATTTATTTCGTTTATCTTTGTATTAAATAACAAGTAGAAACAATCCCGCCCCAGTTTCTTGTTTCGTGCACGGGAAGGATTTATAAGGTGGGTGAGAACGGATGACGTTTGTCTTTTGTAATCCGTCAATAAACAGAAAAAGGCAAAATGCATTTAATTGGGGAAAGAAATTTCCCCTTTTTTTGAATTAAAATTTGCAAGTTAAATTTATTTCACTTATCTTTGTATCAACAAAAACAAACAAACAATGAAAGATATTAAAGAAATGTTCATCACGCTGAATGATTTTCGCAAGGAAGATCCGAAAGAGTTTTATGGTTCAGTCGCCTTTATGATTTTTATGTCTGCGTTTCTTTACGCATCACTTTGGTTCGCGGCAATCATTGAGGGGAGAGTTTAATTTGCATATTAAAAATAAAATGTTTATATTTGTAGTATGAAACAAATACTTTTAACACTCATTTGCTTAACTACCTTTGTTGGAGTTAAAGCGAGTACAAACCCGAAAGAGCCCAAACTTGTTTTGGAGGTTCACTACACAAACGAAACGGATATAGCCAAACTAAACGCTTTGCAGTCCGACCCCGAATTTTGTTGTGTCTTTGATATTAAAGTGGCGAAAACCACAAAGGAAAGTTACACCGAGATAAGACACAAAGAAACAAATGTTTTGCTGGGAACATTCTATGGTGCAACACCTTCGGTTGATTTTGTTATGGAGATATACAACAAACAACTTACACCCGAATATGTTGAGTACATTGTACCACGAATATTGTTGCTTGAAAAGACAATGCAAGTAACGAAAGATTAAGTTTGATTTGATACGAAAATTGGAAGAAAGAAATTTCTTCCTTTTTTTTTGCAAAAAATTTGCACATTAAATTTAATCTATATACTTTTACATCATAATCAAAAACAAACCCTATGAAAAAGTTATTTATTTTATTGTTGGTTTCAGTTATGGCAACGGGAACAAGTTTTGCAAACGATGGTATCAAGTTAAAGAAACATAAAAAACGCACAAAGTATGTTCAGTGCGATGCGTACAAAACACACTATGCACCGATTAAACCTGAAAGACACAAGCACCACACTTGCGATGCTTATAACTAAAAAAAGAAAGGGGAAGAAATTCCCCTTTTTATTTGCAAGTTAAATTTATTTCATTTATCTTTGCATCAACAAATCAAACAAACAATGGCAAAAGTAAATTTAGACAAACACATTTGGGAGGGTTGGACAGTTCGCGACTTCATCAACGACTTGGAGCCAACATTCAATCAAATTCAATCAAACGCTTCAAGTTGGGGTAACAAAGGTTTCACAACAAAAGAAGAGGTTAAAAAGTGGTGCATGGAAAATCAGCCGTACTACAAAAAACACATTCCCGATGTTGTAAACTATTTCGCGGAAAAGATAAAATAAATTTGTTGTTCATAATGTTTGAAAAGGGGGTAAAGAAATTTACCCTTTTTTTATGTTAAAATTTGCAAGTTAAATTTATTTCGTTTATCTTTGAACTATCAAAACAAACAAACAATGTTAAAAATAATCGTAGCCAAATTCAGTAGCAAATGTGCCGCAAGTGGTAAAAGACTACAAAAGGGGGACACAATTGTTTATGATGTAAATCGTAAATTAGCGTACCACCCAAGTTATTCCCCAAGTGAAACAATAACGGATGAATCTCGTTATGTTCAAGCCCAAGAAGAAGCCTATTTTGATAGGTTTTGTCAAACAAATAACATATAAAAAACTATGGGACTATTAATAGCTTTAATTCTTGTTGCTATCGGTTCGTTTGTCAGCAACAAGTTAGATTAACCGAACAAAAAAGGGGGACAAAAAAGTCCCCTTTTTTTATGTTAAAATTTGCAAATGAAATAAATTTAACATATCTTTGTGTTATCAAATCAAACAAAACAAATGAAAAAGTTAATTTTCTCAATCGCACTCGGAGTTTCTTCAATGGTTGCAAACGGACAAATGTTGGTAGGAACAAACACAAAGTTAAACGATATAACCCTGGGGGTTGACGCAAACAATTGGGGTTACTATGGTTCAGTTTCTTATGGTTGTATTAAACAAGGGGAACAAGCACCTTTGTTTCAATATGATTATGTTGCACCCGAACAACACCCACAATACAACAATTACGAGGTTAGAAACATATCAACAAAAGAAACAAACACAAAGTTGTTGGTTGGTAAAGTGTTGAACAATGATAACGCAGTTCGGGTTGGGGTTCACGCAGGGTTAAACTTTAATCAAAGAGAAACATACACAAACTACACAAAAACAAGTGTCGGGGAGTTCAGCGTTTTAAGTTGTCGCAAAAACATAAACACTTTGGTTGGGGGTTTGTATCTTAACTATTATGTTGGTTGGGTTAGGGTTGATATAAACACACAAAAACAAGTTAGTGCAAACTTCGGGGTTTTTATTCCCTTTGTTAAATCAAAAGGTTGTTCATATTAAAAGAATAGGGTTGTGGATCAAAAGAGAGGGAACAAAAAAAGTTCCCTTTTTTTTATGTTAAAACTTGCAAATGAAATAAATTTAACTTATCTTTGTATCAACAAATCAAAATAAACAATGAGTATTCTATTCGTCTTAACGCTTTTTTGCGGTGCTTTGTTAATCATGGCTGTGCTAATGTAAACAAAAGTGCTAATGCAAACAAAGGGGAAGAAATTCCCCTTTTTTTATGTTAAAACTTGCAAATGAAATAAATTTAACTTATCTTTATATCAACAAAACAAACAAACCTATGAAAGATTTCTTTATTATCGGATTGCCCATATTTTTTCTTACCATTTGGCTATCAATAGTTATAGTTCGTAAACTTAACAATTGGTTTTGGGGTAATCCAAAAGAAGACAAATATAAAATTTCGGGAAGAAATTTTTAAGGTAAACAAGAAACAAAGAAAGGGGAAGAAATTCCCCTTTTTTTTATGTTAAAATTTGCAAGTTAAATTTATTTCGTTTATCTTTGAACTATCAAAACAAACAAACAATGACAACAACATCACTTTTTCAAATCGTAGTATGCCTTCGCGGCTTAGAGTTCGAGAAAAAAACAGGAATGAAAATGAGCCGAATTTCAGCGAGGGATTGTGCCAAACGAATTTTGGGTTACAAAACAAATCAAAGACCGACCTATGAGGTTTTAATCGCTCAAATGACCGAGTTAAAAACAAAGGCGGAACAAATCGCCCAAACGGAAGACCCAGCGGTTTTGGTTTGGTAAGGTAAACAAGAAACAAAGAAAGGGGCAAATCGCCCCTTTTTTTATGCTCAGATTAAACGAAAGGAACAAAGGTATATGTTCGTATGGTTTAGTTGTTAGAGTGTCTTAAAACGGCTTAAAATGAGTCAAAAAAAAAACAAAGAAATTTGTGTTAAAGTTTGCAAGTTAAATTTATTTCATTTACCTTTGTATTGTTGTTAAAGACAACGGGCGGGCTGAACAAGTCGGGAGAGTATACTCCAACCTACACGATACTTTTTGTGTTTAATGTTTTGCCCGAAAAGTTAAACAAAAAAAAAGATAAAAAAATTTGCGTTAAAATTTGCGGGTTAAAAAAATTACACCTACATTTGTATCATCAAATCAAAACAAACAGATATGCAAAACAAAAAATCACAAGTAATCGCAAGCCTTATCAATGACGGAGGCAGTGCAAAGTTCGCCCAAGTATTAGCAGTGGTTGAACAAAAAATGTTAAAGACGGGCAACCCTTTGCGTAGTGCCGTTATCACCAAGTTAGTTGACTACAATATGTTGTTAAACGCTAACTATCAAAATATGGTGAATAACGCCCGTATTCGTGAGGGTAAAGAGGCTGACTTCGTAGCCAAAGAAAATTGGTTTACGCCCGTAAATGACGGCTTTAACGGCTCTATCGTAGCAAAGAAAAGCGACCTATCGTGTGAGTACTTAAAGTTCGCTTGTAACACTTCTAAAACGCTTAAATACTTCGTTGACGGGGTTGAGGCAAACGCTGAACAAGTTGAGGTTATCAAGCAGTTCAAACAAAAGCCAAGCAAGGCAATCAATCAAGGTTTGGATAATGATATTGTTATCCGTACTATCAAGGTTGAGGGTATTGAGAATATCAAGTGTGGGGAAAAGGTTATCTTCGGATAACCTTTAACCACATAAACAAATAATGTTATCCACATCACAAGTGTGGATAACTTTGTTTTATATAAACTTGCACATTAAAAGAAAATAGCAGTATAGGGGGTGGTACACCCTCCCCCCTCCCGTATCCCCCTCCCTACCCCCCGTTTATGGGGGGCAAAGGGGGGCTCAAATATCTAAATGAAGTATTTCTGAAAAAAATTTCTGGGGGTACTTTTTTCTGGAAAATCGACCCTTGTTCTGTGGGGAATCATTTTTTCAAAAAATTTCTGGGGAATTTTTTTTTCTCAGATTTTCAACCTGAATCCTTTTCCTGAATAGTATATCATGTTAAAGCGTCTGACATCGATCACATAACTGCTCTTTGCGTTTCCCTGGTCGTCATTCTTTCTGTTAAGGTACTCATGAAGGGGAACCTCTTTGTTCTCAATCATCTTTTCAATGTCTGATGCCTTTGTGTAAAAGATGGCCCTCATGGGGAATGTCTTCACATCGTATTTAACCTCATCCTTTCTTGTCACGTCAAAGAACAATACAACGTTCTTTCCAACGCTTGTGTACTTCTTCTTGTACCTCAGGTAATCCTTATGGTTATATGTGATGGCCCACTGAGGATCGATATCGTAAAGCGTCTCAGATTTAAAGAATGGTGTGTCTTGTGTCTTAAGATCTCCTGGGGCTCCATTCACAACCAAATCGTGTGTGTATGGATCAAATTCCTTATCTGGATTAATCTTCAATGTAACCAATCCATTCAACCCGTTTATGAACTCAACAAACGCTGGTTCTTGTACATCCGATGCTTCCTTGCAATATGAAAGTTTATCCTCGGTATTTGTGTTCTGTAATATCATAAAACAAAAGTAATAAAAAAACCATAAACTAAAAAGTGACCCTTGTTTTATTTTCAAATCGTTTTCTCAAAAAATTTCTGGGGGTGTTTTTTTTATCCATTTTTCAGATATTTATAGTAAATTAATTGATTTTACCATGAATAATACCTTAAATGAAGAAGTTTTAAGAATACGCCAGATGATGGGCCTTAATGAGAATCTAAACGAGTTCGTTGATTCCGTTAAAATAATTGATGATGGCTTTGGACGTATGGAACCAATAATTAAAGGTTTATCAATTAATAATAGTGCTCGTAATGATTCTTGGCAAGAAAATCCAACAAAAGCAAAAGAATTTGTGGAAGCTTTTAATAAACTGGTAACCGATTTTGTTGAGTCAGACCAAAAATATACTGGGTCAATACCAACAGAACCAGAAGAGAAGAAAAAATATGTGATTAGTCAAATAGATCAAAGAATATACGGTTTCATGTTTAATCGTGGCTCTGGATCTTTTGTTAGAGCTTATTCAGACCCATATAAAACTCAAGTGGTTAGAGTACTTGAAAAGTTAACCAAAGAACTTGGTTTAACTTATAGTAATGGAAAATTAAATAGTTTTTTAAATAGAATGAGTGAGGAACCAATCAATGAAAAAATAATCACAGCTGCTGATGTGGACTGGATTCAAGGTGGAATTGGTGCTAGTGCTGATGACTTCATTGCGAAAGCCAAAGAAAGTGGTATTGGTAAAGAAGGACTTTTAAATTACTTTGAAACTTTGGTTGAGAAACATTATGGTTTAAGTGAGAACATGGACTCACCAACCGTTGGAATATAATTCATAACCCCACAATTTTTACAAACCCTTTATTCCGAACACCCTCCTGGGGATGGTGACACATTATGGTAATTTTTACCCCCGTTGCTTTTAATTTAGTTTACAGTAAACAATTTACTGTAAACACGAATATTTATATTTAAACAAATAGAGACATGTTTAAATATATTTCAGAAATCATCTCAAAGATCTCCATGAAACAGCGTCTTGCTGCTCTTGGGATTGTTCTTTTGTCCATTGTGATTATCTCAATTGGCCCTAAGCTTATCGAAGGTCTTACCCAAGATAATGAGGAATTATTACACAAGGTGGAAAACCAAAAGGTTATGATAAAGAGCCTTAGTGACAGGGTGAATGAACTTAATGATATTGTTATCAGCAATCAAACCGTTTGCACGGACAGATTCATATCTCGTGAGAAGGAAATTCTTGAGATGTTGACCAATATGGAGAGTGAAGCTCAAAAGACACATAATAAAGTTGTTTCAACCTCAACCAGCTCACCAGTTCGTTTCGAAAGAACTCTTCGCATGGAAACTGGCGGTTCTGGTTCTGGGGACGGTGAGGTATCAGCCATGATAATGCCACGTGAACCTGAACCACAGGTGACAACCATCGTTAAGACCGATAACTCCAGTCTTCTTAAAATGGTTCGCGGGATGAAACAGAATGTTGAAAAGAATATAAATGAAAATGGATCGAACTAATCGATCCTTTTTTTCTATAATAAAAATTGTCTTTAATGTTTTTACCCGTGGTTGAACCAGGAACTTGCTGCCCAGAATGTGAAGGTAGCGTTTGTCTTTGCGAAGGTTAAATAAGAATCTTCATCGTAGCTTTTATTCTCTCTATCTCTTCTTCCAATTTCTTTTTCTTGTTTGCGATCTCGTTGTAATCCTTCGCGATTTCTTTGTTGGAACCAATCATATCCTTTGGATCCATATCTATCAATTGTTCCATCGTGAAATATTTGTACGATGTGTGTTCGTTCTTGTCAAGCACAACATCATCAATTGGAAATTCGTTTGTGTAGAATACGTTTAATTCACACTCGTTGTTGTAAATATATTTCTTCAGTGGTTTGAATGATTTCAACTCAACACCAGCTTCTTCTCTGATCTCTCTCACGATTGCTTCCTCTGGCGTTTCATTCTTTTCAATTCCACCACCAAGCATTCCGTATTTTCCTGGATTTGTTGTTTCGTCTTCGCTTCTCTTGAACAACAACGCTTCGTTGTCAATCACAATGAAAAGCAAAGCAACTCTCTTCATCTCCTTGGCTTCATTCAAGCTGTAACCCTCTTCCTTTGTCTTGCCCCAAGATTTTCCCTTTCCTGGTGTTCCGCATGATGCTGGTGTTGGTCTGCATGATGGGTACTTGGCTCTCACCTCACCCTTTTGTCTTCCACAAGCCTTGCATTTTTTCTTTCCGTCAACTTTTCTGCATGTGTTGCAATCAACCCATCCTTTGCTTCCGCCACCACCTCTTCTTGAAAACCATCCGTGAAGTCCGCTCTTTTTCTCCTTTGAGAAATCGGTTTTCTTCGCTTCATGCATTCCACCGTCAGTCTCCAAATAAGCATCCACCCATGTTTGAAGTTCATTAAAATCTGGAGCATATTCTTTTCGACCCCTCTTCCACGTCAAAGCATCGTGAGCCTTGGCGATCAAACCTTGCATTTCCTCTGGTGCGTTGTCAATCATTTGGATCTCCTCTTCCTTCAAACCTCTCCATATCTTTCCTCTTCTGCATTGAACGATTGCACCAGATCTATATGCTGATGGTTTGCTGTATTTTCTTCTCGCTATTCTTAAACAACGATCGGCTTTTTTCTTTTCCTCATATAAATTTTCATTCAATTCGAACTCATGTGATCCGTCTGGTTTAACAAAATACTTGTCAATTAACATTCTTGTGTTTTCTCGAGCAAACAACTCTGGATCGGATATAACATCAGATAATCTGATCGCCTTTTCCTCTGGATCACCCCAATCGGATTGCATTAACAAAACATCCTCTGGTTTAATCACAACGGCTGGAATCTTATCAGCACCTGCGCGGTCATATGCGTATCTTCTATGGTTTCCATCGACAACCAAATATTTTGATTGGTCGAAGGGGTGTTGAATAACAAGTATTGGTGGCAGCTCTTCACCAGATTTCAAGGCTTGAACCATATCATCGACATTGGAACTTTTATCCATGTATTCCATATCCTTAAACGGTTCATTTGCTATGGTGTCATTTAAATTAATATCATCAACCTTTCCGTAATGTTCGTTATCATTAAACACCTCAGATCCAACACCGTTTGCGTATATTTTCACATCCTCGGACATAATGCCCATCATGGATTGCATTTTCTTTATTTCCTCAGTTAGTTTCATAACTAGTTTTATTCTTCTTTTATCTTTAATAAATAGATTGGAATTGTTAAAATGCCAAATAAAAAACAGGTTAATGCAATTTCTTTTGTGTCCGTATGAAAAAGCTCGTGGGACATCCATAAGGTATTGGCTGATAACCAAAAGGCCATCATCATCTCGAGCCACCTTTCCGACCCCTGTTTTACTGTTATGAGTATTGTTGATAATATTATGGTTGGTATCGCGAAAGCCAATGAGAGTTCGCCCTGACCCAACATCCAGAACATATCCTTTGCGATCCACAATGGGATATGTATTCTCTCAAAAAGTTTTACCATGTTCATAAATATTTTTGGATTTGACAAACTATTTATCAATAAATTGTTTTTTTCTATGAAAAAGAATACATTAAATGAAGAAATTGCGAGACTCCGCAAAATAATGGGTCTTAATGAAGAAATTGATCTATCAAAGGTGGATAATCCAAATGCATACACCGATGATATTTTTAACTATAATTCCGAAAGAGGTGGCGAGGAAATGGAAAGTGATTTCGATTTCGAAAAAGCCGCGATCGAATCCGCAAGTGGTGAAAAAGTTGTTCAAAGAGAGTTTGACGATTATGACAGACCATTATATTATAGTTTAGCTGATGATAATGTACATTATTTTATAGGTGATAGTGATGATGGTAAGATAATCATTAAATACAACGCTGAGACGGGCGAACGTTACCCAATAGGTAAGTTGGATCATTACGATGAACCAAGAACTGAAATATTTCAGGAGGGTAGAAGTGAGAAATACGATGATTCGCACGGATCACCATATGATCGCGGTCACGCCGATTCATATTACAGAAGACCCAAGAGCCCACATAAGTATCCAGAAGGAACTTACAAAGGTGAGAGAATCACCGATTTAACACCAGAAGAAATCGAAGCGTACAACGCTGGTTATGAAGACAACGAAAGATTTGGTGATTATAAAGATTGGGGCGGAGAAGATTAAAGATAAAAAGAAAAAGGGGCTTTCGCCCCTTTTTTTATTTCTTTAATAACTCATACGCTCTGGCCATTCTGGTCATCCCGATTCCACCACCATATCTTGGGAAGAAATTGTGCTTCAAGAATTCCTCAAGCTCAGCCTCAACCCTTTCTTTTCCGAATAACTCGAACAACTTGGCGCAATACGCACCGTTCTCAATAGCATAAAACATTTCTCTCATCTTCTCAACATCGCAGCTTCTCTCGGCGGATCCAATTGTTTCCTGTCCGTAAAGAATCACATCAACCTTGTTGAAAATCCCATCGTTATTGTGTTTCATGTTCCAGAATGGATTTGTTCTGATTGGGAAGTGTTGTAATGAAACAACATTACCCTTTTCATTCCACATTCTGGATTCATGCTCATCCTCAAGAATTGGTACCCCACCGTATTCCTCACACACATCATCGTATTTAACTTGAACCATCTCATCACCAAATCCAAGATAAGCCAAAAGGTCGCCTTCCATTTTGATTAAATCCTCCATGGTTCCCTTTGACTCAAACTCAAACATTGGGAAGATAAGCTCATGCCTTCCTGGGATTGGGTTCTTTTCTTCTCTGTACGATGTTGATACGCAAAATACGCCATTCCATTCTGGATTCTTTAACAACTCATACTCAAGCCACATCTGTCCAGTCTGTGGCAACGGCCAGATCAAACCACCATACTCGAACGTTTTAACCGAGTGTGGGTTCTCACAAGCCGCGAGAATTGATAATCTTGATTGTGTTGGCACTTCCTTGAATCCTCTTTCAAGAAAGAATTTGCGCATCTTCTGCACGAGTTCATTGTAAGTTTCTGTGTTTTTCATTTGTTTTTTTTTGTTTAATTTTTGGCGCAAAAAAAAATCCTGTCAAATGACAGGATTTCCAATTACTATTTTATTATTATTGTTATTGTATTTTCTTCTGAATCTCATAGTTGTATCAAACCTTCTGTAACCAATAAATTATATGCTTTTTGCACAACATCACTGTGATCTTTCACATGCGTTGTTTTGTAAATATAACCAACCTTTTCACGAAGTAAATCGATAAATCCGAGATCAAACGCTTGGTGGTAGATTTCTTCTGCTATTTCTTCGTTGGTCATCGACATTATATTCTGATTATTTTACATATATATCACAAAAATAAGAAAAATTCATTTAAAAGAAAAATTTTTTCGCAACCGCCTTCGGCGGTTTTAGACCTCGGCATTTGGTGCGAATATTTCGTATTCGTCTTCTGACAAAATTAGATGGTAAGTACCACTCGGGTTGTACTTCATAATCTCGTCCTCGTCCCTTATAAAATCCTGGTGAACACCGCCCGTTGATTTAAATATGATGTTCATAACTTTTGGATTCATAATGAATGTGTCATCGACAGTTGTTTCAAAAATAACTGGGACATTCACAGCACTCTCGAATGATTTGCCCTGAAATGATGATGCGTAGAACAAGGATGCACTCCAACTACTAACTTCTCTTTTTGGGGTATACTGGTAGGGTGTTTTAAATTTAACCGCACCGTTATCCAAAACATCATGTTCTGGGTTTTCTTTTATGAATTTGGATAGCTCTGGTAATTTAACCGATGTTCCTCTGTAAACTTTTTCACCATACGGTGGGTTGAGAACCTCTGGAAAATATTTTTTTAGTTTAATTAAATCGGATATTGTTGATACAACGCCCATCTCGGATTTTTCTGTTGATTGAAATGTCCAATCCTTTATTTTGTCAACCAGGTTATCCTCGTATGGGGTATTCTTTTCAATTGGTTTGTTTTGAATTTTTGCAATTATTGGATTTGAACCAAACAAAACATCACCAACCGATTTTTTAATTGATTGTGGAATGGTAACCTCGGATAAACCGATCATGGTTTTCATTCTTAATATCTGCTCGTTTAAATTCATATATAATATAAATATCTCGAGTTATTTTAAACTTTAATACTATTTATTGTAAAATATTAAATTATGTCAGTTCCAGTAACTATACAATACGGTACCGCACCAACGATTGATCAATATCATAGAATTGGTAAATATTGCTATGGCCACATTAATGAAGGGTTTAATTTTCAAGACGGAAATTCAACGGGTCTTACTTGGAGACCAGGTTATCCTGCGGGTAATTTTGGTGGCGAAAAATATTATATCGTATCAAGAGGAAATGTAGAAGGTGTTGGCGGTGAGCCCACGATTCCAACATATCACGTCACTGGTAAAACCAATGCGGAAATTGTACACATAATTAATAGTTTGCATTCAATAAAAATTGATGGCACGTATTATAGTGACGTGGATGTTGCCAAAAGATACGTTATTGAAAATGAAAATTTAAATCATTTTTTGGCTGATTTATCAAAATACAAATACGCTGACACCCCTAATTTAATGTTAAATATTGATTTCGGTAATCTTAATTGCGACATTCTTGAGACTAATTTAACAAAATGTTACGATTTGGTTCAAGCAACTGATGGTGTAATAGAAAGATGGTTTACAAAAAATGTCGCTGGAAATATCTCCACATCAATACAAACCGCGGGCGATAATTCAACTTATAATAGAAGATTTAATGCGGCAAATTTATACATAGATTTAGATTCATCCAATGCGGCTTCATATATAGCACCCCTTAATACTTCATCTGGTGAGTCTTTTATGTTTGCGTTGAGGCTCAGATTCACACCGCAGGCCAGTAATTCACCAGCAATAATTTATGCTGATGGGGGGATTACGAGACTTAGATATGATATTGCTACAAACGTATACCAATTTACTATGGGTGCTGATACCGTATCAATGAGTGCACAAGTTAATACTTGGATAACCCTTATTTTTGGTAGAAACGATGCTGGTCAACTATTTATTGCTGATGATAGTAATGAAAATTATGTACAACAAGTTGGAACAACTGAACTGATATTTGATAATATTTTCAGATTGGGCTTAACAGCTGGGGGTGATATAAGAATAGGTTCATTCCAATATTGGAAAGGGGGTAATTATGACGCAAATAAATGGAACGAAGTTCACAATTACCAAATGTTAAACAAATGGTCTTAAATTAAAAATTAATCAATTTTTTCATATTAATAATCGCCTCATCCAGGCGATTATTTTTATTTTCTGATATTGGGTTTGCTGGGCCACGATTTGTTCCAAAGTCATAAGCACCAGTATTTGATATTGGATTTGCTTTTCCTCTGGTTGTACCAAATTCGTATTTACCAGTATTTGATATTGGATTTGCTTTTCCTTTTTTAACTCTATCTGGTACTGGACTATTTGAGGCTGATGTCCCACCACTTGAACCACTTGATGTGCTCGATGTGCTTGACGAATCCTCTTCATTAATCTTAGGATCCCTGTACATATCTTCCTTGTGTGTGAAATCACGATTATCACCTTTATTAAAAACAAAACCAAATCTCTGGTAGAAATCTTTCAATCTGTTCACATTTCCACCATAACTGCTTGATGGTGTTAATGTTAATTTATAACCGTGTTGATCAGCAAGACTTGTTAAATCGTTCATAAAAGAAGTACCAATACCAGTTCCACGCATGTTAGGTGGAACCATAAATCCAGTGAGATATATCCTTTTGTGCTTTTCATTTGGGTATAACTCAAACCTGATGTCTGGGTACTTTTGTTTTAATTCGTCTTCGATATGATGATTCATTGAAATGTGTTACTTAGATAAATATCCAGCGCAAATAAAAAAGGTCGGAGTAGCGAATTCCGACCTTAGTTTGTCCATAACCATGAACGATCCTAAAATACCACTCTAAGGTGGAATATCTTAATAATCATCTAACTCTTCATTATCGTTCTCATCATATTCACCACCTTCGATGTTGTCCATAATCATATCGATCTGGTCAATTGTTTCTGAGATGTAATCGACAATGTTTCTTTGTAATTCTTCTTGAAGATAAGATGATTTGGTTGATTCTAATAATTTCTCACTACGAGTTTCTAAAATTGAATTGAGTTCTTCTTTTAATGCTAAAAGTTGTTTTATGGTTTTTCCGTGCATTTATTTATTTTTGGAATAAATATATCACCGTTTAGTAAAAGATTTTTAATCAATTCTGATAAGGCACGATATTTTTCTATATTCTTTATTCTCAAACATTTCATAAATTTTGTGAGAAATCATATCCGAAAAAATATAAGCATCAACTTTAGGAGAGAATAAAAGTTTTAAAGATTCAATACCATCTTGCTTGTAATGACTTTTTATCCTTTCAAAATCTATATGCCTTTTATTAAAACCCATTTTACCTGGAAATAGAAAAAACTTTCAAAAACTCTTTAAGAGATAATTTTTTTAACTCTGAAAAATATTTTGCCGCAGCTAGCCTTGAACCAATATTATTTAAAGTTTTAATCGGTTCTCTTTTTTTGTCATTTTTTGAATAAAAAAAATACGTCATAGTGGTAAGGTTTATTTATATGTAAATATACGAAACTTTAATTAAAAGCAAACTATTTATCATTAAAATATCACATTATGAGAAGTACTATGGATGTTGTTGAATATTACAAACCATACAGAGATGAAACGCCATTTGAAATGGGTGGTGAGAAATGGGTGTATTGCTGGGGTAAATACCCAGACGGTAAAATTGATATAGCCGTTTACAGATATGCAACCGACTTGGCTTACGATTATAATGATTTTAGAGTTGCCATGGGTATTGATAAAGATGAAAAAAGTTTACAGGAAGGTGTTGATCGAAAAGAAGCCCAATACTTAAAAAAGGGTGATATAATTACCAGTGGTGAAGAAATAGTTTCAGTTTCAAGTGGGGCTAAAACGCCGAGTGGAAAAGTTGAGGTGACATTAAAAAACAAACAGGGTAAAATAAGAACATCAGTTTGGGGTAAAACCACCAAGATTGGTGTTAAAACCAATGACGATAAAAAAAATATAAATGAAAATATGGAAAATACAATTAACCAAAAAATAGCTGAATTAAAAACAATTCAAACTCAATTAGATGAGGCGTTAAAAACTTATAAAGAATCAATAGCTGATTTGGAAACACAAAAAAGCGCTTTGGTTCCAGAGGTTATGGATGCATTTAAAGGTCAGACCCAAGGTGCCGAAAAACTAAAAATTTCAATAGATGAGATGTTGGTTGAAATAATCCAGGAATCTGAAAAATTAACAACATCATATAAAGATGCGTTTGAGACTGCGTTAACAAAAGTTAACGAGAACACTAGAAAAGTTCTTGAACAAATTTTAGAAAACTCTAAAGTAGCCTCAAAGGTTAAAGGCCAATTAAAGATTGATGGTTCGAAAGTTTTTGAGGGTGTTGAAGAAATGTTCGGAAAAGTTAAACAGTGGTTGAGTAATGCTTATAGCAGACTAACAGGTTTCACCAAAAACGCTCAAGATGGTGTTGATGAGATTGAAGCTATGATAAAAGATTACGAAGAACAAGAGACTAACAAATACGCTGTACCAAGTATGGATGATATTGAATCGGGCGCTGTAAGAGAAGACGGTACTTTTGCTGAAGGTGAAGATAAGCCAATGGAAGAGGGTGGTCAGGAAGAAGTTAAAGAAGAGGGTTCTTTTATGAAAATGAGAGCTGGTGCTGAAGGTAAAGTTTACGAAGAAGATGAGAAACTTAACGAGGCGATTAATAGATTTAAAAAGATTATTAATTACATTTAATTATGGCAGCTAAAAAAGGGGGATCAACTTCAAACGCAAAACTTTTTAGGTCTAACCCAAAAAGAAAAAGACCTGGCGTTCACTCAAAAACAAAAGCAAGCAAACATAAGGCGTCAAAAAATTATAAAAAAAGGTACGCTGGACAGGGAAGAAGATAATAAATGGGGGTTTTTAACCCCCATTTTAATTTTCGTACACTAGGAAGTATAATTCTTCTTTTGGTCTGGTAACAGCCACATAGTGGACATTTTTAGCTTCCTGATTAATCTCACCACTATTTGTTAAAAAACTATATTCTTCGAAATCATAGTCCGTTTCAGCCAACATATCAGGGTCGATTGAATTGATGATAATACATCTTGGGAATTCACGACCTTTACTTTTGTGAATACTAGTTACAAAAACATCTGATTCTTGATTTTCCTTAATAAAATTAATCAAATTAAAGGTGTTTCCGTAGTAAGGCGAAACCGAATCAATTTTTTTCTTTAATGATGGGTTAACTTTACCCTCATTAATCTTTTCAATGTCTTGAGGTGATATAAAATTAAAATAACGCATTTTAATTTTTTTCTTAAGGCATTCTTTTTCAATTTCTTTTATCACATTGTTTGTTCTAGCCAATACCGTTAAAGGTTTGCCGTCATTCATCATGTTATACATCATAACATCGTTGATTAGATTATCATGTATGTAGCCATCTTCTTCGTGATGTGGAACCGCTACTAGACTACTATATCGATTTGAGTTTTCAACTATTTTTTTTGTTGACCTGAAATTCTTGGTTAGTGTCATTTGAGTTACTGTTGAGTTTTTCATTAATAAATTCTCAATTTCTTCACAATTCGCACCAGAAAACCCATATATTGATTGGTTCTTATCACCAATCAAATGATATTGCTTGGCTTTAATCGCCAATAGTATCTTCATTTGAAGTGTTGACGTGTCTTGGTATTCGTCAACGAAAATATAATCATACAAATTCTCAAAATATCCTTTATATTTAGCATTTCTTGAATACTTCTCGGTATCAATTAACATATCAGAAAAATCTCGACTCTTAGTTTCTTTAATGAAAGCCGAATATTCATCATAAAAACTAGGTTTCATGACTTTGATGTTATCCGCATTTTGCAATTTATAAGCTGAAAACCCAGCGGATATCTGAGCACCCTCTTCGTAGAATCTATCTACATTTCTGGCGTAATCCATTTTAATTTTCATCGGATCCTTTGGGTGTGGTTTGTATTTGTCCTTATACCAGTTAGTAAACTCATAAAAGGTCACAATTGGCTTAAAAAGCCCCATTTTACCCAAAATTGAGCTTGTGAAGCTATGAATTGTGGTTATTTTAACGTCATGTTTTATCCTCGATCTTAGCTCATTAACAGCATCGTTCGTGAAACTAAAGAAGATAATTCGACTGGGATCGACTCCATCTTCAATCATTTTATTCAACCTACCAACAGTTGAGTGTGTTTTACCTGAACCAGCGGTTGCGGACAATATAACAGAATCGTTCCCGTTATAGTTAATAAATTTAAGTTGTTCCTCGGTGTATTTGCTCATATTCTACCTAATTTTCTACAAAGGTATGAAAAAATTTGGTTATTACCAAACCTTTTATTAATTTTGTCCCATGAGTTCAATTTTTACATACGATAATTATTTTACACCTTATGTCAATAAGTTTGCTAAGGTGACCCTTGATACCGATAGACGCACAAAGTTAGCGACTGTTATTGGAAACCGCATAAAGGAGCGAGAAAAATCCAAAGGTAGAAAATTATTTGAGCAAGAAATTACGATTTATCGTAAAACTTACATGCAAACCGCAGGTGATTTGGTTTTAGAACAACATCTTGGTTTATACAATATAGTTGATTACGACAAAATTTTTGATGATAATCGAATTTCGTTTTTAAATCAAGCTGCACCCAAAAAAAATATAGATGTTGTCACATTCAATTATGGATTATTCCCTATGGTCTATAAAAAGACATATCGGAAATCGATTTTTATCTGTATGTTAAGTAAGACCGATTTTTATATATGTGGTGTGGGTACACCAAATATAATTGATATGTATTCCAGATCTGACTTATTGGTTTCGGATTATTATAAAGCGAGGGGTAAATCTGGTTTTTACGGGTTTGAAAGATTAACACCAATATCTTCGAATTTGGGTGACTTTATTGAACTTATATCGTAGTTGTTGATATTTATATGTAAAAAAGTATGAAAAAAACATATAGAATATCTGAAACTCAATTTGCTGCCATACTCAGTAAAAAACAAAAAGACAAACAATCTAACGAATCAGCTAATATGAATGAGGCTGACGCATCTAATAATGTTTTTAGAAACGAATTGAAAAGTGGTTCCGATATTGATCTAGATATCGATATGGAAGCTTTATTTAAAAACATAGCAAAACCAGGGACAAGGGGGGCAACTGTGATTGTGGATGGTGTTGAGTATGACACATATATAACATTTCGTGGGGCCGTTGCCAACTATTCAATTGAAATAGAATACAGGTCATATGGTATTAAAGATGTTTATTTATCACCTATTAGTGTTTTGATTTATGGCTCATTGGAATTAACTGGTGATGATGATTCTTTTGAGAAAGACTTTGAATTAGAGTTCGATAGAAGTGGTTTAAAAACAAACACTTTAAGTGGGACTATGGATTTGGGTGGAAAAAATATTGAAATTCCATCAATGGATACTGAGGTTGTATTTGAATCTAATAGAACTTATGAAAGTGGCGATGCTTTTTATACTCAAGCCATCAGCGGTAGATTACAACCAAATAAAATTATTTTTGAATATTAATTGATTACATTTTAAAGCTTCATATATTTATATGAAAGCCTCGTGTGGCTATTAACCTTGGGTACTTGTTGCCCTTGAGTCGTGATGAGCGACAAAAAGGTTAGTATAATAAAAATAAAACGAGAAAAAAAATGTACACAACAAACTATTCGTTCGGTTTAAACCCGAACCCAGAAGCCTACATCACAAAAGGCAAAAACAGAATCAAACAGCACGATGGTGTTGTTTATCTTGACAACCAAGATCAATTTGAGATCGAGGTATTTAATCCGAAAACAATTTCGGTTTTAGCGAAAATAAAATTAAACGGTAATTACATCTCAAACAGGGGCTTGGTTATTAAACCTGGTCAAAGAATTCATTTGGATCGTTATTTCGATGATGCTAGAAAATTCTTATTTTCCACTTATATCGCAGATGGTGATGAGGATGTGATAAAACAGGCCATTCAAAATAACGGATTGGTTGAAATCGAATTTTACGATGAAACGGTTTTATCTGGAATAGCATCAACAAGTTCTGGATTTGGTGGTTATCCGTGGAATCAACCTCCAGTTATTTATTACAATAACACAAACCCAAATCCAAACACAATAACGTGTTTTGATAACACAGCTAACTATTCAGCTGGTATTACGTATACCTCAGATGTGGTTGGTGTTTCAGCTTCATTAAAATTAAACTCAAATAAAAGAAGTTTAACAAAAAGTATTGAAACTGGTCGTGTTGAAAAAGGCGAAAAATCAAACACTAAATTCAAAGATGTTAACATGGATTTTAGTTCATATGCAACACATTCAGTGACTTGGAAAATTTTACCGAACTCACAAAAGCCAATTGAGGTTGGTGAGTTAAGAAATTATTGCACAGGTTGTGGTGTTAGAATAAAAAAATCAAACTGGAAATTCTGCCCAACTTGCGGTAATCAATTACAATAAGCCGCCACACGAGGCTTTTATTATTATTTAAGATATTTATATTAAAATATAGATCATGGCTAAATACAGAATAACCGAAGACCAATTACAAAAATTGTTCGAGAAATTAGAAATGAAGAGAGTTCAAGAGATGGATAATTATAATTACCCAGCTGGCTCAGATACGCCAGACGCCCCATGGAATCAAAGTGATCCGCATATGAGTGATGCAATAACAGCTAGTGGTGATTATGAATTAGTTAGTGTTACTAGTGGTGAATACCTTTTAAAAAACAAAAAAACTAACGAATTGTTATATACAATGGATGAAGTTTGGGATGATCAAAACAGCGACATAAAAGATGAATTATGGGACTTTTTAGAAAGGGCTCAAGAAGAGGATGAGGATGAGGATGGTAAATATTTAACAACCGCTAGTGATTGGAAGGAATATGTAGATGATGACCAAATTGGTGATGCTTTGGAGAGTTATTTAAATTATCATACTAAAAAGGGTAAAAACTTAGGTATTGGTAATATGGATGAGTGGACTACTGGCGCTGCATTTTTCCTAATTGTTACATGTGAAAATGTTGATGACGAGGATGGGATTTACAACGAAAACTTGCGCAATGAAGCAAAACAAACGCTTGGTTGTTAAGCTAAATCTTTAAATAAATCAGTTTGATCTTTGGGTACCTCAACATAAGCATGGGTGTAACCTAAATTCTTTAAAGCAACCATTCTGTGTCTACCATTTTTTATACCTAATTTACCGTTAGATATACTTGTTTCGGTTGGTTCAAACATCATAGTGTACGACCACCTCTCACCCGTTTTTGGATGAATTGATCTGGGATCTTCTGAAAACTTTTCAATGTAATCCATTGAGTTTTTAATTCTACCCTGACTAAATAATAATTTTGTATCTGGCCCAACATAAAAATCTGGGTCATCTTTTTTTAAACGATTTAAAAATTTATCAACGTCAACAAGTATTAAGGTATTTCTACCTGGATAATTAATTGCGTACCTTTCTTTTGGTATAAATTTCATTTTACAAATTTAGTTATAAATATCTGAACAAATGCGATTGTAGAGATATTTATAATAAAAAGGATATGATCACAACTAAAAAAGATTTGGTGGAATTATTCCACGAAAATAGTCCAAAAATGGAAAGTGAAGAAATCAAAAAAGAATCTGGTTTTACGAATAAAACAATCGCATCTTTAATAGATGAGGTTTGCAATATGCAAACTGGTTATGGTATAATCGATGACTTGAGTTTTGTTGATGAACGTTTATATGAGGGCGTTTTAACCGAAATAGCTTTAGAAAAAATTGTTAACGAAGCTTTGTATGAATATTATACAATGACGGAAAATTTAGATGAGGCTGAATATAAAGGTAGAAAGGTAAGTTTGGGTAAGATTATGCGTGGTGATCGTAAAAAATATAAAGTACACGTTAAAAACGCTAAGGGTAATGTTGTAAAAGTTGAATTTGGTGACCCTAATATGGAAATCAAAAGGGATAACCCTAGACGTAGAAAAAACTTCAGAGCAAGACACCATTGCGATAACCCAGGCCCAAGATGGAAAGCGAGATACTGGGCTTGCAGAACATGGTCAACAAAACCAGTTTCAAAAATGGTGTAATATGAATCCATTTACACTTAGTAAAGGTAAGATAATCGAAATGGTTAATGAGTACTCCTTCAATGGTAAATATGAAGGGGATATGGTTAGAGTTGGCTCTTTTAGGAGAAGAGATCTACCTAATGCGATTATGACAAATGTTTTAAAGGCAATTACTAATACAACAGGCCAAAGAGCAACTTCAGTAAAATATAAAAAAGGTGCCTACGATGATGTTGAAATTAGATTATTTGGGCAGTTGTTAACCTATTTATCTGGTAGATGGTAATTTAAAAAGTAATTTTACACCTACCGATGTATTTTGATTTATCTAGATCAATTTTTTCGTTGGGGTAATCTTCTTCATCAAACCATTCCAAACCACAATTAACACTCGACCCAAAAATTAAATTCGAGTATTTTTCCATAAAACTTTCGTCTTTACCAATCGGTATATCTATCTCAACACCAGATAATTTTATAAAAGTATATTCGGATTTATTGGTTCCACCATCGATTGCTTTGCCAAAAACATATTTAATGTTGTCTTTGTGTTCAATAAAATTAGCGAATAAATTTTTGTAGTTAATTTTTAGATTACAAACAATATTCTGGTGGTATGCCATACAGAGATACTCCGCCACAACAAACGGTACTTTGTAATTGTATAAACTTACAATACTATCAATTCTATCACTAATCGTTGCTAACGACACTATCAGGCAATAACAAATCTATTTTATTGTATAACTCATCTAAGGTACCTTCATTATTGAGAATGTTGGTCACACCCTCAATTAAATCCATTTCTTTCTCAGATGCATGTTCGTCACCGCCGTTTAAGTTAGGACGTTCAACTCTCCAAACAGTACCACCCATTTTTAAAATAGCGTCAACTTCATGCTGAAATCTAACATCACAAATCACAACATCCAGGTTTTTATTTTTTTGATACCACTGTTCAAATCTCTTAACCCAAAACCCACGACCAATGGATTTTAATTCTGGGATGTATTCTGGCATATCATATTGGAATACTTCAGTTCCCATGATTTGTAAAACGAGTCTTGGTGTTATTCCCCAGGTTGGGTCAATAACGTCTTTTGCGTCACCAAATACTTGATCTTCAGTGAACCCGAACAATTCCATAGCCCCACGTTTTATTGGGTTTGCAAAACTGTATTTTGTAAAATTTTTATTTTGTACAAGATAATCGCCAGATGTATCTTTACCTGAGCGTTTTTTTCCGATTATTCCAATTAACATATGTGTAATTTATTTACACAAGAATAATAAAAAAAAATGATATAAACAAATAAAAAAGGCCAGAAATTTCTGGCCTTTTTCTATTAGATTGTTGGAATCTGTTTTTGTCCGTTTTTACTGATGTCATCAAGAAGTTGTTTCATAACCTCCATCATATTAGTGGAATCCAATTTCATATCAGTGTTTCTACTAATGATCTGAGCGGCTTTTTGTGCCAGTGCTATTCTTGCGGATTGATTGATTTTTGATAAATCATAATTACCAACCGTATCTGGTAAAAACCTTTCTGGTGTACCTGGATTAAACTGTGGGGCCTGAGCTTGTTGTTGACCTTGTGGTTCTTGACCTTGCCCTTCAGCACCAGATTTTATGTCTCTTAACATTCTTCTGTACGCTGTAACATCCATATCGGCACGATTAATTAATTGAACCATTTTTTGTTGTGGTACATTAGCCAGTGCGCCCAAAACTGTTTGTAAAAAGTTTGCTAATTTAACGCGATTTACTTGTTGACCATATGCTTGTTTATACTCAGAAGCTATCTTAGTGCTTAAATCTGGTACAACTCTAGCTAATTGGGTGAAAATTCTACCACTATCGCTATTTTTTACAGCATCTTGTCTACCTTGTTCCATTTCAGGTTGGTTTTCACCAAACTCTTTTAGAACACTTTCAATTATTGAATTTAGGTTGTCATGTGCTTCAATTAATTCCATTAATTCAATAGATTCTTCAAGACGTAAAGGTTCTCTTCTAAAATCTAAATCTGTGAATCCATCGCCTTGTTGTCCACTTTGTCCAGAGCCAGTTCCTTGTCCAGATCCACCACCTTGATTTGATCCACCTTGTCCAGTTCCAGTTCCTTGACCAGATCCACCACCTTGTTGTCCGCCTTGTCCAGTTCCAGTTCCTTGACCAGATCCACCACCTTGTTGTCCACCTTGTCCAGAGCCACGATTTGATCCAGATGTTAAACCACCCTTTTTGGCCAAATCGATTAAATATGAAAATATTGCATAAAAACTTTTGATCAGGTTAGGAAAGTTTTGTAAGAACTCTCTTCTTGCGTTATAAACAGCGTTTGCTTGCGATTTACTTGGGGTTCTTACAGCAGCCTCTGATAGTTTATTGATGCCAATGTTTTTAAGTTGATCCATTATGTTATTACCATTCTTAAATTGAGTGGCGTAAACAGCTTTATTAAAATCACTTACAAATATTTTTAAACTTTTTGGGTCAGATTTCAATAATTCGTTAATATCAATACCAACAACTTTATCATCGGTAATTTTATTAAATATTGGATTTGATTTTGCTTGTGCAACAAGTTTGTTTAAATTCTTATCACCAGAATTAAACTTATTAATCATTTTAATCAAATTACTTAAACGCATAACATGTGTTTTAAATAATTTTAATTGATTTTGACTTAACCCTATGTCGGCTAAGCCTTTATCACTTGTATCAACATTAGTCGCTCTTGTGTTAATCGATCTCATTAAGCTACTATCAGCTTCTGCTAACATATCCATGTCACATAATGATTCGTATAACTTCAAATCCTCTTCCATTAATTTAAGGATATCGTCAATGTCATTAGGTTGTGTTACTTTACTAGTTACACGTCCACCACCGCTATATTGTTTAGTTGCATTTCCGCTACCGCCTTTTCCGTAGGTATCAGTGTTTGTTTGCGCTTTGAAATTAAAAATGTCCTGAAAATATTTTTTAAGATTGTCGTAAAGTTGCTTGTTATTTCCACCACCTTGTTGTTTATTATCTCCACCATCATCTTTGTTAGGATCATCAACAACATCTGGGTTATCTTTTGTACCTTCAATAGGTCTGATATATTGAACCAAATCATTCATTATTTGTGCACGTGATGATTTTCTACCTTTGTATCTACCCAATGCCGTTGCAACCGCACCAGCGGCTAACAAAATACCTAAACCCTTTAATATTGGTGCGGCAACAATTGCTTTAGCACTTTTAATTGTGGTTGTTTTTGCAACCCAAGTTGTGAAGGCCTTAGTTACCATACCAACTAAGTTACCGCCAGACACCGTAACTAAAGTGTCACCAGCCATTTTACCCGTACCAGCCCAAGTTCCAGTAAAAACTTGTTTTAAGGTTGTTCCATGTTCAGTTGGGTTTGCAACGATAGCTGATAATGTTTCTTTAGCCGCAACTGGATCTCTGAATATACCACCTTGTTGTGTTATAATATCAACACCAGTTTGTGCATTACCACCACCTAAAGTTTTAAGTGCTTCTACAACATCATTTGGGTTAGAGGTTGGGCTTAAACTAAGACCCAAAGTTCTATTCATGATTTGAGTCATACCCTCACCTGGTTTTATATTACCAAGTAATTCCTGAGTTGTTTGTTTGACCGTTTCTGGTGTCATTGTGGTAATCTTTTCTGGTGGGAAAATATATTCAATTAACCAACTCAGGGCACCAAATGACGCTCCAGCGCCTAATAAAGCCAATGGTAATTTCCACGACTTTAAAGTTTTCATTCTTTCTGTATTATACGCTTTTAAATCACCACTTTTAATTGCTGCTTTAGTGTCAGCAAATTTACCAGCAACTTTAGCTTTAGTTGCATCTAAATCAGCTTCATATAATTCATCTTGACCATCTTTTCTAACGATCCTATTACCATTGAGTTTAAATTGAGAATTCAACCAATTACAAAGTTGTTCGGCTGATTGACCGTGTGGTCTTACACCATAAACACCTTTGTACATATCACTATAAAAACCATAATCACTTTCAACTTCATCGGGTGTAATCCAATTTTCAGTACCAATTTCCTCATTCTCATTAAACACACTAAACGCAGCTGTTAAATCAACATCTAAATATTTTTGTGTGTAAGCTCTTAAATCCTCAATAATCGCATTTGCGGCATCAACTGGTAGATAACCTTTATCGTTTGGTTTTAACTTAGTTGCAGCCACTAATGAATCATATAAAGTTGCAATTTCAATAATAGTATCCAAAAACTGTTGTTGACTTTTGTTATTAGGAAATTCTGGATTAGATTGTTTGATACTTCTATCTAATTCTTTGATTTTTTCATTACCTACTTTATCAAGTAAGGCTGTTATCTGTGCTAAAGCCTTAGCATCGGTTTGTGATTTACCGAATATTTTACCACCAGCTTTATATCTACCCAATTTTGATAAGGCATATTTTACATTTTCCCAGGTACCTTCATTTAAAAGTTCATTTATTTCTAAATTAAGTAACTCGGACTCAGATAACAAAGGAAGACCCATATGTCTTCTCATGTCATTTACTTCATTTAATACATTTGGTTTTGTTGCCATGTTTAACTTATTGTTTATTTAAATTATTCTTTACGTTTTGTCTTGCTCTCTCCAGAATTGAAATTATTCTTTGTTCCATTAAAACCTCACCACCATGTTCGGTTTCATGTTTAACCAAAGCATCATAAATCTTATCACCAAAATATTCGAGATCATCTTTTGAATTTAAACTAGGTCTCGCCTTAAATTGATTTTCGTTTAATAATATTTTTAGTTTTTGAATAAATTCATTTGAATCATTATAATCATGAATAAAAACATAAGCAGCTTCGCAAAAATCAAATGCAATCTCTTCTGGATTATTTCTCATCTCGTAATTCAAGTCAGCCATATCTAAAATATGTATAACTGTTTTATCAGATAATAAAGATTCGTAAAAATTAGATTCTGAATCACCATCTTCACCTTCGGTTACTGGTTCTTCAGCTGGAGTTTCAGTCGGAACCTCTTCTTGTGGTTCCTGGTCTTTATTCTCAATTTTATTCATAATATCAGTTTTATCCTCGTCACTTAATTTATTGATATCGGTTGCTGATATAATTGAATTTAATGTGTATTTAATATCCTCTGGTTCGAGTTTATCTTGTGTATCGCGAATCTGTTGAGATAATTTACCTGTTAATTTTTGAATTGATTTTACAGGATCTTCTTCACCACCCTCAGCTGGAGCTTCTGTACCGTCAGTAGCGACAGTTGTGTCGGTTGTGGTTGTATCCATTTCTGCACCGTCAACAGCAGGTTCACTTTGATTTGTATCTAATAAATCGGCCTCCAAATCAGCTGTTGATTGATCGGTAGAAACAGAAGAACCATCTGATGTCTCTCCAGATGGCTCCGTAAATGTTGTGTCAGTAAAATCTTGAGTTGGTTGTGCCGCTGGTGTTTTTAACCTTAACACATACTTTTCATCTAGACTTTTTTTTTTAAAACGTCAATGTTTTCATTTTGCCCCACACTTTCATTAATTTGCTTGAACATCAAGTTCAAGTGTTTAAGTGCATCAGCGTATGATCTATAAGAATGTTCACGGATGTTTTCAACTCCAGTGATATATTCGTAGTTATCGTTTTTTCTTACTTTTATGTAAACGTGTTTTTCCTCTTGAACAATGCCATATTCAGTTCCATCAGCAGCAACTGATTCGTGTAAAACGTTGGCTAATCTACCATACAATGGTTTAGATTCATTTATTGATCCTTTTTTAACGCCAGCAATTTCTAGAATTCTAGCTAGTTTTTCATCTGCGTTTTGTATTTTTTCCGAACCGATTGGTTTCATATCCTAAAAATTTTTAGTTAATTATTCTTATAATAAATATCATCAATTTTATTAAAGTTCAGCGTTTTCAACAGATAATAAAGAATCTTGCGTCTTTACCTTTAGTTTAAGTAGTTCTTCAATAAAACCAGAACGTCTAAGGTATTTAAAAACTAGGTTTTCATTACTCAGTTCACCACCTGATTGTAGGCCACTTTTGCGATATTTTTTTATTTTGTCTTTGAATGCTTTGAGTTTGTCCAACTTTTCTTGACCATCTTCCATTTTTGAGATGGTTTCTAAGGTTTTTTTAAATTCTTTCACTTTATTTAACACGGTTTCTTTATCCAGAGAAAAATTTTCTTTTGCTGGTTTGCTTAACCATTTGTTGTATAGTACACTATAAATTCCTTTGGCTGAGTCTAATTTCTCATCAAAAGCCTGTGCATATAATTCAACATCGTAACCCTTAATTGTTATATCGTGTAAATTATTAAATACGTCTTTTTTAGCATCAAAAAGTTCATCGGATACAGTTGAATCTGCGTTTATTTTTGTTTTATCTAAAACAACGTGCAAATCAACATCTGAATAATTAGACCAATTATAACTAGCTAAACTACCAATGAATAAAACATCCTCAATGTCTAAAGTTTCGATATTAAAAGAATCAACAAATTTTTTTGCGATTTCCAATAAACTTCTTCTGATTTCTGGTTTTAATCTGACATTTTCAATATCACCAGAATCGACATTATCCCAAATATCTTTATTTAGGTTGTCTTGTAATTTAAAGCTGTTAATTATTGAATCCATTATGTTAATAAATAGTTTATTTTGAGTTTTTAATCAATAATTCACCCAAAACTTCAAGGCGACCAACCTCTCTTTGAAATTCAATTTGACTCATATCCAAAGATATTTTTTTATAGGTTTCATCGAATTCTTTTTTAGCAGAATCTATATCGAAATTACCCTCAGTAGCTTTTTTATAATAAGGTAATTTAACTTTAAAATGGTGCCAAGTTAACAAGGCTAAACCACCTTTTTCTCTTGCTGTATCTGAAATTTTAGCCGCACCAGCACCTCTGGTTTTTGCAAAATCCATCAAACTGTCTTTAGCTTCTAATATTACATCAAATAATTTCATAATTAATTTGGCCAATAACCCAATTCCATTGTAAAATTTTTAGTATCAGTATCATCATTGCGAGTCACTTTAACGTAAAAATCATTATATTCCCCATCATCCCCACCATCATAAAATTGTAAATGAAAAACTTTAACATCATTAACATCCATGTCGGTTCTATCGTTATCCCAACCACTATCATCTATTGCGTTACCAACAGCGGCCCAAGGCGAACCAATCCAAGGATTATTAAACTCAAATTGAAATAAACAATCTGGTAAATTATTATCTTGAAAGGAGCCAACGACATCGACATCACCTGAGTTAGAACCAATATACACTACTGGATCTCCACTCATATATGTACTCGGGTAGTTGTTTGCGCTTATATTGTAACCCTCACCAATTACAGTTACCTTTGTAGGTTTAGTCATAAATCTTATTTAATTATAAATAGATTACTTTATTTAAAAAGCTATAACCAATTCTTTATTGAACCAACCGATTATCACCTCATAACTACCATTTAAAGTTATGTCATGAGTTATTTTAATATAAGGTAACAGGTATACTTGATATGCGACTGTGTATATTTGTATGCTCATAAATTAAATTTTTATATTTTATTCCATTTATTATTTGAATCCAACGTAAAACTACCCAAACACTCATATGACCATTCTGTGGGGTTAACGATTGATAAGAAAACGTTACCATCTTTACCGATGTACAAATGGTATGTATGCCCAATTATTGGCTCAAACGCAAACTTTGCGTTGTAGATTAATTCATTCCATTTGTATTCTTCAACCAATTTTTTATACTCAAGTTTTAATTCGTTAAATTTGGCTTCAAATTGTTTATTTACTTTTAAAACATTAGCTGATTTCCATAAAGAAATATCTTCAACTTTTATAGCTGGGGCTCCAACATTTGAAGCGTAAGGTAATAACCCTGGATTATCAGCAACATTATCTGGTTTTTTCATAAACTATTTTCCATTTCTATAAATTTGTTTATTTCATGAATAATATCAATACTTTCTTTTCTAGGAGAATAGACTATATCCCATATGGTTTTATTATTGTAATCTGGGTGTAATCTTGATTTAGCCCATTTTTTTCCTTTTTCAAAATCATGGCAAGACCAACTTAATGGGCAAATAATTTTTGGGGCAAATAATTTTTTTATCGGTAGTAAAAATTTTTTCATTTAATTACTTAATGGCGCTTTAATTTTTGGGTGTGATTGATAATTATCTAAAACGATATCATCTGGCATATAAGATTCAATACCATCACGAACATATACCCTTGGTAGTTTGTATGGTTCTCTGGTAATTTGTTCTTTGGCTTGCTCAATGTGGTTTAAGTATATGTGTGTGTCACCAAGATTACCAATTAATTGATCTGGTAACATACCCACCTCGTCAGCAATCATCATAAGTAACAAACCGTAAGACGCAATATTAAACGGTAAACCAAGGAAAGTGTCCACCGAACGTTGATTCCACATCAATGAAAGCGCTCTTGTTGGGGTTTTATCGTAGTAAGTGTTTTCAAAATCTGGTACCGTATCCTCATTGTATTCCATCCCAGTTTCATAGTTTTTATTAAACCAATATTGATACCGTTCAGAATAACTCAACTCTCTAGTATAAACTTGAAATCCATAATGACAAGGTGGAAGAACCATCTGGTCTAATTCACCCACATTCCACGCATTAACCATTAATCTTCTCGAGTCTGGGTTTGTTTTAAGGTCACAGATTAGGTTTTGGATTTGGTCTATATATGTTTCATTATAAACACTAGGAAGATAACTATGTGGTGTTATATTTCTGTACTTTCTCCATTGTGCCCCATAAATTGGGCCTAAATTACCAAACCTTTCGGCAAAATCTGAACTATTTTTTATTTGATCGATAAACCAATCTTTATTAGGAATATCTTCATGACCCGCAAAGTGTTTACAATAATTTTTATAAGCATCACCATCCCAAATATGACAACCATTATCAACAAGGTATTTTATGTTGGTATCACCTCTTAAAAACCAAAGTAACTCAGTTACAATTGATTTCCAGTGCATTTTCTTGGTTGTGAGTAAAGGAAAACCCTCACTCATGTTGTGACGAATTGTGTAACCAAAAATACTTTTGGTTCCAGTACCAGTCCTATCCTTTTTTTCAACACCATATTCAAGTATATCCTTGAGTAATTGTTGATATTGTCTATCTAAATTGTTCATACCACAATAATAGACAAAAAAGATAAAAAAATCAAATGCATTTTATGGTCACAAACCATATCGACCTTTGGTTGCATTAAAATTTTGTGCGATTTCGGATGAATTTAAACCTTTTGTGTAAAAATAACATGCGCCGATTTTACCATTTAAATAATTTGACCCAACACCATTACCGATGTAGCCTAAATATAATGTATTTGTTTCGTTGTAAGTATCTGTGCCATGTTGGGTTGATATATATTCGGTGTCATTTACGTATAATTTAGTTGTCCCACTAGTGTTGGTAATTTGTGAAATAAATGTTAACAAATACCAGGTATTTGTTGTTACTATAATTGGTGACGTGCTTATTTTTTGAATACCCGTTCCATTTGTAGTTACCCTTAATTCACCCGCGTTTGAATACAAGCCACCCCAATAACCGTCAAAACCAAAAGAGGAGGATAGTTTTCCAAAAACAGGTACTTGAGCATTTAAAGAGGCCAACGAATCAAATTTAACCCATACTTGTATTGTTTTTTGTGTGGATGTATTTAAACTAAGTTCCGATGTATGTGGTATGCTAATGGTATCATTACTACCATCAAAGTCAAAAATGCCACCATCCGTTGAACTCCAGGTTGCCCCGTTTATTGTTGCATCATTGTTGTTGGGTGTCGAATCTAACCATAAACCTGAACTATATGTTGATGCGTCTAGTTTCATAAATAGTGAATCTTGTACAATATCGTTTTGTATAAACCTATCTTTTTCCGCATTATAATTATTTAAAATTTGATTGTCGGTAAGTGCACCATAATATATTCTAACAATCGCTAAGTCACCATTAACGTAGTTTGTGTCGCTACTAGCACTACTGTCCCATCGTCTCATCATTCTTACGTCACCACCAGAACCAGGTATGCCAGTATACGAAAGGGTACCACCAGTTGCAACGCCATTTACATATTGTCGAATTGTTGTACCATCATATGTTCCAACTACGTGGTACCACGTATTAATAAGCGGATCGAAACCAGTTGTGTTGTGCCAACCATTTACATCGAAAAATCCAACACATAATTTATATGTGTTTGGAGCGTTATTTGTACCTAAACTAAAATTTAACCTATCAATTAAATTGTATTGGTTACATACTATTGATGTAACTTTAGAATTTAAACTCGAGTTTAATTTAAACCAGGCTTCAATCGTCCATATGTTTAAATCCCCAATATTTGGTATTGTTGCATGTTCATATGATGCATCTGAAAAAGTAAAACACTCGGGCTCCGTATTTGTATGCGTTGGTGCATTAACCAATGTACCATGATTTTGGTCTAATGATAGGTTATACCAACTAGAACCAGTATTTGGGTAACTTTCCGACATACCCGCATCAATATAAACTTGTAAATTATCAGTTGTAATGTCTGGTATTATTTTATTAATCACAAAATAGTCGCTTTGGGTTGATAGCCATTCTAAACATAATTCCCAAGACGATAATGTTAAATTACCCATTAATCTATTAACTATATGAACTAGTTCGTTATTATCGTTTGCGACATAAATGTTTAATTTTCCAGCGGAATTTGCTCGATAAATAACCCAACCACCAACTGGCGGCTCTATTCCATTATAAAATCCTGTTGCTTGAGTTGGCCCATAAGCAACATCACTATTCCCAATTGTTAAATAATTTTTTGTTAATGAATTATTTTCCTCAATATTACTATTTTTTATAACCGACATTTATTTGTATAGTTTTACTTAAAGATAAATATCAAATAATTCGATTATATTTTTTTGTACGTAAAACTTTTAGATATATTTTGGTTAAAAAATTTACCCTGACTTTCAGCAAGATTTAATCCAGCAAATGTTTCATGAGGAACATCATCATATTCATAGATTGCCCCGTTGTTGAAAGTAACGTTTAATTTTTTTGTCGTTGTATCGTAAGATACTTGTCTTAAATTTGAACTATCATATTCACAGATAACTTTAGTTCCTTCGTATTTTTTACTCTTCACCATATTTTATTGTTTTTATCTTTGTTGTGTAATTTATAATATTTTTTAGGTCAAAAACATCATTTGCTGTGAGAACAAAATGATTACCTTCGCTTTTAACCGTGGTTTTTGTGGTTATAATCAAATGATTACCACTTATAATAGTATTGTAGATATCGGTATACGTTTTTACCGATCCGTTGGTTAAATTTATTATAATTGTATCCATGGATATTTATTTTTGATAAATTTAGGTAAAAAGTTGCATTGTGTCAAGATTTTGCTTAGATTTGCAAAAAAAATTACAGTAAGATTATGAATGATAAAATGACAAATGAGTTGCGACAAGCTTTTGCGATTGGTAGGGAAAGTGCGGTTAATTACAGAGATACTAAGTTAAGAATAGAGCATGTATTATATGGAATAATCATATCAGATAATATTATAAACGAGATTTTGAAAAATAAAATCAAAGATTTCGATCTGCTTGTTCAGGATATTCAAAATATAAACAAACAACAGTCGGAAAACGATGATAATATAAATTCAGAATCAATTTTAACTTTTGAGCCAGAGCTTCAAGAAGTGATTAAACTTTGTATTAAAAATAAAAAAAAGGATGAGTTTATCACACCAGAGTTATTTTTTACAACTTCATTTGATATAGATATTGCCGTAATTAAAATAATTAAAGATTATGGTGTCACAAAAACATTTATACAAAGACGTTTAAAGCAATTAAATGTTTCGTCAAACTATTTTAGCGAGGAAGATCAAAATAAAAAAAGTTCCCAAAGTGAAAATGCACCATCTAAAAACAAATCTAGAACGCCAATTTTAGATAATTTTAGTCGGGATTTAACCGCTTTAGCCAATGAGGGTAAATTAGATCCTGTTATTGGGAGAGATAGTGAGGTAGAAAGAGTTGCTCAAGTCTTATCAAGAAGAAAAAAGAACAACCCAGTTTTAATTGGCGACCCTGGTGTTGGTAAAACAGCAATCGCTGAAGGTCTTGCGATTAAAATCGCCATGGATGAATGTCCAAGGCCTTTACAAAATAAAAGATTGGTTACTCTTGATTTAACATCAATGGTTGCTGGAACCAAGTATCGCGGTCAATTCGAAGAGAGAATTAAAGCTTTGCTTGAGGAAGTTAGAGATAACCCAAACATCATTCTTTTTGTGGATGAATTACACACCCTTGTTGGTGCTGGAAATTCATCTGGTGCGTTAGACGCCGCTAATGTATTTAAACCAGCTTTGGCTCGTGGTGAGGTGCAATGTATTGGTGCTACAACTTTGGATGAATATCGTGAGCATATTGAAAAGGATGGTGCTTTGGATAGACGTTTTCAAAAAGTAATGGTGAACCCACCAACACTTGAACAAACAAAGGATATTTTAATGAATATTCGTGAAAAGTACGAAGATTTTCATAAAGTTGAGTATACCGATGATGCGATCAACGAGATTATTAGATTAGCTGATCGATATATCACAAATCGAGAATTTCCAGATAAAGCAATTGACATAATGGATGAAGCTGGCTCTCGAACACAAGTTAGTATTAAAGCCCCACAAAAAATTAAAGAACTCGAAAACGAGATAAAGGAAATTAAAAAAAGAAAACAAGAAGTTGTTAAAAGCCAAAAGTTTGAACTGGCCGCTGATTTGAGGGATTTAGAAAAGAAAACAACAGCTGAGTTAGAAAAAGAAACTCGAATTTGGAAAGAAAATATCGACAATAAAAGAATGGTTGTTAATGATGAAATGGTTTGTGAGGTTGTTTCGCTTATGACTGGGATACCAATTACAAAAATTTCACAAAACGAGATTAAAAAATTGTTAACGATAGATACTGAATTGTCTAACACAATTATTGGCCAAAATGAAGCGATTCAAAAAATTTCATCTGCAATAAAAAGAAATCGCACTGGTATTAGAAAACAAAATAAACCAATTGGTTCATTTTTATTCATTGGCCCAACGGGTGTTGGTAAAACAGAGTTAGCAAAAATGTTAGCTGAAAAAGTTTTTGGTAGCCAGGATGCTATGATTAGAGTTGACATGTCAGAGTATGGTGAAAAATTTAACATTTCAAAATTAATTGGTGCGCCTCCAGGATATATTGGATACAATGAAGGCGGACAGTTAACTGAAAAAGTTAAGAATAAACCATATTCGCTCATACTTTTTGATGAAATTGAAAAGGCTCATCCAGATATCTTTAACGTTTTATTACAATTATTGGATGAAGGTCATTTAACAGATGGTAGTGGTAGAAAAATTAATTTCAAAAATACCATTATTATTATGACGTCAAATATTGGTTTAAAAGATGTACAAGATTTTGGTACAAAAATTGGCTTTTCGACTGATGAAGATCCAACAAAATCTGCCCAAGATATTATCGAAAAAAGTCTTCGTAAATTTTTTAAACCAGAGTTTTTAAATCGTCTTGATGAATTAGTTTATTTTAATTACTTGAGTAAAGATGATATTTTAAAGATAATTGATATTCAATTGGATGATTTATCCGAAAGATTGTTTGAGTCAAATTACACTTTTAAAATAACAACACAAGCGAAAGAAAAGTTAGCTGAGCTTGGTTATGATAGAAAATATGGTGCGAGAGAATTGAATCGAACAATTCAAAAATATGTTGAAGATCCCATGTCTGAGGAACTATTACAACACGGTATGCCATCTGAAGGGGCGTTTAACATAACATATGATTCGAAAAAAGACAAAATTTTCGTAAAATTGAGTTAGACATTATCGGAATTTGGACTATTTATAAGTAGTTTAAATTTCGATAATAAATGGCGGTTACAATATATTTAAGATGCGCACTAGGTAGACCTTTAACATTCGGCGAACTTGACGCGAATTTTGATAATCTAAAAAATGCAATTGAGAACTTAGGTCTGGATGACCTAACTGATGTAATAATAACAACTGGCGCAACAGCTGGTAGTATTTTAGTTTATAATGGTAGTAATTGGGTTAATCAGGAATTAACTCAAGAATTAAATCCGCAATATGTCGTAACATTTGATCCGCTAACGGGTCAATTCACATATTCCGCCGCTAGTACCTCAGGAACATCTGGTTACTCAGGTACATCGGGGACATCTGGTGAGTCGGGAACTTCTGGTTCTTCAGGTACATCAGGAACTACTGGTACTTCGGGAACAGCAGGTTCATCTGGTACTTCGTGGACTGGAGATAATTATTATGGGTCGTTTAGTGATTCAACCACACAAGTAGTCAGTGGTTCAAGTATACCAACCGTTTGGGAATATAATACAACCGAAATTGCAAATGGCATTAGTGTACAAAATAATTCACAAATTACCGTAGATAATGCTGGTGTTTATGAAATAGGATATTCAGCTCAAATTGAAGCCGCATCAAATGCAAACGGTACTGATATTATAATTTGGGCAAGAATTAATGGCAATGACGAGCCCAGGACAACATCAACTATAACATTAAGCGGAAATGGCGCATATCAATTACCATTTGTTGCATATCAATTTAATTTACAAGCTAATGATTGTGTTGAGTTTGTATTTTTATCCACAAATCAACATGTACAAATAACAGCTTTAGGGGCTGGGGTTAATTATCCAGCGGCGCCCTCTGTTATAATCGTAGCAAAAAGAATTGACAAATATATGGTGTTGCCAAGCACATCTGGCACATCAGGAACATCGGGGACAACAGGAACATCAGGAACATCGGGTGAAAGTGGGACAAACGGTACGTCTGGTACATCGGGTACAAGTGGAACTTCGGGAACTTCTGGTTCTTCGGGAACTTCTGGTTCTTCAGGAACTTCGGGTGAAAATGGTACAAATGGTGAATCTGGAACAAGCGGAACTTCAGGAACTTCAGGAACGTCTGGTTCTTCAGGAACATCAGGAACAAGCGGAACTTCAGGAACTTCAGGAACGTCTGGTGAAAATGGTACAAATGGTGAATCTGGAACAAACGGAACATCAGGTACTTCTGGTTCTTCAGGAACATCAGGAACAAGCGGAACTTCAGGAACTTCAGGAACGTCTGGTGAAAATGGTACAAATGGTGAATCTGGAACAAACGGAACATCAGGGACATCTGGTTCTTCGGGAACTTCTGGTTCATCAGGTACATCGGGGACATCGGGGACATCTGGTGAGTCGGGAACAAACGGTACTTCAGGTGAGTCAGGGACAAATGGTTCTTCGGGAACATCAGGAACATCAGGTACAAGTGGATCATCTGGAACATCAGGAACATCAGGTTCTTCGGGTGAGAGTGGTACTTCAGGTGAGAGTGGTACAAATGGTTCTTCAGGAACATCAGGTACATCAGGTTCTTCAGGTTCTTCGGGAACAAGTGGTTCCTCAGGTACTTCTGGCTCAAGTGGAACTTCGGGTGAAAGTGGAACTTCAGGAACATCAGGTTCAAATGGAACTTCAGGAACATCAGGTTCTTCGGGTTCTTCGGGAACAAGTGGTTCCTCAGGTACATCGGGAACATCGGGAACATCGGGTGAGTCGGGTACAAACGGTACTTCAGGTGAAAGTGGAACTTCAGGAACATCGGGTTCTTCAGGAACTTCTGGGACATCGGGTTCTTCAGGAACTTCAGGAACTTCGGGTGAGTCGGGCACAAATGGTACTTCAGGTTTTTCAGCAACTTCAGGGACATCGGGTTCTTCGGGAACATCGGGAACATCAGGTTCTTCGGGAACTTCGGGAACTTCGGGTGAGTCGGGTACAAACGGTACTTCAGGTTTTTCAGCAACTTCAGGGACATCGGGTTCTTCGGGAACTTCTGGTTCTTCAGGAACTTCGGGTGTTAATGGACTAGCGGGTGAGAGTGGTGGTTCCGCAACTTCTGGAACTTCAGGCACATCGGGTGAAAGTGGATCATCTGGAACTTCAGGTACAAGTGGTTCCTCAGGTACATCAGGAACTTCGGGTTCTTCAGGTGAAAGTGGTACTTCAGGTGAAAGTGGTACAAATGGTTCTTCGGGAACATCGGGAACTTCTGGAACAAGTGGTTCCTCAGGTACATCAGGAACCTCAGGAACATCGGGTGAAAGTGGTACTTCAGGTGAAAGTGGTACAAACGGTACTTCAGGAACATCAGGTACTTCTGGTTCTTCAGGAACATCAGGTACTTCTGGTTCAAGTGGAAGTTCGGGTGAAAGTGGTACTTCAGGTGAAAGTGGTACAAATGGTTCTTCGGGAACATCGGGTACTTCTGGTTCAAGTGGAACATCAGGTTCTTCTGGAACCTCAGGAACTTCGGGTGAGAGTGGAAGTTCAGGTGAGAGTGGTACAAATGGTTCTTCTGGAACCTCAGGAACATTTGGCTCAAGTGGAACATCAGGTTCTTCTGGCTCAAGTGGAACATCAGGTTCTTCTGGTTCAAGCGGAAGTTCAGGTGAGAGCGGTACAAATGGTTCTTCAGGAACATCAGGAACATCTGGTTCTTCAGGTACATCGGGAACATCAGGGACATCTGGTGAGTCGGGTACAAACGGTACTTCAGGTGAAAGTGGTACAAATGGTTCTTCGGGAACTTCTGGTACAAATGGTTCTTCGGGAACTTCTGGTTCAAGTGGAACATCGGGAATAAATGGAACTGCTGGAACTTCAGGTATATCAGCAACATCAGGAACTTCTGGTTCAACTGGTACATCGGGTATTGATGGATTAAATGGTATATCAGCAATAAGTGGAACTTCGGGAACTTCAGGAACAAATGGAACTTCGGGTGAGGGTGGTACAAACGGTACTTCGGGTGAAAGTGGAAGTTCAGGTACATCAGGTTCAAGTGGAAGTTCGGGAACTTCTGGCACAAGTGGAAGTTCGGGTGAAAGTGGAAGTTCAGGTGAAAGTGGTACAAATGGTTCTTCGGGAACATCAGGGATATCTGCAACATCAGGTACATCAGGTTCTTCAGGAACTTCGGGTGAAAGTGGAACTTCGGGAACTTCTGGTGAAAGTGGAACATCTGGAACAAATGGTACAAATGGTTCTTCTGGAACAAGTGGTACAAGTGGTTCTTCGGGAACATCAGGTGAATCAGGAACAAATGGAACTTCAGGAACTTCTGGCGAAAGTGGAACTTCAGGAACGTCTGGGTCTTCAGGTAAATCAGGAACAAATGGAACTTCAGGAACGTCTGGGTCTTCAGGTACTTCAGGTGAATCGGGTACAAATGGGACAAGTGGTTCTTCGGGAACGTCTGGGTCTTCAGGTACTTCTGGAACATCAGGCTCAAACGGTACAAGTGGTACTTCAGGCATTTCCGCAACATCAGGAACATCAGGTTCTTCAGGTACTTCGGGTGTTAATGGACTAGCGGGTGAGAGTGGTGGTTCCGCAACGTCTGGAACCTCGGGAACATCGGGTGAAAGTGGATCATCTGGAACTTCAGGTACTTCTGGAATATCTGCGACATCAGGTACGTCAGGTTCTTCGGGAACATCAGGTTCTTCTGGAACCTCAGGTTCTTCAGGTACATCAGGAACTACTGGTACATCAGGTTCTTCGGGAACATCAGGTTCTTCGGGAACATCAGGTTCTTCGGGAACATCAGGATTAAATGGAACTTCAGGTGTTTCTGCAACATCTGGAACTTCTGGTTCAAGCGGAACTTCAGGAAGAAATGGAACCGCTGGTACATCAGGTGTTTCCGCAACATCAGGAACATCAGGTACTTCTGGCTCAAGCGGAAGTTCGGGGAGTTCAGGAACATCAGGTACTTCTGGCTCAAGCGGAAGTTCGGGGACTTCAGGATCTAGCGGATCTTCGGGAACATCGGGTTCTTCGGGTACATCAGGTACTGCTGGAACAAGTGGATCTTCGGGGACTTCAGGAATAAATGGAACCGCTGGAACATCAGGTGTATCTGCCACATCAGGTACATCAGGTTCAAGTGGATCTTCAGGTACATCAGGAATAAATGGAACATCGGGAACAAGTGGGATATCTGCGACATCGGGAACAAATGGTTCTTCAGGAACTGCTGGAACTTCGGGTTCTTCGGGAACATCAGGGGTATCGGCGACAAGCGGAACAAATGGTTCTTCAGGAACATCGGGTACCTCTGGTACATCAGGGATATCAGCAACATCAGGAACTTCTGGTTCAAGTGGAACATCAGGTAGAAATGGAACTGCTGGAACTTCGGGGATATCAGCAACATCAGGAACTTCTGGTTCAACTGGTACATCGGGTATTGATGGATTAAATGGTATATCAGCAATAAGTGGAACCTCGGGAACAGGTGGTACTGCTGGAACATCAGGTGGTGCTGGTACATCTGGAACAAGTACATCCCAGGCTGGAACCTCGGGAACAGGTGGTACTTCTGGAACATCAGGTGGTGCTGGTACATCTGGAACAAGTACATCCCAGGCTGGAACCTCGGGAACAGGTGGTACTGCTGGAACATCAGGTGGTGCTGGTACATCAGGTGAATCGAATACTTCAGGTTCTTCGGGAACTTCTGGTTCAAGCGGTACAAGTGGTTCTTCAGGAACTTCAGGTTCTTCGGGAACTTCAGGTGAGAGTGGAACTTCAGGAACTTCTGGCTCAAGCGGAACCTCAGGAAGAAATGGAACTGCTGGTACAAGTGGTTCATCAGGTACTTCTGGGATATCAGGTACTTCTGGGATATCAGCAACATCAGGAACATCAGGTTCAAATGGAACTGCTGGTACAAGTGGTGTGTCTGCGACATCAGGAACAAGTGGTTCATCAGGTACATCAGGAATAAATGGAACATCAGGAACTTCGGGAATATCGGCAACATCAGGAACTTCTGGGTCATCAGGAACTTCGGGAATAAATGGTACTGCTGGTACATCAGCGATAAGTGGAACTGCTGGTACAAGTGGTTCATCAGGTACATCAGGAATAAATGGAACATCAGGAACTTCAGGTGTGTCTGCCACATCTGGAACAAATGGTTCTTCAGGTACTTCAGGAATAAACGGTACTGCTGGTACATCAGCGATAAGTGGAACATCAGGGACATCTGGTTCTTCAGGTACATCGGGAATAAACGGAACCTCTGGAACTTCAGGTGTGTCTGCGACATCAGGAACATCAGGTTCTTCGGGAACATCAGGTAGAAGTGGGAGTGCTGGAACATCAGGTGTATCTGCAACATCAGGAACGTCTGGGTCTTCAGGAACCTCGGGAACAAGTGGAGTATCTGCGACAAGCGGTACTGCTGGTTCAAGTGGAGTATCTGCCACATCTGGAACAAATGGTTCTTCAGGTACTTCAGGAATAAACGGTACTGCTGGTACATCGGGAGTATCCGCTACAAGTGGAACATCAGGTTCAAGTGGAACATCGGGGAGAAATGGAACCGCTGGGACTTCAGGTGTGTCTGCGACATCGGGAACAAGTGGTTCCAATGGAACATCTGGAATAAATGGTACCGCTGGAACTTCAGGTATATCGGCAACATCAGGTACATCTGGTTCTTCGGGAACATCAGGAATAAATGGAACTGCTGGTACAAGTGGTGTGTCTGCCACATCAGGAACATCAGGTTCTTCAGGAACATCGGGAACATCAGGTGTTTCTGCAACATCTGGAACTTCTGGTTCTTCAGGAACATCGGGTACCTCTGGTACATCGGGAGTATCTGCGACATCAGGTACATCAGGTTCAAGTGGAGTATCTGCAACAAGTGGAACCTCAGGTTCTTCGGGAACCTCAGGAAGAAATGGTACTGCTGGAACATCAGGAGTGTCTGCGACAAGTGGAACTTCTGGTTCAACTGGTACATCGGGTATTGATGGATTAAATGGTATATCAGCAATAAGTGGAACATCGGGAACAAATGGTTCTTCAGGAACCTCAGGTTCTTCGGGAACATCAGGTAGAAGTGGGAGTGCTGGAACATCAGGTGTATCTGCAACATCAGGAACAAGTGGTTCAACTGGTACATCGGGTATTGATGGATTAAATGGTATATCAGCAATAAGTGGAACATCGGGAACAAATGGTTCTTCAGGAACCTCAGGTTCTTCGGGAACATCAGGTAGAAATGGAACATCGGGAACTTCAGGTGTTTCCGCAACATCAGGAACATCAGGTTCTTCAGGAACTTCGGGAATAAACGGAACATCAGGAACTTCAGGGGTATCTGCAACATCTGGAACAAATGGTTCAAGTGGAACCGCTGGTAGAAATGGAACTGCTGGAACAAGTGGTGTGTCTGCAACATCAGGTACATCAGGTTCAAGTGGTACTGCTGGAACATCAGGAATAAACGGAACTGCTGGTACAAGTGGTGTGTCTGCCACATCAGGAACATCGGGTTCAAGTGGAACTTCAGGAACTTCGGGTGTATCTGCCACATCAGGAACATCAGGTTCTTCTGGAACATCAGGAATAAATGGAACCGCTGGTACAAGTGGGGTATCTGCGACAAGTGGAACATCAGGATCTTCAGGTACAGCTGGTAGAAATGGAACTGCTGGAACTTCAGGTATATCAGCAACATCAGGTACAAGTGGATCTTCAGGTACTTCAGGAATAAACGGAACTGCTGGTACAAGTGGAGTATCTGCAACATCAGGTACATCGGGTTCAAGTGGTACCTCTGGTACAAGTGGAGTATCTGCCACATCAGGAACATCAGGTTCAAGTGGAACATCAGGAATAAATGGAACCGCTGGTACAAGTGGGGTATCTGCGACATCAGGAACTTCTGGTTCTTCAGGTACTTCGGGAACTTCGGGTGTATCCGCCACATCAGGAACATCTGGTTCAAGTGGAACATCAGGAATAAACGGAACCGCTGGAACATCAGGTGTTTCCGCAACATCAGGTACATCTGGTTCTTCAGGTACTTCGGGAACTTCAGGAGTATCTGCCACATCAGGTACATCAGGTTCAAGTGGAACATCAGGAATAAATGGAACATCAGGAACTTCAGGAGTGTCTGCAACATCAGGAACTTCTGGTTCTTCGGGAACATCAGGAACTTCAGGAGTGTCTGCAACATCAGGAACATCAGGTTCAAGCGGTACTTCAGGCACATCAGGGATAAATGGAACTTCAGGTACATCAGGTGTTTCTGCAACATCAGGTACATCAGGTTCAAGTGGTACTTCAGGTAGAAATGGAACCGCTGGTACATCAGGGATATCGGCAACAAGTGGAACATCTGGTTCAAGTGGAACATCAGGAATAAACGGAACCGCTGGAACTTCAGGGGCATCAGCGACATCAGGTACAAGTGGATCTTCGGGGACTTCAGGGACTGCTGGTACAAACGGATCTTCGGGTACTTCAGGAATAAATGGTACTGCTGGAACATCAGGAGTGTCTGCAACATCAGGTACATCAGGTTCAAGTGGTACTGCTGGAACATCAGGAATAAACGGAACTGCTGGTACAAGTGGAGTATCTGCGACAAGCGGTACTGCTGGTTCAAGCGGAACTTCAGGTACATCGGGAAGAAATGGAACTGCTGGTACAAGTGGTGTGTCTGCCACATCAGGAACATCGGGTTCTTCGGGAACCTCGGGAACCTCAGGTGTTTCCGCAACATCAGGTACAAACGGATCTTCAGGTACTTCAGGAATAAATGGAACTGCTGGAACATCAGGTATATCTGCGACATCAGGTACATCAGGTTCTTCGGGAACCTCAGGCACATCAGGTGTGTCTGCAACATCGGGTTCAAGTGGAACCTCAGGTACATCAGGAATAAATGGAACTGCTGGAACTTCGGGGATATCAGCAACATCAGGTACAAGTGGATCTTCAGGAACCTCAGGTACATCAGGAGTGTCTGCAACATCAGGAACATCAGGTTCAAGTGGAACATCAGGAAGAAATGGAACTGCTGGTACAAGTGGTGTGTCTGCCACATCAGGTACATCAGGTTCAAGTGGTACTGCTGGAACTTCAGGAGTATCTGCAACATCAGGTACATCGGGTTCAAGTGGAACATCAGGTAGAAATGGAACTGCTGGAACTTCAGGTATATCAGCAACAAGCGGAACTGCTGGTTCAAGCGGGACTTCAGGTACAAGTGGGGTATCTGCAACATCAGGTACTTCTGGTTCAAGTGGAACATCAGGAATAAACGGAACCGCTGGAACATCAGGTGTTTCCGCAACATCAGGTACATCTGGTTCTTCAGGTACAGCTGGAACAAGTGGTGTTTCAGCAACATCAGGAACAAGTGGTTCTTCAGGTACTTCAGGAAGAAATGGAACTTCTGGTACATCAGGAATATCGGCAACAAGTGGAACATCAGGTTCTTCAGGTACAGCTGGAACAAGTGGTGTTTCTGCAACATCAGGAACATCAGGTTCTTCGGGAACTGCGGGAACTTCGGGGATAAATGGTACAGCTGGTACATCAGGTGTTTCTGCTACATCAGGAACATCAGGTTCTTCAGGAACCTCAGGAACATCGGGAGTATCGGCAACATCAGGTACTTCTGGTTCTTCAGGAACCTCAGGAAGAAACGGAACTGCTGGAACTTCAGGAATATCCGCAACAAGCGGAACTTCTGGTTCTTCAGGAACAGCTGGTACTTCAGGAATATCAGCAACTTCAGGAACATCAGGTTCCTCTGGAACTTCAGGAATAAATGGTACAGCTGGAACATCGGGTGTTTCAGCAACATCAGGTACTTCTGGTTCTTCAGGAACTGCGGGAACAAGTGGTGTGTCCGCTACAAGTGGGACATCAGGTTCTTCAGGAACCTCAGGAATAAATGGTACAGCTGGAACATCGGGTGTTTCAGCAACCTCAGGAACATCAGGTTCTTCGGGAACAAGTGGAACATCGGGTGTATCAGCAACTTCAGGAACATCAGGTTCTTCAGGAACATCTGGAATAAATGGTACAGCTGGAACATCGGGTGTTTCAGCAACCTCAGGAACATCGGGTTCTTCGGGAACTGCGGGAACAAGTGGTGTTTCTGCTACATCAGGAACATCGGGCTCTTCAGGAACCTCAGGAAGAAACGGAACTGCTGGAACTTCAGGGATATCAGCAACATCGGGAACTTCTGGTTCAAGTGGAACTGCGGGGACTTCAGGTGTATCTGCGACATCAGGAACAAATGGTTCTTCAGGAACAGCTGGAATAAATGGAACTGCTGGAACTTCAGGAATATCCGCAACATCAGGTACTTCTGGTTCTTCAGGAACCTCAGGTACTGCTGGTACAAGTGGTTCATCGGGAACTTCAGGAATAAATGGAACTTCTGGTACATCAGGTGTTTCAGCAACATCAGGAACTTCTGGTTCTTCGGGAACATCAGGAACAAGTGGAGTATCCGCAACATCGGGAACGAGTGGTTCAAGTGGTACCTCAGGTAGAAATGGAACTGCTGGTACAAGTGGAATATCTGCAACATCAGGAACATCAGGTTCTTCAGGTTCTTCAGGTACAGCTGGAACAAGTGGTGTTTCTGCAACATCAGGAACAAGTGGATCGAGCGGAACATCAGGTACATCGGGGGTATCAGCAACATCAGGTGTGTCTGCGACATCGGGTACTTCTGGTTCAAGTGGAACATCAGGAACAAGTGGTGTTTCTGCGACATCAGGTACATCAGGTTCAAGTGGAACATCAGGAATAAATGGAACTGCTGGGACTTCAGGTGTATCCGCCACATCAGGTACTTCTGGTTCTTCAGGAACCTCGGGAACATCAGGTGTTTCTGCAACATCAGGTACTTCTGGTTCTTCAGGTACTTCTGGTAGAAACGGAACTGCTGGGACTTCAGGAATATCTGCAACAAGCGGAACTTCTGGTTCTTCAGGAACAGCTGGTACATCAGGTATTAATGGTACCGCTGGAACATCAGGAATATCTGCAACAAGCGGAACTTCTGGTTCTTCTGGAACTTCAGGTATAAATGGAACTGCTGGAACATCAGGTATATCCGCAACAAGCGGAACAAGTGGATCTTCTGGCACTTCTGGTACGGCTGGTACAAATGGATCATCGGGAACTTCAGGAATAAATGGTACCGCTGGAACTTCAGGTGCATCAGCAACATCAGGAACTTCTGGTTCTTCAGGAACATCAGGAACAAGTGGAGTATCCGCTACAAGTGGGACATCGGGTTCTTCAGGAACAGCTGGTAGAAATGGAACTGCTGGAACATCAGGTATATCTGCGACATCAGGTACATCAGGTTCTTCAGGTACAGCTGGAACAAGTGGTGTATCCGCTACAAGTGGGACATCGGGTTCTTCAGGAACAGCTGGTAGAAATGGAACCTCAGGTACATCAGGTGTTTCTGCAACATCAGGTACTTCTGGTTCAAGTGGTACTGCTGGAACATCAGGTACATCCGCAACAAGCGGAACTTCTGGTTCATCGGGAACATCAGGAATAAATGGAACCGCTGGTACATCAGGTGTTTCTGCAACATCGGGAACAAGTGGTTCTTCAGGTACTTCAGGTACATCAGGTGTTTCTGCAACATCAGGTACTTCTGGATCTTCAGGAACCTCGGGTAGAAATGGAACTGCTGGAACTTCAGGAATAAGTGCCACATCAGGAACATCAGGTTCTTCAGGAACAGCTGGAACTTCAGGAATAAGTGCAACTTCAGGAACTTCAGGTTCTTCAGGAACTTCAGGAATAAATGGAACTGCTGGAACTTCAGGTGTTTCTGCAACAAGTGGAACTGCTGGTTCTTCAGGTACATCAGGGACAAGTGGTGTATCCGCTACATCGGGAACGAGTGGTTCAAGTGGTACCTCAGGTAGAAATGGAACTGCTGGGACTTCAGGGATATCAGCAACAAGCGGAACTTCAGGTTCTTCAGGTACAGCTGGTACAAGTGGAATATCTGCAACATCAGGAACATCAGGTTCTTCAGGAACCTCTGGAATAAACGGAACTGCTGGAACTTCAGGTGTATCCGCAACATCAGGAACTTCTGGTTCGAGCGGAACATCAGGTACTTCTGGTACAAGTGGATCGTCAGGTACTTCGGGAATAAACGGTACGGCTGGTACTTCAGGAATAAGTGCAACTTCAGGAACATCAGGTTCCTCTGGAACTTCTGGTACTTCGGGAGTTTCAGCAACATCAGGAACAAGTGGTTCTTCAGGTACTTCAGGTAGAAATGGAACCGCTGGTACATCAGGAATATCAGCAACATCAGGAACTTCTGGTTCTTCAGGTACATCAGGGACAAGTGGTGTTTCTGCGACATCAGGAACAAATGGTTCTTCAGGAACTTCAGGAATAAATGGAACTGCTGGAACTTCAGGTGTATCTGCGACATCAGGAACATCAGGTTCTTCGGGAACTGCTGGTACATCAGGAGTGTCTGCAACATCAGGTACATCAGGTTCTTCAGGAACCTCGGGTAGAAATGGAACTGCTGGAACCTCAGGTGTTTCTGCAACAAGTGGTACATCAGGTTCTTCAGGAACTGCTGGTACTTCTGGTACAAGTGGATCGTCAGGAACTTCAGGTATAAATGGAACTGCTGGTACTTCAGGTGTTTCTGCAACATCAGGAACTTCTGGTTCTTCAGGAACCTCGGGAACATCAGGGATATCTGCAACATCAGGAACATCGGGTTCTTCGGGAACTGCGGGTAGAAATGGAACTGCTGGAACCTCAGGTGTTTCTGCAACATCAGGTACAAGTGGATCTTCGGGAACTGCGGGAACAAGTGGTGTGTCAGCAACATCAGGAACATCAGGTTCTTCAGGAACCTCTGGAATAAACGGAACTGCTGGTACCTCTGGGATATCAGCAACAAGTGGAACATCAGGTTCTTCAGGAACCTCGGGAACATCAGGGATATCTGCAACATCAGGAACTTCTGGTTCTTCAGGAACTTCAGGTAGAAACGGAACTGCTGGAACAAGTGGTGTGTCTGCGACAAGCGGTACAAGTGGTTCTTCAGGAACTGCTGGTACCTCTGGGATATCAGCAACAAGTGGAACATCAGGTTCAAGTGGAACATCGGGAATAAATGGTACCTCTGGGATATCAGCAACAAGTGGAACATCAGGTTCAAGTGGAACATCAGGAACAAGTGGGGTATCTGCAACATCAGGAACTTCTGGTTCTTCAGGTACATCGGGAAGAAATGGAACTGCTGGAACTTCAGGTGTATCTGCGACATCGGGGACTTCTGGTTCTTCAGGTACATCAGGAACAAGTGGGGTATCTGCGACATCAGGTACAAGTGGATCTTCAGGAACCTCAGGAATAAATGGAACTGCTGGAACTTCAGGTGTATCAGCAACAAGTGGAACATCAGGTTCTTCAGGAACAAGTGGAGTATCTGCCACATCAGGTACATCAGGTTCAAGTGGAACTTCAGGTAGAAATGGAACTGCTGGAACTTCAGGTGTATCTGCAACATCAGGTACAAGTGGATCTTCGGGAACTTCTGGAACTGCTGGAACGAGTGGTTCATCGGGAACATCAGGAATAAACGGAACTTCAGGTGTTTCTGCAACAAGTGGTACATCAGGTTCTTCGGGAACCTCGGGAACCTCAGGCGTTTCCGCAACATCAGGTACAAGTGGATCTTCAGGTACTTCAGGAAGAAATGGAACTGCTGGTACAAGTGGTGTTTCTGCAACATCAGGAACAAGTGGTTCAAGTGGAACATCAGGTATATCAGCAACAAGTGGAACATCAGGTTCTTCAGGAACCTCGGGTAGAAATGGAACTGCTGGTACTTCAGGTATATCAGCAACATCAGGAACTTCTGGTTCAAGTGGAACTGCTGGTACTTCTGGTACAAGTGGATCGTCAGGAACTTCAGGTATAAATGGAACCGCTGGAACATCGGGAGTATCCGCTACATCAGGAACTTCTGGTTCGAGTGGAACATCAGGTACTTCTGGTGTATCTGCAACATCAGGAACATCAGGTTCTTCAGGAACCTCGGGTAGAAATGGAACTGCTGGGACTTCAGGTATATCAGCAACATCAGGAACTTCTGGTTCAAGTGGAACTGCTGGTACTTCTGGTACAAGCGGATCGTCAGGAACTTCAGGTATAAATGGAACTGCTGGAACTTCAGGTATATCAGCAACAAGCGGAACTGCTGGTTCAAGCGGGACTTCAGGTACAAGTGGGGTATCTGCAACATCAGGTACTTCTGGTTCAAGTGGAACTGCGGGTAGAAATGGAACTGCTGGAACATCGGGAGTATCCGCTACATCAGGTACTTCTGGTTCGAGCGGAACATCAGGTACTTCAGGTACAAGTGGATCGTCAGGAACATCAGGAATAAATGGAACTGCTGGAACTTCGGGTGTTTCTGCAACAAGTGGAACTAATGGATCATCGGGAACTTCTGGTACTTCAGGTGTATCAGCAACATCAGGTACAAGCGGATCTTCGGGAACCTCGGGTAGAAATGGAACTGCTGGAACTTCGGGAGTATCCGCTACATCAGGTACTTCTGGTTCTTCAGGAACAGCTGGAACTTCAGGAATAAGTGCAACTTCAGGAACATCAGGTTCTTCGGGAACCTCAGGAATAAATGGTACAGCTGGAACATCGGGAGTATCTGCGACAAGCGGTACTTCTGGTTCTTCAGGAACATCAGGAACAAGTGGTGTTTCTGCTACATCAGGAACTTCAGGTTCTTCAGGAACCTCAGGAAGAAATGGAACGTCAGGTACTTCAGGTGTGAGTGCCACATCGGGAACATCAGGTTCTTCAGGAACAGCTGGAACTTCAGGAATAAACGGAACTGCTGGTACATCGGGAATATCCGCGACATCGGGAACTTCTGGTTCCTTCGGAACTTCAGGAAGAGATGGTACATCAGGTACTTCAGGTGTGAGTACGGGTGTTACATCAGGTACTTCAGGTGCTTTCGGAACTTCAGGAAGAAATGGAACGTCAGGTACTTCAGGTGTGAGTACGGGTGTTACATCAGGAACTTCAGGTGCTTTCGGAACTTCAGGAAGAAATGGAACGTCAGGTACTTCAGGTGTGAGTACAGGTGTTACATCGGGAACTTCTGGTGCGTTCGGAACTTCAGGAAGAGATGGTACATCTGGAACATCAGGTGTGAGTGCCACATCTGGAACATCAGGTTCTTCAGGAACTTCTGGAACTTCAGGAATAAACGGAACTGCTGGCACAAGTGGTGTTTCTGCAACATCAGGAACAAATGGTTCTTCAGGAACATCGGGAACTTCAGGAAGAGATGGTACATCAGGTACTTCAGGTGTGAGTACGGGTGTTACATCGGGTACTTCAGGTGCTTTCGGAACATCGGGAAGAAATGGTACATCTGGAACATCAGGTGTGAGTACGGGTGTTACATCGGGTACTTCTGGTTCCTTCGGAACTTCAGGAAGAAATGGAACGTCAGGTACTTCAGGTGTGAGTACAGGTGCTACATCAGGAACTTCTGGTTCCTTCGGAACATCGGGAAGAAATGGAACGTCAGGTACTTCAGGTGTGAGTGCCACATCTGGAACATCAGGTTCTTCAGGAACTTCTGGTACGACAGGAACTTCTGGTGTGAGTGGACTAAATGGTATATCAGCATTAAGCGGAACATCAGGAACTTCTGGTAGCGCTGGTACATCTGGTAATAGTGCTATCGGAACAAGTGGAACTTCAACGGGCTCAGGTTCTTCAGGAACATCTGGTTCTTCAGGAACATCTGGAACATCTGGCACATCAGGAACATCTGGCACATCAGGAATTTCAGGTAATCTCGGTACCGCTGGAACGTATGTTTCGGTTATTTCGGGAGTTGGTTTGGCGGGTGGCGGCCAATTAGTCAGTGATGTGACATTAAGTTTTGATTTAAGTAACGTAACTGCGACAGCTATAAGCCAAAAAGCCCCATATCTCGTATGGAATGATCTTACAGCTTTAACTGATTGGGTGTACGTAGGGGCGGTAAGTGGGTTTAAAACCATACTTTCGGGGGGTAATGCTGGTAAAACTGAGGTCACTGCGCCAATTGATAATGCCGCAACTCACGTTTTAGCCGTAGACAACGTCACAAATAATTTTTTAACATTACGAGCCGTATCGACCATAGGTGGTGGTGGTGGTGGTGGTACATCAGGAACTTCTGGAACTTCTGGTACATCAGGGGCGAGAGGGACTTCTGGTTCTTCAGGAACTTCTGGTACATCAGGGGCGAGAGGGACTTCTGGTTCTTCAGGAACTTCTGGTACATCAGGAACTTCTGGTACATCAGGGGCGAGAGGGACTTCTGGTTCTTCTGGTACATCAGGTGTTTCGGGTGGTACGGGCGCAGCTGGATCTTCAGGTACATCAGGTGTATCAGCTGGTGGCGGTAATTATTTCCAAATTACATTAGCACAGAGTGATTTAAACCTAACCGCAAATACTGATACAACAGTTCAATTTGATACCACACAATACGATGTAACAGGTTATGTTTCGGCTAATGGTTATAGATTTGTTATACAACCAGGTGAAACCTGGGAAATTCAAGCTCAAATTGGTTTTGCCAATTGGACGGCATATACAAGCGTTGCATTTTACAACGTAACAACAGCAACATATTTAAAAGTTGCAATTTACGATATAACCTCAACAGATTGTCCTGAAACAGTGAATATTGATACGGTAGTTTATAATGATGGTGGAACAGATCAAGAAATTGAGGTTAGGGTTCGCGGGACTGGTAATGGACTTATCGTAGGAACCTTCGCAAGTTGTGATGCTGATATTGTTGGTGGTGGTGGTACAGTAATGACTTATTTCTATGGACATAGAATTTCATAAGAAATTGTGCTTTGGCACAAAAGACAGTCTCAATCCGCGCATTGAGCTAACAGGCGATGAGGTAAGATTAATTTAAATCTAACTATTATCGAATTTAAACGCGAAAAAGCCTAGATATTCTAGGCTTTTTTGTTTATTTTTAAATAAATTTTACTTATTATTAAAAATAAAAAAAAGTATGAAAACAATATTGTATATTGCACCACATCTATCAACAGGTGGTTTACCCCAATATCTAACGAAAAAGATTGAGGAATTAAAAAACAATTATAATATATACGTTATTGAATATGATGATGTGACTGGTGGTGTTTTAGTGGTTCAAAAAAACAGAATAAAAAATTTAATCGGTGATAATTTATTAACCATTCCGTGGGGTGGGGATAAGCAATTTGTAATCGAAACCATACAAAGATTAAATCCCGATATAGTTCATTTAGAGGAGATGCCAGAATATTTTATGGCTGATAATATTGCGGAACAAATATACACAAAGGAAAGACAATACAAAATATTTGAAACGTCACATGACTCCTCGTTTGACGTTAATACAAAAAGATTTATGCCAGATAAATTTATTTTGGTGTCAAAATTTCAAAGTAAAATGTTGTCTGATCTAAAAATAGATTCTGAGGTTGTTGAATACCCAATTGAATATAAAGAAAGACCCGACCGCTATAATTCTTTAAAAGAGTTGGGATTGGATCCTGAATATAAACATGTATTGCATGTTGGTTTATTCACACCAAGAAAAAACCAAGCTGAATTTTTTGAATACGCCAGGATGTTTGAGGGTGAAAAAATAATGTTTCATTCTGTCGGAAACACCGCTGACAATTTTAAATATTATTGGGAGCCTTTATTAAATAATATCCCCAAAAATTTAATTGTCCACGGTGAAAGATCCGATGTTGATAAATTTTATTCCGCAATGGATTTATTTTTATTTACATCTAAAGGTACGGTAAACGATAAAGAAACAATGCCTTTGGTTATTCGTGAAGCAATTTCTTGGGAATTGCCAACACTAATTTATAATTTACCCGTTTACGAAAATTATTTTGATGAATTTTCTAAAGTAAAATATCTTAAATTTGATGACTTTGAATATAATTACACAACTATTAAAAATTTATTAAATAATAATAATAATAATAATAATGAGTATTTAAATGAAAGTGAAGAGGTAGTGGTTATTTCCACATATCCAAATACCCAAAGGGTTATTGAAGTAACCTTAAATTGTATATTATCCGCCCATAAATCGGGAAGGAAAGTTATATTAACTTCTCACATACCCGTGCCCAAGATTTTAGAAGAAACAGCAGATTATGTTGTGGTTGATAAAAATAATTTATTAACTAAACATACCTTTTATTCTTATTCGTATTGGAATTATTCTGAATACTACACACATGTAAATTTAAAGGCGTATGGGAATGATATTTACCACGGCCCCGCTTGCTATACAAATTATTACAATGGGGCTTGTTTAGCTAAAAATTTAGGATTTAAAAAAGTATTTTTTTTAAATTATGATTATGAAATTAAAGATAGGTATTTTTTAGACTACGTTTCTAAAAAATTAAATGATTATAAAATTTATTGTCAATTAAGGGAGGGGGATCAAGAGGGGCCAACCGTTACAACATGGTTTATGGGAATTGAACCTGATTTTTACATCAACCATTTTCCACTCATACTTAAAGAAGAACAATACACACAAGCTATGTATGATTGGGGATCTGAAACTAATTCTTTGGAAAATATGATGTTTCATGGTTTAAAACCCGTATCTAATAAAGTTTTTTATGAAAAGCAAAAAGATTTTGATGATTTGGTTAGTAAAACAATTTATTGGTATGATTTTTCTCGAGTAGAATATTTTACTTTACTATCGGTTAAAGATAACCCTAGTAAATTTGCCATTTGGTTTAGTGTTAATAACGCTACCGACAGTAGAGTATTGGATTTATACATGGATGATAACTTTATTGAAACTATCAACGTAAATGGTAATAATAGATGGTATAAAATTATAGATTTTCAAAATAAAACGTATAAAATAAAAGGTTTGTTTTTTGATAAAAAAGACGAAAAAAAAGAACAAATTATTGAGGTAAAAGAAATTATTTTAACACCAGATTATTTTTATAATAATTTAAATAAAAACGGATTTATAGAATTAAAATAAAAATTTACTAAATTAACTATTAAAAAAAATGATTGCAGTAACACTTTTAGGAACGGTAACCGACATAGCTTACATATTACCAATATGCTCACATTTATATAAATTAAAAAATAAAAAAATTATTTTTGTTTTTCCAGACAATATTGAAAAAGTAGACAGTATAGTTAGTTTATTAAAGCTACAAAAATTTACTCAAGATGTTGTTTTAATAAAATACCACGGTAACAATTATAAATTCAACCCAAATGATTATTTAGGTACTCCAGTTGACGAGTATTACAATTTTTTTACACCGATAAAACATTTTGAATACCCAACCAATTTTTATGAATCACAACATGATGATTTTAAAATTGATTATCATTTTGCTTTAAATCTAGATTTAGATTTTAAATATGATTTTAAAAAAATATCAGCAACGTTTGGTTTATCTGATATATTTCCAAACTACGAAATTATAAGAGATGATATGGATATGCTTTCCATATTAAGGGAACTCGCATACTCAAAGGAACGTCATATTAATTTTGATAATATATCTGTTTATTTTAGTTTGTGTAAACTACCATTTTATCTTTATTTATTTAAAAAAGAAGGTGGTTATTATATTAATGAAACGAAAGAAAATTTTTGGTTAAAATTAAAAAATGCCCAGATACTAGACATTAGATCTTTTGGCCAGGATAGAAAAATAGAATCAATTTATAACAAAATATATTTCAATCAATGAAAATTTGTCAAGTAACAGTTGGTTTGCTTCCAATACCACCTAACGGTTGGGGTGCGGTTGAAAAAATCATATGGGAATATCATTGTAACTCAAATGAATTTGGCCACAAAAGTGAAATAAAGTATTTAAATGATGTTGTTAAAGAAAATTATGATGTGGTACATCAACATGTTGCAAATTTAGCACTAGAAGGTAAACAAAGAGGTATTGATTATGTATTTACTTGTCATGATCACCATGTATATGTTTATGGAAAAGATTCTCATGTTTACAAAGAAAATTTAGAAGCTATCGATAAATCTTTAATTTCATTTGTACCAGCAAAATTTTTATTGGGTTATTTTAATAATCACCCAAAGCTGAGGTATTTGGAGCATGCGGTTAATACTGATTTTTTTAAACCAGACCCACAAAAAAGGACTTACGGGCATAAATTGTTATGTGTAGCAAATAATGGATTTGCCAATGACCAAGGGTTTGATAGAAAAGGATTTTCATATGCGATTAACGCAGCTAAAATTTTAGATTTACCAATAACAATTGTTGGCCCTTCCAATAACAAAAATTTTTTTAACAGTTTTAATCAAGAATATAATAAACTAACAATATTATATGATTTAAACGAAGAGCAACTTTTAGATACCTACCAAAAACATACAATATTTTTACATCCGTCAATACTAGAAGCTGGACACCCAAATTTAACACTACTTGAGGCAATGGCTTGTGGGTTACCCGTTATCGCGACATTTGAGCCAGGAAATGAATTACCTGGAATGTATCGAATAGAGCGTGATGTAAAACAAATTGTTGATGGGTTAAATTATGTCATTAACAACTATACAACTATGGCCGATATGAGTTTTAAGACAGCGAAAGCTCACTCATTTAAAAATTTAACAAAAAAACTAATAAAAATATACAATGAAATATTAAAAAATAAAAACGACATGAAAGATAATTTAATTAGGATTTACGAAGAAACGCCCATAAGACGATTAAATAAAGTTATAAATGAAAACAAAGTTATTTATACTTTTATAAATGGCCCAAAAGTTGAAATATTAGGTAATAATAAAGAAGAATATACGGTTGAATTTATTAATTCAGAAACAAATAAAGTCGAATACACCACAAAAATAGAAAATAATTGTTGGTGTAAAGCGAGTAAAGAATTTAACGTTAAATGGCATATAAAAGTATATCGGGATGGGTTTTTATTCTCAGAACACTTATTTGATTTAAAGGGTAAAAAAGTTTATGTAGCGCTAGAGTCCAGTGCAATTGGTGATACACTTGCTTGGTTTCCAATTGTCGAAGAATTTAGGAAAAAATATGAATGTGAAGTTGTTGTATCGACTTTTAAAAACGATTGGTTCGAAAAAACATACCCTAATTTAAAATTTGTAAAACCTGGTGAAGCAGTATACGATTTATATGCTATGTACACAATTGGTTGGTATTACGATGACTCAAAAATAAATTATAATAAAAATCCAATTAATTTTAGAGAAAAAAGTTTACAAGAAACTGCATCATCCATATTGGGGGTTGATCCTATTGAGGTTAAACCGATAATCGATGTTCTTAAAAAAGAGAGGAATATAAACGAAAAATACGCGGTGATAGCACCGCATGCGTCAGCTCACGCAAAATATTGGAATAAACCAGGCGGCTGGCAAGCTATAATTGATTATTTAAACTCTATTGGATATAAAGTGTTGATGTTGACTAACGAAAAATTAGGTGACGCTTGGCACGATTCTAAATTAGGTGGGACATTAACGGGTGTTATCGATAAAACTGGTGACTATCCAATACAAGATAGGTTTACCGACATATTAAACGCTGATTTATTCATTGGGGTTGGTAGTGGTTTAAGTTGGGTTTCTTGGGCCCTGGGTACTAAAACTATAATGATTTCTGGTTTTAGTTATCCTTATACAGAGTTTAGTGATTGTATTAGAGTCTTTAATGATTCACCTTCAATATGCTCTGGGTGTTTTAACAGACACTGGTTAAATCCTGGTGATTGGGAATGGTGTCCAGAACACAAAAACACAGAAAGGATGTTTGAATGTACTAAAACCATTGAAATTGGTACAGTAATTGATGCTGTAAATCAGGCGCTTAGTTAAAAATTTCCAGAAAAATTTGGTTATTTAAAATATTAACCTTACATTTGCGTTAGAGTTTGATTAAAAAAAGCTCTAACGTTTTTTGTTTAACTTAAAAAAAAATGAAAATGGAATTAAAAAACAAAATGGAAGAAGTAAAAGCGTACATTAGTAATGCTTTGAAGAAAATCGGGGCCGTATCAGTTATTTTGATGGCTATCGGGGCTGGGTTTGTAGTTGGTTATTACTACAACACCTTGTTTAAAAAAATGGAAGATAATAACCAATTCAAGCACATCAGAACTATGTCTGAAACCAGTATCGCGATCAACGAAAAGAATCAAATTCTAATTATGGATCGAAATAATGGGGTTTACAAGATATACGAAGATTCTGTTGGGATGGTTATCTTTAACATGTATGCTAGCAAATTATTTGTAAAGCAACATGATGGTATAACTAAATAATTTACTATGAAATTTTTAAGTAAACTTATTGTTTTGTTTGTATCTGTATTAATGCTGACACTTTTTTTAGGTTGGTATGCGGAAACAAAGAAGATTGAAAAATCAATAGACAAATTGGGGGAGATATCACAAGATGCTCCCCCGTCTATTCAAATTTATTATTATATTGTAAAATATTCAAAACAATATAATGTACCAGCCGATATTGCATTTGGTGTTGCTAATCATGAAACGGGTTATAGAGGGCCTTTTCATTGGAGATATAATCCAAGGTTAACATCATCAGCAAATGCTTATGGCGCCATGCAAATCCAAGTGCCAACAGCAAATAGTTTTTCTGACTTCTCTGTAACAAAAACTGATTTGTTAAATAATTTAGAACTTAATGTTGAATTAAGTATGCGTATATTATCCCATCTTAAAAAGAAATATGGGTCATGGCAACTTGCATTGGGTGCGTATAATACGGGAAAACCAGTTGTTAACGGATATGCCAGTAGCATCGTTAATTTTGAAGCTGAAAACGAATTTTCTTATGATTAATATAAATAGACTAATTGAAACCTTGTCTAATCCAACTGTATATGGTGCTGAAGATAGAATGAGGGATTATATTGTAAATGCACTAAATGAACGCAATATTCCGAACTATGTTGATAAATATGGTAATATTTACGCTGTAAAGGGTAATGCTGAGTATTTTCCTTGTGTTGTTGCACATATTGACACCGTACATCCTTTGGAAGAGTTTACGGTTCATGAGGATAACTTTATACTAACAGCAATTAATAAATATGGTGAACAAACTGGTATTGGTGGGGATAATAAAGCTGGTGTATTCGTTTGTCTAGAATTATTAGATCGTATTGAAAATATTAAAGCAGCTTTTTTTGTTTCAGAAGAGGTTGGTTGTTTAGGTTCATATTTATCCGACTCAGAATTTTTTGAAAATGTGGGATATGCAATACAATTTGATGCACCATTTAATAACTGGGTGAGCCATTATTCTGATGGTATTAGATTATTTGCTGTCGATAGCGAATTTTTTGATAAAATTAATCCCATTTTTGAATCAAATTTACCTGGGTATGGTATAAAAAGTCTTGGTTATCATCCGTATACAGATGTTTCTGCGTTAAAATCGTTGTATGACTTTTCTTGTGTAAATTATTCTGTTGGTTACTATAATATGCACTCTAAACGTGAATATGTTTCTATACTTGATGTTGATATTTGTTTAACAACAGCTGTTAAACTAATTGAATCTCTAGGCCAAAAATATTATTTTTTACCAAAGGATAATAAAAAGTTGATAACGGAATCATTTAAACAAGACAAGGAACATCTCTTAAATTTTTATAAACAAAAATACCATCAATAAAAAAAGGGACTCAATTGAGTCCCTTTTCTATTTAAGGTTTATCCTATTCAGTTACGATTATCTGAAACCATCGATACCGAAGCTAACGATATTCTTAACTTTGATCACACCATAGAAACGGTTGTTAACCATTTTCTTAGCGTAACGAGTCATGATACCTTTAACTGGAGCGAAGGTAAACGGATTATACATTGTAGGGGTTAATTGCATTGGCACGTATGGTGCGTAAATGTAACCTGTGTCTAACAATGAAGTTCCTTTGTGTCCCATCAAGATTGTGTCAGCTGGGAAGTAAGGATCACGGTAAACCTGGTAACGACCAGAAAGTGAACCCACTCTTTCAATACCCATGTTGAATTTATCTTGCTCAGGAGCAGCGTTAGATACGTGGAAGTATTCTAAATCATCAAAAATTGCAGAAACCTCAGCTGAACATACGATCCAGTTTGCGCCACCACGAAGAGTTGCTTTGTGGATTTGAGCAGAAACTTGATTGATCGCAGTGATCAAGGTTTGGTTCCATTCTTTTTGAGTATAGAATGCACCTGCGTTGGTTGTGTCGATACCACGGCCAGTAACACCAGCGTAATCCCATGACAATCTCCAAGCAGCACCTCTACGTAAGTCTCTTAAGATCTCACGGTCGATCTCAGCAGCAACTTGCTCAGACAATAAAGCTGTTAATTCAGCTTCCGCGTCAATGTTATGGAACGCTGACACGTCTTGAGCTAATTCTGGAGACCATTGTGCTCTTAACTTTCTTTCGATAACCGATACGGTTACAGATTGAAGTTCGAAGCTTACTTCACCCATTGAGTCAGACAATTCTAATGAATCGTAAGTCTTGTAAGTTACAGTGATGTCAGACAAATCAACGTTGTCGTTATCTGGGGCAACAACTGCGATATAAGTTACACCTGAACCATCCATTAACTGTGTACCATATTTCTGAGATGGGAAATAATAATCCAAAGTACCACCAGTATAAGAAACTGCCATTGTGCTTAAGAATTCTTCAGCATTTTCGAAGTTTCCAGCACCAGTTAAAGTAACTTTAACGATTTCAGTTGTACCAGATGTAATTGTGGTACCAGCTTTTACCGCGAAACCAGATGTGCTGAACTTAAACAAGCTAGCGGTATGAGTTGTACCAGTAGCTGTTGTAGCCTCACCTTTTGATTTATCATACAAACCATCCTCTCCGTAGAAAGCATCGTATGTATTCTTGTTAGCACTGAAAGCTTCAGCCATCTGCATTTGGTTTCTTGGGTCATTGCTTTCTGGGCCACCTGATTTACCAAATTCTGATCTACCGATTTTCGGTACGAAGTAGAACAATTTACCGATAGGTAAGTTCAAAGCTTGTACAGAAACGATTTCGTTTGCTAATAATTTTGAGAATACTCTTCTCACGATAGGGAACACAACAGTTTCGAAAGAACCTTCAACACCTAATGATGTAGCTTCGTTCAACATGTATGAAGCTTGGTTTTCGAACAACTGAGCGATGTTCTCTTTACGATGTCCATTTAAGCCTTCTAAAAGACCTAAGCTGTCCCATCTGTTAATTACGTCAGTACGTACAGTTTTTAAATGATTTAAACTTACGTTACCAACTTTTCCTGATTCTAATAATGCACCCATTTTTAGTATTTTTTTAAGTTTTTAATTTTATTATTATTTAATTTTTCCAATGATATCCAACATTCTTTCGAGTTGTGGATTCTTGTAGGCTGTGGACTCATTTAAATTTGAAGCGCCACTGGCCTTAGGTGTTTCAAGAACTCTTTCTTCGATAGTTTTTTCAACCGTGTTTTTGCTTGTTTTAAATAACGATTCTAAACTATTGAAAACCTCTCTTGATTCTGTCAAAGTTTTAGCTGAATCAAATCTCTTAAGGATATCTAATTTTTCATCCTTAGTAGTTGAATTTTCAGTCATTAATTTAACAGCGTAAGTTAAGTTTGATGTGAACAATGCAACTTCTTGTAATTGACCTTTGAGATTTTTAATTGCTGATTTATATTCAACCTCAGCATTTTTAAACTCTTCAACTAAAGTGTTAACATTGTCTAGTTCTTGAGACTTAATTTTATTTTCAGTCATTAAAGCCTGTAACTTCTTTCTAGTAGCCACTAAACTCTCATGTAACTCTTCTGTGTTGTGCTTCATATGAGCTTTTGCTGTAACATGCTTAACATCCTCTTCCATTTCTTTTTCTGGAGTTAATGTTTCTTCAACAGTTTCTTTAACTTCCTCAGTAGTTTCTTTAACCTCTTCGGTTCCTTCTTCTTTAACTTCCTCGGTAGTCTCAGAAATTGCGGCATCTTCTGCAATTTCAATCTCATACACAACTTCATTTTCTTTCATGGTTTCATCATCTTCACCTGGAGTTGGTTCATCAGCGGGCATCTCTTCAGCGCCAGCTTCAGCACCTAAATCATCAGCGGCAACAATTTCGTCTTCACCTGGAGTTGGTTCATCAGCGGGCATCTCTTCAGCGCCAGCTTCAGCACCAGTAGGTTCAATGTTAATTTGAATGCCACCTTCTGGGGTTTTAACGATTTCGATCTCGTCAGTTAATTGCATGCGATCAAACTCATCTGAAACCTTTTCAAAAGGTTCTTGTGTTAAATCAATCACTTCTGTTTCACCAGCATCAACACCAGCAGTTGGGTCAATGTCCGTTTCATCAGAAGGCATTTCTTCTGGATTCGCAATTTCACTTCCTTGATCGGCTGGATCACCATCACCAACCATATCATTTGGCTGAATATCTTCTTCAGCTTCGTTTAAGCCTTTTCTAACGATTGCTTCCAAGTCATCTTTTAAAGTACTTCTAAGAACATGATTTGCGTTCTTTTCAATACCCTCTTTGATTTCTTGTATCTCAGCTAGGGTTTCGGCTAAAATGCTAGTTTTACTCATATTATTTTTTTTTAAAAAAATTATTTTGTCTATAATGCTAATAATAAATATCAAGCATTTTGCAAAAGTTCGTAATTCTTAATAAATAAAATAAAAAAACCCGCCTTTTGGGCGGGTTTGGTAATTGGTTTTAATGAGTAAAAAAAAATTTTAATTTTTTATCCGTTTATTTCAACATCATCTGGTTTAATTACCCTGATAATTTTTGATTCGGTTGCAGTTAAAATTCTGTAATCTGACATTGTACCGTCCAGATCTTTAGCTACTTGTGTTTCAGCGTCCGTGATAGACACAGCTTTAACCAGGTAAATTTCTTTTACTTTTTTAATTTTACCAGTTTGTTCATCTTCAACAACAAACTGTACCGTTACAGTGTACCAATAAAAATTTTTATCCATATTACTTTTTTTTATTGATACAATCATAGTAAAAAAAACTTATAAAAACAAATTATTTACCCAAAAATGAACTTAATTTACTCAAAAATTCATCTTGTGGTTCTTTAGTTGTTATAATTTTTTGTGGTTCGGTGTCTGGTAGTACCTCATCATATTTAGAAAATTCCTCAGGATTTTTGTATAAATAAGAACCTGGGGTTGATGGTGATGATACTATATCCCAACAAATAAGTTCAAAATCACTTTGAACAACATTTTTACCATTAATTTTTTTAAGAGAGCCAATACCCCTTGATGATATACCAAGTGTCATACCGTATGAAAGGTACATAGCGACTAAATCACCATGACAAGATATAACGCCATTTTTTCTATAACCATCAGATACTAATATCTCAAGTTTACCAATCAACGCATTACCTTCCCAGAACATATCCAATATTCTATGCGGTGAACCGCCTTTTAATGATATAACAGATTCTTGTGGATGATCTAATTCATGAAAGCTTGCGTTTCTTCTTATAACATCGCGATATCTTTCAACCTCTTTCTTTAAAATATCCTCTGGATATATTCTACCATTCCTATTCTCAACACCATATTTTTGTAGTGTCGCATAGTATATAATTGGTTTTGTTAAATCAAGAGTACCACTAATCGTACTTTCGTTTAAGAATTGTTCGTTAATTTCTCTTGTGATTGATCCAGCATCATGGTCAATGATTATACCAAAACCCTCTTCGTTTTCTTTTAAAATTTTTAATGCCATTGGTTAAACTTTAATATAAATATCTTAACGTAAATTAAAAACACGCATTAAGCGTCATAATCTTCATTAAGGTTAAAACCAATAGGGTTGTCGGTGATTTTACTTTTCTTTAATCTTGAAATAACCTCTTCATATGGGTTATCTAATATGTATAGCGAAATAAAAACTTCTTTAATATGAGCCATGGTAAAGTTTGTTGTATCCTTAACCAATTTTTTTAGATCGTATTTCTTTTTATCCTCTTCTAATAATTTTGTCTGGAAATAAAGTAACCTATCACTATCATTTGGTTTTTTTATTTCATATTTTTTATCGAACCTAGAAGGTCTATCTTTGATTCTGTCTGGAATTTTTTCAATATTATTTGTGGTTGCCACATAAACAACATTATTTATTGAATTAAGCCCATCAAGAAAATTTAAAAATGGTTCCTCACCGTGTTTTGCAATAACTAAATCAATATCCTCAATGATACATAACAAAGGTCTTTCTTTTTCAACCTTTCTAATTAATCTGGCAATTTCGACCCAATTTTCGGGGACATCAAAATAAATTGAAAGGCCATTTCGTTTCTTTATTTCCTCAATCAACAAATATATTAATGATGTTTTTCCACAACCTGGATGACCATGCAAAATAATTCCACGTTTTGGGTTTAAATTATATTTGGTGAATTTATCTTTATTATCCCAAAATTTTTGTAAATCTCCAATTATTTTATCGTGTGGTAATGATGGTAGGTGAAAAAATTCCTCACTTTTGTATTCCATATTAGTGACACCGAAACCTTGTTGGTCATTATATGTCATAGAATACAAACCAGATGGTATTGTATCTATACACTTAAAGCTAAAAAAGAAATTTTTATTATCTATTGTAACCCAAGATTCGACTTTAGGTAAAATATTGTTGATGTGTTCTTTGTCGGCTTCATTTTGGAGCTCGTCTAAAAAATCTTCTGTCATATCCATATTTTATTTTTTTGAGTAAAAGTTAAAGTTATTTTTTTGAACAACATTTATAGCTGAAACGGCAATATCTTTAATATCGTTTTTTAGTTGTTCTGAATTAAACTTTATAAATTTTTTCGGATATACAGTGACCTCAATAAACATAAAACTTTTTTTATTTAACATCATTCCCGATGATCTTAAATCCAAGTCAACGATGAAATTTTCATGAAATAATTCTTGATTAATTTTTTGCCTAAGTTCGCTTATTATATTTTTTCTGGTCAATCGTATATTTGATTCAAAATTTATTAGTTCATTGGGTTGAACCCATGATTCGATATTAACATATATCGCATTTAATTTTAAAGCATCGATAGTACCATACTTGACCCTAAAGGAGTCATTCTTAAAGAGTTGTTTCTCTTTGCCAAATTTACTGAACATTTTTTTGTCATAATTTTTTAATTTTATTATTAATAAACGCTATAATAATAAACAAAAATTACGATAAAAACAAATTAATTAAGCGATTCCTTAAGATTTATAATTTTTTCTATTTCAATTATAGTCGGGTTTTCTGCTTTAAGAGAATTTAATCTTTTTTTAACCTCAACTAATTTTTTAATAACATCAGAATTTTCAGTATTTAAAATTTTACCTTCGACAATAGTTTCCGTGTTATTAATTAAGTTTTGATAAAAATCGTTAATCTTATTAGTATCATTTTCAATGAACAATTCAAGAGCTTGTGTTTGATCGTTACTTAATTTTGAAATGTTCTCATTTATTTTTTTATGTAGTACCTCAAAACTATCTTTATAATCAATCTTTGCGTTTTCTTTTTGAGTTATTTGTTTGATTAACTCAACTTTGTACTGCGCTTTTTCTTTTAAAGAAATATTTTCGTTAAAAATTAACTGGTCTAATTTAAATTCGATCGTTTTTTTATTCAAATTATGTTTAGTCTCAGTTAATTCAGTTAATTTATCAACTTCTGATTTATTAAATTGCTTCAGATAACTAATAGATTCTTCTACAAATTCTTTTGCAACATCAATATCATCAAAATTAACTTGCTTGAATAAGTCGTACACCTCATAGAATTCTTTCAGGTCTTTGTTTTCCTTTATTGTTTTAATGTAACGGTTAAATTCTTTCTTAAAAGAAGAAACATCACCATTAGCGTAAGTTTTTTCCAACTTACTTAAAATATTTTCTTTTATAACTCCAAACATGATTTTCTATTTTTAGATAAATATTTGAATTATTGGTTAAATTTAGTCTTTTAATATTTTATCTATCTCAGCGATACTTTTATTTATGGTTTCGGTAATGTTGCTACGTCTTTTATCCATGTATCTTTTAGATCTTTCAGCTAAAGTTTCTTCTGGTGCGGTTTCAGTTTCAGCTCCAGCCTCCGTTTCAGTTCCAGCTTCAGCTCCAACCTCAGCCCCCGTTTCTGGTGTTTCCAATGGTGCTGTAAAGTCGGTACCTAAACCACCTTCAGCACCACCGCCACCACCACCGATAGCGGTACTTAATTCAGCACCAGGTTCAGCTCCAGCTGCCCCAGTGGCGCCACCAGCTGTCATGTTATCTGGATTAATCTTGTAAGCTTTATAAATTTCCCTGAATAAACCAGTTTGTTTAATTGTTTCAGCCAACATTTTAATTTCTTCACCACCAGCTTTCTCAACAGCTTGTCTTTGAATATCAAGTTTGATATCTTCTTCTGACATACCGAGTATTTCTTTTTTGGCCCATGTCATCGATACCGCACCATACCCATTTCCAGCATCAGATACCGCATCGCGATATAGCTGAATTTTTTCCTTCCAGTTTTGTACTTTAAGGATGTCTGCTTGTGTTGATGGTGTCGTTAACGATAATGTGAAATTATTTAAATCATCTTCATAACCTTTAAGGTAAAGATGAATAATCGCCATCTTATTTAACTCTTGAATAAGGGCTTTTTGTATTCTATGTACCGCTCTAGCAAAACGAATATCAAGTATGGCTAAGTTTTTACCTTCACCAGTTGCCTCATCAAACCCCAAAAATGCTTTAGGTACTCTAAGAGCCGCTAACATTTTTTTCTGGATGTATTCGATGTCCGCGATTTCCGATAAGTTTTGTGCGCCAGGAAGAGTCTCAATTGGCATTGTTAATGCTGGGTCTCTTACTGGAATAAAATAGTCTTGATCGACAGCTAATGGATTATATCTAGTATCTTGTTGACCATTTTGTGAATTTACGATATTAATCCTTTTAAAATTATTTGCAATCTTGTCAACATAACCATCAACGTCTTTGTCATCCATGTTACCAACAAAGATTTTATAAACTCTTCTTTCTGGGGCTCTGGTAACACGGTAAACCAACATTGCATCTTCAGATAGTAATAATTGTTTCCAGATCCTTCTAACTTTCTCAAGCATTGATGTACCATAAGGTAATTTTCTATCATCACCTAATAATCTAAAGTGCGAAACTTCGAATGAATTAAAATCTATATTTTTATCTTTCCAATGAAACTGAATCGCATTTTCTTCTTGGTACTGATCTAAGTTTCTAACTGGAACAAAGCCAGGCTCGGTTCTTGTAATTTCAATATTTGGTAATTGTACACAACCAACAATACCTTTTTTGGGTACGATTTTGTTATATACAAAATTATCTCCGTATTTACATAAATTTCTAGCCCACGAAGTTAAGTTTGTATTGATATCCAACACATTTTCAAATAAGTCAATTAATTCATTCTTAATTCGGGTACTGTCCGAATAAATGCTTAAAATTTTACCACTTTCGTTTGAAGTTGTTGCCTCATCAGCAAAAATATCTAACGCAGCTGCTATTTCTGGTGTATACTCCATGGCTTCATAATCGAAATATGAAGCCATTCTTGTTGGCTCATAATATACAGCTTTTTGGTAAAGCTCATTGTCAATTTTTTTCCACTGATTTTGTAGATAGTAGGTTTGTTGAGCCTCTAATTTTTTTTGTTCTAATTCTTTCGCATCTAAATTAGCGAAGGATTTTGGGTCGATAATATATGCTGGATCACCACTTTGTGATCCCAACACGCGACCTAATCTTTGAAATACTGTTAATTTTTCTGCCATATCATACTACATATTCACATTCCACATAAGGTGGAAATAGGTAATCGTTTAAACTTATAACCCATTCTTTTTTTTGGACATAAGTGGTTATACTATCATTGTCAATAGAGCAATATGCTTTTTTTAACGCCCTACCACTAATTTTATCATTTACTTGTACACCAGTAATATTTTGACGCATTGCGCCAATTGAATTTATTCTCGATATAACTGTTTTTTTATTAGCCACAATGATCTATCTTTTATTAATATTACCAAAAAGCCAGGAAAAGTCACGTGTATTTTGTAAAATATTGTCATTTACTTCTCTTTTATTGTAGACTCTACCTTCATCTGGTACTGATTTTATTGTATCTTCTAATAAATAGCTACTTTTTGTTGAAGTTGTATTAATATTTGTTCTCCAACTATCCAACATAGCCTTTGTCATACTATCAGACTCTTGTAGCTTTTTAAATGATGTGTTAGCCACGAATAAACACATACCCAAAGCCATAATAAGATCATCGTGAGATCCTTTCATATGGTCTGGTTTTCCGTTTTTGTATATAAACTTCTTAAGTTCGGCTATCAATCTTTCACTTCGTATTTTAAAATCACCTCTAGATACCGCTTCCTCTAATGCGGCAACGATTTGACTTCTTCTGTTTTTTGATGCAAAATTAATTCCAGGTACCGCATCTGGTGGTGGTATATAAAAAGCATCATCGTTTAGATTATCATAATGTAGTAATGATTTTGGGTAGTTCATTTCCTTTAACTTAGATGTTGCAGCAATTCCCATACCACCAGTTATATCAAAAGTTGATAATGCATTATACATTCTACCGTAATGATCAACAAGTTGAGCCGCAATGTCAGGTGGAACCTTTCCATGATACTCTAAAACCTGTTCATATGTATCGTAGTCAATAATACACATACCAGTCGCATCTTCGGAATCACCACGAGATACATCCAACGCTAAAATATATCTATGACCTTTTTGTGGCATTTTCCAAACCCAAACATTATTATCCCATTCTCTATCTTTGAATGATGGTTCCATAACGTTGGTCTCTTCTTGTCTTCTTACCACCTCACCCTCAATAACGTTGTCACCAGAACCAATAAAAGCGCACTCCAATTCTTGGTTAATCATTCGCTTATTTAAGTTCATATCACGGCACATATTCTCATACCATGTTGAATGTGGTTTATAACCCTCTTCTATGAACTTTATAATAATATCATAATGTAAAGCAACGGCGCTTTCAATAATATGCTCGTCTTTTTCCGCTTCTGGTTTTTGAATCCAATTTATAATGTCGTTTGTTTTAATTAGACAAAGATCTTTATTAAAACGGGGATCTTGCCACCACTTTAAATGTGTTACTTTAAATTTATTAGTTCCACTTATAGCACCCTCATACGCCTCATAGTAGATTTCATCCAAACCATTTGGTGTGGATATTAAAAACGCCTTACCACCAGTACCTATCGCAGCTAAACACGCTGACCAAAGAGCTTGGCCACCCTCAATAAACGCAGCTTCGTCCAGAATCATTATTGTTGGTGTATAACCACGTAACGCATCCGTAGATGTTGCAACTGCCTTTAATTCTGACCCATTTGATAGTTTAACATGTTTTTGGGATGCTTTATCGAATGTAATGTTAGTCCAATCAGGTAATTGTTTGATAAAACCTGTTATCTTATTTAAGAATTCAACGGCAGTTTCTTGTTTGTTCGCTAGAATAAGCACCCTCTCTGGGTTATCTGAAATAGCAAAAGCTGTTTTTACCGCAGCGTATGCCGCAGTTACCGTTGATATACCAGCTTGTCTATATTTTAAAACTAAATTAAATCGATTAGTTTCGTAATTACTAATTAATAACTTTTGTTTGTCAAATAATTTAAATGGCACAAAACCCTCTTGTGTTTTATCAAAAGTTTCAAAATAACTTTCAATTGCATAAGAAGGGTCTTTAGCACATTTTGTGTACTCTAATAGTAGTTGTCTTTTATCTGTTATATTCACAAAGTATTTTCATATAAATACTTTTATTTTAGAAAATACCCAAATCGGACAAGTCGATACCGTCAGAATCCTTTTCAAATTGGTATTCGGTGATTTTATTTCTGATTTTTCTAACGATAAAATCAATCTCTTTTTTAGCTAATTCGGGTTTATTCATGACATTGTACATGAAGTCTTTAACAAACATCTCTGAATCCATTTTAAATACTTCAACAAAGATTAATTTTTTAATGTCATAATCTCTTTCATCTATAAGTGAGTGGAAATTAACCCAAAGTGTTGTACCAAAACGAATATCCCACAATTCAGCCATCACATAATCCGTTTCATCAATAGTTTCTTTATCCATGTTTTGAATACCTGGAATCGAAAAAAATGTTATTAGGGCTTTTGTAACTTCATGTAGTAGTATCGGTGCACTAATTGCTTTAGCTTCAATAACAGGTATATCACCATCAAAATTTAAACGACAATACCCCGCGTTGGCGCCACTTTCGCCACCACAAAGTTGGCTTTGTAAACTACTGTCATCTAACATAAAGTAAAACAAATCGTTTGCTATAAGCGCTCTTTGGTATGTTGGAGTGATATCTGGACATATTCGTTCAAAATCATTCTTATACATATGAAAAATATAATGTGATGCCAACGCAGCTCCTTGAGAAAAAGCGTTAATAGTCCTTTTCTTTAGTATATCAAAATCATCGGTTTGTTCGAAATCATCCTTAATTTCTTTTTCGGTATCCATTTCGTCTGGAAGTTCACACGAACCGACATCAACAATTTCCAAGTCAAATAAAACCTCATCACGATCAATATTAAATTCTTCTCGCATAATCCGTTCAACTAAGCTAACCAACTCTCTGCGTTTTGGTTTCTCTGAGCGCATTATTTCCATACCATTGGCCCCAGCGTTCATCATGACACGAATCTGGTTAATATGTTCCTTACTACCGCCAAATGTGTTGGTGTAGGAATCGACTAAACCTTTAAAACGATCCTCAATTATATCTTCTTCGTGAAGTTTTTGTGGTTCATTTTTTTTGTGATAATATGGCATTTTAGCCATAGGATGGCGTCTATTAGCGATTTTGTTTAGAATATCGTTGTTTATCAACTTAGGATATCCAGTTAGGTCGATATTCGATTGTCTTTCAGTTTTTTCCATAAAAAAGCCCTATATTTTTATTTATAGGGCAAAGATAAGCAAAAAAAATTTAATAACCAAATTTATGCCTGAGGTTTTGGTAAAACATTCGGTTTTGGGAATTTGATCTTTGACGGATCTTCTGTTGGCGTAGTTGTCGGAATGATAACTGGGGCCTCTTTTTCTTTTGTATTACTCATGTTCATTGCGGTTTAAGTATTCTAAAATTTCTTTTTTACTGATTTTTGGCGTTTCCGCCTCCGCAATAATAGTGAAGATTTTTGAATCCGCAAAATTTTCTTCAAGATTTTTTCTAATTATGTCTTGTAATGCTATATAAGCGGGTCTTAATGCGTTTTTTCCAGAATCTGGGTTATTTTTAAGCTCTTCAACCCCTTTTTTAATTAAATTTACCACATAAAATATTGAACCATCCCCACCAAACATCAATTTTTTATCCATAGTCTCTTTAAACTCCGAATCTGACATTTGTGAGATTGGTTTTATTTCCTCCTCTTTTTCTGGTTCGAAAGTTTTTTCTTTTGGGAAATCAATTTTTAATTGTGGGTCATTAATTTCTGGCTCGTTAGGTTTAGTTTCAAGTTGTTTTTTTTCAACGGGTTTAAAATAAGTCATTTTGTATTTTTTATACATCAAATGATCGATCATGTCACTAAAAAATTCGGTCTCAGATTCATAATCTTTTGATGCGTCAAAATCTTCACCCAAAACACCCATGTCTTTTAAAGATTGAAGGTGGTCACCAAATTGTTTTACAACCGCACCCATTTTTTCAACATTTTGTGAGGCTTTTTCAATGTCACCCACACTCGGTACTTCTTTATTTTCTTTTAATTTTTGTATAAAATCAGATTTCTTCATTTTCTGGAGTTTTTATCATTATAATTATTTTATCTCTACTGTATAGTTTTTCTTTCACACTCTCATAGGATTCACCAAAATGAAACACAAGTCTAACCTCATTATTGGGTGACTCTTTTTCCCAACCCATAGCTATTACGTTTTCAACGCAATCATACATTGAAAAATTATCGGAATAAATTGCCAAATCCAATTCAATATCATTTGTCTTTAGTATAGCCACAGTTTCGATGTCATCAATTGGTGGCGGTGTTAGCGTTCCACTAGCGGCTGGAGAAACGTCCCAATCATCACCAAAGTTTATTTCATTTGTTTTTGAAAATATAAACTCGTAAGTGTATTGACCTTTATAGTTTTTACTAAGTGGGTTAATATATGTGAGTACCATTATCCTTTTAATTTACTTAATACAGTGAATTTTAATTCTTCGTTATAGACATTAATTTCATCATTTCTTTCGACTTTAATGTCAACGTAATATACTTGTGGCACCAACCAGGTTGTATCGATATTAAAGGTATTCGAATTATATAGTTTGTTAACTGGTTGCCAATCAAGTATATCAATAACATTTGGCCCTTGTTTAATATACAATTTGTAATATACATTTGTTTTTACATCTTGTTGTTCAACTGTATATGGCTTTCTGAGGTGAACGTTGACACGTCTTTTTTCACCTTGATTAACCTTTTCTTCTCTTTTAATACCGCTAACTGATATCCCATATCTAATTGGTTCCGAGACATCAGAACCGAGTTGGTAGTAATCGTTGTCTTCTTTTGGCACGAAGCGTAATCTTATATCTGGTCTGTTAACACCATTAATTTTTATGTTAGACCAAACATCTTTATATTCAGTATAAGAGTCATACACCTCACTTGATGCGAAAAATTCAACGTAATAAACACCCTTTGTTTGTTGTTTAACTATAAATGGGTTTATTGTTACAACCCCATTTATTGTAAATGTTGGTAATTCATCCAAGTTAGTCAGTTTTCCGTCAATATTAACATAAAGATACAATCTATTTAATTTATTTAAAAAGAAATCAACTCTATCATCGACAATATGATCATTGTAGTGTGTTTCAATAAACGGTTCAAAAAATGTTTGTGTGTATTTTGTAAATAACCCTAAAACATACGCTCTAGAATCATCAAAAACCAAAGATTCATACGGGTCTGTGTATTTTAAACAAAAACCATTGTAACTACTTGTTACTCCCGTAGTAATACCAGTTGTTATACCTGTTGTGATTCCAGTGGTAATCCCAGTTGTTATACCTGTTGTGATTCCAGTGGTAATCCCGCTGGTAACCCCAGTTGTGATTCCAGTGGTGATGCCCGTAGTAATCCCAGTTGTTATACCTGTTGTGATTCCAGTTGTTATACCTGTTGTTGTCCCAGTAGTTATCACATCATTAACGAAATCAGTGATGTCCATTAAAACATCCTCATTACCCCTATCGAAATGTTGTAGGGCTAATCTATTACCTAATGTAACACCAGGTGTTAAAAATTCATTAACATAGGTACCATTAAACCAGTTTGACGGTTCTTCATTAAAATCGCGGTCTTGGGGTCTCGAAAATGGGCTAAGTTGGAAATCATACCCCATACCCTCATCCCAAAATTCTTTAACTGGTTTTAATTCTAAATCAAATGAAGAGGATCTATATTTATCCGTAAAAACTAGATTGTTACTATCGGATAAAAAAGGTGACACATCAAAATTTGATGTATTTTTTATTCTTAAATAATGTTTAACATCATTATTGATGATAATTTCTTTGTTTTCAACTTTCTTTTTTATCTCATCAAATGAACAGTAAAATAAAAATCTACTTACTTTATCACCAAAGTATAGCTCAGAAACCTGGTTTCTGCCTGTATTAACTAAAGAATCTTTTACTATCGTATTATTCTTGTCAAAATATGTGCGGTAAATTCCCATAAATATAAATATTTTAATTAAGTCTTAAGTTATGATTGATTATCACATTATTTTGACCTTCCTTTAATTCATCCTTTATTTTCTTTTTTATATTTTCAACAGCTTCTTGTGTTGATTGAATTATTGAGGCTGTTGGGTCTACACCAGCTTGATGACCATGTTTTTTAAACATATCTAAAATCTCATTAAGTAATTCCATTAATTTTTCACCCCTAATAAACCCATATGTTCTCGCATTTTGATTTAATCCGCTTAAAATTTCAGCTATTTTATCGGATGGTAGTCCGTCAAAATTTAAATTATCAATAATATTTAAAGAATTTAAACTACTTAAAAATAAAAATTTGTCAGAATAAATTGTATGTACCGATTGTGGTTTGTTTAAAGATTCAGCGACTGGTTTTTTGACGGTTGTTGTTTTTGAATTATTGATCGCCAAGTTACCATATTTTTTATCAACGGTATACTTTGATATTAACGAATCTAATTTAACATAATCTTTGTATCTAATAGTTTCAATATTATTAGCGGGTAAATTAGGTTGCGTTAGATTGCCAAGGTAATTAGTTAATTTTGTACCAGGAGTTAGTCTAAATAACCAACTTTTAATGTTTGATACAATATTTGAGTCGCCTAAAGCACCCCCAGCGTTTGGCGTAGCTGGTACATTGTTATATACAATTATTGTTGCACTATTATTTTCAGTTTTTTGTTCTGATGATGTGTTATTTACATCGTAGTATTTTATTAAACCACCAGAATTATACCCAGATATTATATCTTCAATAATTTTTATAAATTCAGCCCCATTAGATGAGTTTATATAATGTTTAACAACATAATTTGTATATGAATTTGTTATATATTGTGTCGCAGGGGAGTAGGTGTCTTTGGTTAAACCTATCTCACCTCTTCTATTTATTTGCTTTGAAGCATCATATAAGATAACCTCAGCTGTAAAGTTTTTTTCATTCGAATTTTTTTTTGGTGAATATTGTAAAAATAACTCACAAATAAAATCAATTGGAATGTCTGGTGTTTCTATAATAGTTGTTGTTTTTTCTTTAACATCGTAACTATTAAAAAATTGTGATAATTGTATAAACGGATAACTGGTTTTTCTCGTTTTTTCTCCGCCATTTATATGATCTAATCTAATTAAAAATTCATTATCACCCAGAATAATTTGTTCGTTTGAGTACCCAGATATAAATGTTTTACCCTTTTTGGGTAAAACATCTGATATTGGTAAAGTTTTTTGTAAATTACTTACGACATTTCTATATTCTTCAGTAAGAGTTATTTGATCTATCGTATACGGCCCAATAAATTCAAGTTTTTGATCTAAATCCTCATATGTTATTATTTTGACTAATTGACCCGTATTTGGCGTAACACCAATATTTTTTGGTAAAAATGGTTCGCAAACATATTTGTCTTTTTCTTTAAAATTTTGATATTTAGTCGAATACCAAGGATTATATTTTAGAGCGGCTATGGCTTTATCATCCTCTCTTTTTATATAATCCTTTATGTCTTTTAATGTCGCAAATTTACCCAAAATATCAATAGGAATTGCTCTGATCCTACCTAAATTCTTAGGATCTTCATTGTCAAAACATACACCTATTTTATAATCGGCCTTCATTTTTTATCTTCAAATTTTAATCTCTTTTGTAATTCATCGTATACAGTATCATATGTAATTTCAAGTTCTTTTAATGTTTCTGTTAATTCTAGTATTGTTGATTTAATATTATTAAAATCAACTTCAAGCGTAACTAAAACATTTGCCAAATCTTTATTTGGTTTGTTTTTGCAATTATCTATAATTTCTTGTAACTTTTCGTTTTTCATAAATACTTGACTATTGAATTTGACCATACCCCTGAACTGGGCCAACCGCAGATATACCAAAAGTTTGTATGGTCGAATTTGTTTTAATGTGTGTAACCATTGTTTTAACAGTTTCTTCTATTGCGATCATCATATTGTTTGGTGTGCCATCAGGTAATGTTGGTGCGGTTTCTATACCTTTTTCGGTTAAACTAGATTTGATGTCGTTTATCATTGACACGCTGTTCATTCCAGGTTTTATAGCACCAGCAATAAGTACTAATGGTGGTGGTAACATTGGCATCGGGCCAAAATTTGATAGTTTTAATAGTTTTAATAACTTATCTAAAACACCCCCACAGCCCCCGCCACCACCACTAAATAAACCAAGTAAACTTAATAATGATCTTAAGGTTGCCAAATAATCCATGCCACGCTGTTTCAGATATGCGATCGCCAATTCTCCAGCTAATCTAGTTAGATCCGATTTTATTGCGTCAAATATATTTTGTATTAACATACTTGTTATGTTCTCACCTATTTTTGAAATAGATGGCATCATACTTTTTATAAAATCATTTGGCGATTTTTTTCCTGTGTCGCCACTCAATACCGTAAATAGTTTGGGTACTAGGACAACCTTTGGGCTTAAAACCATTTGCATTAACGCATATGGTATCGCTTTTAAAATGTTTAACTGTAATTCAGCGTTCATTGTAGGTAAATCAATAATAATATTTGTCTCACCCTGATTTATTGCGTTATTTGCACCATTTTTTAACGCATTGTCAAAAAAATCCGCAGCTTTGTCCGAATTTGGTAGGATTTGTGAATTATCATACAACGGATTGGTTGTGGCGGTTTCTGGGAGTTCATTATTTACTGTACCATCATAACTGTAAACATTATTTTGATCGGCGTTAGCAAATAATAATTCTAAACCACTTACAATATCATCTGGATTTATATCCAAATCTAAATCACCACAGGTAGAAAACCGAATAACACCCCTAGACTTTAAATCAGCATCTCGCTCAATATCATCCAAATCATTAAAATCAAAATCAAAAGGGTCATCACTTGGTTGGTTTGCGTTGTTAAAGTCACCCAAGCCACTTTGATTCCCAATAATATTTTCACCATTAAAATTTGAATTTTGTAATAATGGGTCTTTTAATATATTATTAGTTGGTTGGTTTGGTGCACCAGCATTATCATCGGATTCTGAACAAAAACCAAATATTTTTTGCAGAGCTTTGATAACACCACTCTGTTTTCTGATTTCTATTTTGTTTTTATTGGCCTTTAAAGAAATTGCTCCAGTAATAATATCAGTTAATATTGTTGTAAAATTAACTGTGTTAAATATTGGTTGCATAGCCTCTATATAATCACTTAACCACTCAACGTAAAGTTTATTTTCGTAAAACTCCCCAAATTTAAAAACAAGTGTGTTTGGTGTTTTTGCGTATATTCGAAACAAAACTCTGCCCTCATAATTTATCTCAACTGGGTTTATAGCGCCAACCCCCTGAGATTTAAATAATAAGTAATTAATGTGTTTTTTGGGGTCGTTACCTTCGTACATCAATCTACCAACTTGACTATCTGGATCAATACCAAACATACCAAAAGGATCAATTTCTCCTTTATCTAATTCGATTCCAAGCGATGACTTAGTTGTGTATTTCGTTGGAATAATTAAAGTATCATCACAACCAAACTGAGATAATAAAGCTTTTTTTATAGTTTTATTTAATTCATCACTTTTTTTTAGTTTAGATAAACTACCTTTTAGTATAATGTTTTTAAATTGTTTTTGACCTTTTGTCGCTTTTACTAATTCAAATAAAAAATCAACAAAGTCCATGTTGTTTAACTTTCTTGAAGTTTCACTTTCAAGAGGTCTAACTGAACTACTGTTAAAAAGTGATCGATACCTTGAAAATATTTCACTTTGTTGACTCATTATTCGTATTCTTTTTCATTTTCATTGTTATTTTGTTTTTTTAAAAACTCCTCGGCCCATTTTCTATCTTCTTCTGTAATAACCATCGGAGCACCATTATCGGCGGATCCACCTTTACCGTTTTTATACAAAATATCACTTTGAATTTTAATCAACCTTAGTTTTTTTTCGATGGTTCCATCAATTATTTTTAAAAGATCATTTGTAATCTTACCAACTAAAGCTATATCTGAATTTTCATTAATGTCTTTACTGAATTTTTTATAAGCAGTTAAGGCTTTATTTCTTTCATCAACGATTTCATTATATGTTTCTTGCATGAGTTCTTTCATGCTTTCTTCAGAAACATCAATTTTTTTCTTTCTTTGATTGTTAATCATAGTATTTGTTTTAACTATAAATATCACTCATCTAAATATCTATCTTTAAATAAGCCGTATAAACTTTTATATCTTTTCATACTGTTTCTGATTTCTTTTGTATTTAAACCAGTCATGTTTCTGATATAGAGTAAAATTAAGTTTTTGTTGAATTTGGTAGAATTTTTGCCCGTATCATTTTGCGCGAATAATTCTTTCCAATCTTCTAATATTTTAACTAGGGAATGACCAACCTTAAATTCATTTTCATTTAAGTTGTCGTTTTTAAGCTCTTCCTTTATTGAGTTACATAATTTATCAATAAAATCAGATAAATCAATTTCTTGCTCATCAATTCTATATAGTAAATCGTCCCTCCTTAAAAAATCTTGTTCACTATCATCGATATTTGTAAATGAAGTACTTTTTTTATATTCCTTCATCATTTCATTGTAAAGGTAGTTTTTACAAACAGTACCAAAATAAGAAAATGATTTATTACCTTTTTCGGGGTTAAATTTGTCAAACTTTGTCATTAAAAAAGACAAAGTGTCTGCGTGTAAATCGTTAAATTCGTATGATTGTCGATATAGTTTGTAAGTTCTAATAATACTTTCGATCATTTTATTAATCGGTTCTTGTAAGAACTCGCGATAAATTTTTTCTTTCTCCGATACCGTCTTAGCGTTTAAGAAAGCAACAACCGCCGACTCTTGATCCGCGCCATAATAATTGCGGTCTTTTTTCTTTCTTGACATGTTTAAGCTGTTTCATTTTCTTCGTATGTTATTGGTCTATCTTCAGTATAAAAAAATTCTTTTTTAGCAGCTTCCATCCAAAACTTAGCTTCTTCTGGTGTAATTCTCATTTCTGGGATTTCACTATTTTTATATTCCCAGAATAAAGAACCTGGTCGCATATTGACATGTTTATAACCAATTTTAGGTATAACCATAATATTTCTACCACCTTTAGTAAATCTTAGTAAAAATTCATAATTAAATGTGAGTTTAATCGAAGATTTGTAACCGCCGATATTTTTAAAGACTTCGGTTTTAACAACCATACCATCTGGATTGATGTTTGGGAATTCATTTAAAACCTCATGGTCAATCTGGCCTAATGTATCAGAAAAATTATAAGCCCAAGCTGCTTCATTAGTAAATCCAACAAAATTATTTTCATTTGTAACATCGGTTATAATGGGTAAAAACATGTCAATTTCAGGGTAAGCTTCCGTATATTGTTTAACATTTTTAAACCAATTAACTGAATACTCGTCATCAAATTCTAAAAAGCTAAAATATTTTGTTTCTATATTTTTTGCAGCTTCGTTTATTTGGTTTTGAAATGATTTTCCTGTTTTATTTTCAAGTAATGTTACATGAAAAGAATATTTTGAAAAATCAAATTTTTTCAAAACTTCTTTAACTTCAGAACAACCGCATCTAACAATCATTACGTTTGATGGGTGTATATTATTATTTTCAATACTATTTAACGCACCGCTCAATAATTCATTAAATTTTTCATCCGCAATTGAGTGTACGGGGATAACAACTGTTAAGTCTATATTAGTTTTCATTAGTTTCTAGTGTTTTTTCAAAGGTTTCTTTTATTCTATTAAGTCTATCCAGACACTTTTTAAACATTGTGTCATAGACCTCAATTGTTGCTTTTTCAAATAATTCCATGGTGTACTTACCATCAACAGTTTCACTTACTTTTAATAGGTTTTCTGGTAAGCTATCTTCCATCCAATTTTTTATATAATTAAATGCTAAATCAGCAATTTGATTTTCATCGTAAACCCAAATACCGTTGTCATCATTCATCCACTCTGGAATAATGTTAGGCACTTTACCGATAACAGGAACATTGCATTTCATAGATTCAACAGGAAATGTACCAAATGTACTATCATCGTCAACCCAAACAGATAACGCACATTCTTTTAAATTTTTTGCAAAATCACTTTCAGTCATTCCGTGCATATCTTTAAAAGAAATAAAACGATATAATGGGTATTTTAGATAAAAACTTTTAATTATTTTTGCCGCTTTTCTTTGATCTCTACAATGAATTGCAATGACAGGCATTTGCGGTTTTTCGCTTGGTGAAAAACATTCAGCGATTCCTGGGTTAACAAATTCAATATTACTTGAAGGTACTAATTCGCTTATAGTATCGGATAAAGTTTTTGATGTTGTCAAACAAGTCATAACATCAAAATCTAACCAGGATTTACCAGGTGAAAAACTATCTAACAAATAATCATAAGATTGGGCAAGAATAACTTTTTGTACAGGTAGTTGTAATATTTGTTCAAAAACATTTCCATATATTTCAGGAACAATAATAATATCCTGAGGCCCGACAGTCAAATCATTGTTTTCGATTGACTTGTGCTCTAAATTGTCGTAATCCTCACCCAACCAACTACCAACTTTGATGTAGTCATTTTTTTCATGTAAAATGTTAATTGTGTAGCCCGCATTTTTTAATATTAAGGCTTGTCGGTAAATGTACGACACACTCGCTCTAGCGGTACCTTTTGTGTCTGGTGATAAAAATACGATTTTACTTTCTTTGTTTTTTACTTTTTCGATCGCACTTTCGATGTTTTTTAATGTCTCGTTTATTTTTTCCATTTTAAACTTTTTCTTTTATCATTTTTATTATACTTTTTAAAGTTTTATAATCATTTAAGTCAATAATAGTAAAATCAGATTTTATGTCAATGTTAAAATCATTTTTAACCTTTATTGAATACTTATTTTTAGGTTTTTTCTTGAGTGCCTTTGGGTTGTCGGTTATTAACACATCAATTTCATCCCAAAAATTCTTATAATCTTTTGGGAATAAAATTCGATCAAAATCAAATCCGTTTTTTGATAAAAAGAATAATGTAGCACACTTTGATCTCGGCGACTCCTTGTTAATTAAAACAATATTCACCTTTAATTTTTTTTCGTATTCTTTTAATTTGCGAACAATACCATCAATAGATTCCTCAGATCTACCAAAGATCTCAAATGAGGCTTCGTGGTACATAAACTCATACACATTAAATTCTTCGTTAACTTCATTTAATGGCATTTCATCACTAGTTTCGGTTACAGTAAACTCCTGTATCAATTCTGTTGATGTTTTATTTGGAAAAGAAGATTCCAAATCAAAGGGGTTAATTGGCTCAATAGCCTCCTCTTCTGTTAATAGGGTATAAGCCTTTTTAAGTTGGCTTATGTGGTCTCTAACAATGTTGTTAATAGTAATACCAATAATCATAAGTTTGCATTATTTTTGCAAAACGTTTATTTTTGCGTTATTTCTGCAAACTTATGATTAAAGTGTAAAAAGTAAACAGTTATTATTACTTTTCTCTGAAAATCTGTTCAATTTTCTTGATTAGTGGGTTTCTAACGACATCGTCTTCACCCAGAACAACAGTACCAACCTCTTCAAAATCTTTAAACTTATTGATGATGAAGTTCAATGAACTTTCAGACTTTTTCTTCATATCAATTTGGTTCTCATCCCCAAGAAAAATCATTTTTGAATTTTCACCGAGACGTGTCATTATGGTTCTTATGTTATCTATTGATATATTTTGTGCTTCATCGATGATTGTAATTGAATTATCTATATTAATACCCCTCATGTATGCTATTGGGAGCTCTTCTATCATTCCAGCGGCCCTTAAAGCTTCCACGTTATACTTACCGATTACTTTTTCAAAATTATGCATAAAAGAGTACATAAACGGTTCCATTTTTTCTTTCATGGTTCCTTTCAAAAACCCAATCTCTTCATCTTTTAAAGTAGTAACGGATTTAACAATAACAATTTTTTTATACCTTGGGTCGTGCTTTAATAATTCTAAAGCAACGGCACAAGACAAAAATGTTTTACCAGTACCTGGTAAGCCAGAGCATATTACAATCTCCTTGGCTTTTATTTCGTTTACTAATTTTTTTTGATTTGGTGTTTTTGATTTAATATCAATTTTAATTTTATCAAATATATTACCAGAATGGCCTCGATTAATAGCCTCAAAAGCCTCTAGCTCTTCTTCTGGTGTTAGTTTTTTTCTTCTTCTTTGGTTGCCCATGTAAAAAGGTTTTCATTAATGTTGTTTATTGTTTTATCATCAATTAAAAGATCAAAAGCTGGTTTTCCAACCATGAAATTGTGATATTTTACACCCCACGAATCTAGTTGTAATTTCGTGAGTGAATAATAGTCAATACCTGAAATGGAACCCCTAGCTGTCCAATAAGTAATTGTATGGCCTAAATCGTATAATTTATTTATGATTGAGATTTTCGCGTATATAGGTTTAGCATTCTGATAATCCATACCAGAAGTTTCGGTTATTGTGTTATCTACGTCTACGTAAATGTTCATTATTTCCTCAAGCTTTTTTGTTTAGCTAATTCCCCGCCAAAAACTTCTCTAGGTTTCATTGGGATACTTAAAGATGACTCAATGTCACGTATACCTTTAACTAGCTTGAATAAACCAGATGGTTCTATTGAAGCTGAGTGATCGGAACCCCACATATTTCTATCCAAGGTGATATGTCTTTCAATCCAAGTGACACCCATAGGTATTGTTGCAAATGTTGTAACTAAACCATACTCGTGACCACTATATCCTATATCTAAGCCTGGGTACCAACTTTTAAGCCAATTTATGTAATTCAAATTTAATTCTTCAACAGGACATGGGTAAGTTGAGTTTGTGTGCATAACAACATCTGGATTGCAGGTACTAATACAGGCTCTAACCTCTTTTTCAGTACTCATTCCAGTTGAAATAATTAATTTATCACAATTGGCTCTTGCGTATTTACAAAGTTCTAAGTCCGTAATCAACGCTGATGGTATTTTCATTGTACCATCGTAGGCTTTACCTAATCTTCTAAAGATATCCATAAACTCTACGCTATCTTTGTCCCAAACAGACACAAACCATTTTATACCGATTTGTTTGCAAAACTCATCAATTTCAGAGTATTGTTCATAATTAAATTCAGTTCTCCATTTGTATTCCAGATATGTCATTTCACCCCATGGCGTTTGGCGAATTTTATTTTTTTGGTCTTCTGGAACACACACATCTGGGTTTCTCTTCTGAAATTTTACGTAATCACATCCAGCCGCTTTCGCCACCATAATTAATTGTTTGGCAATTTCAATATCGCCATTGTGATTAATCCCTATTTCCGCTATTATTTTTACCTTTTTCATTTAGTCATCTTCTTTCATTACTATGATAACACGTTACCTTGTTTATTAAATAACCTGTTTTATTGTTTTTTACCATATAATAAGACAATCTATCCCATAAATCAGCATCAGCCGCATAAGGTCTACCTTCTTCGGCAAAAACATCGCGATACCTTAACGGAGTTTTTTTAAAATTTATACAAACAGACGAATGTAATAAATCTGAACTTTTAGGGTAGAATGGGTTACTATCTTTTACAGGTAATATTTTATCAGTGAAATGCATACCTTTCGTTGCTATTATTATATGATCTTCGTTTAATTTATCTTTTATTAAATCCAAATGTTCTGGCGCCCACCAGTCATCGTGATCTAGTCTACAAATATAATTATAATTTTGTTCCAAAGCAAGTTTAATACCGAAATTAACTGCATTTACGCCGCCAGATGACCACAGACGTACATCACCAAACGGATATTTTTCTCTTTCAACAGCATTTGGTAAATTAACAAACACCATTTTATCAGAATCAATTATTGATGTCGCTAATCTTATAAACTCATCATTATTATCATAGCGATCGCCAATTAAAAATACCATATAATTTTGGTATGTTTGATTTTTAATCGAAGTTAATGCTTTGGTTAAATGAATGGGTGTTGTACCATCATTTCTTTGATACGTGGATATGACAATTGCTAACATATTATTTTTTTTTAATTATAAAACAATTACCCTCTTTTAATTCACTAGGCCTAGCGCCAAAAATATTTGGTAATGTACCAAATATTTCATACTCATAGTTATTTTTTAATAAGTCGTCAACAGCTACTTTAACTTGAGGGCTATGTTGTTTGTCGTTATAATCATCAAAAATAATATAACCACCTGGTTTTACCATTTTAGAATACAAATTAAAATCGTTAATAACACCATTATAACTATGGTCACCGTCAATAAATAAAATATCTATCAATTCAACCAATTTTTTTAACTCACTAACCGTTTCATTTTTTTGTGAGTTACCTTGTATATAATTGTAATTGTTATTTAAAATATTTAATTTTTTTACATTATTTTTAACTACTTCTGGTTTAATTGGTACACCTAAATCAATACTAATTACGTTAGTATTTGGCCTTTGTAGCATAAGACAAGCGGAGCCCCCAGCATAACAACCGATTTCAACATAGTTAATTGGTGAGGTTCCAAATTCTTTAGCTATATCATATAAAACATAATAATGGTGATGAAATGTCATATTATTAATCTCATCTGATATTTTTTTAATTAAATTTAAAGATTCTACTGTATTTTGCATATTATTTAATTTTTTTACATGGCGTTCCGCCGTAAACACCTGGTTCAGTTATATCTTTTACCACACCAGCATTTAAACCTATTGTTGTTAAGCTATGGATCGTTATTTTTTCTCTAACAGAAGCGTTTGTCCCAATGTAAACTAAATCGTGTATTACACAATTACCAGATATTTTTGCTCCAGGGGCTGTTGTAAAAAAGTTACCTATGGTTGTATCATGCCCGATTGTTGTTTGTAAATTTAAATGGGCATGTTTACCTATTTTAATATTTGTTGTTAATATGCAGCCAGCACAAATAATACTACCCTCGCCAATTTCAATATTTTCATCTAATATATTTGCTCGTTTATCAATATGCGTAAAATATTTAGTATCTTTAGGTAAGCGATTACTTATCTCATATCTTGCACGTGGGTCTCCGATAGCAATCAATACCTCATATTCATTTGGATTAAAGTGACTTAATGGTAACGTATAGGTATCACCAACATAGTAACTATCATCAACAAAACATATCATTGATTCATCACCAATATGCGATTTAATTTCACGTGCAAAACCACCAGCACCAATTAATGCTCTTTTCATATAATAACATTATATTTAAAATCAAAATCAGATTGTGACCAGATTTCTTTTAAATTATTTTTTTTATTCTCATAATATGGATTACCATCAAAATATACATCCCAAGTTAAATGATAGGCCAAATTTTTTGTTGTTCTATAACAAGATCCACCCAGCTCTTTTATTTTTTTAAAAATATTTGAATCAATATAATGGATGTCTTTAATAACGTGTAGACTTTCTTTATTAAAGGTCAATAAATGATTACCTGTTCTACCTTTTATTGCCTCTAATTTATGTTCCGACTTACTTAACATATGTTCAATATAATATTCGGTACCAATAATTCTATTGGTTGTATTTTCATAATAATTACCTTTATATAAGGCAACGCCACAAACATAACAATTATTATGATTAAACGATGAAATTATTTCACCAAATGTTTCTGTTGCGTCATATAGAAATAAATCACCATCAGTTATTGTCACATAATCATATTGGGATAATAAGTTATAATATTTTTTAATAAAAATATTTACAGCATTTGCCGCAGCATTTTCTATAAATTGAATATACCCGACTAAATTTTCATTTATAAAAAATTCTTTTATGATATTTGAATTTTTAGAGTTATTTTCAATAATAAAAAAATCCGAATCGCAATTTTTTAACGAATTAAATGATTTTTTAATAATATCAAAATTTTCATAAGCCAAAAAGACAATTATGTGTTTCATTGTTTATAAATATCAAACTTTGATAAATCTGGATATGGTAATTCTAAATCCGCGTTTTCTTTTTTTGTGCCATCGATGTTGTAAAATTGATTCATTAACAACAACCCACGTGCCGCTAATTCTGGCATCATATAAAAATTCCAACCCAACATATCAAAATGATCGTCATGATAAGAGCATTCCCTCCTACCACTATATCTAGCCCTCTTAAACCATAAATAAGCTTCATGGCTATCAGTTAAAATAGCACCTCCTTTACTTAATTTAAAATGTTTATATGGGCCCGTAAAAGATATGCACATATGTGTTGATGGTAAATACATATTTGCGGTAAACCTTAAAGCGGAATCCCAGACATTACTACCCTTTAATTCATAAGCGCCTTTTAATTTTGTCCCCTCAATAGGATAAAAATCAACTTTTAAGCCCGCGTGTATTATTTCACACGGTACCGATGGGTATGTTCTTGATGGTATTGTAATTTTTGGGGTTGTTATACTTTTTTTAATATTATTTTCGTAGTATAATGATAAAAATAAACCGTTTGATTGGTTATCTAATGTAACAACATATGGTGCGCCTGTGTAATCACTTAACGCTTTTTCAAATTCTTCTGTTATTTTGTAAATTCCGTTAGCCATTTATTTAAATTTAATTAATTTTTTGACATCATACTTTAATGATTTGGCGTGGTCTAATTTAGCTAAATTATGTATTTGTGGATCACTTTTAAGTGTTACGCTCATCGGTGTATCTATCTCAATACCACTAAATAAAAACACATCATTTGTTCTGTGTTGAATGACGTCTCCATGAAATATTAAAATATCATCTGGTATTATTGTATAAGAGTTTTTTTTCATTATCATAAATGTACCAAAACCATAAGTAAATCCTACATTAAGCTTTTCGATTTTTAAACCATTATATCGCAAACTATAATTCTCGGGATTTTGTTTAAAACAATACATTGATGGGCCAATTATGGTGTTTTCGTTTAAAAACTCAAAAGACTTATTTAGTAACTCATCAAAATCTTTTTTATTAAATAATATATCATCATTAGCAATTATAATATAATCACTAATTGCTAATGAAACACCAAAATTCCAGGCTGGGTTAACATATATGTTTTTACCCTTAGTATGTAGTTTTAACTTACTTAATTGTTTTGGTATTGGTTGCCCCTTTTCTGGCGCATTATCTATAATTATAACCTCTTGTATTAATTCATTTTCCTCATAAAAGTCTAACATTTTAAATAAATGACTAGACATCCACATCGTTGGTATTATAATTGAATATTTTTTCATTTTATATTTTTTTATATATTTCAATATATTCGTTTGCGATAGTATCTGGTGACCAATATTTTTCCATCCAAAGTCTATTATTGTAACCAATTTCCAACAAATTACCCACCCCCAAATTTATTAATTCAATTAGTTTTTTTTCTAACTGATTATGATTTACATTAATAAACGGGCTATTTGGCGCACCAGAAGAATTTAATAAAAGTTTTTCAACGGATGGGCCAATTGAACATATTGTTGGAATACCCATTGATAACGATTCTAACCCAGATCTATGATATGATATTGTTTTTACTTCATCAATAAAAATATTACATAGAGATTTTCTTTTTAAACATTCGTCTAATGAAACATTTACAATTATATCAATTTCAACGGAGTTTCCGTATTTAGATTTTATTTTTTGTAAAATGGGATATGTTTCAGTATATCCTTTATCTGCCCAAATTGATAGTGGTCTGACTGTTGACGGAGAATAACCAATTCTTATTTTTTTATTTTGGTATTTTGGTAAAAATTTTACATCATAAATGTCAATTGGGTTTCTAACAACGGTACAATTATTATATTCTGGTAAGGTTGCATGGTACTGAGCTATTACTAATTTTTTTGTTTTTACATCCAATGTTACCCTAAAAGGTTCACTATGATACTGTATTACTTTTTTATTAAAATTATAATTTCTATCCTTATTATGTAAATGGAGTATATCGGTTTTTGGTATTAATTTTTTATTCGGGTAACCGTAGCCAAAAACATACGATTTATGATCTGTATATTTATTTATAACATCACTAATCGCTTCTGGTGCATGTGCTATTGGCGTTTCTTTAAAATGTGCTATAATCATAAAAAGTAATTATATTTTTTTTATCGTCATATTCATATGAATATTCCATCATAAATTCTTTTTCGAAGAAATAATCATGAACGGTAGATATTGGGGATTCCATACCAACGTCCGTTCTAAATAAACTATCATTACCGTTTTGATAAAAATCAAAACCAAACATATTAATTTTTTGAAAACCACCAATTTTAAGTAGTAAAATTAAGGTGGCGAATCCCGTTGTGGTTGGCGAATCGTCTCTAAAATTACCTGGTAATGTTGAGTGGTGATTATACTTTAATATTGTAGATTGGTTAAACTTATTTAATGTTAATATTTTTTTAGCCCAGTTTATTTTATTACCCGAAAGGATAAATCTAATAGGTGCAAAATTATTTAAATTTTCATTTTGTAAATAAATGCTAACATGTATAGTTAATTTTTCCCCAGTATCCTCTTTTAATATTTTATATGAATTAAATCTAACTACAATGTCATGAGAATCTATTTCCGCACCAAGTTTTTTATTTAATAAATCAGACGAGTTAGCTATAAGAGCGATTGTTTTATCTTTTATAAACGATTTAAAAAAGTATAAATCCATTGTTGACGGATTTATTTTTAAATTATTTAATTGTTTATCTAGTTCAGTGTTAACATGTTTAATATCTTTTTCATTTATGTACCCTTTAGTGAAAACAAAATCATAGTACTTATTATTTTTATTTTTTATAAAACTAATATTTTTTCTAGCTTTATCATAAATGTCGTTAACAACTTTGTCATTTGATTTAGCTACATTTGAATTTTTAATTTCTGGGGCAACAACTTTGTCAAAAATTGAATTTCTACCTGAAGATTTATTAATTTTATTAATTAATGAATTTGTGGTCGGTTCATTTTTTTCGTTGTTTTCAAATAACAACACGGACTTTTTTTCCTCTTTACCAACCGCCACAGAATTAATTGTGGCCTTTACTGGTTCTTTGTTTACAATTTTTTTATCCCCAAATCCTTTTTTTATTGCTTTTTTTTCAGCAACGACAACCTCTTCACCTATTAAAGATTTATTAGTTGCAGTATTAGTTAACACTGGTTGTTTTGTGTCATCTTTTTGTACCCTTTTTGTTTTATTTTTTATAAAAATACCCATTATTCTAAAAACCTTTCTAAATCTTTATCAGTGTCAACATCAATTATATCATCAATTGGATAAAAAACGGTGTCGTTATTATAAAGATTATTATTTAAATTTTTGAGTTCACTGACTTTAAAAATCGATATAAAGTGAGATATTTCAAAAACTTTTGGATAATCTTGCCTTCTGTATAGATTGTGGGGGATTAATTGTTTACCCTTAAAATCACCAACTTCAAGTAAATATAAATATGGGTGGGTTGTTGTTATTTCTTTTTTACACAAAAGGCTTTTTGCATTTTTATTATCAAAAAACTGTAAAGCGTTAGTTATATCTAACCAATTTCTTTGCGGATATGTTAAATATAACATAACAACAATGTCTGTGTTAGTAATAATACCCTGAAACTTTAGGTCATCCATAACTTCTTTAGTTGAAGTTTTATCTAAAGCTAAACTTGGATTTCTATTAATACATTTTATACCATATTCTAAACCAATTTCCAATAACTTTTCATCATCGGTAGTTAAAATAACATCGTCATATACGTTTTTTGGTAAATTATCTAACGTATAATTTATTAATTTTCTATTTTTAAATGGGAACCCTTTTGAGTTTCGTCTTGCTGGTATAATGTATTTTATCACAAATATAAATGATTTTCTAGGTTCAGTGAAACAAACGGTAGCATTGATACAACATTAGCACCATAGTGTTTTTTTACTTGTTTTTTAACTTCTATCGTTTGCCCTTCAATTATTTTTAACCAAGATTTATACTGATCCCAGCTCACCCATGGTGTATCTTTAATGGAATCATAATACCCTTTAAACGTCATTTCGCCATCAATCGTACCACAATCATGACCAATTAAAATAATGTTTTTAGCGCCCATGTAGGCTGCAATGTGTATGGCTGATGTAATAGTTGAGAAACTAACGACAATTTTATCTGTACCAAAAACAGATGTGTCAAGCCTTGCATGTTGATTATCCAAGTGTTCAAAATAATATAAATTAGGGTGATCAATTTTGTTTGTATTTAACTTTTGTTCACCAGAATTTAAATTACCACTATCGTACTCAGAAACAATAACAACGGAATCTGTTTCTATACTCTGTTTAATAAATTTAACTTCTTTTCTAACCAGGTAATCACACCAAGTAAATTTATACGCTTGGTTAACACCGATAAGTATTTTACCATCAAAAAAATCTTCATCAAAAAAATCAACAGATTTACCAGATGCTAAAATGTAGATATCTTCACCCACATGGATATTTTTTAAACCACTAATATTTTTCATATTCTCATCGGAAACTTATCCGCATATTTTTTTTCCAATAAATTTTTATTATCTTCCCATTTTTGGTTTGTCATACCAACAGATAAGTGTGTGATCATTATATCCGTTATAACACCAATCTTAACACCATCTAAATGATTTGGTATGCAAAATGATAAGTCGTAAAAATGAAACCCATTAAAATCCTCATCAAAACCATGTTTAATTTTTGTCTTATCAACAGCAAAAAACAAACCATCAAGTATAACCATTTGTTTTATTTTATTGCCTTGTGGTTGAGAGAACATACTTGTCCATTTTCTATTACCATCCGTATGATTGACAATGCCGTGCATTGATTCCCTTAACGACCACCACCTACCATTTATTAAATTGTTGGTACCAGCAATTCCAATTATACCGTAATCTGGGTTTCTTTTGAAATGTTTAACTAATTTTCTACCCCAATAAGGTGTATCAAAAATTAAATCATCATGACAGAAAACAATGATATCATTTTTTGCTGTTTTTAAAACTTCATTATAAATTTCAGTTAAACTTTTATCACCATTGTTTTCATAAACCAACAACTCTAAATCTGGGCATGCACATGATTTTTTAACATGTTCAACATACTCTTGATTTATTTTTCTCGTTGAGAAAGCAATTGTTATTGAAAAAGTATCCATTTTAATCTCTTTTTTTTGTATCTTCTTTAAACGCCAAAATTGGCATAATGTCTTCTTCTACTCTGATCAATTTGAATTTAGCACTTATTTCATGTAATTCTCTTTCTAAAAAAGAGATTGCTTTAAGGTCATCAGTATTTAATAAATAAACATACGCATATACAACTTTATCACCAGGTTGTATTCTTTTTCCAGACCAAACGGTTTTAAATTCAATTTTATCTAAAATTTCTTCCGTTATTTGTGGGTAATAAGCTAACTGTGCTTTAAAATATTCTCTCATTTAAACTCCAGTTGAACCAAATCCTCCAGTTCCCCTGTCAGACTCGTCTAAATTATTCACTCGTATAAATTTCGTTGTTTTTGTGAATTGCACTGGTGCTATTACACCTTGCGCAATTCTGTCACCATTTCTAACCACAAATGGGGCTTCATCGGTGTTGTATAAAATAATTTTTATTTCACCTCTATAACCAGAATCAACAGTTCCAGGTGTGTTTAAAACAGTAATGCCATTTTTAAGCGCCAAGCCGCTCCTTGGTCTGACCTGTAATTCAAACCCAATAGGTATTTGAAAGTGTAACCCAGTTGGTATAAGGGCTCGTTTAAGTGGCCCCACCACTATCATTTCACCTTCAGGTAAATTAGCCATAAAATCAAACCCACTATCGCCAATTTTTTGATAAGTTGGGTCTGGATTTGTTGAATTATTAATGATTTTAATCTTTAACTTCATCGAACTATCGCCAGGCTCGTAAATCCAATCTTCCATACCAACTTGATTGAAAATGTCGCTCATTTGACTTTTTTCCTCATCGGTTAGAAAATCATTTACGTTTAAATTCATCAATCTTTCTAATTCGGTCTTTTCTTTATTATTTCCGCTCATATTATTTCTTTGTCTTTTCTTCCATTATAGCTAATTTTATTGCCATCTTTAAAGTTTCACCTAAAGATGATGTGTGCCATTCAGACATTTTATCCGATGACCCCTTATCGTGATTTAATATCGCTTGGTATTCAATATCACTTAAAATACCACCAAATCCATTGGACATAATGTAATAAATGCTTCTTTCACCAATTGTCATTGATGTTAGATCTTCGTTAAATTCATACATTTTACCTTGGTTTTTAATATGCCATTCACTCTTACATAATGAATATAACCCAATTTTACCAATGGAGTGTAATAGGCTCACCCTAACAACACTTTCCTTAGGTTGTTTAAGTGATTCTGGTAACATATCGTTTAGTTTAACAGCATATGATGTAACTCTTAACAAGTGATCAACTAAACCACCTGGAAATGCGTTGTGTAGGCTTAACATGGTCGATGCGGGTGTTTCGAATAAACCCATATCAGCTAATTTGTCAACTAATTCTAATTCACAAACTTTATAGCCTTTAGCTGCGCTATAATAACTTTTTTTGTTTTTTTCAATTGTTTCTGCTGGTATCATTTTATTAAATTTTTGTATAGTTCTGATCTTAATTTTGTAACGTTATTTAAATCGTATTTATCTTTAACCGTTTCATATAATTTTTCACCAAGTTCGGTGATTAAATCTGGATTGTCAATTAATTTTTTAGCATTTTTAGTCCATTGTTTATGGTTTTTAGAAGTTTCAACAAGTAAGCAATTACCTTTTGGGTTCCAGGCACCACCTTTATCAATAGCGCCAATCAAATCAATCGTATATGGCCCGTAGTTTTGAGCAATCAAAGCTTTTTTATGAAATCCAGCTTCGATCACTTTAAGTTGAGATTTATACTTATTAAATTGAGAGTCGTTAAGTGGGGCCAACGCAATGTCAAAATGATTATACCCAGTCGCATATTGACTAATGGGTTTTGTCCAAATTCTACGATAAGGTTTATTTAACACACTGTAATTTGGATCATCTTCAAACGAAACTAAGTATTTTAAATAATCAGCATCACCCTCTAAGTTTTTATAACTGTCGGTTAAAAACAACTCATACATAAACCAGGTTGTTTCTTGTGGTTGCATTGGTCTTTGTTTTATCTCACCTGTGTTTGGATCCAACATTTGAACAGTACCTCGGGTATCAAATCCACATAAAACAAATTGTGTTTTTTTATCAAAAGATTTTTGCGTATTACCTAAACCTTTTAATAACTCAATATCTTTTATGTGGGAAGAACCACCTAACCAACCAAATCTAATTAAATTAGATTCTGTTTTTTTAGGTTTAAATTGTTCTTCATTTGGGTCAATTGCGTTTGGTAAAACAAAAACATTTTTATTGTATTTTTTAACTTCATCAGCTAAAATTGTAGTTGGTACTGTAACCATGTCGGCCATTTTAATACACTCAACTAAAATACCTGAGATATTTTCCCTTTTAGCTGAATGATATAAACCATGTGATGGATCTAAATTCCAGTGGTCATCTGTATCAATGATTACCTTTAATCCAATTTTCTTTAAATTTTTAATTATGTTTACAGCTTCTTTGTGTTTATGCTGCGGTATTCTGTGTATAAAAATAACATCATACTTTTTTAAATACTCCACATTATTAAAATCTATCGCATAATCAATATCGATAAAAAATTCGTCAGAAAAATTATTTTGTAGGTTTACATGCGGATCAACGCATCTAAATTTACCAGAACCCGCTTTATCACCTGGGGCTACTAAAATTTTAATTTTTGCCATATATTTATAACTGGGTTTTACCCAATAATAAAAAAAAATACGCTAAAAAACAAGTATTTTATTAATTTTATTGGGGTTTATTTGAATCACCTTTTAATACGCGATAGGAATCATAATCAAAATGTTGTGTTGAAACCTCAAAAACGATACCATCGGTAACCGCTTCTAATTGGTGCGGTTGACCTGGTAATTGCCTAACACTGTCGCCCTCTCGTAATTCAATTTCATGAATATCGGCATTATCCGTGTCAATCCACCTGTAAATGAATTTACCTTCTTTAACATACCACGCTTCATCTTTTATCATGTGGTAATGCATAGAAAACTTAGCCCCAGCTTTAAAACAAAGTAATTTACCACAATATAGTTCATTATTTTCAAAAATAATTTCGTGCCCCCAGCCTTTTGGTATATTACAACTTTCGCATTCTTTTGCATTGATGACTTTTGGTTTTATTTTATGTCCCATAATTTTAAGATTTCTGTTGTTGAGAAATTTATTCTGTTAAAGAAGATCATTTCTTTCGCGTATTCAGCGCCAATTATTTTTTTATCTTTATAATCAGAACCAATAACAAAGTAGTCTGGTGAGTTCATTTTTATTAATTCTTTTAACTCTTCATCACTATCAAAGATTAATACGTTATAAACCCCCTTTATCGATATTAAATTATAGTGCCTTTCAAATTGGTTATGGTATGGCCTATTATCACCTTTTATTTTTTTCACTCTGGCATCACTATCAATTCCGATTATTAGTTTACCTAATGACGATGCGTAGTTAATTAATCTAAAATGACCGTTATGTAAGATGTCAAAAGTTCCGTTTACCCAAACTATTTCATTCATATAACAATAATAAGAAATATTACGCAAAAAAAAAGGGGTTAATCACTTAACCCCTTTAATTAATTATTTTCTAATAATTTAATTGGTTTCTTCGACAACTTTATCAAATTTACCATTTTTTGCCGCCTCAACAAAGTCTTTAAATTGACTTTTTGTCCATGTTGTAATACCTTCTGGGCCATTTTTGTCACCTAAGACAATGGCATTTTCTTGTATTTCAACAACTGGGCAGCATTTGTTTTTGCAGAATTTAATTGTTTTACCCATGTGCTATTAATTTTGTTTTAAGCTTATTATTTCTTTGACAAAATCGACCAAATGCCACCAATTGCGGTTGCTAAAGCACCAACTAACTCAACTGATTGTGTTTCAGTTGCAAGTCCTTTTGCAACTAAAATACCACCAACAAAAGTTAAAATGTGACGCACTAAACCTAATACTTGTTCTTTGTTCATGTTTTTTCTTTTTAAAATGTTTATTTTATTTTTTAACTTCCTTGAGGGCGGTTAACTTCCCCCCAAAGGTTTTATCACCAATTTTAATTTGGATATTTTCATCAATAGCGGTTTTTTTACTAACTTGTTCTAATGTTTCTTCTACCGTCTTTTTGATAATATATTCAATTAATTTGGTGTCCATAACTGGGGCCGTTTTTTGTGATTCGTAAAGAATACCATGGCCTTCGTTAATCGTCTCCGTTTTTACTGGAGCAACTTTTTTTGTTATTTCTTGCATCATTGATTCCATACCAACTGGAGCTGTTGGATCTATGATTGGGTTTTCTTGAAAAGACTTTAAAATCGCCGCTGGCATTTTTGATGTTGATAAATTTCTCATATTATTTGATTTTTTTTGCATTTGTGCTTCTGAAATCAAATCATTACCATCTGAGTCTAACATCCTGTCAATATCTTCTTCAGTCATGGGTTTTTTACCATAATCACTTTTTGCGGTTACTGAAACACCCTCAACTTTTTCCATAACTTTTCTAGCACTTTGTATTGATTGTGCTAAAAAATTCATTTTATCATTCTGATTCATAGTTAAAATTTAAAATCCAATTTAAAAACCCTTTGCTTTCAGCTAACTGTTCTTTCTCTGGATTTTCAACTGGTGGTTGTTCTATCTTATTTTGGTTATCAATTGGTTTTTTACTCAAATCTAATTTTAATTCTGGTCTGTCATTTTTCATCTTTTTATCACCCGCTGTACTGAATCCAGAACCCGCTGGTGCCTGAAAAGGTTTATATGAGCTATTATCACCATTCATTAAAGTTATACTACTCATTTCATCAACTAAAAAAGTTTTCCATGCTTTCTGATTTGAGTTTGTAGTTCCACCGATTTGGTAGGCTCTAAGCATCCATTTGTCGGTTGCTTTACTTTTACCCAGGTCGGTTGGTTGAGCAAATCTCCAATTTTGTCTTGTATAATTCTTTTCTTTTGGATCTCTAAATTTAATACCTTTATACCAAAAAGAAATTTCAACCTTATCTTCAATTGCTTTTTTTAATAAGGTTAATTTATCTCTTTCAGATTGTTCAAGTATAAGCATAAATTTCGAAATGTAAAGTTATTCTGGTGAAGTATATGGTGCTGAGTCACTATATTGATTCACAGCTTTTAACGCACTTCTGGTTAAAATATCTGTTTTACCACCAATTGTCTGTGTTTCGCCTTTTCCTTTTTCGTCACCATCTGATAACGCATTTGGGTGACCTGCGCCATACTCTGATGAAGTTGGTTTATATTCATTGATAGGGAATAATTTACCCTCTCTTTCATCAACAGCGACTTTTCTAAGCTGTTCTGAGGCTGGAATTCTAACGGTGTCTGCCATTTTAATTTAAATTTTTGTATATTTCTTTTATTTTATTTACTTCTTCCATCAACTCTGATGTTGACATAAATTCTGGTGTTGATTTTAATGTTGGTGTAACTGGATTCACGTTGTCTTCAGCGTCAGACCTAAATTGGTTTTCCATTCCAGCGTTTTTTCTAGCTGATTTTGTACCATAAACACTTTTTCTTGCTTGATCTAAAGTATAATTAACCCAATTTTTCATAACATCCCCACCATTTAATAAATATTCAATCTCATCATAATTTTCGTCAGTTATATAATCAAAGTAATTTTTTATTCTTTTAAGTTGCTCATATGTGCAAGCCTTTCTTTCAAGAATAAAAATAGCTCGATTAAAACCTTTAGATTCTCTTTTGTCCGAGAATTTTTTTAAGTTTTTCCCAAGCTCTTTCAATACTTTTTCGGGTACTGGGAATATTTTACCGATTAATTTTGAGTTTGACATTTTATCTTATCTTTTCACCGAAATAAGATAAAATAACTTTTTTTTCGTCCTCAGACATTACTTCCTTAATTGTCTCGGCGATTTTTGTTAGTTTATCTAATAATAAAACTTCTTTATTTTTAATTTCATCGATTGTGGGAACTTGTTTTGTTAAAACATCGCCAACTTGATTTTTTTTCGCTAAAAGAGTCTCCATCATTTTATACGCTTTTTCCTTACTAATTTCTTTTAGTTTAGATTCTGGCGTTGATTTGGCTTCAAAGTACTCTTCAAATTTTTCAGATTCACCAACAGATTCCAAAAATTTGTAAAAACTTTCTGGATCTTTAGCCATTTTATTAGCTTCGTTGGAATAAGGTAGTTCTTTTTCTTGTAATTTTACGTTATATATTGTCCAGTTATAAGGTTGAGTTCTCATCCTTACACTTTTATCTGTCGTTGTTTTGGCAGAGGTTTTTGGGTCAATATTAGGAACTTTACTACTAATAATACTACCATCCAAATTAACAAACTCTTTTATACCATCTTCCATGTTATTTAATATTTTATTATAAATATCTAGGAAAATGCATTTGTTAATTAAACTGGTACTTCTCGACCTAAACCTGGGATAGTAAAGCTGGTATTATCGGTAAACCAAAAATCTGGGTTATAGTTATATCTACCCCAATAATCTTTTTCAAGACCAGATGGTGTGAACAACTCTTCAATTGTATCTTGATCAGATTCTTTATTTGGTTGGCTATTAACCATCTCAAGTTCAGAAACCATCCAATTCTTTTTTTCCTCTGGGTTGTTAATTAGTATTTGGTTTCTAACCTTAATATCAAAATTAACCAAAAGTCCTTTGATTCTCGAATTAAACATTGCAACATATTTTTCAACATTATATTCCCCAACGGCTTCTGGGTTAACTTCCATTTGTTTTTCATCAAGAAGATAGCAATTTATTTTTTCAGTTATATCATAATACTCTGGGCCAGGTGATTTACCATTATTAATTTCATACAATCTAACTTCAGCTGCTTTTAGTTTGCATTTTTTAGTTGTTTGAATATCGCCATGGGATTTTTTTGTGCCGTTATTTACATAATAAAGTGTATCACCCAAACTAACCGATATGTTATTTAAAATAGCTAATTCCATATGAGCTTGCTTTGGTAACGGTTGCCCATTTTTATTAACACCTCTGTTTCTATATTGCTCGATGGTTTTTTTAACCCTCGCTTTGGTTGCGATTTTAGCCAAAGGTATTTTTTTATCACATATTTTACCGATGTAATCGTAGTAAAGTTGGACGAATTCATAACCCTTACCATTTAAAAGTAAAACAATAGACTTATCCAAAAACTCTTCAATATAAATTGGTAGCTTTTTAGATTTAATCGTATTTCCAGTTAAACTAATACTACCATCATTTTCAAGTAGAGCGTAGTTTTTACGAGCTAAATTTAGTGTCGCTGGCCACATACCATCTAAACCAAGTGCCATCTCGCCTTTCATATATAAATCATTAAATTCAGCAACAACGGCATGTACACCTCTGTATTCTTTACCCGCAACAACTTCACTATTATAACCTTTACCCACATAATAAAAATATTCTTCACCTGTACTTGGCGCCATGAAGTTAACACCGTCAGTGTCAAGTACAGTTGGTTGGTAACCCCTTTTCATAAAGAATTTAACCATTAAGCGGAGGTACTGTCTAGCTCTACATGTTATACCCTCAGCGACATCCATTTCAGCCCATGGGAACGCATTTGGGGCGCCAAGCGCACCGAACATCGAGTTGATAAAGATTTTAAGCGGTAATTGTTTTCTTTTGTAGAGTGACTCAAGTTGTTTATTACCCTCTTTACCATATTTTTTAGCCAAGTCCTTTGCTTTAAATCTTTCAGAGTGGAAATATTTTAAGAAAGATTTCATCACACCACTAACATCGACAGACGGGAACACATCATGTGCTAATTGTATAGCTGGATATAGTGAGTTAAAGTCCATTTTTCTCAGGTCTTTTGAAAACCCAACTTTTAATAATCTTGATAGACCACCAACAAAATCTCTTTTTCTGTCCGAAACTGGTATTGCTAAATTTTTCTCATAAGACCATGTTAACATTAGTAGTTTCCACAACCCAGCGGTACCCATAGTTGACACTCTTTGATATGTAGTTGGGATCATTTTAGCCAACATAAAAGATGTTTGATTATAGATGTTGTCAACTTCCATGGTTTCCCATAAGTCATCCATCAAATACCTTTTAACTATATATTTACCATCGACTTCAATCCAATCATTGTTAATATATTTTTCAATCGCATTAATATTTGCAACTAAAAACTGATAAGTTTTTGGCGCTCTTTTTGGTAATTCAGCTAAACCAGTACCAAGACCATCTGATGGAAAAACAACACTATAACCATCTCGTATTTTTGATAAAATTTGCGTTACCGCATAATTAATCTTTTTCTTATTTTCTTCAAATTCGGAATCGCAATAGAACGCATCGGGATCCATTGTTGGTTTTTTCTTTGTTGGTATTCCAATTGAATTTTTTTCACCCCTCATTTGACCAGCCTGGCCACCAAAACCATCACGCTCATCATTATCACCGAAAACAAATATTTTTTTAGGATTATCTCGAACAATTTCTCTTGTGATATAATCCATTTTTTCAAATTTTGGTTTTATCTCTAAATAAGAACCAGTCTTATCATCAAAATAATATTTTTTATCGCTAGACCATAAAGCGCCAATTTTATCACCTTTAATATAAACACGATTCTTTTTTGCTACTTTATTATACTTACAAACGTATTTTAATGACGCTGATTTCATACTAGAGTCAATCGCTTGTGCACGTCTAACTGAGTGTATGATATCAATAATCGAATATCCAAACATATTTGTTTGGACATAGTTTTCAATCTCATTACCCAATTTTAATATACCATCTCGATTATTAATAACTTCACCGTTTTTTAGTGTTTTGGCGATTTTAGTTATATCAATACCAAGTATCTCACATCTTTTAAAAATAAAATCCCAGTCAAAGTTTGCACTATTGTACCCGCCAATTATTGTTGGTTTTAAATAATCGATAACCGCAAAAAATTTAGCTATCGCGGCAACTTCGCTTCTGTCAGCATTGTCACCATCGGTTTCACAATCAAACAATTCCTCAAAGCCATTATTTGACTTACAACCAACTAAAAATATTCTAGAAGTTTTAGGATCCAAGCCAGTTGTCTCTAAGTCGAATACGAATTTTTCTAGATTATCGTAGTCCTCATAACCCTTAAAAAGCCTTTTACCTGTTGATATTAGGTATTGCTCAATAGGACTCAAAATCAAGAAGTTTTCATTTATACCATTACGTCTATCATACACACCACCATAGAGACCTCCGTTTCTAAAAAACTGCAACATCCTTTCATGCCCCTGATCGCAAGTTACCAAATATTGGTAACCAGTCTCAAGCTTAGGGTGATTTTGGTGATCAAGTTCAGTTATGGTTATACCGTATTCTTTTCTAGCATTTTGAATATTCAGGTCGTTTTTACCGTAAAAATTAAGGTTTTCTTTTAACTCGCCGAGGTGTTTCATCCACATAAAGGACTTAAGCGGTTCGGTTTCGGTCGTTTTTGTACCGTCAGGTAGTTGTTTGAACTTGTAAATTAAATTCGTTTCTTTATCGTACTCTAAATTTACGATATATTTTTCGTCATCATGACCTAATAAAAACGACTCGACTTCACTCAACGATATTTTATAATCAGACATATTTTACCCCAAATTTGCCACAAAGATAGTAAACTATTCATTAAAAAGCAAATCCTGGCCGTTAATTTATATATGTGATGTCGTTTTTTACGAAAGAATCAAGGATATGAATATACAATTGTTCGCCGATAGGAACGATAAGTTCGCCATTAGGTTGTAGTGTTGCATCCAAAAAATTAATTTTGAACTCGCCTATGTAAATCCCAGGTTTTTCAGTATCTTCACTGGTAAAATCATACGCTATGTAATATTCTTTTTTACTATTTTCGGAACAAGGATCTTTTAAAATAATTTTAGCTTCTTTGTTTGCTATTTTATAAATTCCAGTTTTTTCTTCTTTCATAGCGAAAGTTATAACGGAATTTTCCAATAACTCCTCAAAACGATTATAATCGTTTCTACCATCTCGGTATAACCTCATTTTTAATGTGGGTAAAGTTGAATATTGTCTTATTGAAAATACCATTAGATTATGTTTTTAATAAATACACGCCTACCTCCTTTTGGGAAAAATAAATCGTATTCTGATAATTTATTTTTAATTGTATCCCTTATTTCAATAGAATATAATGGGGTTGAGTACATTTCGATAAATTTAACACCACCATCAAATGTTCCAGCAAAAAACTTTTCAAGTATGCCGTCAACCTCTTTGGCCCCATCTAAATAAACCGCTTCATACAATCCTTGTGTACCGCCACCATATGATATATTAAAAGGAACACCTTCTTGATATTTTGATTCAACGTCTAACTCATGAGGTATAATTTCAGTAAATTTATGATTACGATAAACCGTAAATCCGTTTAATAAAATACTTAAAGCACCTTTCTTATATTCACCATATTTTAATTGACACTTATTGTCATAACTAAAATCTCTCTCAAATGTAACTGTGACTAACACGTATTTTTCGTCCGAAAGGTTTACAACAGGTAATTTTGTATACGAATCTTCAATTGTGAAATATTTTGTGATAATTTTGTGTGTTGTAAAATCATCACAGAGTAATGTATAATCAATAAACGAGTTGTTTGTTATACCACTAACCTCTTGTGTTTGTCCAGTGTAGCAAGGATCCGTTTCATATATTGTCCTATAACCCACTCTTCCATCTGGTGTAATTCTTATACCCAATGCATTATTTAAAATGTCTTTATATTTGTTGTTATATGTTAACGGGACTGATGTTAGTGAATTATACGATCTACCAATGTAAGGTATACCATTATAATAATTAAAATAACCAGTATATGGTAAACCGTTTAACGTGTAATAATTTACGGTATATAAATTATATGTGTCTAAAAATTGAAACGAGTAATCATCTTTTAATTTTGTAACCTCAACATCGGTTAAATCTGAAAATTTATTTTCAGCTCGTGTTCCAATGTAAAAAACAAAACCTGGATTGTTAAAAATATCATTTAATGTTGTCCCACTCGTTGCTCCAGTTGTTGTCCCACTCGTTGCTCCAGTTGGTAAATGTAATAACATGTTAACAGTCCACCCCTTTCTCATTCTTGATGGGAAAAATTCAACTGGATAACCAAATAATTTAAAAAAACCTTGATAAAAACCGCCATCTAATTGGTTATAACCCCCGTGCTCTTCTATATTATATTTAAGGTTTTTTGTGTAACCAGAAACTTCATGAAGACAAAATGTGTCGCCAGATATAAATTGATATTCAATTTCTGGATCGATTATGACGCCTGACAATGAATTTTCTGCTGGTATAAAAAAATTATCATAACCAGTTAGTGATATATTTTTTATCAATACATCTTCTTTTAACTTAAAACCAGATTTATCACATAAATCTTCCGTAACATCAATATGAAATAAAAGACTATTGTTAATATTTCTATTAAATGATCTACAATCGTTTGTTAAGACAAAATCATAGTAAGTTCCTTTTTCTAACTCAGTTTTAAACATATAATATTATGGTAAAAATTTAACAAATTTTAATTTAGATAAAATATCGTTGTCTGGATTCGGTGGCATAACCGTATTATCTGGAGTAAATGTAAATCTAAACCTGATAACTTCTCCAAATAAACTAAAACCAGTGGGTGGAGAGCCAATTAATGTGTCAAAATTGGGTATATTAAAAGAAAACTCTTGTCCATTAATGGGGTCGTCATTTGATAATGTCGCAATTTCTGTTGCCACTAAAGTTCCATTTATATCTTCAATTCTCAATGATAATTGTGTTGTTAAAGAACCATAATAAGATGTATCCAAATATAAAATTTTAAAACTTAAAGTTGCACCTGGTGAAGGACTTGACCACATTGGGCTATTTCTAGGTATAATATTTGGTATATCGTAGCTATCGCTAAAAATAAATGAGCTGGAAAAATTAAAATCATTAATGAGGCCAGTTGTACCAGTAACGAGCACACCAGGATTAATTTCAACTGATGTAATTGGTGATTGTGTTAAACTGTGGGTATATTGATATATATTAAAACCTTCTTTCATATATATTGTTTTATTTGACCCAACATCTAACGAATCCGCTGAATATGATATAGTAATTTCATTTGTTATTGGATTTAAACTAAATGGTGGTGTATTATTCGCTGGTGAAGAAAACGTATTTCCGTTGTCGGTTGACCAAGTAAAAACACTTGGGTAATATGTTGGAGAACTGAATATATTTAAAACCCCTAAACGAACATAACCTGGGTTTTTTCTGGTAACAACCGCTGTCCAAGTACCTTCGCCAGTACCCACACCAGAGCTTATCACGTATTCTGTGTCTTGTGTATAAGGCGAATCTAAAATCAAGATGCCATCGAGATAAAAATCGTATTTATATAAAGCTGGGTAATAATCCGCCCCATCATCTTCTACGATAACTTTTACGCGAATTTCGATACCAGGTATAGTTGGGTTTGTATCATCGCTTTTATAAATTAAATGTTCAACTGGGATTAAATCTGGTGGGGTATATAAACCTTGACTTATAAAATCCCAGCTATAATCTGGCGGATTTAATGTTATGGTATCGGTATGTAAAGTTTCGTTATTAACATCTTCAACAATTAAATTATATGTTTCACCAGTTAAACTACCAAGTGTTTGCCATTCATAGCTTGGTGTGTATAATATTGATGTGAATGTCGTTCCGCCATCAATACTATATCGTTTACCCGCAAGTGCGCCATCACCAGAAACAGTTATATTAATAATACCATTAAACGGATAATTGCCTGGGGTTGCTGGATTAAATATTTGTACCGATGGGTCGGTGAACACCACAGTATAAGTTGTGGATCCGCCAATCACATTATAATTACCATTGGTGTCAACTAAACCCCAAACTAATTTAAAATTAGTACCGTCTTGAACCGCAATTAACGCATACCCAGTATTTGCCAAAGGAAAAGTACTTGGTAATTCGTCAGCATCTAATGATTTTATTACATCACCCGCCGCATTTTTTTCTTCAACTAACAAACCATTTTTTGTTGCAATTTTTAAAACATTGTTTGCGTCAACGTAAATAGTACTTTCGCCATCAGATAAAATAGCATTTAAATCACCAAAATTTAATTGTGATATTTTTAATTGTTCAGTTGTAAATAATTTAGAAACTGCGCTCATGGTGTGTTATAATCAATATTTGTGTCAACAAGTGCCCATACCAATTTAAAATTAAAACCATCTCTTACAACAGTAAGGGCGTACCCCTCAAATGGGTCGGGAAATGATACTGGTAGTGGGGGTATCGGTAAATTTTTTATCACATCACCACCTGGATTAACTTCACTAGCAACCCCAGATTCTTTTGTGACCATACCTAGTGACCCATCTGTTTTTTTATATAAAAGAGTTTCACCTTCCTCAATTAAGTTTTCAACTTCAGGTAAAGTTAATTCATTTAATTTAGCCTGTCTTGTTAAATCTATTTTTGTGATATTTGCCATAATATTAAATTACTTTAATTGGTTTAGGAAACGCCCTGAATTTTAATGATGTGTTTACATAAGTAGCTTCTTCAGAAACTCTTTTAAGTATTTCAAGTGGACTTAACCTACCTAACATAGTGCTTAATTCCGTTTTTAAAGTTACCATCTCATCTTTACCTTCAGATAATAATGACTGATATTCAATTTCCATTTGTGCATCTGGTACTGGTATTTTACCACCAAATGTACCTCTAACCCTACCAAGGGTTTCTTTACAAAGTGCAGTAAAATATCGTCTAACCCAAACTTTTGATGGGTCATTTAAATCATCAAACGACATATTATCCAATGGTACATCCATAGGCGATTTTATTATGTCTTTATTTGCCCTAAAACAAGCGTCTTTATCTTGTGGGTTAATGTCGTAATACCAATACCAAACCTTACCCTGGTCAAAAAGACTACTTCTAAAATCGTAACGATCACCAGGGGTATTCATTAAATGTATATACTTTTTTCCATTTGGGGCGTTTGTTATTTTGTAAATTAATTCAGATCTAACGATTCTGTTTTTAAGATTTCTATCTGACGCTCTCATTAAAATATCAAACGCTGGTAAAATGTAATAACTACCAAGACCAATATATTCACCACCAAACGCATTACTCCAAACACCAATAAACGGGTCGATTACCGCTTGGTCGATAGTTGCTGGTGTAAACCACATGACCTCATTTATTTCACGATTTGCTGGCACCTCATAAATTTGTTGACCTTTAACTAGTTCAATAAAATCTTTTTTAAGAACAAAGCCACCTTCTCCAGCGCCAAGTCCAACAATTTTTGAATAGGAATAAGTATATTGGGTCACAAAATCTTGCCCCCTAGTGATAAAAGCTCTAGTTAGATCAGCCTCAGACACGTTTAGCCCAATCAAAGCGGGCCATTGGTGTTCGATTATGTAGTTTTGAATAAATTCAATATAATCTTCTGTGGCAATTTCTAATAAACTATCCATTTGCTCCTCTTCAAGCTGTATTTTTCTAATAGGGGCCCCTAATCTGTGTTTGACTTGTTTAAATATCTTTTGTTTTTCTTCTGGATTTATTCTCATGGTAATGATATTTATCTATAAATATCGGATATAATGGATAAATATAAAAACGCTATATTATTTGAAGAGATTACCAGAATGAAAATGTTATCTGGTGAAATGATTACCGAAGAAGAGTTAAATGAAATTGATTGGGAAGGGGAGTTTGCTGATGTTAGTAAAAAATGTATTATGGGCCCAGCTTTGGTTGAGTATTTAAATACGATTTTAGATAACCAAGAAAAAAAACCAAAGGATAGGGAAAAATTATCCCCAGATAAACCTTATATACACAATAAAAGAATACCAAAGACTGCATCTGGTGAAATCGATATTGATTCTTTTATAAAGAATATAACATCAATGCCAAATAAGCTTATTAGCGTTAACGATAAAATGAAAAAATCAACCGATGGTGGTGTTATATCTGTTAATATCGGTATACCAGCTCTTCGCGGTTTGGTTTATGATATTGAAAATTCCCAATTTTATTTTGTTAACACTTGTCCAGGCGCTGGTGCTTGTGCTACAATATGTTATGCAAGAAAAGGTAGTTATGTTTTATATCCAGATGTTTTTGTTAATCAAACTAGAATATTAAATTTGTTACTTAATTATCCAGCTAGATTTGAAAAATTACTTAAAAACGAATTAGAGGTTGTTGCAGTTAAAAACCCAGATGCTGTTATTGAATTTAGATGGAATGATGCTGGTGACTTTTTTACAAAGAAATATTTACAAATCGCTTTAAATATAACCAAGGAACTTAAGGCTGAGGGTTATAATGTTAAATCATACGCATATACTAAAATGGGCGATGTTGTTAATTTGTCTGATCCAGATATGGTTGTTAACTTTTCAACAGACGCTAACAAAAGAGAAAGATCAAAAATAAAAAATCTTGAGGATAAAAAGCAAGCTGAAACAGTACCAAAAGAATTGTTTGATGATCTTTATTTAAAAGATGATAGTAAACGTAATTATGTACTTGATGATAAAGGTAGACCTGTTTATGCTAAAGAAAACGGGGCTGAAATATTAAAAAGTAGACTTGGGTTAACTTATAATGTGGATCCACAAACAATTTTAACCTACGATGAATTGATTAAAACGCCAGAAGGTCAACCGCTACAATATAATGTAATGATTGCGCCAAAAGGTGAGGGTGACATCGGGGCTCAAAGAGCTGACGTTAAATACTCATTCTTATTGTTTCATTAAATCTTTAATCACTTCTTGACCAACCGATAAGTCATCGGTAATCATATTATCTCCCATAACCTGGTTGATTATTTTCATTTTTCGTCTTAATGTGTTGAACATTATGACATCTAAAGTCTCATCAAATAGTGGGTATATAATGTGAACATCATTAACTTGTCCAATCCTATGGGCCCTATCTTCAGCTTGTGCATGATTAGTTGGTGTCCAATCTAGGTCGTTGAATATAACAATCGTACCTTCAGTTAAAGTTAAACCAACACCAGCAGCAACTATATTACCGCAGAAAACTTTTACTTTGTCGTCTGATTGAAACCTATCTACCGCAAGTTGTCTTTTTTCTTTTGATACGGAACCATCTATTATCACAGAACTTTTACCAAAATGTTCATGTATTGAGTTTATGGATTGCGTGAAACAACTGAATATAATAACTTTATGACCGTTTTCAATTAAATCTTCAGCTAACTCAATTGTGTGTTTTGTTTTATCATGGGATAAAAGTTGCCTAACTTTTATTAGTTTTGTTAGGTGATCGGTAACTGATGGTTTTTCACCAATAGCCAACATTTCCTCAACCCACGCCTCATATTCAGCAATGTAACTATTGTAGTTTGTACACAATTCTATTGGTAAGTATATTGGTTTTATTGTTTTTTGTGGTAAGTCGATCGAATCTTTTTTAGTTCTTCTCAGTATACAATCAGCAGAGTATTCCCTAAGTTCGTCTAAGTTAGATGCGCCAGAGGTTACCCAATATTTTTGTTTACTACCTTTTCTATTAAATTGTTTTGCCGCACAATATCTTCTAACATAAAACATCCAGTTTATTGCAATCGGAGATTCGCATAGGTATAATAAATTATAAAAATCAACAGGTTTGTTTGTTATTGGTGTTCCAGTTAAGAACCATCTATTTTGTATTTTTGATGTAAAATTGTTAAAAATCTTTGTTCGATTTGATGTTGAGTTCTTTAAATAATGTGCTTCGTCAGCAATAACCAAATCAAATTTATGAAAATCTATTGGTGATGGGGGTAAATCAGATAATTTAACACCCCTTTGTGGTAAGTAATGGAAATTCTTTAAAATATCGTAGTTTACGATAGTCCATTTTTTTGCTCTGAAATCGACTCCATCAACTATTGAAATGTTATCGCCAGAATCATAATTCATTATTTCCTTTTTCCAGTTTAACTTTAAAGATGCTGGACATACAACCAATATTTTTTTAAAACCACCTTCAAGTGCGGCTATTATGGAAGATGTGGTTTTACCAAGACCCATATCATCCGCCAAAATAAATTTTTCATTTTCAAGTAATTTATTTATTGCCTCTATTTGATGTGGTTTTGGCTCCCTTTCGTATTTTGAAAAGTCAATTTCTGGTACTTTTTTTAATTTTTTTATACATTCCTTTGAAATGAATATTGTTTGATAATAACCACAATCCCCACCAAAACAACCCCAGATATGGAGCATATCTTCTTTTCTGGATAATAACTTATCTATATAAATTTTATCTGGTAAAAAATCTAATTTTAATTGGTCTTTAACAAATTCCCTACAAGATTTGTGTATCGCAACTTCTTTTTTTACACTATGCGGTGCAATATTATGAAATTTTATGATATAATCAGATTGATTTTTTGTTGGTATAAAAGATTTATTTTTGAAAAAATCTTTTTGTATTTGTCGTATATAATCGTTAGCACCCTCATATGTTTTTAAAATATTCAGAGCTAGTTTTTCTATTGGTAAATTCATTTTTAAAACATTGTTAAAAACGCAGGTGTGTTTTCTCCTACATATGAACCTCGAGTGTTGTACTCAAAATGTTCAATAGCATCTTCTTCCGTCAGACCATCATCCATTAATGATTGAACACACATAAAATCATCATAAACAGCAATCACATTTCTATCTTGTTGTATTTTTACACCAACAAGCGTGTTTTTGTTATAATCTGGTAAGAATAGCATTTCTTTATTATAATCCGATAATTCTTCTTCGGACTCATCACTTTTTTTTATAAAAGATATCATTGGATGACGATCCAAAATATCATTATTAAAAACATTAAGGGCTTCTTGATATGTTAAATCACCATTTTGGGCAATCTTATCGATGACCAAATCGATATTATAAGCTGGGATAAACCCATCTTCCATTGTATAGCAGACCCCAAGTAAAGCGTTATCGAAGATAACGTCCAAAAACATGTGTTCTTCCATTATATCAACGGAACAATATTCTAATATATGATCTCTCATTCTTTTTATGACAAAAATAGTAATTATTTTCCATAAAGTCAATATAGAGTTTGTTTAGACTATTTATAATAAAAATAATATGGAACGTAAAAATAGGATACCAATAACCAGATTATCTCGATTTTATGACGAAAAAGATTTTGATCTTGAATTGGATATGGCTAGAGAAGTTATTGAGGAGGATGCTAATTTCACTATTGTTTTGTACAGAATAGATAAGGTTAATAGTAATAATGACGATGTGTATGGTGAAAGTGAGGCTCGTGAGGTTAGGTTTTTACCACCAGTTGAATTAAAAGTTTTATTGTCGTTAGAACAAGCTGATAATAAATCATATGCCGAAGGTAGATTAAGGTATCAAGAATATGGCAATCTGTCGTTCACTGTTTTAAACAAGCAATTGGATGAAAAGGGTGTTGATATTAGTTATGGTGATATTGTTGGTTATTCGGACAGAGAAAATAATCTAAAATACTTTGAGGTATTTGATGATGGTAAAATAAATTCGGACAACGCACACACACAATTTGGGTATAAAAGTTACTTTAGAACAATTAGCTGTGTGACAGCGGATCCAGATCAATTTAACGGTATTTAATATGGCATTACCAGGTTCTTATAAGAAAAAAATAAATATATCGAGAGATAGGCCTAATATCGAGTATCCTTACATCATGGAAAGTGGTGCTGCTGAAAATATGAAGGACATGATTATCGATAAAGATACTTATTTACCTAAGGGTGTTTTACATATTGACTTAGATGCTGGTTTTAAAGATTTTGTAACCGAAAATATGGCTTTGACTCTAAACGGTAATAAAGTTCCAGTTTTTATGATGGGTATCCAAAAATGGACTGAGTTTTCTAAAACATGGAACTTTTCAGATGAATACAAAAACATTAAAATACCATTCGTAAACATAGTTAGACAACCTGACACTAAACCAGGTACGAATCCGTCTTTGATATACAATATACCACAAGGTAAGTCATTTATTTATTCGGAAGTACCAACTTGGGATGGTAATAGAAAGGGTGTTGATATTTACAAAATACCACAACCAATTCCAATTGACATTAATTACGATGTTAGAATTTTTGCTTACAGACAACAGGATCTAAATAAATTTAACGCAATAGTTTTTAAGCATTTCCAAAGTCGACAAGCTTATGCTGTTGTAAATGGTCATTACATACCAATTATTTTGGAAGATACATCCGATGAAAGTCAAATCACGGACTTAGATAATAAAAGGTTTTATGTACAGCTTTATTCGTTTATGTTACAAGGTTTTATTCTTGATCCAGAAGATTTTGAGGTGACTCCAGCAATAAGTAGAACATTTACAGTTGTTGAAAAGTCATAACTCGTAAAATAATTTAAAAAGTAAATAGTATTTCTTGTTTTTTGAAAAAATCAGAGATATTTATTGTAAGTAAAAGGTAAATAAAAAAAATTAAAATTAAACAAATATGGCAAACAAAGTTTATGCATCACCAGGTGTCTATACCTCAGAAAAAGATTTAACATTTACTACTGAGACAGTTGGTGTTACAACCCTAGGATTAGTGGGTGAAACAAAGAAAGGGCCTGCCTTCCAACCTATTTTCATCAGAAATTATGATGAATTTAAAGTTAGTTTTGGTGGTACTAGCCCAGAAAGATTTAGAAACACTCAAATCGTAAAATATGAATTACCGTACATTGCAAAATCGTACTTAAGTCAATCAAATCAGTTATTTGTAACCCGTGTATTGGGTCTTTCTGGCTATGATGCTGGTATGGGTTATGCAATTAGGACTTTAGGAACATGTAATAAAAACACATTAGCGTATACAGATACAACTTATGTATTTGACTTTACGGTTGATATCGATGTACCTGTTGGTCAACCTGGTACTTTTGTATTATCTGGTACCTCAACAGAGGTTATTGATCATATATCAACATTAACTGGTGTTGATACAACTAAATTCGATACGGCTTATTATAACTTCTTCAATGTAACAAACTACACTCTAAAAGATTGGTATAAAAACAATGTATCTTATTGGGGTATTTTGGACAGCTCTGAACAAACAGCACTTGTTACAGATAGAAATGCTCAGGTATTAACTGGCACTGGCCCAGCAACACCCGCTTTCTTAGATGCGTATGAATTGGCTATTGGTATTCCAGTTGCTGACAGAACAGATGATATCTTGATAAAAGAATTTACCTTTAATGAAACATCTGATCAATACGAAGGAACCTCTTTTGCATTGTTTGCCTACGATATCACTGGTACCACAGCGACAATTTATTCTGGTAAGATTAAATTAGTTGTTTACGATTACGTTTGTTCACCAAATCAAAAATACCATAAAAAGACTGTTGCAACATTAAGAAGTAGGGGTCAATATATTTCGAACGTATTGGGTTACAATGTTGATTCAACAACAGTAGCTTATGACCAATTTGATGCTGCTTTAACTAACCCGTATGCGACTTTTGAAATTACTGGTACAACTACTGGTGGTACAAATTTCTCTTATACCGTTTCGCTTGATAAAACCAAGAAAAACTATATTAAAAATGTTTTAGGTACACAGGCGTTTGATAAAGATGCTTTCTTATTTGTTGAAGAAGTTTACGATTCTGTTATAAAGAAAGGTTGGAACTTTAATGAAATTAAAGGTTTGCACTTTGATTTGATACCAATTAATACTTGGGATCATTTAAAATTCCAATTTCAATCACCCGCAACACCATTTTTCGTATCTGAGTTAAGAGGTGGTTTACCACAAAGATTATTTAGATTTATATCTATATCTGATGGTAGTAACGCTAACACGGATATTAAAGTTTCAATCGGTAACGTTGATTTAGACAGAAAAACTTTTGACGTTTACATTAGAGCATTTGCTGATAGTGATAAGAACCCATTCTTCCTTGAAAGATTTTTATCTGTATCTATGGACGAGTCGCAAGACAATTACATTGGTAGAAGAATTGGTACCATTGACAACAAATACCCATTAAGAAGTTCTTATGTGGTTGTTGAAATGGCTGAAAACGCCCCAATTGATGCGGTTGCTTCAGGTTTTGAAGGATATGAGTTTAGAACATTTGGAACAGGTTCAACTGAAGCTGATTTCTGCGGTGTACCTGAATTATCTTACAAAACAAAATACTACGCTCCAGGTGAATTAATCGTAAACCCACCATTCTCTACACCGATATTTTCTCTTGGTGATAAAGTTAGAAAGATTTACTTAGGTTTTACCGACCTTGAGTACGGTTTTGATGCTGACTTATTACAATTTAAAGGTAAAGTTTCTTTAACTGGTGATAATGCTTACAATGATGGTTTAGATTGGACAACTAAAACAAAAGGTTTCCACTTGGATATTAACGCTGGTACAATTGTAGATACAAATGGAAATAATGTATTTGCAGCTGGTGTTGGTACTTTTGTTGATCCAGTTGTCATTGCTTCAACGTTAACTCACCCATATCACGACATTAAAACAAGAAAATTCACAGCTTTATTGTCTGGAGGATTTGATGGTTGGGATATTTACAGAGAACAAAGAACTAATGGTGATGATTATAAAATCGGTAGAAATGGTTTCGTAGCCGCTGGATTTGATACATTCACAAGTGTTGAATATGGTGACTTGTTTGGTACTTCAGATTACTACTCATACTTGTATGGTGTTAAAACTTTTGAAAATCCAGAACAAACAGTAATCAACATCTTAGCTACACCTGGTATCGATATACTTAACAACACAGAGTTGGTTAGAGACACCATTGAAATAGTTGAAGAAAAAAGATTAGATTCAATTTACTTACCAACTTTACCTGATATCAAGTTAATTGGTAATAACAACGCTGCTAACACAGAAGATTGGTTATTCCCTAATGATATCATCGATGAATTGGAAACAACAGAAATCGATTCTAACTATACCGCTGTATACTATCCTTGGATTCAAATTTCAGATACCGAGAATAATGCTAACCTTTACATCCCACCAACAGCTGAGGTTGTAAGAAACTTAGCCTTTACTGATAACGTAGCACATCCTTGGTTTGCAACCGCAGGTTACAATAGAGGTATCGTTAACTGTATCAGAGCTCGTATCGCATTGGATCAAGAAAGCAGGGACATTCTTTACCCAGGTAGAATTAACCCTATCGCTACATTCTCTGACGTAGGAAATGTAATTTGGGGTAACAGAAACCTTCAATTGAGAGATAGTGCATTGAACAGATTAAACATCAGAAGATTATTGTTACAAGCAAGAAAATTAATTGTAGCAGTAGCAAACAGATTATTGTTTGATCCAAATGATGCGCAGGTTAGAAGTCAATTCTTATCACTTGTTAACCCAATATTGGATAACATCAGAAAAGAAAGAGGTTTAACCGACTTTAGAGTTTCATTGGTGAATGAAGTTGAGGATAATGATAGAAATACACTTAGAGGTAAAATCTTCCTTAAACCAACACCAACATTGGAATTCATTGAATTGGAATTCGTGGTTACACCAACAAGCGTATCATTCGATAATATCTAATAAAAATAGAATAAATTTAAAAGGGCTCTACTCGAGCCCTTTTTTTATGTACCAATTTTAAAAATTGCGCAGTACCTTATATCATAAGTTCCTTTTATATAAGAGTACCATTATACATTTTATTATTTATCTATTATTTATTAATATTGTTAACTATTTATGTATATAGTATGTATTAAAAGTACCTTTTATATAAAAGGCCCTATTCAATAGTAAGGAAAAAAAATGATAAAGTCAAGTGTTTACAAAAATTTTTTTTTCAACTATTTATTGTAAAATAAAAAAGTATCTGAACAAAGCGATTTTACCAGATATTTATATAAAAGAAATAATCAATTAAAAAAAATAGAAAATTATGGCGAACTTATTAATGAAAATGCCTGTACCTTACGAACCGAAGAAACAAAACAGGTTTATCCTAAGATTTCCAAGTTCATTGGGTATTAACGAATGGTTTGTAATTTCAACGTCAAGACCTAAGATCACCATTGGTGAGGTTGAAATCCCGTTTTTGAATACATCAACTTATGTAGCTGGTAGATTTAACTGGGAATCTATTGACGTTACATTTAAAGACCCTATTGGGCCATCAGCCGCTCAAGCGTTAATGGAGTGGGTTCGTCTACATGCCGAATCTGTTACAGGTCGTATGGGTTACGCAGCTGGTTATAAGAAAGACATCGAACTTGAGATGTTAGACCCAACTGGTGTTGTTGTTGAAAAATGGATCCTTCAGGGAACATTCTTGACCAACGTTGACTTTGGTTCATTGGATTACAGTGCAGAAGATATTGCTGAAATCACAGCTACTCTTAGACCAGATAGATGTATCTTGGTATACTAATTTTGTAATAAAGATAATAACAGTACCCGATTTGCTTACCGTAAGATCAGCAATCGGGTCTTTTTTTTATCCATTCAATAGATTACCGTATTTGTTGATAAATTCGTTTATCTTTTTTTTAACGTTTTTAGTTTCTTTCATTTCATGTTCCCAAATCACCAATAAAGTGTAAGTCTTATCAAACTTAACAATCTTAACTTTATGTTGATCGTTTTTTAAATTTTTTCTTTGGAAAGCGTATTTTGGTTCTGGGTTGTGCGTTTTACAGCAATGAAAAAAACATCCATGGGTTTCAACCAATATATTGTAATCAGTTAATAAAAAATCATATTCCCTATTTTTAAAGATAAAATGTGGTTCAAATGACACACCCATCGAAGTTAGTAATTCACCAAAGGTTGTCTCAAGACTTGATGTACCATTCATTTTTTTAAACATTTTACCGATTTTACTTTTCTTTTTAGCCATATTGTTCTATTATTAACTATAATTACCGTGAAATCTCAAGTAAACGGTAAAAAATAAAAAAAAGATAGTTTACACTATTTAAGAATAGATTATAATTAAAGAACAAAAAAAATTATTATATGGATAATTCATTTATGGAACCAGCGCATGACGTGATTTCTTTGCCTTCGCAAGGTAAATTTTACAAAAATAAAAAATCAACTGTTAAAGTGGCTTACTTAACAGCTGCTGATGAAAACATCTTGACATCACCAAACCTTTTACAGAGTGGTAAAGTTATTGACGTTTTGTTAGACAAAAAAGTAATCGACCAAGATTTAAAAGCTGGTCAAATGCTTTCTGGTGATAAAAACGCAATTCTCTTCTTTTTAAGAGCTACTGGTTATGGTGAAATGTATCCAGTTGAGTTATCTGACCCTAAGACTGGGGAAAGATTTGAAACCGAAATTGATATCAGTCAATTCCAGGCTAAAGAAATTTCTATTAATCCAGATGAAAATGGTGAATGTGATTTTTTCTTACCAAGAAGTAAAAAGAAAGTTAAATTTAAATATTTAACAGCCGATGAAGATGAAAAACTGGTTAAAGAAGATGAAGCTAGAAGAAAGAAGCTTGGTCAAAATGCTATTTCTCAATTATTAACCATGAGATTAACAGCTCAAGTTACAGAAATTGATGGTATAAGAGATAGAGGACAAATTCAATCATTTATTGATCAGATGCCAGTTGGTGATTCTGGGGCTCTTAGAAAGTACATTAATGATAATGAACCAGGTTTAGATCTTAATGTATCAATCCAAGCGCCAAGTGGTGAATTTTTTTTTGGTGAACTTCCGATTACCTCAAAATTTCTTTGGCCTTACCTCGACTTATAAGAAAGATATACTCTATGAGTTCTACATTCTCATAAAACACGGTAATTTTAGCTACGCTGATATATTACATATGCCAGTTTATGAGAGAAGGGCTTTTATTGATATACTAATGGAAGAGAATAAAAAAGTTAAGGAACATAGAGAAAGAGAAGTTGCCAAAGCTAATTCTAAAAGAAAATAAATAGAACCCACAATTTCTTGTGGGTTTTTTAATTTAAAACTATTTATATAAAAAGTAAAAAATCATGTCTATCGAAAAAATAAAAGAAAGAATACGTATGATCGAAAATAATGATTTCACAACAAATGATGAAAACATTAATGAAGTTCTTAAAGGTAGTCAACAAGATATTAAACAAGTGTTTAAACCAAATGATAGGGGTATCATAAATCAATTAATGAACAAAGTTAAAAGAGGACTTGGGTTAAGTGATAGAGATCAAAAACTATTAAATATAATGTCCAAGACAGACCAAAATACAAGAGAGATTCAATACGCAGCTGATCAATTGTTAAGAGGTAGTGGTGCAACTAGAGTTGATATTGATGGTAGAACAGTTGATTTACCAACAAAACACCATAGAGATATTTATAAAATTTACGCCTTAATGAAAACTCACAGGGTTTTACCAGCGGCTGATTTAGACCAAAATACTTTTAATTCAAAATTCAGTTATTTAATATCATCGACAAATTTAGAAGGTGATACTTTAGTACTTTTAAAAGGTAAATCAATATCAATCATATTTAATGATGATAAGTTAACTGATTTAGTTGGTATGGTAATTAAAAATAGAGCTTTTAATCAAAATGATTTTAGAAGTTTTTATAATGATTTAAATAATAATAAATCATCTTATAATATTAACAACGCTTTATTAGGTAGTGGTGGAAAAATAATTACAATAGATTTTTAATTTAACGAATGGCTCAAGGAGATCTTTTTAGGCAATTTACTGAAGCTGGCGGTGTTCTTGAACGAGCACTAGCTGCTGGTGTCGTTAATGCTGAACAAATGCGTGATATACTTAATGATGTATACACCGCAGAAATGAACGTTGGTAAAGCAAGAAAAGATATGTTAAAATCCGATGTCAAAGGGTTAAATGTATTAAAGAGAGTTGCTAGTGTTGGTAAAAAAATCAGAGAACAACAAAAACAAAATTTAGAGTTTAGTAAAAAAATTAAAGAAAATGATGCTTTAATTGAAAAACTAGAGTTAAAAATATTAAAAGCTAGAAAAAAAGGTGACACAGCATTTGCTGATGCTTTAACGAAACAAAGAGACAAAATGAAGTTGGATAACCAAATGAATAAGGTTACACAACAACAAATGAGAAGAACTATACCATTGTTGGGTAGAATGGGATCTGTCGGCGCTGCTATATCTGACGTTATGGTTAGTATTGGTAGCGTATTAGGTTCGGTATTTTCTATATTAGGAACTGTCGCATCAACCTTAATAAAGGTTGGTAGCATTCTTGTTAAGATGGTTTTAGCTCCGCTTAAAAAAGCCTTTAATACATTTTTAGAAATACAAAGTACAGTTGGAAATTTAGCGGCTGATATTGGATTAACGGCTGAAGAATCGAGGGGTTTATTAAATAATTTTGCATCACTTACATTGTCAGCCATGAAATTTGGTGGAACAATGAAAGATGTTGCAATGTTAATGTCAACATTTAGTGAAACCACTGGTAAGAATAGATTATTCAACGAACGTGAGGTTGAACAATTAATTGAATTAGGTTTAGGTACAAATTTAGGCGTACAAGGTGCCGCTGAATTAGCATCTAGCTTTGATAATATTGGTATATCACTCGAAAGAACAATTAACTTAACCGATAAAGCCAGAAATGTGGCCGCTAAAATGAATTTAAACTCCACAAAAGTATTAAAAACATACAAAGGTCTTGTTGAAAGTTTAAGTGGTATTGGTTTTGGTAGAGGTTTAGATAATTTAACAAAATTAGCGGCAAAAGCTACCGCAATTAGATTTGATATTGTAAAATCAACCGAATCGTTTACAGATTCTTTTTCTGATTTAGAAAAAGCTGTTGAGGCATCCGCAAAAATGCAAGTGTTAGGTGGAAAATTTGCTGAGAATTTTGGTGATCCAATGCAACTCGCATTTGAATCCATGAATGATCCAGCTAAATTAGCTGAAAGAGTTACTGGTTTAGTAAAAGGTGCTATAATCAAAAGTGGTAAAGATTTTATTATACCACCAGCTGAAAGAAAAATGCTCCAAATAGCTGCTGAAACATTAGGTCAAGATTATAATGAACTTAAAAATACTGCTTTAGAACAAGCTAAGATTGCGGATAAAATGACCGCACTCGGTAAAGCTGGTTTTAGTTTAATGGGTTTAGAAGAAGAGGATCGTTTAGGTATTGCAAGTTTAATGCAATTAAACCAACAGGGTAAATACGAAATAAGAATGTCTGATGGTACAACAAAATTACTTGAAAATATCACGGACAAAAACCAATTAAAGGCAATAATTGATGCTAGAAAGAAAAATGAAGATGCCGCAATACAAAGAAAAAATCTTCTTGAAAGATTATCAATGATCGTTGATAGATTTATGTTAGGATTTTCAACTGTATTTAATAAATTATTTGGTAGTACAGATTTTGAATCATTTTTACAAATGGTTGAGGGTGCTGGAACCAGAATAGCTAAATTTGTTACCGAAGAAATCATGGGATCAAATGGTTTGGCTGAAGGTTTTAAAATATTATTAGATAAAGCAAAATCAATCTTTGAAAAAGTCGAAGAGATATTTAAAGGTGACGGTAGTTTTATGACTAAGGTTGGTAAAACACTTGGATTGTTGTTTAAAGAAGTTGCGATACCAATTATCAGTGAAATTATAACATTTGTAACACCAATATTAAAAAATGGTATGGGTGCTTTACTTGCTATTATAGGTGATTCATTACCATTTGGTTTGGGTGATAAAATGAAAAACGCTGGTTTAAAAATGCAACAAGAAGCAATAGCTAGTAGTGATTTTCTCAAAGGCATGTACGGCGAAAACGCCCAATCTGAATTAGCTGGCAAAATGGAAGGTGATAAATCATTTAGTAATTTTACAACTAAAGCGGGTTTAAAGACTGGAGAAGCTTTACTTAAAAAAGGTATACCCGTTGCTGGTAAAAAAATTGGCGCTAAATTAGGGGCGCAAACAGCTGGTAAGTTAGTTGGTAAACAAATAGCTAAAAGAATACCAGGTGTTGGCTTAGCTATAGGTATTATAGATGCTATTAGCCAAGCCGCTGAAGGTGATTGGGGACAAGCCGCACTTGCTTTAGGATCGGGTGTTGCATCAACATTCCCAGGTGTTGGAACCGCCATATCTATTGGGCTAGATGCCGCTAACGCTGGTATAGATGCTTATGACGCTGGAGCATTTGACGATGGTGTTATTTATAAAGACGGTACATACGCTAAATTTAACAAAGGAGATATGGTTCAATTTATAGATCAAGCAGCCGCTGAAAGAGCCGCAGGTTCTGGTGGTCGAGGCTCAACAAACGCAGTTCAACATAGTGGAGTTATTACAATAAAATCAGACGATGGAAAAGTTGTTACTTGGGATCAAATGTATGGTGCAAGAGATTTGATTGGTTCTAGGCTTAAATCAATTACGGATTCATACAATAGGGGTTTTGGTAACTACCAAAATGGTAATGTTGCACCAATACAACCATTAATATAAAAATTTATTCAATAAAATGGGTCTTAAGATATTTTCTGAACAATTTAGAGACGAGGTTCTAAAATTAAATTTAAAAACACCACCAGATGTTGTTCTGGGTTTGGTTGATTTGAGTGGTGCTGCGTTATATGCGGCATATATTGATGCATTAGGTAAGGATGCGGTTATTAAAACAGATAAGGCTTCGGTTAAATTAACCGATCCTGGTAATGTTGTGACCGATTCTGTCAACCCAAGACAAAAGAATTTAAATAAAAACTTACAAACACCTAATGAAATTGCAACTGGTATAGGTAATATCACCGCAAATCAAAGTTTAACTCAACAATACCTTTCTGGTAGAGGCTTACCAACTGACATCAACGATTATAACGTAACCAATCCTGGTAATGTTGTGACTGATTCTATCAATCCGAGACAAAAGAATTTAAATAGAAACTTACAAACACCACCAGATATTTTAGCAAATATATCTTCTGGGTATCTTAGTGGAATTGGTCAAGACACATCAATTGGTGACAGTGTTGTGTTAAACCCAGGTACAGTTGATAACGCCGCGAATGTAGAAAGACAAAAATTATTTAAGAAAAACAAACCAATTAATATTAGTGACCCTTCAGAAAATGATCCGTTATATGATTATTTAAGCCAAGGTGGTTACACATATACCTCATTATTGCAATCAATTGGTAAACTAACGTTAATTAACGATTTAAATATACCAAATGCCATAAGCGTATCGTTACTTTCAAATCAGACGCCAGAAGTTGCATTGCAACTACAATTACAACAAAATAGATATTTTCCAGTTGAGATCAATCAATTTGAACCAACAGTTCTAAGTTTAAAACCAGACGTTTTTAGTAAACCATATGTGGATGCTTATAATTCTGGTGTTTTTAATTATGCTGGGCCACAAGAATATGAACCAAGTTCATTCTTAAACATACAAACATCAATAAATCCGTTAGCAATTATGACAAATTCTGCGGATCCTATGTCGTTTTTATTAAACGGTGGAACGCCTCCGTTAACAAACGAAACGTTATTGATGAATATTGCCGCTTTAGAGTTAAAATTTAATTTTGAAAGTAGAATTAAACGTGCTATTGAAAGAAAAACTCTTGGCGGTACAAACTTAGATGAAGCTTTAACAAATCCAATTGCTGCGGCTAATATCGTTAGAAATCCGTTTGGTTGGTTTAATTTATTTGAAAGAAATTATGAAATTAGTGTGGCATCGACTACATTAGGAAAAGCCGCAGAATTTGCTGGTAGTTTAGCTGGTGTTACAAATCCAATAGCATTTGATTTTGCGATGAGTACTGACGATGATTTGGCGCCTAAATGTTTTGGTAATGTTGTTGAATTTAATTCAGACGGCGAACCAAAAAGCGGCTTTGCCAAATTTATTGATAATTTATTGGGTAAACAAGTAACAAGAAAAGAAGATAGAGATGGGTATTTTATAAGAAGAACTGGTTCAGGCCAAAGATATTCTTTATTTTATAATGTTGGTAAAAACAAATACCAACCAGATTATTTAGCCGATCAAGAAACAACACTATTCTTAGGGCAAGAAGAGTTACAAGAGTTAAGAAAAATTGGTGGTTACTTTGGTATAGGAGCTGGTGAAACACCAGAGGGTAGATATTATATCGGAAATAAAGGTAAGTATGACGATCCTTTTTATTTACTACAAGATGCCGATGGACATCAGGTTAGAAGTAACCAAGCTATTGTCGAATCGCTTAAAAAGGGTAATTTAACCCTTATAAATCAATATGAAGAACCAGGTTACAGCGGATCTGATACGGATGGTATTGACAGACCACAAGGTGTGAGTGAATACGGTTCGGTTAAAACGCACTTTATTTGGAAATCATCAACAGCTCAAGATAAAGCTTTTGATTTCAAAACAAATCAAAAAGCACAACCAGTACCAATTAACATAGATGGTACTAGCTCATTATTGAGTGTAAACAAATTTAAACAAGGTAATTTTAGAGAATGTTCAATATTATACACAACAAGCCAATTGCTTGAAAAAGGAATTCAAACTGAATTTGGTGTGTTTAATTCGCCTATTGATCAAACCATAACCAAATTTTACGATGGTTATGATTTTATGTCTAGAGCAAACGGAACCATATTACCAAAGAAAACAGAAAGATTAAATAAACAAGGTGATGTTATTGGTTATCGTTATTTAGTTCCAGGTTTAGATCCAACAGGGAAAAGAAGTGATAGAGAAATGTATAACGAAGCTGAGCTTTGTCGTGTTTGGACAAAAATTAAACCTTACAATAAAGTAACAGACTTAGTTAGATATAAAGAATTAATAAGAAAGGAGCGAAATTCCGTTATCGATAGATTTGGTAATTACAATATATTTCCATCTGAGTTAAATGTTAATACTGGTTATGGCCGACTAGGTGATGGTTCTGGTGATGCCGTTGTTGAATATTTTGGTGAAAGACGTGCAAGAAAATACATGTTTTCAATTGAAAACTTAGCTTGGAGAGATTATAAAGCAAACAACTATTATGGTAAAACAGATTTACCAGCTTGCGAAAAAGGCCCTAATGGTGGTAGAGTTATGTGGTTTCCACCATATGATATTAAATTTACTGACAACACATCTGCAAATTGGACAACCCATCAATTTTTAGGTAGACCCGAACCAATTTACACATATAATAATTCAGAAAGAACTGGAACATTAAGTTGGAAAATTGTTGTTGATCACCCATCAATATTAAATTTATTAACTCAGAAAGAATTAGCAAGATTAACAGACGGTGAAGTTGATGAATTACTCGCAGCTTTTTGGGCTGGTTGTTTAGATTTTGATGTTTTTGAGTTAGCAAGAATATGGAATCAATTCACACAATCTGATATTGATTATTTTAAAAAAGTTATTGGTGATCTTGATTTAACAAAATCAAATGAAAAATTAAAACCAAAACTTGAAAAGGTAATAACGTACAAACAACCCGAAGCTGACCAAACAATAACTATTGATAGAGAAAAACCAAAATCAATAATTGATGGAGATTGTTTATTTTTTGAAAATGATGTACCATTAAGGCCTAATGATTTTGATAAAAATATTAGCCCAATATATGATACTGGTAAAATAGAATCTTTTGATATTTTATTTACAAGATATTATGAATTAACAAAGGGTGTTGATATAACTAATAATGCTGAAGCAATTAAAAATAATTATAGATCATCGGGTATAATACCACCAGAATGGATTAGATATAATTATACAATAGGAAAAGATTCCGCCGAAAATTACATGGAATCAACCGAATCTGGAAAACCAAAGTGGTACGGTATGCAAAAACAGTTTCAAACTATTGAACAAGATTTATCCGATCCAAAGTATAAAGGATTTGATTTAAAAATTACAATAGAAACACACGCATCACCTTTGGGCCCAGACCAAGGTACGGCAAATTATAACAACATATTATCAAGAAGAAGGTTTATTTCAACACTTAAATGGTTAGTAACAAAGGTAATTAGTAAAGGTGATTTGGGTAAAATTTATTATGACAATGATGACCCACTTGAGGCTAATGATTGGTTTGATAGTTACTTAGAACAACTATATACTGGGACACAATCAATTGTAAGTTTTAAAAGAGATGGTGCTAAGCCAGATACAAAAGATACGATTACTTTTGTATTAACTGAAGCAAAAGGTATTACATCAACGGATGCTATAAAAGAAATGATACCAAATCCACAGACAGCTGGCCCAAATAAAAATATTTTTTACACGGTTGACGCACCAGACCCTAATAGCACAACAAAGGTTAAATATTGTTGTTTTGAGACAGACGCTTTAGCTAAAAAAGCAATAACAGGTAATTGGATACCAGGTGTTAATTCAAGTCACATTGGCACAATTGAGGCTAAAATTGACAGACCATATAAAGATGTTGTTTGTGGTGCACTATCAATTGTAAGTTCGTTTGCGAGAAGAGCTGAAATTAAAGTGGAGGTTATCAACAAGCCAGAGGAAATTAAAAAACCAAAAGAAGCCATTCCAGTTGAAACTACGATTATCACACAAGAAGAAAAACCACTTACATACGAAAATGTTACAAAAAGAGAAATTGCGCAAAGAATTATTAACAAAATGATCACCGAATGTGATTATTTTGAATTACTTAGAGCAGATACACCTTTTATGTACGATTCTTTAAAACAAAAATTAAAGTATTTCCAACCAGCATTTCATGCGATTACACCCGAAGGATTAAACGCTAGATTAACATTTTTGCAACAATGCTTAAGACCAGGCGAAACCATAAAAAGAAAACATGGTGAAGACTCTTGCGATGCTTCAAACACAGCATTTGGTAAACCACCTATTTGCGTTTTAAGAATTGGCGATTTTTATCATACAAAAATCGCAATTGATAATTTGAGCATATCTTATGAACCACTTGTTTGGGATTTAAACCCAGAGGGCATTGGGGCACAACCAATGATTGCCGATGTACAATTAAGTTTTAAATACATTGGTGGTTCTGGCCTAAGAAAATATGTTGACGAGTTACAAAATGCGTTATCTTTTAACTATTATGCCAATGCTGATGTTTACGATGATAGAACATTTGCGAACAAAGATTTATTTGAAAGAAATTTAATTAATTTAGAAAGAAGTTTCTTTGATAATAATACATTAGATTTAATACCAATTGTAGCTGCTGCTGAGAGAATAGTTCCAGCCGATTTCCTTGATGACGTTCCATATGGAACTATCGGTGTAATTACTAAAAAAAGAATACCAACGACACCAGGTGGTAATTATTCTATGGATTTGTTTACAGCGAACGCATATAACCAATCAACAGTATATCAACCATATGAAATAGTTTCCGACCAAGGTAAATTTTATCTAAGAAAAGCTGATAATGAAAAGGATTTATTGACTCAGAATACATTAAATGGATCGCAAGCCCCAGTAACAAATAAAAAGTATTGGGAAGAAATAAAGTGGAGAAATTATGGAGAACAGGCGTTTGTTTTAGAATTTAGTAACGTGTCGAAAGACCCAAACAACCCAAATCAATATCTGGACAAATCCTACTTTAATTGGTATGAGGTACATTATAGGGATATATTTAAACAACTTTATGAAACATATGCTGAAGTTTTTAATGGTAATATGAATTTTAACACAGTTACGGATTCAAACATGACATTAATGGATTTGGTTTTAAATAAAAACTATAATAAAAGGTTAACAAAAACAAATTCAAATAATATAATAACTGGCACAACTGGCTCAACGACAAGTAATCAGGGTATTGACCTTACGGATCCTTTAGCCGAGATGGGCTTACTTCCAAATAACGATGATGTTTTTAATGATATAACTGGTATAACAACTGGTACAACAAATGGTAAGTATAACTTATTTACTATTTTTGATAAAGAAGCTATTGAAAGAAATTATGTTGAGTATGGCTCGTATGATTTATTAAATAAAAATTTATCCGATCAAATGAAAACGGCTAAATTATCGCCATTAAAATTACATCTTAATCCACAAAATTATATGTATAAAATTGGTGATGGTAATACGTTAGTTTCAACAGCTGGCACATTCGATGATTTAAGTAGGTTTGATCCAGGCAACTTTACAGGTGGTTATCAAAGCAACACAACAAAGACAAATGCGGAAGTTGCTGGTTTTTATTTTAAAAATTATACTGATTACAGTGAAAACATAAATGATATTGTTTTAGCTTTAGGTGAGGAAATGGCTCTTAAGATTAAATTAAATTTATGTCATTTTTGGCATAAAACTGATAAAAGCAAAAATGTTTTTGACCAATATTTACAAAATTTTGAATCTACGCACCAAAAGATATTTACTGATTTTTTAATTGAAAAATTAAAAACATACATTAGTGGTGTTACTGAAGAAAAAAGGGTTGTTTTACGTGATTTGGAAAGAAATACTGGAAAATTGGTTAGTTTGGTAAATGGTTTGTCTGTTGTTTTAGATGGTTATGATATTAAAACTGACGAAACAAAAACATATAGATACGAAGTGATACCGAATGAGTACAAACTAAAAACTTCGGCTGAAACACTTTTTGGTTATGACCCATATTACAAATATAAAACAATGTCATTTAATAATTATGAATTATTAGAATTTGCTGACATTAAAATTGTTATTGATGACTCTGAATTAAATTACGGTAATAAACTTAAATTTTTGTCTTTGGGTAACGGAAACTATTTCTTTAAACAAATATCTAAAGATTCAAAAATACAACAAATTTCGGGTAACGCATATACATTTAATAATAGCTTACCTGAATCTGTTGCGATTAAAAATAACGTTTCGTTATCCCCAACAGCCGCAAACTTTGAGGTTACAAGTGGAATTACATTAAATTTATCGTATGATAAAAACGCAATTCCTGGTACGACAACTACATTGAGCGTTCAACCAACAGGTAATGACGATACAACAGGATCCTACGCCGAACATTATCCGATGACTTATACCTTTGAAAAATTAAATTATGAATTTTTTGAGTTTTCAAACAAAGCGCTAGATATAATGTTAAATGATAATTTTATGTCTAAAAAATTTGATTTAGATATAAAATTTGATGAGTCTAAAGATTTTTATACGCAAGTAGTCGCTAATGATTTAACCAGTTTGTTTTATTATGGTGATAACGCAAATTTTGTAAATACAAATATAAGTTATTACACATTAAGTACTGGAAGTACAGCTGGAACTGTAACCGAATCAATTATAAATCAAATAAATGATTTTGTACCATATAACTATATTATACCAAAAAGTTTAATACAATTTGTACCAAAACAAAGTTCAACAAACTATAACACAATGAGTGGTGATACAATAAATTTAAGTGGTTTTATAGACCTATTTTTTATTAAAATTTTTGCCGATTTAAGTGATACGGATAAAGCCGATTTATCTAAAAAGATTTTAGCTGAAAAACCAACAAAGGGTATCACAGGAAACGAAAAAGCTAAAAAACAACAACAGGATAAAAAATTAGCTAAAATTGATAATATATTAACGTCTATATTTACAATTATAAAAGATTATGTGACAGCTGCAAATCAAAAAACTAATCCACTTTATAACGAATACATTAAAAATGAAGAAAATGTAGTAAAAAAACTAAATAAGATATTAATTGATAATGAAACATACACCATTTTTAAACCAGACTTTATTGCCAATAAACTATTAAAAGGTGGTGTTGACGACTATACTGTTGTTATAAAAGACACTTATGAAGTTAAAGGTAGTTCACTATATAACTATATCTTGTTTACAAATACAAGAGGTTTGTTTAATATTACATCCCAAAGCGAGGATCCAGAAATTATTGAAAAAGCAACCGAAACAGAATTTAATAAATATCAAAAAGAATTGGGTATAATATAATATGTCAGGGTATTACAACAGATATAAAAAATTAAATAATGATGAAACAATCATATCACCCCCTTTTGTCAAATTGGACGAAAAGAGTACGGATACTATGATAATTTACGACATTAGAAAAACCAGGTTAGATAAAGTTAGTCAAGAATATTATGGAGTACCTTATTACTCTTGGTTAATATTGATGGCGAATCCCGAATTTGGTGGTTTAGAGTGGAACATTAAGGATGGTCAAGCGGTTAGAATACCACAACCATTGGATGTTACATTAAGAGAATATGAAAGAAAACTAGTTCAACGATTAGATTATTATGGCGATTAACGGAATTAACGAAAAAATATTATTTAAAAAAGGTGGTAATTCTGTTGATGGTGTAAGTAAAGTTACCACAAATCCTTATTTATTAAAACCCGAAGATTTAAAAAGAAAAGAAAATCAGGGTGTTTTAGTTATCGACCCAAACAAAGTTGTTAATCAGTACAATGAAATCGTTGATCGATATGTAAAACAAGAAGATTTGGTAATATATGCGTCATTAAAAGTTTATAAAAGACCCCAATCTGCTGTTGTTAATAGTGGCGGTAACACAAGAAGACAAGAAAATATCTCTGAAGCTATTAACATAAATTTTTTAAATCCGTTAAAAAATGAAAAAAGAGCTGATGGTTCGTATAGAAATAAAGGAAAATTCACTTCAGAGTGGACAGATTTTTTTACAAGTGATTCAGCAAATGACAAACAAAATAGTGATTATTTATTAGACCCAGAAACATTTGGTATTACAAATATTAGTATACGAATTAATGCAAGTAATTTACCATTAATTACAATACAATTTACAGATGTACAAGGTAGAGTTTTATTTGAACGTGGTAACGAAAAAGATAACCCGTACAATATTTTTTATACATATCCTTACCCAAAATTTCTTTTAACATATAAAGGTTATTATGGTAAGGCTGTTGAAGTTCCGTTAGTTTTATTAAAATCAAATACAAGATTTGACCCATCAACTGGGAACTATAATATAACAGCTGAATTTCAAAGTGAAATATTTGCTTTATTTAATACTTTTTTAATAATATATGCTTATGTTGCACCTTATATGTACCAACTTGAAGATGGTAGTTTTTTGGGTAAAAAAATATTAACATCATTATACGATAAACAAAATCAAAAAATAAAAGAATCGGTTAATAATAATATTCAACAATATGAAAATTACATAATAGATAGTTACCCCACATTATTTGATTTAGCTGAGGCGTTAAAAAAAATACCAGCGGATGTTATTAACACAATTAGAACCGATGAGGCTATCGATTATAATGAAATTCTATTAAAAGAAAAAAACGTATTAGAGAATTACGATCCTTCAGTTAGAAATTTTATATCAAATTCGCCAGATAATTATAAAATAGTCACTAGTGAAAATAATATAATCCTATATCAACCAATACCAGAAGAGGGTGGTAGTTTTGTGGTTGTTGAACAAAACGAATCCCCAACGCAACTTTTTCAATATCTTAACACGATGAACGAGGCTATAAAAAATATAGCCAATATTAAAACATCGTCTGGCGGGGAAACAACATTTGCAAATGATTTAATAAACGAAATTAAACAAGTACAGTTTACAAATAACCCAGAAAGCGACCCCAATAGTTTACTATTTAAAAAATACACATCAACCAAAAACTTTAAGATAGATAAAATATTAACTCTTGATATTTTTTTATATAACGGTACAGACGCAAAAGATATTAAAAATGTTGTTTTTTTAGATAATTACAATGAAATGATGTCAATTGTTTTTAAAAATATATCAAAATTACAGGCAACTGTTGAAGAAAATTTTATAACAGAACAAATTAATAATATCGGTATAACTTTGGGTTATAAACCAAATATGAGTAACATATTAAGGATTTTATCCAATAATATGCAAACATTTTTAATACTATTGGATATTACGGGTAGAAGTGCTTTAAGACAACTTGAAACAAATACACAAAGAATAAACATTCAAAAAAAATTTAGTGATTACAAGAAAGAATTTGGTAACATAATACACACGCCATTTCCAAATTATTACAAAACAAAAACAGAATATATTAATGGTAAAAGCACTGAAAGGGTAACATTGGCATATCCAGGTAATGAAACAATTAATAATGAATGGTTTGAAGTTAATTTTGTTGAAGAAATTTATAAAGCTTTGGATAGAATCAAAGCTTTTGCGAGTCCACAAAAAACAGGGGTAAAACAATCAAACCCAACTAATATACTATCGCTATTTCAACTCGGTGAGCCAGATTTAGCGGTATACCCATCTAAAGAAACTAGTAGAATTTTAGGTGAGTTATATAGTAAATACTCATTATTTTCAGCTTATTCTGGTTTACCATATAGGTCTATAACTAACTTTGGATCAAACGTTGCACAAAAACTTGCTGAATTTGAGATTGTTGGTGTGACAAAAAATGTTTTTGATAAAATGGCTAGCGATCAAAATAAATTTGTCATAGCAAATGATTTAGCTAGAGCAACAAGAACGTTAACGGAAGACGGTGTTAATTACACAAATGTTGGAAATTTTGGCTTAAAATACATTAAATTTGGTGATGGGACAGTTGAAAATGCAAAATCGGTACTTAAACCAATTTTTACAGAACTATCTAATTATACTAGTAATACATACACACAATCGAATTATAATGCGAGTATTAGTAAATTAAATAATGTACTTAAATCGCCAGCTAATAGAGATGACGGTACTGGTAAATTAATTGGTGTGGGTAATAATTTTTTATATGATAAAATAACCTATAAATTAACAAATAATAATATAAATCTTTATTCAATACATTCAGATCAAAAACCAACCGAAATAAAACATTATATTGATTTAAAACCTAACACTAATTATTATTGTGATTTAAAAATTGATTTAATAGTTAATTCTGTTGACAATGAAAAATATAAAGATAAACCTACTTTTTTAAAAGGTAATAATAATGTATTTGGTGGTTTTTACGCCTCAATGAATGAAAATTTAAAAAATATATCGATTAATTCGGATTTAAGTAGGAGTTTAAATTATGCTAGATCTGAAGACTTACCATCTCTAACGTTTAATACAATAACAGATGATTATATATCCATGGGAGAGTATCAGCCATTTTTTAGAATAACTAAACCAATTGAAGATTTCACAACAACTTTTAATATATAAAACAGATGGAGTTTAATAAACATTTAGAAAATTATTGTAATTATTATAACTTTTGTGAACCTAAAAATGGTAACATTAGTGGTGGTCAATTTGAGCCGTTTTTTGAAAGAAATGATACATTAGCAGCTGCAATTAAAGAGGACATTGAATATCAATTACAAAACAGTAAGTTTTTTGCTGGATACAAGTCTATACTTAACACATCGGCTATGCCAGATTCTTTATGTTCAAGAATAGATAAAGGTGATACAAACTTTTTCCCCGAAATGGCACTTATGTTTTTAAAATCATATGGGGCCACCCTGATAAAATCAACTGATTTTGCGTTAAATCCTAAAAGATTAATATCAATATTTAACAAAAATCAAGAACTTGTTGAAATACCTTACCCAATTGTTTTATTATTAGGTGGTTTATATTATTTTCAAGAAAACAAGTTGGAAATAACTGACCAAAGCGATTCTCAGGTTTTTAGTAGAATTAATGATATTAAAAGAGTTGATGAGGATACAGTTGTTCGTGATATATATGATTTAAAACGATACACTAGAAAAGCGGGTAGCTATTCATCTGAAAGCTCTGGTGGCAGGCTCACCGAGACAATACAATTTCCACATGTTGAAATTTTTAATAGGTTTCAGGGACTGGGTGATTCAGAATTTTTAATAAAAACTGGGGTTAATAATGATGGTGGTGATATAATTGAAACTGTAAAAATTAACGACAAATCAATAATCCCGTCAACAGGGTATGGTATACAAAATAAGTTTCTTAATGAGTATAATAAAACATTATTTGGTGATTATTTGAATGGGTCAAAAATAGAGAGGCAACCTGGTGTTGAGCATGTTTTAGCTGGGGGTTATACTGGTATATTAAAACCTTTTAAAACGTATAATTCTGATTTTATTGAATTTACCGCTTTTTATAGAAATTTATGCGTGAAAAACGTACCATATGACTTAAATCAATTAGTTTCTGATTTAAAGTCAGCAACCAAAGAACTCAAAAAAAGTAACACAAACGAAAATACTTTATTAACTGGTTATATAAAATCTTTTATCGTCTATTCAAAACTAAAAGCGGCTTATTTAAGTGGTCAGTTTGGTACTAAAGCGTTGTTAAAAGATGCTATAAAATCATTATGTGAAGTTAATAATATTGAAAGTGCTTATAACGATTCTTCATCTACCGATCAAAAATTATGCGATTTTTATTTTTTGGTTTCACACGTATTTTTTACCTCGTTCAGGGAGGTTATTAAAAAAGATAAAATAGGTAACCAAACAGTTACACCACATGCGTATGATTTGATACATAGGTTAAAGTTTGGTGACGATGGGTTCAGATCATATCAAAATTCAGTTTTATCTGACACCACTTTAATGTCTTCTTTAAATGATAAAAATTCAACAAAAGATGAGCAAATAAATAGTTTAACAAATTTCTTATACAAAATTTGGGATATCGAAAAAATAAATTTAAAAGTTGATAATTCTTATAAAAACATTAGCCCAACATCCTTTGGTATATTTGCGTTGTATCCATCTGCTGGTGGATTTTTAACACCAAATAATTTATTATTGTTGTATTCAAAAGAAGGTGGGGAAGATTTGGGTATTTATGATTATGATGGCTATCGTATTAGGAATAAAAACAATAAGGCAACTCAGGCCGAATATTTTTACACCATAAATGATAAACCAACTTGGAATCCGCAAAATACCACAATTGGTTTGGATGGTAGACATAATACAAAAGGAAAAGTAGTAGACCCATTATTTGATGGGAATCAACGTGAAGTGTTGGCCACCAATTTTAAGTCAAGAGCGGATGCTACATCATACCGATATGACCCAACGTTGAGTAGAGTTTTAGTGCATAGCGGATTTGATAGGTTTTTGTTTTTAAAAAATTCTAACTTTAATAATTCTTTAATATTAAAAAATACAACAAGATTTTTATGGTTTGAAAGTACTGGTTTAGGTACGCATTTGGGTATGGATAAAAGTACGGATGATAAAAAAACATATGATTTTGAAGATGGTGTTACATTATCAATTTATCCAGGTGAAAATAATATAAGTTATTTTAGAAACACAACACCACAATTATCAGATTATGAAGATTTAACATCTTTTATTGAATCTGGTTATATAAATAACTACGATTTTAGTAGAATACTAGATTCAGTTAACATTGAAAAATTAGAAGAATTTTCAACTTTATTTCAGGAATTTGCAAAATTAACACCAAATAATACGTTAAACACATTTAATTTAAACTCATTAGTTAAATCATCAACAATATTGGCATCTGAACATATAAAGGAAGCTGTAACTAGCGGTAAATTTAAAGACCCTAAAACGGGTATAGAGCTAACCACAGACGAAATCTCATATATGTTAATTGGTAATTCAATGTATAATTATGAATTTGTGGCTAAAGCAAACATATCCAAATTTTTTAATGTTGTTTTAACGCAAACTCAGAAAAAAAGATGTGAATCTATCGCCGATCAATTTTGTTCTTATGATATAACAATAGCAAATAAATCAACAATCGATTCTGTTACAAAACTGGGTGATTTTCAATTATCCCTACATAATTTTCATTCATCACCAGAAGTGTTATTTACAAATGCATCAAATTACGATGAATTAAAAACCGCATTAAAAGATAGCAGTGTTACAGATCAAAATTTTAATAAATTAATTGCTAGAAGAATATTATTTTCCGACCAATATGTTCCGCCATACGAAAATGTTGATGCTCCTTCCCATAAAGTAGAAATAGAAGAATTAAATAAATCTTATTTGTATAGTAGATTACATCATTTGATCGCAAATACAAGCTCTGATACATCTGATAAAAATTTTAATAATTTTTATTTTGATTGTGTAAAAACTTTTTTTAAATATTTAAACATAAAATATACTAAAAATAATTATAAACAGTTATTAAAGTTATTAAGATCTTACATAAGATATACGGGATATAGTTTAAACTACGATTTTTTACCTAACAATGGTATTATATCAATGAATAAATTTTTAGAATCATACGGTAATAAAGTATCTTTTAATACAAGAACTAAAAATGTATTAAGACTTCAAGGTAATAATTCGAATCCACGTGATGCGACAGTATATGTCCCTCCTTTTAATCCAAATATCCCATCACAAAATAATCTTGAGATTGAAGAGGAAACTCCAAAATATACAGAATTTGATGCGTATAAGGTAGCGGATTTAGAATCAAGTTGTAATTCTTTTTTTGAATACTTCAACACCGAAATATACAACTCAACGGTTGGTGGGTTAAATTCATTTTTGAATCAATTTAGTGAAGCTATGGAAGCTAAAACTTTACCTAATGATGCAAATAATCCATATACAGTAGAATCTGAAGAAGAAAATTTAAAAGACGAAATTAAAAAACGAACTTACTATAATATAAAATCAATGTATGAAAAAATATCGACCAGTTTTGTTGAAGAAAATAGAAGCTCACCGATATTTTTACCAACTAAAATTCAAGAAATTAAAACATTAGAAGTTTCGGATTTAGTTAATAATAAATTATTTTACAATTATTCAATAGATCCTGGATATTGTGATGATAATAAAAAAGAAGATACGAATTACGATTTATATGAAATTTTTAAGGTAGTCGACAGAGGTAATAATGATATTGGTGTTAATGTACTTGCCGATTTATCGTTTTTTTATCAAAATCTGTACGCTGATTTTGATAAAAACCCAAACAAAGCCCAAGATGACCAATATTTAACAATTGACAATTTAACAAACAAAAGTTTTTCAAATTTATTTAGTGGTTTAGCTGAAGCCAATGGGTTTATGTTTCAACAAATACCAAATTATATAAATCTTAATGGTGCAATATCGGCAACAAATGACGATGATGAATCGATCTATGATATTGTTGATCAATTATTTGGCGTACATACTGATACGGATTTATTGGGGACATCTAGTAGACAATCACAAAAATTTGGTGGTTTAACTGGGTATCCAGGTTACATTTTTCAATTAGGTACCATAGGTTCTAAATTAGATACAAACGAAGGTGTCGTTCAATCAATGAAAAATGATAACTTAAATTCCTTTTGTTTAGATATTGGTTATGATGATAATAAAGAAATTTCTATTAAATCAGAAAATGCACCAGATGATGTTAAAAAATCAAACGTAACTTGCTTTACCGTTGATTTTGGTAGCCAAAAACAACAAATGTTTACTAGCGTACAACTAAATACCGCTGAATTTTATGATACAGAAGAAAGTATAAGAACTTGGGTGGATGTTGTTAATAAAACAGAAACAACTTTACAAACAACAAATTTATTCCCAATTCTAGAAAAAAGAGCATTTACATGCACGGTAACTAGTTTAGGTAATTCAACAATACAACCATTAAGTTATTTTTACCTTAGAAACGTACCATTGTTCCATGGAACATATTGGATTACAAATGTTGCCCATGACATACAACCAAACACAATGATTACTACATTTCAAGGTGCAAGACAACCAATAGCATCAAAAATTGATGTTAGAAGGGAACTTTTAACATTAATGAGAAAAAACGCAAAACTTTTAGTTGATGCGGCGGTTGGTGTAAATACGATAGTTACTGAAGGTATACCAAACACGTCAGGAAAAATTTATAGTGATGATAGTGATAGTAACGACCCATTTGGTAGCGTATTACAAGGTTTAAGTAGCGATTCAACTAAATATTATAGTTTTTCTGGAATACAAGTTATTGGTGCTTTTATATTTAGTGTGACCAAAAGTAACGCTAAAAATGATGCAAATCTTGGTTTGGTAAACGTATTGTACAATTATTCAAAAGCCTTATTAGGCAATACAGATTCACCAAAAGAAATTGTAAAAAATATGAAAACCGTAGCAATCGGTATAATGAATCAAAAAGCATCTAGCGGCGACAGTAGGTATAGTGGAAGTGCTTTATCACTTTCAAAAGTGTTTAAAGAAAACGCATCTTTTTCTTTAGTTGGTGAGTTGGGTGATTTATTAAATAAAATTGGTAATGAGGCTAAGACAAATAGTAATACGACATTAAATGAGTCAAAATTATTTGACGGTACCGTATTTGATTTAAAAGCTGTAAATGAAAGTGGCGCCACGATATCAGATAATAGCGATAGACTTGCGTTTAGTATGGAAACCGAACTGGATAAAAGGGGTAGTGAGATTCCAATAAAAACGGCGACATTTTTCTTTGATAGTAAAGACAGCGCTATTTTTGCAAACACAGAATTATATGGAATTGGTGTGAAAAATGAAACTGATACAGTACATTCGGATGTTTATGATTTATTTAAATCGTTAAGCACTAACGGGGTAATAAATAATTTTGAAGCCGCAAATATTAAAAATACGACCACACAAACACAAACAAGCGGTTCACCAGAACCAATAAAAAAGAGTCTCGATCAAATTAAAGACATATTAGACTTTTTAGATGAATGTAGCCCAGCCGCAGCAAAGTTTATGTTATTTATTTCAGATGGTAAACGAACCGAATCTGAATATATACAATATTTAAAAGACAACACATCTGGCAGCTACACCGCTGATAAAGACGATATATGGAGTAAAGTACCGAGAAATCCAACCACATCGAGCGGGATTTATGCAAAAGAAGCAATCTATTATGGATTATTGAGTAATCCACAAAGTATATCTGTTAATGATGTTGGGTCAACAGACGTAATACACGAATTTAATTTAAACGATCAAAAAGGCAATGTACAATATGAAGATCTAGGTAGTGATAGCGCTGTAAATCAAAGATTTTACGAGCAATACACCGCTATTTTTGATAAAAAACATAAAGAGTGGGAAGAAAAAAATAAATCAATAGAAAAATCAACCGAATCTGGAATTAAAGTAAAATATCTTGGCGCCGTTCAAGGCTCATCTGACGATTATAAAATTGCGTTTTTCTCAAGCGATTCTAATGGATCTTTTGGTAATATAAAATTAAGTACAAAGGCTAATAGTGAGTATAAATTAGATTCGGCTGGAGAAGAACAATTAACAAATATTTATACGCCACAAACTAGTTCAGGCCAATCAACTGAAGCTGTTAGATTCGTAAATGAATTGGTTAGAGTCGCTGATCAAGAAAGAGAAAAATGGGTTAATTTAACAGAATGTGATAAAGATGCACAACCGTTATTAAAAGAATATTGGGCGGCTGTTAATTGGACGTCATTTAATTGTTCAAGCGATCCTTGGTCAGCCGCTTTTATAAGTTACATTATTAAAACAGCGGCGCCAAAACCAAGTGACTTTCCTTATAGCGCTAGTCATAATGTTTATGTGAACACAATTAGGAAAACAAAAACTTCTTGGAAAGCTTATTCAAGCAAAGATACACCTATTCAGATTGGCGATATTCTTTGCTACGCCCAGGATTCAAATTACAAAGAAATAGTTGTTCAATTAAATGATTGGGATTCTGTTGGAAATTCACACTGTGATTGTGTTACAAATATCGATCAAAGTAGTAAAACTGTAAATGTTATTGGTGGTAATCTTTCAGATAAAGTTAAGAATGGTAATTTTTCAAATGGGGTTACATTAACAATAGATAATGATGGTAAAATAGCTAATCCAACAAGAACTGTTATTTTAAGATTTGAACCAGTTGCTTCAAATACAACCGTAGCAACAAATTATAAAACATCATACCCAGAACTACCGTTTACCGACCCACCACCACCTTCAAATAAATTACCGTATAAAACAGCGGTTAATTATTTAAACACTAAATACGGTAGTGATTTAGGTAAAGCTGTGTTTGCAATTATGGTTGCGGAGGCTTCAAAATCTGGTAAATCATTTAATTCTGCTGGTGGTTATAATTATGCTGGTGTACAAACAGATAGTGGTAGATGGGGGGCACCTGGTATTATAGGTCAGTATAGTCGTATTGATAGCGGTGGTAATAGGAGATCCTTCGCTATATTTGCCAATGATGAATCATTTTTAGATTTTATGGCTAACAGAGTAAAAGCCAAAGGGTTTAGTGGTAGCGATCCTGATAAATGGACATCCACATATATAAATTCATGGTGGAGTCCAGTGGCTAAAGCTCAGTATACTAAGGGTAGTCAAACTTACAACTCTAAATTATCAATATATAATACCGCTTCTAGTGAGTTTAATAGTTTGGTATGATAAAAATTAAAACAAAGACACCCCACTAAATTAAAAACATTCACATAACTTTTATCATTTAGCTGATATTTATAAGAAAACAATTTATGGATAACATAAACAATAAAATCAATGATTTTTTAGGGAGCGAACCAAAGGTTGGTGAAGAAGTGTGTGATTTAAAATCTGGTGTTTGTTATATAAAAACCGCTGATGGTTTAATTGAAAGAAAAATAATCGAAAAAAAATTAGTGGTTGAAGATGGTAGAGAACTTTTAAGAGAAGAAACACCGATTAGCCACTCAAATAGAATGTTTCTAAGATGAATAAGAAATTAAATACCGTATTGGAAAGCGAAATTAATCGCTTTAATGCTATTATAGCATATCAAGATAAAATGGCAATTGACGAGGTTTCTTATAGATTCTATAATGAAGCTGAAGAAGTTGCACCAGCTGAAGAGCCAATTGACGCAGCTCCAGTTGACGCTGCTGTCGATGCGACAGCTGAGGTACCAGCTGAGGAACCAATGGCAACAGAACCAACAGACGTTGCTACGGATGCACCAGTTGATGCACCAGTGGAAGAGCCAGCTCCAGCTGAAGATGTTACTGAGGTTGATGTGACAGAATTGGTGAATAGCACAAACGATATCAAGAGCAAAATTGAAGGTTTAGCTGGTGGTATAGAAAAAATCAACGACATTATGGGTAAAGTTTCCGAAATAGAGACAAATTTAACCAAAATGGATGATTTAATCGGTAAAATGGAATCTTTAGCGAAACAAGTTGAGCTTATGAGGCCACCAACTGAAGAAGAGAGAAGAAAGGCTTTGGCCCAAGATTCTTACCCATTTAATGTATCAATTGATGATTATAATAAAGGTACTGGGGCTAAAACGCAGACTGATTTGGAAAATTCATCTAAAATGTCTATGTTTGATACCATAATGAACGATTATAGTGATATGGACATTAAAAAGAGCTTTAACATACCAACAGAAAACCCATTTAACAGACTATGATACAAGCTGAATTATATACAGAAAAAATAACATCTGGCGGAACACAATCGATCGCGGCACTTCAAGCAGCCGACACTGGTCACACATATTCAATACATAGTATAATTTTTTTAGGTGCTTATGATGATGTCACCACTTTAACTGTTAACGGTACCCAATTGGTTTTACCTGGGGCTTTCGTATTGAATCAGTATTCAATAAACTCTGTATCAGTCACAACAAGCCCACATGGGGTAATGTTGGTGGGTAAAAAAGTAAAGAGACAACTTTTCAACACGTAAATTTTTTTTTGTCTGGCACTTGACTTTTTGAAAATCGTTGCCTAATATTGTACCATAATAAACTTAAATTTTTTAATTATGGACTTTAAAAACATCGATTGGAACAAGGCTGTTCAAAACTCACTGGCCGACTACGAAAAATCAAAAAACTCTGCAACAACCACAGAAAAAAAAGAGGTTGACTTAACCAAGTACTTTACATTAGCATTGGGTGAAAAAGAAAATTCAGGACAACGTGTCTTTAGAATTTTACCATTGGATACTGAGGGTAAATGGTACGACATCATTAAATTCCACAATCTTAAGATTGGTAAAAAATGGAATAAACTGTACGATCCAGCTCAAGACGGTGAAGAATCACCTCTTAATGACATGTACAAACTTTTAATCAAGGGTGATGCTGAAGATAAAAAAATCGCAAGCAATTACCGTTCACGTGACTTCTATATCGTTAGAGGTATTGAACGTGGAAAAGAACACGAGGGAGTTAAATTCTGGAGATTCCCTAAAGTAAATGATGGTTCAGGAATCATGGACAAAATTCAACCCATGATGAAATTCATGAACGATAAAAATCCAGGCTCTGGTGCATTCTTTAATCCTATTGCTGGAAAAGACCTTGTTATCAGTGTTGTTCGTGACCAATCTAAAGGGTACACAAAAGTTTCACAAATCATTTTTGATGAGACATCACCAGTTAGTCAAGATCCAGCACAAATGGAACTTTGGTTAAACGACCAACAAACTTGGAGAGATGTTTACAGAAAAAAACCTATTGAGTTTTTGAGAATTGTTGCTGAGGGTTCTGAACCTGTTTGGGATAGCGAATCAAAGCAATTTGTTGCTAGAATTGATGACGCTGGTACGCCATCATATGCACCACAATCCACAAATTATTCACAACCAGTAAGTGAGCCAGTACCGACAACATTTGGCAATGATAGTATGGGTTATGATTCGGGTGAGCCAATGACGTTGGACACTGATGATCTACCGTTCTAATTAAAACAAATATATGGGCATTATAGGAGATTTTACGCTCTTATAGTGCCCTTTTTTTCACAATTAATTTTTAAAAATATATCAATATGGCAGTAAAGAAAAAGGAATTTTCTTTTGATGATCTTCAGAAGAAAATGAGTACAACAACAAAATATAAACCAGATTTGTTTCTATCTTGCGGTGAAGCATTTTTAGAGGCATCTGGTGTACCTGGCCCTTGTATGGGTCACATTAACATGTTACTCGGACATACCAACACGGGAAAGACGAGTGCGTTAATTGCATCATCCATTGATGCGCAGAAAAAAGGGATTTTACCAATATTTTTGGTTACCGAGAAAAAATGGAGTTTTGAACATTGCAAACTAATGGGTTTGGATTGTTACAAAGATGATCAGGGTGAGTGGAAAGGGTTTTTCTTCTATCGTGATGATTTTGAATACGTGGAACAAATTACCGATTACATAAATTATGTGTTGGATGAACAAGCTAAAGGAAATGTTCCTTATGATATTTGTTTCTTCTGGGATTCAGTTGGTTCTGTACCTTGTAAAATGACCTGGGAGGGTAAAGGTGGTAAACAACATACCGCTGGAGTTCTTGCAGAAAAAATTAACATGGGTATTAACCAAAGAATTAACAACAGTAGAAAAGAAAACTCACAATACTTGAATGGTTTGGTTATCTGTAACCTACCTTGGGTTAAATTACCAGATTCGCCAATGGGTCAACCAAAAATTAAACCAAAAGGTGGTGAGGCTGTTTACCAAGCTGCCACATTGGTTTTCCGTTTTGGTAATGAAGCTGATGGTGGTATTTCTAAAATTGATGCCACTAAGAATGGTAGAAAGATTAATTTTGCCACAAGAACAAAAGTTACCGTTGACAAGAATCACATCAACGGACTAGGATACGCTGATTCACAAATTGTAGTTACACCACATGGTTTTATCACAAGTGATAAACGAGATAATAAAGAAGCCTTGGAAAAGTACAAGAAAGAAACAGCTGATTACTGGGCATCAAAAATGGGTGATACAAATTTTGAATTAGAGGAGTATGAAGTTAAACAGGCCATTGCCTATTCGGACGAAGATTAATACGTTACTGATTGATGGTGAGGCTTTATTAAAACAAGGGTTTTATGGCGCCAAACAAGTGCAAACTAAACACGGAAGCGTTGGCGCCATATTTCACTTTGTTAACACAATCAAAAAATTTTACCAGGACTTTGGCATAACCAAAGTTGTTGTTTTCTGGGAGGGTGAAAATTCAAAAGTTTACCGTCAAGGTTACTATCCATACTATAAAATGAATAGGAATGATAAAGTAACTATTGATGAACGACACGACTTGGATAGACAAAGAATCAGGATAAAACAATACCTTGAAGAATTGTTTATAAGACAAGTTGAGATTGATGGTTGCGAGGCTGATGATGGCATTGCTCATTATGTTAAAAATTCATCAAATGAGAACAAAATTATCTACACAAACGACAAAGATTTACTTCAGTTGATTGCACCAGATACAAAGGTGTATTTGTATGGTAAAAAAGCTGTCATCAATAAAGACAACTTCAAAAATTATTTTGATTACCACTATTCCAATGTTGGGTTGATTAAAATGATTGCTGGCGACATATCAGATAACATATCTGGTCTTGAGGGGATAGGTGAAGAAACTGTACTTAAAATGTTTCCTGAATTAAAAAAAGAGCCAAAAGATCATGAGTGGGTTATTAACAGAGTTGATGAGTTATTAACGGAATCCCCAGATAGTAAAAAACTTCTCACAATAAAAGAGGGTAAAACGAAATGGGGGACATATGGTACCGATTATTTTAGTGTTATGGGTAAAGTTATTAATTTAGAAACGCCAAATGTAACAGAAGACCTAAAAAATGCTATAACGGAAATGGTCAACGAACCATTGTCGCCAGAAGGTCGAGGTGGTATAAATAAGATTATGGAAATGATGAAAGAAGACCAATTATTAAATTTTTTACCAAAATATGATGACGGGTTCTTTGTTTTCTGGTCAACTTTTATTACTATTATAAACAAGGAAAAAAAAATTTACGAACAAACGAAAAATTAAAATTATGAACGCAAAAAAAGAAATTAAAAAAGAGCAAAGAAAATTTGAATTTACAATTTACCTTAATGACAATATTATAGTCCAACGTTATTTCAACGTTATTGGCTTTAATAATCGCGCAATTAACTCTTTAAACTTTAAAGATGCTATTGATTACAATCAGCATATAATCCAACTTCATATGAAGAACAAAACCTTAGATTTCATGACAGAAAATTCAAGAGCTTTTTATGAAAATTCTGGATTTGAAAAAAACGACATTAAAGATGTTATGAAAATTATTGTTAAAATGGATGATAGGGTTATTGCGTACAGACAATGGGATGCGACAATTTATCCAGTTAAAGTAAGGTATACCGTTGATATTCGTGAGCATATTTACGATATGATAACAAGAATACAGAAATGTTTATCTGAAAAAAATGAAAGACTAGAAACAAAATATTTACAGTACGATTTAGCGGTTTAATATCATGATACAAAAATCTATACAATTAGAGGACTTCGGGCCAGATTTCCAATTAGATTTGTTTCATGAAATAATAGTTGATCCAAAATTTGGTGAAACCGTAGTTGAGACATTGGATACGGTTCACTTTAAAACCGAGGCCTTTCAAAAAATAATCTCCCTGATTAAAAAGTATTATACAAAACATAATGCTATTATAAATTTTCCAGGTTTAAGAACTGAGATTAATGTTGAAATTCCAGACCCCACATTTAAAACACAAGTTTTAGATACACTACAAGAGGTTGAAAGCCGAACAGTTACAAATAAAAACATACAAGATTACGTTGTTAAGTTCTGTAAAATGCAATCACTTAAAAGTGTAATCCAAGAAATATCTAAAAAAGTTGAAAGGGGTGTTATTGAGGATTATGACCAAATCGAAAAAAGGTTAAAGGATGCATTGATCTTTAAGGACACTCAGGATTCTATAACACTTTTCCAGGATATGGATAATGTACTTTCTGATGAGTTCAGGGATCCAATACAATGTGGCATTAGTGGTATCGATGAAATTATGGGTGGTGGTATTGCTAGTGGTGAACTCGCTTTGGTTATCGCTCCACTTGGTGTTGGTAAAACAACCTTTTTAACAAAAGTCGCCAATCAAGCTTATCAGGATGGCCGAAATGTTTTACAAGTCTTTTTTGAAGACAAAGAAAAATCAATACAAAGAAAACATTATACACTTATAACTGAAGTACCACTTAATAAATTATCTGACGAAGAAGGTATTTCTTGGGTTAAATCTAGGTTGGAGGCTTTTAAGAATAGAAAAGTTAACGGGCAAGAACCAAAGAATAACCTATTCCTACAAAAATTACCCGCTGATGGTGTCACAATAACAAAAATCAAAAATATCATAAAGAAATTAAATTCTAGAGGTCATAAAATTGATTTATTGGTTTTAGATTACATTGATTGTATTTCACTTGAAAAAGAATACAGCTCAACAACAAATGATGAATGGGCTAGTGAGGGTAGAGTTATGCGACTTCTTGAGACAATGATTGAAGAGGTTGGTGTTGCTTGTTGGACAGCAACTCAAGGTAACCGAGCCTCAACAAGCGTTGAGGTGGTTAAAACCGAAAATATGGGTGGTTCACTTAAAAAAGCTCAGATTGCACACTTTATAATGAGTATTGGTAAAACATTGGAACAAAAAGAAGCCAGTGTCGCAACAATCTCAATATTAAAGAATCGATTGGGTCGTGATGGTATGGTTTTTCCAAATTGTAAATTTGACAATGGTACGTTAAAGATTAATACCGATGATCAATTAACTGAAAAGGGTTTTGAAAGCCAAAAGGCTAAAGAACAAGTGGATAAACGTAAGAATCTTTACAGAGGGTTTTTAGAATCTAGGGGAAGTGAAAATAATACTGAAAATCAATAAATTTTTTATTAAGATTAAACCAAATTAACTATATTTGCGAATATTTATTTTAACCCAATAACACAAAAAAACAATGAATTTAAAAAGTAACGACTTAACAAAAAGGTATTCGATTTTCCCTATAACTCACCCAGATTTATGGGAGTTTTATAAAAAAGCTGAAAAACAAACCTGGGTAGCTGAAGAAGTTGACCTATCAAAGGACAAATACAATGAATTAACTGATTCTGAAAAACAATATCTAAAAAACATTTTAGCGTTCTTCGCCATTTCAGATGGATTAGTAATTGATAATTTAGCCACAAACTTCATGAACGAGGTTGATTTGCTTGAAGCTCAATATTTTTATGGGCATCAAACGTTTATTGAACAAGTCCATGCTAATGGTTATTCACTTTTAATTGAGTCATATGTGAAAGACGAGAAAGAAAAGATGGATTTATTTAATTCCATGGAAACAAGCCCATCAGTTGCCGCAAAAGCGTCTTGGGCTGAAAAATGGATAAACCACCCATCTTTTGTTCATAGATTGATCGCGTTTGCTTGTGTTGAAGGAATTTCTTTTAGTTCTGTTTTTGCGGGAGTTTTTTGGTACCGCTCAAGAAATAAAATGGAGGGTTTGGCGGGTATGAATGAATTAATTATTCGTGATGAAACATTACATTACGAATTTGCGGTTAATTTATATAACAATTACGTTGCAAACAAATTACCAAAAGAAGAAGTGCGTGAAATTATTTTATCTTGTTGCCAGGTGGAAGAGGTTTTTGTTAGAGAAAGTATGCCAAATGGTCTTATGGGTTTAACAACAGACATGATGGTACAATATGTTAGATATGTCGCTGATGTTGTTTTAAAGGACTTTGGTATTGAACCAGAGTTTAATACGAACAACCCTTTGGATTACATGGCAAGAATTGGTTTGTCCGCTAAAAATAATTTCTTTGAACAAAGAATAGGACAATACACTAGAGTGGATATTCCAACTACAACAGATGGTATTTTTGATGATGATTTTTAAAAAAAATAGAGATGAGGATTAAAAAAAGAAACGGTGATTTTCAGGCTTTTATGCCTAATAAAATTTTGAGCAGAATAAAAAATAACTCAAAAGATTTAAATGTTGATGGTGATGCGTTATTCAAAGAAGTTATTCCTTTGATATACGATGGTATGACAACCACCGAATTGGATGAACTAATTGCGTTTAAGGCCGCCGACAAAGTAATAAACCACCCAGATTATTCGACCTTAGGTGGTAGATTACTTTTGAGTAGACAGTCAAAGTTAATTGGTAAGGAATTACAACCAGTTGATTTAACCTATGATTTCTTCGCGGCAACAACATTCTTGAAAAAATATTCAATGAAAGAAGGTAGTATGCCAATAGAATTACCCTCTTGTATGTATAATAGAGTGGCAAAACACTTATCAAGTTCGGATAAAGATTTTAAAATGTTTGTTGAGGAACTGACAAACAAAAGAATGAACTTTGCAACACCGATATACACAAATGCGGGGATTGACAAAAGAAATGGAATGATTTCTTGTAATTTGACCACATTACATAGCGATAGTATTGATGGGATTGAGGATACGCTTACAAAAATATCTTACGCATCTAAAGAGGGTGCTGGTATTGGTATGTTAATCGATCCACTGAGAAGTCGCCATTCTATGGTCGGTTCATTTAATGGGAATGCTGGTGGTGTTGTCAGATTAGCCGATATGGTACAAAGTAAAATGAGATTTTACAAACAAGGTAGTCGTTCTGGCAGTTGTGCTTTATACCTTTCTTTATGGCATAGAGATATCATGGATTTCTTAGAATTGACGCTACCAATCGGTGACGAGCAAATGAGAACCAGAGATTTATTTACCGCAGTTGTTGTTAACGACTTGTTTATGGAAAAATTAACCAATAATGAAGATTGGTATTTATTTTGCCCCAATGATATTGAAAAAGCTGGTTTAAAACCACTGCATGATACTTGGGGTAATGAATTTGTGGAACTATATAATAAAGCTGTTGAATTGGGTATTGGCACCCCAATAAACCCAAAAACAATTTGGGATGCGATTATTAAGGCTCAGGTTGAGAGTGGAAGACCGTATGTATTCTTTAAAGACAATGCGAATAAAAGAAACATGCAAAATAATATTGGTGTTGTTAAACAAAGTAATCTTTGTATTGAAATTACAAATGTATCAAAACCAGGTTATACATCACAATGTACATTAGGTTCAATTAACCTAGCTGAACACGATGATTTGAAAAGTATAGCTAAGAGTACAAAAGTCATGGTTAGAGCGCTAAACGCTGTTATTGATAAAAATAAGTGGAGTGATGATTGGAGTGAAAAAGCTGGGTTGGATCAAAGATCTTTGGCGATTGGTGTAGCTGGTTTAGCTGACTTTTTTGCAAAGAAAAAGATTTCTTTTGAAAGTGAGGAGGCCAAAAAATGGAACACTGACATTTTCGAGACAATGTACAAAGCTGCGGTTACTGAATCTATGAACATGGCTAAAGAGCAAAATAGAAATTATCCCTCGTGGGATGGTAGCCCTTATTCAAAAGGTGAAACATATATTGAGGGGTGGAGCCCATTATCAAATGGTGAACCAATACCGATGCTTAATTCATTACTACTTGGTTTAATGCCAACAGCGTCATCTGCAATATTACTGGGTGTATTTGAGTCGTTTGAACCAGTAACGTCAAATTTATTTACTAGAAGAGTTGGTCAGGGCGAATTTTTGGTAATAAATAAACACCTTGTAAATGAATTGGATGAGTTAGGTATATGGGATAATAATATTAAAAATAAAATTATCGCCAATGGTGGGAGTGTACAAATGATCAATGAAATTCCCCAAGATATAAGATACAGATATAAAGATGTTTGGGAGATTTCACAAAAAACGTTATTAGATTTATCAGCGATTAGAAACAAATATGTTGACCAATCGCAGTCGTTAAATGTTTATCATTCTGATGCAAAATATTCTAAAATATCTAGCGCTTTAATGTATGCTTGGAAAGTCGGTTTAAAGTCTGGTGCATATTATACCAGAACCAAATCTAAAATAGAAAACAACTCAAAACTATCATCGGGTAGTGCAACTGAAGCGGTACCCAAAAAACCAGAAAATAGTCAATTTGAGTGCTTTGGGTGCTCAAGTTAACAAGAAAAGCCACCTAAACGGTGGCTTTTTTGTTTACAATAAAATAATTTTTCTTACTATTTATGAATAAATAAAAATCATGAATATTAGGAGACCAACATATGGTGTTAATTTTCCCTTTGATGACGGTGACAATGGTGATTTTTTAAAGTTAACAACAACACCAGAGTTAGAAGTTAAAACAAATTTAATACATCTTTTATTAACAAAAAGAGGTAGTAGGTATTATTTACCAGATTTTGGTACCAATTTATATCAATACATTTTTGAACCGCTTGATGATATTACGATGGGTAAAATTGAGGATGAAATTATCGATGCTGTCGAAAAATACATACCAAATTTAACTATAAATAAAATCATTATAAATAAATTTTACGATCAAATTGAATTTGTTGGTGATGACAAATTACAACACACAATAAAAATAAATCTTGATTACACAGTAAATTCAAGAACATTTCAATCGTCTGGCACGGTAACATTATTATTATAAAATGGCTAAACAAATTAATTATAGTAAACGCGATTTTTCGTCATTAAAAACCGAACAAATCAATTTTATTAAACAGTACTACCCAAATTTGGTGCAAAATTTCAACGATGCGTCAATTTTATCCGTATTTTTAGATTTAAATGCTGCAATTGCGGATAACCTTCATTTTCATATTGATAGGGCTTTACAAGAAACTGTATTGGATTACGCTCAAGAAAGACAATCACTTTTTAATATTGCGAAAACGTATGGTTTAAAATTACCAACCAGATCAGCAAGCGTTGCTGTATGTCAATTTAGCGTCCAGGTACCCATTAGGGGTGATGCTGAGGATAGAAGGTACTTACCATTAATGTATGCAGGTTCACAATTTTTATCTGGGGATGTTAGTTTCGAGTTGTTATATGATATTGATTTTGCATCAAATTTTAATATCTCGGGTAAAATTGATAGAACTAAAATCCCAATTTACACAAATGGTATTTTAACTGCATATAGGATAACAAAAACTGGTATAGTTGTGGCTGGGGCAAGTAGAATTTTTACACAAAAAATTTCAAATACAAGATCATTTTATCAAATAACATTGCCAGAAAATAATATATTATCTATTGATTCTATTATTCATAAAAATGGTACATCGTTTCAAACAATACCAACAAATTTAGAATTTAATTCAAACACAAATAAATGGTACGAAGTTGCGTCTTTGGCTGAAGATACAATCTTTGTTGAAGACAGAACTGTGGCGCCAGTAAATGGTGTTTATAAAGGTGACTACACAAAAGTTGATAGGCGATTTGTAAAAGAATTTACACCAAATGGATTTTGTGTGTTAACTTTCGGTTCTTTGACCGACCAGGGTTTAGACATATTAGATGATTTTGTCGATGCTAATACTTTTAATCTTAAAAGTTTTTTAAGTAACCCAGGTTTAGGTTTTGCCCCAATCAATAATACAACGATGTATATTAAATACAGGATTGGAGGTGGTGAGGACACAAATGTCGGTGTTGGTACAATAGATACCACAGGACTTGTTTCTATGCAACTGAACGGCCCTGAGGCCCAAATTAATTCAATTGTGCAAGGTTCGCTAACGGTTACAAATGTTACACCAGCAATTGGGGGTGGTGAGGCTCCAAGTATTGAGGAGTTAAGAAACTATATTTCGTACAATTTTTCTGCTCAAAATAGAGCTGTCACATTGCAAGATTATAAAGCCATTTTACTCGGTATGCCAGCTAAATTTGGTGTTCCAGCAAAAGTAAGCGTCTCACAAATTCAAAATAAAATTAACGTTGGTGTTTTATCGACAGATACAAATGGTTCGTTAACAAATATTGTTTCATCAACTGTTCTAGAAAACGTAGCAAATTATTTATCGAGATATAGAATGATAAATGATTATGTTGTTGTAAAACCAGCCGATGTGATTGATTTATCGTTTGAAATATCAATTTTAAGCGAGGCTGGATCGCAAATAAATGCAATTGCTAACATTGCCGCGATATTAAGAGATGAGTTTTCCAAGGATAAAATGCAGTTAGGGCAAAGTTATCTTGTTGGGGACGTTATTAAAAAACTTTCACAGATTGATGGTGTTTTAAATATTAACTATATTAAGGTATTTAACAAAGTTGGTGGAGATTATTCATCAAGTAAACTTGACGATTCACTCTACATAAATGTTAACACAGGTGAAATTGATATAACTGGTGGGGTTATTCGTGTAAATGCGGATCAAATTTTACAATTAAGAACACCAGAAAAAGATATTGTGGTTATACCAACCACACAAAACACATTGTTAGGCGTTTAATATGGATAGAAACATAAGGATTCCAGTAGATTTTTCTAGGGATGATAAAGTAATACAATTTAATTTAGAGCAAGAGTTTGATAATCTTGAAATCCTTAGTTTAAAGATAACCAATTCCGATGCTTACACTAGACAATGCTCAAATTTTGGTGTTATTGTTGGAAGGGTTATGTTAAATAGCGGATTTGGTGTTCAAAACGCAAAAGTTAGTATTTTTATCCCTTTAAAAGATGAAGATAAAGATAGACCAGAAATATTGGAATTATATCCGTTTGAAACGGTAAATGACACTTACCCAAATGGTGTTAGATATAACCTTTTCCCTAGGGTTAAAAACGAAAGAAATCCAAGTCACAAAGCAATCGGTAATTTTCCACACGAAAGTGACTTTACAAATTACCCGCAGTATCTCGAGGTAATGGAAAAGTATTACAAATACACAACTACAACAAATGAATCGGGTGACTTTATGATATTTGGCGTCCCAACTGGGCAACATGATATCATTATGGATTTTGATGTCTTTGATACAAAATCTTTTGAATTAACAGCAAATGATTTGGTTGAACAAATATCTTTAAATAACAACATTGAGGAATTAAGATCATTATTACTTAGTAATTCCATTGACGCCCAAGAGCAAACAATTAATAGGAACAAAGTGCCTAATTTTATTTACTTGGGTAATAATAACTTTGAGGTCGAAGTAAAAACAAATATTGATGAAATGCCTAATATATTTCATCAGGTTAAACAAATAACCGTATCACCATTTTGGGGCGATGAGGATCAATGTGATGTGGGTATAACTAGGTGTGATTTTAAAATAAATTTTAAATACACACCAACCGCTGTATTTTTTGGGTATATACATGCACCAAGTGGTGGTTTTACGATAAATCCAGATTACAATTATAATATCACAACAAGAAGACCAGAGATTCACGCAAACGATGCTTCACTTAATTACGCAACTGGTGATATATATCCATATCAAAAAATGGAAATAGTTGTTTATCGATTAGACGATAAACTAAATCAAGGTTCTAGAAAAAGACTTGGCGTATTTACTGGTTCATACTACAATGGGGTATTCAGATTATCATTACCTATGTATACGGATTACTATATCACAAATGAATTTGGTGATTTAGTTCCGACAAACGATACAACGAATGGAATACCAACAAAAGCATATTACGCCTTTGAGATATATGACACCGATGATAGATGGACAGGCAGAAGACTACCGTGGGGTGGATTTGCAAACCAAATATTACCAGGTATTAGGATACCATCCACGATTAATGGAGATGTTTGGCTTGGTGGTTGGGAAGGTACTTGGGGTGGTTTATTTGAATATGACATATTAAACAGACGCAGAAAGTTTTATACGGTAAAAACAATACACAAAAAACATTCTTTATCAAATGCGTTAATACCTGGTAATTTTATTGGGTATTTTCCACAGTATAACCCAAATAAATCATCGGTTTTTTGGAATTTTCCTTTACATTTTAATACAGTGGCAAACATAGACGAACCTACGATTATTGGATCGATCTTAATACCGAGATTTTATACTACTTATGAGGATAATTCCTTAAAAAGAGCACATAAATTTTTAATTGAACCTTGGAAAGATAAAACTGACACATATAACGAATGGGTTGGTGATTGGGAAATGTATTTGGGTCTAGGTGTTAAGAAAGATGGTGGTGTAAACTCAGGGTCGGTGTACTCAGAATTATTTAATGCCGATGATTTTATCAACAACGGTAATAATATTTTTGGTGACAATAATACTTGGAATTTTGGTGATAATACAACTACCGTATTTAATGCTAGTTTATATGCAACAGAATTAGCCAAGAAAAAGGGTTCAAATGCAAATGGATCTTCAGTACATAAAGCCTATAATCAAGTTGCGGATGAGTATCAAACATACGGTGTTTTTATTAATTCTGTGGAATATAATGGTAAAGAACCAATTTTAGAGGTTTTTATCGATGATATAACTGACGATTTACCAGATTTAATAAACGACCAGGTTTATTCTTCATATAGAAAAGGAGATGCTTCAATTATCAGATCGCAAATAACACAAACCACCTCAGTTAGAAGTGTTAGTTTAGATTCTTCTGAAATTTTCGTTGAGCGTCCAGAAGAAACAATAACAACAACTAATTCAGAAAGTGCCACATCAAACAATAGTTATAAAGGGAAATATTACTATTTTGGTTTATGGAAAGGTGCTAATGCGTTGTACGATATTGAAAAAAATTATTTTGTAAAATGAGTGATATTGTAGAAATATTAGGTGAAAAAAAGTTTATTGGGTCTAAAAGAAAAGAACTAAAAACTAGAGTTGTGTTTGAAGAGAATAAAAAAATTCAATACGAGCACAATTTGTTTTATGATATATCACAACAAACTCAATATATTACCGAAAAAAACGAATCTAATAAATTTAGAATATATGGTAAAATAAACCCAATTATTAATTTAAATGTACATCAAAAATTAACAAACAATACCGATCGTTTAATTGAAATTGATAATAATTTATTTGATATGAATTTAAATAATTGGACAATTGTGGTATTAAAATCAAAAAGATTTGAATCAAAGGTGGACGTCAATGGGATTCAACAGTATATTAAAGGTGTTAAAAAACTAGAAAAAAGTTCAAACAACACCACCATCATTGACTTAGATTTTAGATTAGGTTTACCAGCTAGACAGTATAATTCTTCAATTAACTCAGATAATTTTTGCATGTTTTTGCCCCTTGGCCATAATTTTGAAATCGGCGATAAATTAAAAGTTGAAACTTTAGATGATGATTTACTAGACTCTAAAATATATGATGTTGTTGATGTTAGACCAAATATGGTTTATATAAACACAAAACCAGTTAAACGTTCTTTCAAAAAACAAATCGTACAGGCCAAAGAAGCTTCGACAAAAAAAATAGATGATTTTACTAACGTTAAAGTAAATAACACAGAAGTTGCAAATAATGATGCAAAACAAAGAATTAAAAATTTGGTTTTTAAACCATCAGAAATTCCAGGTATAATTAACACCCCAAGACCAAGGATACAGAGTTTAATAAGACCAGAATTTTATGTCTCAAAAATAATTGAAAAAGAACAGTTAGAATATTATGTAAAAGGCTTGGAAATTATTGCTATTGTGGATCAATTAGACGACTGCGCCTTTTCAATTAATAATTATAACCAGCAAATAAAAAATTTTTTCTTAAATGGCGATTTAAATATAACTGGGCTACGAAATAATTTAAACGAACCCCTTTCTGATTTATACATTGGTATTATTAAAAACTCAGCGCCAGCTGAAAACACAATTAGTAATGTCGAGTCTCATTTTTCAAATTATATTGAAAATGTTGGCGATGGATTTGGATTGGAACTTATATCTGATAATACTAAAGGCTTTAATTCAAAACCAAAAATTGGTGATATTTTATTACACTCAATTTGTGAACACACGACTGAAAATTTAACTGAAAATGAAATTTCATACATTAGCCATAGATTCATATATAAAAATGTATTATTTAACTACAAACCTTTTACAAAAATTAATATAAAATTAAAATCACCGTATATCGAAGACGGTGAAAATGTTAGGAATAAACCAGATTATGCTATTTATAGCAGAGAAAGGGAAAAATATATTTGGCGAGATGTATTTGATATAGGAATAACTGATGAAAATGGTAATGTTATAGATTTTCCTTTCATGAACGGATCTTTTTATACTTTTTGTGATATTAACTTTTTTTTAACACCTGAAGTTAGATCGGTTAGAAAATATACACTAAATGTAAACGATGTAACATCAGCAGCTGGTAATCAATTTATTAACGAGTTTGATGATGCGTTTAGAAATGTAGATTTAAGTGAAACAAACGACCCAAATGACCCCAATGGAATAAAACCATTTAATCAGTATATAGACGAAAAATGTTAAAAACAAAAACACCAAACGAAGATATAATTTTACAAACTAATATTGTAAATGAAGACTATTCGTCTGACAGGGATTTTTATAACCAAAATTTATTAAATTTTACAAAAAATACCGTTATTAATGATATCAGTGATACTGAAATTTACGAGTATAAACCAGATAATATTAATGAAATAAATTTTAATATTTTCTTTTTACATTATGTTCAAGACAATGAACTATCTGATTTAAAAAAATATATTGAATCTGATTTTAATAAACAGTATAATATCACAAAAGCAAAATTCGGATTAACTGATATTAACGGGGTTGAAATAACTAAAGGATTCAATAACGTCTACGAAACCAGACAAGCTAATGGACTAAGAGAAGAGGCTGTTTTAAGTGAAAAAACTTTAACTAGGTTTGAAGAATTGAAACAAAAACCATATGTTGTTAGAGATTTTATTGGTGAGAGCACATTAAAAAAGCCAATTAAATCTGGTATACCTATTTTTTATAATTCATTCACGTTACCATTTTGGCAATCAAAAGATAAATGGGTAAACGAGCCATTACTTTTTTCAAACAAACCGTATTTTTATAACTCATTTTTGTTAATGGAAATTTATGATTCAACATCTGCTGTGTCTCAAAATAGAATACAATCAGTGCCAATTTTTATTAATGATAGGTATAATATTACGGAAAAAAATGAATCAAAAAACTTTCATTATGAAAGACCTTGTTTTAAATTAAATGAAGGTGTTGATGGGTTTTCATTTTTCTTTTTAAAAGATTATATAACAAATGAATTTTACGTTAAATATTCTTTTTGGGATGCATTAAATGGTAAAAAAATATCCCTATTACCATCATCAAATTTAGATGTTAATAAAAAATGGTTACAAGATCCAGATAACTTTAGTCAAAATAATCGCTATTTGAAATATGTTTTAGATTATCAAAATAAAACTTACAAAATATACGAATATAATCCAATAACAAAAGAGTATGATAGCGAGCGAAGTAATTTTGATTTGTATCAGTTAGAGTTTGACACTTACTATAAAAACAAAGTGGTACCAAATGAAAAACCTAAAAATTCAAAATTAATTTTAACCACGCAAGAAATTTCTAATCCTTTAAATTTTACAATAAAAAATTTATATACATCTAATTTTGTTAATAGCGCAAGTAGTTTACCAATCTTAACAGATGGTGAAATAAATAATTACCAAACATTCCTTAATAATAAAACAAAAAACTTTTTAAAGCAATTTAATGGTTATATAAATAATTTAACTTCAGAAGTTTTTGGTGAGTTAAATGAAAAAAATGTATACATTCCAGTTGTAAATAGAAATGTTAAAGCATATCAAATACCAATCAAATCTTTTATCTTTAAAAATGTTGATACAAAAACTTGGACTATTAGAAGTATGGAATTTAAAGACATAACGGTAAATCTTAATAGTTTAGTTTTAAAAAATACTGTTTACAACCAAAGACAAAGTTTATGGAATGAAAACCCAAGTTATAGGGTTAGTGAGGCTATAACGATAGTACATGGCTCACAATCAAACATAGGTTCAGGTACTGATGCTGGAAAATTTACTGAAAATGTGTTAAGAAAATATTTGGAAAATCCACTTATTTTTAAAGTTCTCTTAAATCAAATAGAAAGTGAAAGGTATAATATAAACTATTATCAATATGATGAGTCGTATAGGGAGCAATCAATAGTTAATTTTTTGTCAAAATGTTTTACAAAATTAGGTGTTGTGTTTCGTGTAACGTCTTCACATAATTATGATTATACGGGGCTAGCTGTGGATTTAAGAGGTCAGGTCGATCAAAATCATAGTGAAATATATTATTATATAGATAAATTAACTCAAAAATATGAGTCTATGAAAAGCATAAATAGGGCTATATTTGATGATATTAGAGACACAGCGCTTGGGTTATTAATTGCATATAATACTAATCAATCGGATTTATTTTCAATTGTTGACGGTGTTGTCGATGCTGTAAATGATATTTTAAATCCAAAAGACAACCCAGAATTAATTGAGCAATTTTTGATTTTAACCGCTCAAAAAAATATTAACCAAACAGATAAAGATATTTTAATAAACAAATTAACTTTAGAAAAAGCGGTAATCAATTTAGATGCTAATCCAACGGATTTAAGGTATGAAATAAGAGATTACGCCCTGACAACATATGCTGTACAAAACGGTGATAAATTTATCATACCTAATGAAAGTAATAAGATAGATGTTTATTTTAACATTGGGGAAAAATTAAAATTTTTAGCATCAAATATTTCACAATTTGTCATAAATGGTAAATTAAGAATATCTATTATTAATAGTGATGGTGATATAAAAAACATTGTAGTACCAATTAAATCGGCCATAACAGCTAAAAAACCGTCAGACGCCGCTTCAAAAAATAAACTACCAAAATATACCGCACCCAAAAAACCAAGTGGTGGTGGCGTGGCGGAATTAGATGAAATGCTATGAAACAAGTATTAATTTCAGAAATTTTTGATAATAATATAGTTATTAACTTAGAAAGCAACACTGTTGTGCCTGGTTCTTATATAAATGCAGAATACAACGTGCCCGATGATTATAAATTACAACAACTTGAACAAATAGCGAATAAAGTTGACCCATTTATCACCACAAAAAATGTGACACCATACGTAACAAATACAAAAATAATATCAACATACGATGATGTTACGAATCATTTTACACCGTCACCAAACAAATACTTTGTTACTGGTTTTACAGAAAGCAAATCAAACCTAATAACAAAATATTTTAAAAAAATTAATTTTATAAAATCAGCTGAATCATTAAAACCCTTAAAAAAATTAAATTTTAAAAAAATTGTTGGAGATGATGGAAATGCTCCGATTGAGGTTGAAGAAACTTTTGATGGTAATCATAATATAAGAAACCGTGTTAAATTAAACATCCCAGGTTTGGATATTGTGGCTATGATTTTGACTGAAAATAATAGTGGTTTAATTGAATATGTTTTGTATTTAGATACGGAAAATCCTATAAAATACATTGATTTAGGAAATGGATTTGCTAGATTTATATATATGAGATCTCATTACGAGGAAACTCAAACAGCAAACATGGTAATTTATGATGGTATAGTTGAGGAACCAAAAATAATATCCGAAGTATTTATTGATAGGGGTTTAAACGGCGCATTTGAACGTGTTAAAAAACTTAAAAATGTTAAAGATATGAACGAATTAACTAAAACTGGACTAGGATACTATAAAATAAACACAAAAGGATATAATTTTAAAACAACATAAAAAATGGCAATCGGATTATACGGTGTAAAAAGACCTGCGGATGTCGATCCAACAGACATTGAGGTTATTGTAATATACACTAAAAATAGAAATGCGACTGAAGCTCAAACCGTAACAAAATTATTTGGTTCACAGGTAATTAGACCAATGATGTCTAGTAGCGCACTTGGTGGTACTGATGTTGAATTACTCGGTGGTTTGTATAATTTAACTTTACCTAGAGATGTTTTTGGGCAAAAAGGTTTTTATACAATTTATTTAAGACCAGCCCAGATTAGGGTTAAAATTGAGGATTGCGCTGAGTTAGCCACATATCCAGATGTTAAAGGTTTAATTTTCAACATAGACCAAGCCCCAGTTGATTTCAGTAATAAATTCACCAACAATGGTTTAGATGGGTACAGGGTTGAGTATTTGAATAACGATGGGACAAAAATACCAAATCTTTACAGAATTATAACTTCGTCATTTATTTCAGAACCAGTACAAATTAATACCCCCAATTCATCACAAAAAACTATTAAATATATCTATAATAATGTAGGTAATTTATTATTTTGTACGGTTACACCTAACGCCGCCCCCAGTTTTAAACCAACTTCAGCGCCTTTTATTGGTAGAAAAGATCAAAATGTGATATTAACAAATACCAGCTTTTCACCACAAATGATTGAATTAGAAATGGTTAATTATGATGTCGAAAGTCTAGCAATTGGATTATTCGCTGATCAGACAAAATCCATGGACGATGGCATCTATACAATTTACGATTTTGATGGTAACATATATGCTCAGTATGATTTATATGAAATTAGAGATAACGTTAATAAAAAACTTTATGAAGTTAGACGAAAAAGAACAACCGTTGATACGACAAAATCTTTAAATAACATAGTAAGAAATGGCTGATCTTAGTTTTACAACGAATAATCAGATAATTAGGGATCTGTACGATACACCACAAGAAGCAATTGATGCGTCAAAAGCACTTGGTTGTGACGGATATCGCACTTATATCATAAATGGTGACGTTAAATATGTACCATGCTCATCTTTTGTACAATATGAAAGAGCCTTGAGATATAGGACAATACAAGGTAAAATAGGTGCTTTTGGTAGCGATACTTTTGGCAGTAAATTAGTTGGTTTACAATTTGCGAACGCCAAAGACGAAATACAAGGTGATCCTTTTTTTACCCTAGGTAACTTTTCAATTCAAAAAAGCGTACAACAAGGGGCGCAGGCATCACAATTACAAATTCAAGTAAATGAGGCCGCACAAAACGATGCTGTAAAAAGTTTTACAGTTGAAAGTATAGCACAAAGAAATCTACCCTATTTTGAGGGTAAAGAATACGTGGAAGCTTTAAAACAAAAAGTAACCGAAAACTTAACGGTAAAAGTTTTATTTGACAGAAGAAAATTAGATAATTATGTTTTATTTTCATCTTTAAAAGAAAGATTAAAAAACGTTATAATTGAAATATACAATAATTTTCCAGGAGCAATAAAAGCCGAACCAATATCTATAACAACACCATCTGTTTCTAATTATGCAACATACCCACTTGAAAATAGATCTTCTTTTAAAGTAAATCTTTATGGATTATTTAACCCATATGGTATTGAATATAATAGTTCTGGAAGTACTTTGGATAATAGTGAAACTATAACAAAATACAGAAATTTTACTAAAACACATAAAGAATATGTTTTATATTACAACGGTGTTGAGTATCCCATAATTTCCGCGCAATTTCCACAAAACAATAATGATGACGCGACTGGTATTCGATTAACCGTAGATGGTAATCCATTTGGAGATATTGTTGATGTAAACAATGTTGTTAACGTAAGATTTTATATAAAACCTAAAAGTAAAGTATACAATGATTTTTTTAATAATTTATCAGATTTAGCTTCGTTTCTTTTAAATAAAGATCCAAATACTGGTGAATATATTAGTGAGTTCGTTTATCCATCAGAGGATGACAGTGGGCAAGTTCGAACTGTTAAAGAAACTTTAATTTTCCCAATGTACGATGATTTTAACATCGATATGTTTAGTAGTAAATTTGATGACTACACAACGACTTTAAATGATTTTGCTGATTCGTATGATAGTATTAAAACAAATTTAATCTCAAGATTTTTAACAACCGACTCCTTAAAAGAATTTGATACTAGCGATCGTAAAGCCAATTTATTATTTCAATTATACGGTAAAACGTTTGACGATATTAAAAGATATATTGATGGCATAACTTTTATGCGAAATGTTAGTTATGATAAAATCGAAAACGTTCCAGATCTTTTAATTAAAAACTACGCAACAATGCTTGGTTTTAATACATTTGAAATTGAAGATGAAAATACTTTAATCGATTCTTTGTTTTCAACTGAACTTGATGATGTTGAAAAAGGCACAACACCAGCGGAAATTGACATTGAATTATGGAGAAGAATCTTAATTAACTCATTTTATCTATACAAATCAAAAGGTACCAGAAAATCTATCGAGTTTATTTTGAGACTGGTGGGTTTACCTGATGAAATATTTGAGTTAAACGAGTATATTTATTTGGCCGAAAGACCTTTAAACACACCAGATGTTTTAAATAAAATTTATGGCCAGACAATTATTGACGATCCAGAAATTTTATTACAAAGAGTACCTTTTGATTCAAAAGGTTTTCCAACCGTACCAACAAACGTTAGATATCAAGAAGACGGGGGCTATATCACAGAAGATAAGTCTAATATTGGTAGATTCGATTTTGGCCAAAGATATGTTAATCAGTATAAAAAATATGAAAACGTTTTTCTTTTCGATGTATATAGAACAATCGATAACGTAAAAAGTTGGGTATACAACGAATTACCAACAACCTATTACAAAGACGATAGAAATGGTTTTACTGAGTACGAATCAAATGACATTAGATTATCAATTAATTCTAAAGAACTTGAGGTTTATTTATCATCAAATCGAATATTTGATATTCCTGTTTATAGGCAATACGCTAGAAATATAGGGATTGTCAATTCCGATTTGAATATATTAAATAAATTTGACTCAACAAATTTAACATTTAATCAATTTATTAAAAAATCGTTAGACACGTTTATAAATCCAAAAAATAGAAAAACGATTAAAACATATCCAACTTTATCAAAGATTTATTTTGATTATTTAAAAACAACAACCACGCCAATTGATAGCATGAGAAGTTTAGAGTTTTTAAATAAATTTGATTCTTCTTGGGTTAAATTAATACAGCAATTTGTTCCAGCAACATCCGTTGTTAATGCTGGTAAAAAAATACAAAATTCAACTTTTTTAGATAATAAATTTGCATATAAACATGGTTTAAATAATGATGTATCTTGGTTAGGTACAGATGGTTCTGAATTTCAACAAAAAGCACTTAAACCTGTTTATCTTGGCACGACAAATGTTACAGAAAATGTCGGAAAACTTGGGGCCAAAATTGACGGTGAACCAATAACGTTTAATATTTCTGGTAAACCAGGCACCAAAATAACTGGAACAGACCCAACTATTAATGAATATTTTGGTGTTCACTATACGATGTTTGAGTATTGCGATGAAAGTGAGGGTAGTTTCCATATTTGGCAAAGCGGTATTGACTACGGGGATGATAGCTTATTTAATGGTAATATAAATCAATCTGGCTATGCGTCATCAACTCAAAGATATGGTGTTTTTGTTGTATACAATAGTAAGTTATATAGATTGAATACTAGGTACATGTTTAATGATACGGGTTCAATTCCCGACATACATACGGCTGGAACTGGGTCAACAATTGAAAGTAGATACCCACCCAATAAAGCAACAGTAACAAACGCATCTGGTGATACCAGAATGATATGGGAACACATACCAATTGATGTTGATTCTAGAACTATAACGTTTGCGGATACCTTGTCTTTAGATGTTAGATCAATTGAAAGATCATATTATATAAACTCAATTGGACGTGGTTTAGCCTATTTGGGTATTCGGGTTAATTTTGATTGCCCACCACCAAGGCCACATGTCTGTTACTATGATTTTACTGGTAGGACAATTACACCAGCTTTAGTACATAATACATTTAGGACTTATAATGATGAAGAAGGTATCACACAAACTATTAAACAACCTAGGTTTTATGGTTATAGTATGAACCACACCCCATTAAGACCATCAGGATTAATTTATGGTGAAATATCAAAGTGGGCTACCCCATATGAAAAAAGATTTTCGTGGGCAACTGGATTTACATATTATAAGGGAGAAATTATCGCAAACATACATCCAACAAATAAAGAAAATTTGGTTGTTGGTAGTAAAATATATTTAGTTACTGGGGATACATTTGAGGCAACGGGTACAACATATCCAATTACAACCCCAACTGGTTTAAAACACATAGCAACAGCAAATTCAGCGTCTTTTGTGAGTCCTGGAACTACTGGCGTGACCGTTAATTTATCAACAATTTCAACTGGAACCACTGGTGGTATGTATGAAAGATATCAGGATAGAACAAAAACGGATCCTTTTATGCATATTGATCCAGCTTATATTTCAAAAATTAAACTAGATCCAAGTAGAGCTTCATATTCTGTAAATCTAACAAAATCACTTAATTTGGGCCACATATTTAGTGGGGCAACGCCACAAACAACATATAAAGTAAAGGATAATATTATAAACGGTGAGTTATTTATATCAGATTCTGTGACTGTAAACTTTGAGGGTTTTTATGGGTTAGACCAAACAAAAATAGGCCCATTTTATACTTTAAATGATGATGGGGCGTTCATTCACACTTTAGAAAATAGTATTCTTTTACAGCCAAATTCAAACAACTATATATCAATTCAATCTTTAAATGAAAATTTTACAACAATTGGTGATGAGTTAAGTTTGGTAAACACAACACCAGGGCATTATTTAGTCGCAAAAAATAGTTATTTAAGTTTTAAATTTGATTTATATTTCGAATCTATTGAAAATATAAATCAAACCATAAACATTAAATTGATAAATTCTTTAGGTTTTATTTATGATACCCAGTCATTTACATTTAATGGATCTGACGATGCAAACTTAAGACAATATGTTTTTGAATATACTGGATTTTTTAATTCTGGTGAAAAAATTTATTTAGTCATTGAACCAATAGATTTAGCTTGCACATTATCTAGATATGAAGAAATAGATTATATTCATGAAGAGGTCGATGAGGCTTCTTTTAATCAATTAAATGACCCTAGATTTAGAGTGTTATTAAATTCTGGATTTTCGGCCAGAGGTGAGTACTTAGATGGTTTATCGATTAAACCAATTTATAATTTATCAAATTTAGATACCAACAATTTAATACTTAGATTAACAGAAAAAAAATATGTTAATGTTCCTTTTTTAAATATTGAGCATTCGATCGATCCTAATTATTATTACAATAAATTATTTTTATCTTATTTTGAAACCAATTCTCAAAATAACATTGTTTTTGACTCGAGTGAATACGATAAAAAGATAAATTTTGATAAGGTTAATTTCACCTTTACTATTAGAAGTAAAAGTGATAATTTTTCAACAACAGGCCTTGTTTCTGTTTCTGGCGGTAAAAACATAGGTGTAAAAACCGCAACTATCGAACACGAATTAAATTTTAGTGATTATTATTTGGGTAATTCTGTTAGACAAACTGATAATAATGATGTCACAAATGCGATAACAATCGGTAAAAATGTAAGAATTAGGCAAAACACGCATAACAGAGAATTTACTTACTCACCAAAGTATAGTTTTTACAACAATGTTGAACTTGGTACGGCAACCAAAGATACTCTAGGTAGCTTTAAAGGTTATGATTTAGGATTAAATGATTATACTCTGTTTAATTATGGAAACCCTATAATTAGTGAAATTAAAAACAAAAAAAGGTACTCTTTTAATTCATTAGGTACGTCATCATATAGCTTATACAAATTAGAGAATGATGTGTATAACACTGAAATTTATAAAAAAATACTTGATGTCGTACCAGAATTTAATGCCCAAATAGTTAACTATGAATTAAATGATATTGTAAAAGTTAATATTGATGACTATAAAATTGTGGTGGATAGCCCAACGGGTCAAACTGTACAAACAAATTCGGTTTATAGGTTATATGTGTGTGTTAACGATATTAACATTGATCATTGCTATAAATTAGAAGATACGTCAGCTTCGACACTCGTCCAAGGTGAAATACACGAAATTTATAGACCAAGGGGGTCGAGATCATGTTTTATTGAAATTGAAAAATATAACCCAACTAATTTCACACCATGGGGTTATGAACACTCACCGTTACTAACAACAAGTAACCCAAATGTTTCGGATTATATTAATAAAAATTTTATAAGCTATGACCCAACGGTTGTAAGTGAATATAATTTTGGGGATATAATTTTAGGTTCATATCCAAATCCTGGGGGTAGTGACGAATTTTTTAGGTTCATATATCAAAAGCCGCTAAAATGGGATTCAACTAAAAAGTATTTTAAAGGTGATTTTGTTTTGTCTGGAGTTACCGATGAAACAGTATTAGCCCCAACCGTGTATAGATTTTTTGTGGCAAAAAAAGACCATACAAATGCCGCGCCATATCTTGCGACAAGTGGGTCAACTGGTACAACCGAATGGAGGCGTATAACTAGCGTTAACGATTTATTTGATCACAAATCACTTGGTGGTTTAACCAACTGGGTCGAATCTGTTGGTGGATCTTGGTTTCCGTTAGATGGGTATGTTGCGATACCAACAACGGCAGCAAGATTACCTAAAACACTACCTGTGAGTGAATTTGGTATACCATTTATATCAACTGGTACAACTGTTTCTGGTGTAACATTTGGTGGTAGATGGAACAATGTTCTAATAAATGGTTATTGTTTTATGGATGATTCATACGTGTCCTATAACGAATACGATGTAAATATTAATAAAAAAATATTAAGATCATATTTTAGTTCATTTTCTGGTCGTTATTACGGGCCAGACGCATACGTTCCATATTATCTACCGTATTCGGCATATAATTCTGGGACGCTATACGCACCAGGTGCCATTATAAAACATAATGATTTAACTTATAGAAAAATAAGTACAGCCGCAGCTGGCACACCGCCAGTTGTTGGGGTTGACTGGGAAGTTTATTATCCAGCACTTTTAGAATCAAATACTTATTACGAAACCGATAATTATAAGGATTATTTTAATCAGACCAGATTAAATAAAACAAATATAAAACTAAGACCATCATTTCCGTTAAATTCGTTTAATTATCTTACTTATTATCATCCATTTTTAACGGATTCATCTTCAATTTATCCATTGTTTGAAAGAATTGGTAGATATACTGAAAAAAATAACCCAACGTTGTTTATTGCGGATGAAACAACTGGTATAACTTATGATAACACATCAAAATACATAGGTTACAAATATACAGTTAATAGAGGTGTTTTATATAAGTTTATTGGGGGTTCCCCATTGGGTACTTATCCAGCTCAACCTTTTGAAGATACTACTAATTGGTCTGAGTCTGATTTTTGTTTGGTAAATAATTTTAAATTTTTTAAAGATAGAACACGAGTTACTGTATTTGAATCAAAGATAGAAAGTTTAACTAATTCAGTTAAAAAATCACTTCATTTTTTTAGAGATAATCTTACGTTAAAAAGTGGATTTACCAGTAGGTCATTTAGTGGATCCACAATTAATAATAAACTAATATCTGGTTTAAATAAATTTTATGATGCGACCGACCCAAATAGAATTTCTGCTAACACAACAGGTTTAGTTGATTTTAGGGTTATTGGTAATGACGTTATAATGGATTATTTTCCGCAAAAAGATGAAGTTGGTTACCCATTAACGGGCGAGTTTATAGGAAAATTAAAAATTTCAAACCCATGTGGGAAAACAGCTACAACAATATTTGGTGTTTTATTTGATACTGATATTGATAAATTAGATAGACAACAAGGTTTAACTCAAACTGCGAATTTTACACCAGAAGATATTGAAATATTACCTTATACTGTAAGAGTTGTTGTTACACAAAATGGACAAGCTAATGCCACATTAACTATTAAACAAACTGATAATACGTTAGCACAAAAAATCACGTCTACAAGCGTAACTAAAAACACTGTATTTGATACTAAGTATGATGTTATACCAGAAACAAACTTTGAGGTTGAAATAACATACACGACTCAAAGAAAACAAACAAAATTTGGCTCTGCTTTTGTTGATGCAACACCATTATTTGTTAATAATCAAGTGATAAATACAAATACAGTTCAGACAACATTTGTTCAAACAGCTAATTTAGAAACTAGAGTAATCACGTTGAAAAATGTGACCGCTAATAGAACAATATTTATTAATCTTAATGGTATTGTTTCAGTAACTGATGTTAAAACTGATGTTGCAGATGCGACCGCAATTTTTAACGTAAAAGCGATTAATATTAATACAGCAACACTATAAAATTAAAATAAATCTATTTATTGTAAAATAGTAAATGAGTTACATTATAAAAAAAACCGACCCTTTAGTAAATTTAAAACTAACCGACACGGGTAGAAAAAACTTATCATCTGGAGGTTTAAATTTTTCGACATTTGCACTTGGTGATGGCGAAATGGATTATAGTTCGGATAATCCAGTTTTAATAAATGTTTTACGTCCTGTTGATAGGCAACACGATATACAATATCAGGTACCATATGAGGGTACGGTTTATCAACAACCCATATCACTTTTAACTTCAGTGCAAAACGAAGTTTATACCGCCGCAAAAGAAAGGGGGTTTTTTAATTTTAATTTAAATTCTGGTGTTACAGAATTAGATACATCTCTTTGGTTAATAGGTAATTTAACAGGCTCAACACATACAACGGCGACAGAAATTGTTTTATACGACACATCTAGGACGGTTGTTAATTCTTATAGAGAAAGCATAAATAAAGGTGATTTTTTATTTATTAAATTTAAAACAAGTGGTTACACTAATTCATATGTTTCAAACGAATTAACAGAAGAAATTACGAGCTACCCAGTACCATATTTAATGTACATTATACAAAGTATAAATGGAAATGGAATTTTTGATATAAGCGGTTTAACAACTGGAAGTACAACTGGTTTTACAACTGGATTTACCACAGGTGTTACATTTGAGTTAGATAGGGAATTACCAAACTTTAATTCGTATTTGGCTGACGCATTTATTTATCCAGGTAAAAATACAATAAAAGATTATTATGACAACGAAACTCCAATTGCGTATTGGAGTGGAGGTTTACTTGACTTTACCTCAAACTGTACATTATCAAATGACGATGTTCCAGTTTGGAATATGAATATATTAACAATTGAAGATGTTATTGGATTAGATAGTACAACCTATAAAGGAAAATATACCGCCGAATCTAGAAATTATTGGGGCACCGCAATTAATTATGATTATTTTTTAGAAAATAATTTAATAGATAAAGTTGGTGTTATACACTATACAAACAACTCGGTTAGTAATTATTACGCCGAAGGTTTTTATAAAAATACATTAAAATTAAAAATACCGCACATAATGTGGCATAAACAACAATTTGGCGGTGTTAGTTTAGCAGATTCAATTGGCTATACGTTTTTATGTGACTCTGTACTAAAAACAATGGGTACAAATAATACCATTAGATATTATGATTTGGTGGATCAAGAAACAATTAAAACTGTTGTTGGTAAAGTTTTAATTGATCAAAAAATAATAATAATTGAGGATCAAGAGTTATTAACTGTAATGTCATACAAAGCAAATAGAAATTGGACATTACCAACACCAAAATTAACTTTAACCGAACCTGGTGTTTGCCCTGGATCTAATTTAACAGGTTGTTTATTAAACAATGAGGCTTTACATATTACTTATTTATTTACTGATAGTGATGGATTAACTGGGTTACATTGTGAAAACTATTCAACCGTAAACAATAATAGCGGTACTGTTAAAGACGTAATATTCGAGTTTCCAAAAAACTCAAGCGACCCTAATTATAGCGAATTTGGGTTTTTGATGGATTTTAATGATACTGAAGGTTATGGTTATAGAGCGGGATCTATTTTACTTTTGTGGCAAAAAACCCCAGTAAATGGTAAACCAAACCCAGCAGATTGGAATTATTTAAATGTTAATAATTTTATTGGCGGTACTGGGTGTTTAAGTAATATTACATCACTTTGTGATAATTTTGAATTAAAAAATGAAACGGCAATATACCCAACATCATTTGTCACAAATCAATATACGTTAGCTGAACAAGAAATTGGTGATGTTATAGTTTCACAAAATGGTTTAATTTTAAAACAAGCTTCATCATTCGCCAATTTAGGTACAGATGGTGATTATTGGAAATATCCATTAAATGTACTTAGCGGCCCAAATAACACATCTGTTATTCAATTTACATCGGGTATTTTAACTTCTGGTGATGTAATGCAGTTTCATTATTTAATAGGTGAAACAAATACATCCTCAACTATAAGACAAGACATAACAGTACCCATCGGTGGGGTGCCAATTGGTAATGATTTTAATGACGGTATTTATTTAATTGGATCAACTGTATGTTTAACTTTAAATAAACAACCAAATAATAATGTTGTTTATTTATTTTATAATGGTCAATTAATTAGTGCAAATAACTATGGGGTTATACCAACTGGTACGACCGCAACAAGACGAGTTGAATTAACTTTTACCCCATCGGATGGATCAATATTATCATTATTTTATTTAGATAATGCTGGTGCTGGTAATAACCCAATTAGCAATGCACTAACGGCAGCTAACATACAAAATTTAAGAGTTAATTTAGATAAAAGTTTATTAGATGTTAGTGAGGGTACAACATATGATATAAATGACTTTATTTCTTTACCATCAGTTAGTAATATTACTGGGCATACATTTGGTGATGAAACTTTCTTTTTTGGAAATATAGAAACTGATATAAAAGCAACGATTTACAAAAGCCTAATAACTTGTAATATTTTACCAAACAAATATATAAACACCTCAAATCCAACTTTTAACCCAGAACAAGATAAAGTTGCATTTACTGAAATGGCTGTTTATGATTCGGACGGTGATTTAGTCGCAATCGGTAAATTTAGTCAGCCGCTAACAAGAAAATATAACTCAGATGTATTAATAATACAAGCGACAATAGATTTTTAAAATGGGATTTATATACGACAATACAAACACTTTTGAGGTTTACCTAACTGATTTAGGTAAAGAAAAATTTTTTGACGGAGGGTTCAAAGATTCCATAGCATATTTCTCTTTAGTGGATTCTGATGCTAATTATCAAATTTTTGATCCTTCACAAAATGAGGTTTTAACTTGGGTTACGGGGACAACTTATAGTGTTGGAAGTATTGTTAAATATTCTGGTAATTTTTATAAAAAAGTTTCGATTAACCCTTCATCGCCATCAACCGAATACGTTCCAACAAATAGCGCTTATTGGGATAAAATAAGGGTATTTAATTCAACAAATATATCATTACAGCCAATACCAACAATAAACCACGTAAGTGGTTACAAAACATCTTTGGCAAACGGTTCATCACAAAATGATGATTATATAAATGACGTTTTTGTTCAAGTGCCACTTAGGGGTAAAAAAGTAGATAATTTAATTTATAAAAGAGCTTTATTTGGAATTAAAACAACAACCCAAAAAGAATATTTAATGTATGAACCTGATTTAACATCAAATCAAACACTTGAAATATTAACCTATATTAATAATGAGTAAACAATTCAACATAAAAGGTATTAACGGTTTATATTTGACTTATAAACCAAATGTTACTTTAACAACCGTTAATTACACGTCACAATTATTGTTTGATAATGATTTTTTCCCAGCTAATAAAGCGGAATCAAATTTATTTGATTTAAAAAATGTTAGATACCAGGAACCCACTAGTATTATCGGTTCAAATTCTTTACAAAAATCAAATTCAATTTACAAATACTCAGAATTTTCAATTAAAGATGGTTTAATAGCAAATAAAATGTATTACAATAGGTTTACATTTTATTTTAGATTTTACGGCTCAACATTAAGTGGTTATACATTACCAGGTATAAATGCGACAAACACTAAAAAAATTTTAGATAGATTACGTGTTAAATTATATGTGACTATTGGTGGAAATATGATACCAATGGAACTTTCTAATTTGGAAAAATACTCTGGAGGTAACTGGGTTGCTGTTACAGGCGCTGACAAAACTAGCACGATTAGCACTGGTGGTTATGGTATTGAATTAACAACTGGATTAAATAGCGAAGATTGTGTGGACATGGCATATACTGGTACAACAACAGTAAATACCTTATTTAATGGTTATCAAACGGCTCCAGAAAAATATAATTTTAGGGTTAGTGCGGAATTCCCAAATTTTGATGAGGTTGCAGTAAATAGTAAAACCTATAAACTTACAATAAGATATTATAATATTGGGGTTGCGGGTACTGGTACATACGCAACATCTGAGGCGGTTGAATTAATGTCAAATACGCTCACATATTACGAGCAAGCCCTTTCGCCTTCAAGTAATTCTAACGTTTCATAATATGGCTTCATTAGTATATACACAGTTATACAGTAGGATAAACGAAAAACAACCAGTTTTTGATTTTATGATCAAAAAAGCTGATTTTTATATTAATACACACGGTGTTAGCGTAACTGAATTAGGAAAATCCTATACATCCTATAACGATGGATTATTTTATATTTTAAATAAAAATAATAAACCGATCTATTTTAACGGATTATATTTCAATTCAATTAGAATGCGAAGGGAAAATGGTTATCCTTCAGCGAATTTAACTTCGGTTTTAAGTGAAACAAGAGTTGTTGGTAATTACACATATGAAGATTATATTTTAAGTTTTAGGCGCCAAACGATTGGTAAATTAACTATTGGTAGATTAAATGAATATGTTAACGGATCCAATATAATTTTAAATCCATTTCAATCATTAGAAATGTCAGCAAGTTATACAGTTTTAAATTTAAATAGATTAGACATTCATTACTTTGGTAAATCAAATTTAAACCCAAATAAAACAAAAGGAACTATTGACATATCTTTTAATATAAAATGTTTTGCTAATAGAGAATATACGCAAGCGATTAACGATACGTTGGTTCTTACAATAAACACAATTAACACTGGCTATGTTCCTCAATCGTTGGCCCCCTCAACATCTGGTACCAGTGGTTTTGGTTATTAATTTTATGAGATATACTTATTATTTTAAAGATCGTTCCGATGTGGTGATAAATGATCCCCTAAGAAAAAACGAATACGATCAATTTATTATTGAATTTAAACAATTAAACAGCAATTATAATTTTGAAGTTTATTTGTCTGGTGGGTATTTAGCATATATCACAAAATCAGCCTCAACTTACAACGACATTGATTTTTTTGTGATGGCTGAAAAAATTGTTGATTTAGATGATTTAACAGAATTCTTTAAATTATTTCATGAATTAGCAAAAAAATACAAATTTGCTTACGATTTAATTTATTTTATGGACGCCACCGCCGATGATTTAAATATGAATCCAAATGTATATCATATTTTAAATATTGAAAGCACTAGAACGTTAAAGTTATATCATAAAAAAGTACATAATAATTATTCAAATACACAATTAACGGTGTCTGGTTCATTGGTACCAAATACTGAATTGTATCAGGGTACATTTAATAATAAAGTACCAACTACAAGTTTTATAAATAAAGTGGGTACTAAATCTGTTTTCCAAAAACCAATAAAAATTTCATAAGAAACTATTTATTAATAAAAAACAATAACTAAAATTAAAAAAACGATAAAATGGGTTTAATAGATACAGGAACCACCGTTGAAATGAAAGTTTACTTAACGGATTTAGGTCGAAGAAGACTTCTTGAGCAAGGGTTCATCCCAAGTTCATTTTCAATATCGGATGAGGATGTTAATTATAACGCTAATCTATTTGTTACACAAATGGTTAGTGATTTGACAGGAGATTATAATGATAATGTTTACTCTTTATCCAAAAATGTTACAATAAAAAATCAAATTATTAGACAATAATTAAAATGAGCGCAATATTAAAAGTAAGAATTCCATTTTATAGAAGAAAAACAAACGGTGGTGCTGACGGTTTGGCCACTTTTTATTTAAATTCTTTACCAACCTACACACCAACAATTAACCAACAAGTTTTAATTGTACATACAGATGTACCATCAACTAGTGGTTTAAAAACCAAATTAAATGCAATATCAACAAACACTGTTCCAGCTTTTTTTCAGAGTTTTGAACAAAATACGTCACAAGAATCTGTACAAGAGGCGGATGGTTTTGCTAATTTTATGATATTACAATATCAGGATTTGTCATTTTCAACATCCCAATTCGGGGGTGATTGTAGAGGTTATATTGAGTATGATGTTAACCCATCGGTTTACTCTGTATTAAAACCAATTGAAAGCGCTGTTGTTGTTAATGAGTCAATTCCATTTGATTTAGATGATGGTATAGTTAGTGTTACACATAAAGTAACTGGGTCTACATACCCAACAAATTTTATTCGAGGTATGTTTGTAAAAAGAAATGATACTAATACTATTTTTGCGAACTTATTAAAATCATTAAATTTACCAGTTTCCGATGAGGAAATGAAAAAATATACTAGGAGCCAATATGGTACTTTATCGATAACAAGTGGAACGACATATGATACAATAATTGATAATACAAAATATATTTGGACTCCTCACACAACAACTGGTGCAACCTCCGTAAATTTAGTTGTCCACCCAACAACTGGGTATACTGGTGAGTACTACGGAACGGCATTACAACCAGTAGGTTCGTATGACTATACACCAACAAATAAAGCTGCCTTACCGATACAAAATGAATTATATTTGATATTTGAAATTCCTAACGGTGCATATGGTGAGTTAATAGATGGTAAATCTGTTAAATTCGAACTACCTTATTATACTGGAACCACCTCTAATGTTGTTGACGCTAGATTAGGTTTTTATACCTATGGTGTCACGCCAGTACAACTGGAAGCATATGGGACATATAATAAGAAAAATCTAACAACAAGAAACTTAGATAGAGTTTTAAGTGAGATTGATTTTTCTGTTAAAGATATTGGGATTAGACCAGATTTAATAACAACCACATACGAAAGTAACGTTGTACCTTTATTTTCAGATAGAATTAAAGTACCATCTGGAGCTAACTTCGGTTCTTGGTCGGCTGGTTACACAGATTTAATAGACGGGACAAGAGTGTTTAACCCAAATTCACAAGAAAAGGCTGTGTATGATTACAATAATGATGAGTGTATTGGATTTGTTGCACTAGATAAAGGGTTTATTGTTGTCACCCACCCAAAGGTAGTCGATTCATATTTTAGAAACGTATTTAGTGGAACTGTTACAAAATCTAGTACCGCCTCATTATTTACCGCTAATAAAAATTATGATGTGAATGGAACACCAGCAACTGGAACTACCAGAGGTTTTGTAAAAACAGATCCAGCTGAAATGATCACCACACTCGATGAAAATTCTAACGTTGTTTGGGATAGTACACAATTTGTGTTCGATCCAACTGGAGGAACACTTTATACTTTAGATGCGGGAGCACAATATATAAGTTACAACACAGAAAAATCATTAAATATTGTTTGTTTGGCATCGTCAGATGAGTTTTTTAAATCAACAAATGATACAGCAAAAGAGCTAATGAATACAGTTGCGACTGCTGATTTCGCAAATTTAAAAACTGAAGACCAAAACCTATATCCGATAATAATAACACAATTAGGCATTCATGACGCAGAGGGTAATTTATTAGCTGTATGTAAACCAACACAACCAATTAAAAAGTATTGGTATGATGTTGTGTCATTTAATGTCAAAATAAGATTATAATTTAATTTTTATGAAAAAAGAGATACAAGAAGATTACTACTTACTTGGACTTGATGTATCAACAAAAACAATTGGCGTTGCACTTTTTAATAGTAAAGGGCAACTTTTAGAACTAACACATATTTCGCCAAAAGCAAAACCAACACCAGAAAGTAAAACTGAGGAATTAATAAAAAAAGCTGATTTGTTTTCCGAATTTATTGAAAAATATTCAAAAATGAATGTTAAGCACATTTTAATTGAAGAACCACTATTAAGATCGAACAACGTAAACACAGTTGGTACTTTATTAAGGTTTAATGGTATGGTCACAAAAATATGCTATGACAAACTTGGTGTGACACCAGAATATATTAGTACATATGAAGCGAGGAAAAACGCTTTTCCAGAATTAATGCAACCAGGTGCAACTGGTAAAATTGTTTTATTCGGGGCGTATCCAAAAGAAATAGACAAAAAACGAGTTATCTGGGAAAAGGTATCCAAACGAGAACCAAAAATTAGTTGGCTTTTAGACAAAAAAGGCCAATTAAAAAAAGAAAATTTTGATATGAGTGACGCTTACACTGTTTGTTTGTCGTTCGCCCACATTAAAAATATTTTCGAGTAAATTTGGTTTTCTTAAATTAATTGTCTATTTTTGCCTGAAATAGGCTTTAATGTACGATTTGGACACTGATAGAAAACACGAACAACTAATTCAACTCCTTGAAGAATTTCTTGGTGAGCCTAGGAAGCACTATGCAAGTAAAGGCCAGGTTTCTTTTGATTGCCCCAGTTGTTCAGCTATGAAGGGTGTTGAATTTGACGGTAAGGGAAATCTCGAGGTTAATTATGACATGGGTGTCTATAATTGTTGGTCGTGCGCCGAGACACATGGAACCAAGGGTAAAATTTATAATTTATTTAAAGAATTTGCGGATAGAGAGCTTTTAAGGCGCTTTATCGGTGGCAAGTTTACATTCACTGGCGACTATTACACTGCTAAAGAATTTGTACCTAAAAAAGAAGTTTTAAAACTACCAAGTGAGTATTTTCAGTTAGTTGGTAAACAAAATTACCGTGATTTTAAACCCGCATTTTCTTATCTATATGGTCGCGGTATCACGGATGAGATGATTGAAAAATACCAAATAGGGTTTTGCTTAGGTGGTAAATACCAAAATCGAGTTGTTATACCATCTTTTGATAAAGAAGGTGATCTTAACTATTTCGTTACAAGATCAATTTCAAAGTACACAAAAAAATACAAATACCTCAATCCTGAGGTAGATAAAACCGAGATAATTTTTAATGAGAATTTAATTAATTGGGATAAAGCTATATTTCTGGTTGAGGGTGCCTTTGACCACATAGTAATTCCTAATAGCATTCCATTACTCGGTAAAAAACTTTATGATAAATTATTTTCCGAACTTTATTTTAAGGCTAATAACCTTATTATTATAGTTTTAGACCCAGATGCATATGAAGATTCTGTAAAAATCTTTAATAAATTAAATGCTGGTAGGTTAAGAAAGAAAATTTTATTAAATTTGATGCCATCAGACCATGATGTGTCGAGTTTCAACCAAACATATGGTCAAGAACAATTAAAAACATGGCTTAAACAAAAAAATTATAGATTAAATGATTAGATTAATAGCAGAAACACATACATATGTGAATGATTTAGCGCCGAATTGCAAATACACTTCGGTTACAACTATGTTGGGTAATTACAAAGATAAATTCGATGAGGATTATCACGCAGAAAGAGTTGCGCAGAAGAAAGGTGTGACAAAACAAGAAATTATTGCCGAATGGCGAGAGATTAACAGATTGGCCAATGAGTATGGAACAAACTTACATGAAATTCTTGAAAGATTCTTATTGGCCCCAAAAAGATTATACTCACCTAGAGACGATTTTGAAAGAAGCGTTATAAATGCTTTTAGAATGGTTTGTGATGAGGAGGGGTTGAATCTTTTACAAAATGATGACATTAAACCAGAACATATAATGTCAATTGAGTTTACCCCAGAAAAGGGTATTGCTGGTACATCTGACATTATTGAGGATTTACCGAACAACATGTTTAATGTATGGGATTTCAAAACGAATAAAAAGTTTGAGTTTGAAAATAGATATGGGGAATATTTACATTTTCCAGTGAGCCATTTACCACATTGCCAATATAATGATTACACATTGCAGTTATCGGTGTATGGTGTGATGTACGAAAGAGAGACGGGTAGAAAATTTAACAGAGGTGGTTTATTTTATTGGGATAAATTTACACAAACATTCAGATTGATACCAATTGGGTATATGAAAAGAGAAGCTGAAATGCTTATTGAACACTATAAAATTAAACTATTATCATAATGATACAGAAGATTGTACACATTGCTGATATTCACTTTAGGAATTTTCAGCGACACATTGAATTTAGAGCGATATGTGAAAATTTTATCGACCAAATGAAATCCGTTAAACCAGATCGGATTGTTATTGCTGGTGACATTGTTCACTCCAGAAATCAAATAAGCCCAGAGTTGGTTAATGAAGTTTCGTGGTTTTTGAATGAATGTTCAAAACTAACGGGTAAGGTTGTTATTATTCCAGGAAACCACGATATTGTTGAGCAGAATAAAGAACGAATGGATGCATTAACACCAATCATAAACGCACTGGATGTTGAAAACATTATATACTACACTAAATCAGATGTTTTTGTTGACGATAATGTTGCTTGGGTCGTTTATTCAATCTACGATAACAACATGACTCCAGAAGCTGCGATGATAAACACATATCCAGAAAAAGTTAAAATTGGGTTGTACCATGGTATTATTAATGGTGCAACAAATAACTTAGGGTTCACTTTCTTACATGGCGCTGATGTTGAGAAATTTAATGTTTGTGACGTTGTTCTTTGTGGTGATATACACAAAAGACAAGTGTTGCGAACTAAAAGAGGTGTTCACGTGATTATGCCAGGTAGCTTTATTCAACAAGATTTTTCTGAAACGATATCAGAGCATGGATATAATACATTGAGAGTTGATGGTAATAAAGTATTGTCTTATGATTTTACCGATATTGAAAATCCAATAAAATATCTTAATTTTAAGATAAACGACTTTGAAGATATTGAAAACGGAAATGAGCAACTCACTAACGCTTAATATCAAAAAACAATTACACGATGACATAAAACTATATTGTAAGGCAAACAATATAGAAAATATTGATTTGTTCTGCACCGAGTTACTTGAGAAGGGGTTTATGGTGGAAAAATATGGTACAGCGCCTGAGTTTGTAAAAAATGTGGAAAAAAAACCAGAGCCTATGGTATATGAGCCAGAAAAACCCGTATCTTTGCCAGAACAACCAAAAATACCAGAGCCACCAAAAGAAGAACCTAAAAAAGTATTTAAAAAAGCAACATTAAATGATGATTACAGAGTCTACGACAAAATCTAAGCTAGCTGACGAACAGATATACGACAGCAATAATTATATTAAGGTAATTTGGGAAGATACATTAGATAACCATTCTAATCATAAAGAAAAGCAAATCGAGAAGTATTTCCAAACGAAATATAAAACCAATAAGGTAAAAGTTATATTTAAACCAATCACATCTAAAAATTCAAGTGTTGTGGTTGAGGGGGCCGCCGATGCTTCCGAATTGGTATTGGATGAAAATTACCAAAAATCGCTTATTGAGCAATATATTAAAGATAATAATATATCAGTATCTTTAGCACATCTGATGAAACTTGACTCATCTGTTAATCTTGAACTTGAAAATTATAAGGAACACACCAATAGGTATAAGACTTTTAAAATTAAAGAAATAGAGTTTTCAAATTTCTTATCATACGGTAAAAATAATAAGATAACTTTTGAGGACAAGAATGGCATTACATCGGTTATATCTGACCCACCAAATTACGGTGGTAAGACAACATTAACCGTTGATTTATTATTGTTTCTTTTCTTTGGTACAACCACCAAAACGGATAAAAATGAAGAAATCTTCAATCGTTTTAGTGAAGATGATTTGGTTGAGGTTAAGGGTAAGGTTGATATCGAGGGTGACACATATATTATTAAAAGAACCATAAGTAGAAAGAAATCAAAAGATGGTCATGCATGCAAGGGTGAGGTTGATTTTTATCAAGTATTACCAAGAGGCGGTATAAAACAACTCAATGGCGAACAACGTAAATTTACCGATGAATTGATTAAAACTTATGTCGGAACCTACGATGATTTTTTAATCACAATTCTCACAACGGGCGATAACCTGGATGATCTGATAAAAACAAAACCAACCGAAAGGGGTAGAATTTTAACTAGATTTATCGGTTTGGAGTTTTTCCGTGAAAAAGAGAAGATTGCTAAGAAAAAACACACCGAGTGGAAAGAAAAATCTAAGTTGTATCATAATAATAGTCAGGAGATTTTAGCTAAAATTGATACGGAAAATGATAAAATAGGGCAAAATGAACTGATGATTATCTCACAAAAGCAAACTGAAGATAATTATAAGGTACAGATAAATGGTTTAAATAAAACACGCGAGGAACTATTTAAAACAAGATATAATGATATTGATAGCGAGTTGTATAAATTGGATGAAGAAACCATCCAATCTGGCATAGATAAAGTTGAAGGTTTGGTTACACAAAAAACTAATGAAATAAAAACACTGGAATCACAAATACCGATACCAGGTGAGGAGTATGATATCGATTTTTACGGCACACAAAAGTTGGCTCTAAAAGAAAATACAGAAGCTGAAATTACATTGCGCCTTGAAATAAGCTCAACCAGTCAAACGATTGACATGTTGAAAAACAGTGAGATTTGCCAAACGTGTAAAAGACCTTTGGATCATGTTGACCATAAAAAAGAAATTGCTGATAACGAAAAATTACTTTCAAGCAAACAGTCCGAATGGGAACTTGTGAAACAAAAAATTGTTGAAATAACAACTTCGATGAATCACATGGATGAGATAAAAAACAAATGGGATTCTTATAACAGAAATATCCTATTGGTCGATAAGGCCAAAGTTGAACTTAAAGCATATGAGGATAGTTTGAGCCGTGGTTTGGAAAAATTAAACCAATATCGTAAGATAAAAGCGATGGTGGATAAAAACAAATTGATTGATACCGATATTCAAACAATAAAATTTAAGATCGATGGCTTGGATCAGGAGAAAAATATGGTATCTTTGCAAATCAAAAGCCTTGAAAAAGATATTGAACTATCTAAAAGTAAAATCGATGAGTATAATGGTTTATTGAAAGAGCTTAAAAACGAAGAGATGATTGATAATATATTCAAGGTGTACTTGGATGTATATGGTAAAAATGGTATCTCTAAAATGGTTCTGGGTACAATGATACCATTAATAAACAGTCATTTAAAGATATTACTTTCAGATACATGTGAGTTTATATTGGAGATGAGAATGAATGAAAAAAGTGAGGTTGAGTTTTGGATGGTTGACCAATCAACTGGGGTTGAAAAACCACTAAACGCTGGATCTGGTTATGAAAAAACTGTGAGTTCTTTGGCACTTAGATGTGTGTTGAGTAAAGTTTGTTCATTACCAAAACCAAATATCATAGTATTTGATGAGGTAACTGGTAAAGTATCGAATGAAAATCTGGATAAGATTGGATTATTCTTTGATAAACTTAAACAATTCTTCGAGCATATTTGGGTTATCAGCCACAATCCATTAATACAGGATTGGGCCGATCATATGGTTAAGGTTAGAAAAGATAATAACATATCCACTTTAGTAGAAAATGTAATTGAATGATAACTTATTTTTTATTTAAAATTAGGTACTACATATACGTTAGTTTGAGCAAACTATTTCAACCTAAAAGAAACGAGTATATTATGTTTTTTTTAGGTAGATATCCACAAAACTTTAAACACGGGTTTAAAGCTATTTTGGACACGAAGTCTATGTTCAGATATAGCATAGGTTCTGCTTGTATTGTAATAAGATTTGACACCACTAAAAACTTGTTTGAGGTGCAAGAAATTTTTAACAGAGTATATCAAGGGTATATGGATAGTTTTTTTATCTTTGACTCAAAAAGTAAACATGCCAAAACAATGGATCAAGTTCATTACAAACATTTATATGACCCAATGACTGAACTTAAAACACCAACAGAAGCATTAAATAGAGTGCAAGAATTTATTGAAGTACTACAACAAATGAAATATACCTTTATGCGTTTAATACAAGAGCATCAAGAGATGGAGTCTGAAACCAATTTAGTGAATAACTTAGATGATGTTATTACTATGGACGATATTGATCCAATCCTCGAAAAAATTAAAGAATCTGGTATTGAAAGTTTAACCGAAAAAGAAAAATTAATCCTTAAAAAATACACAAAAGAATGATCAAAGATACCTCGCACTGGATTGACCAATCCGAAATTAATCTTTACCTTTATGATGTTAGAAAATACCCAGCACTAACACGTGAGGAAGAATTTAAACTAATTGATAAAATAAAAACTGGATGCCAAAAGTCGAAAGATTTGTTAATTTATTCTAATTTAAGATTTGTCATATCAATGGCAAAACAATATCAGAATCAAGGTTTATCATTATCTGATTTGATATCTGAGGGTAATTATGGTTTAATTAAAGCCGCAGAGCGCTACAATTATGACCAAACCAACGTTAGATTCCTTTCTTATGCGGTTTGGTGGGTAAAACAAAGTATGTTGCAATCTTTACACGAAAATTCTAGGGCAATTCGTCTACCAGTGAACATTATTAACGAAATGAATAAGTTGCGCAAAGAGACTCCAAAAGAGTATAGTGCGGACGAGAACGAAACACCAACCAGTATTCTTGGTTTACCAACAATAACATACTTAGACGCACCTTTTGACGATGAAGGTAATTCGATGTACGATGTGATTGAGGATGTTAATTCGAAAAGACCCGATTTGATTTTTTCTGACGATCATGATTCGTTAATTAATAGACTTAAAATAGTTTTATCTAATTTAACGGATTCTGAGCAATACGTTGTAACCAAGTATTTTGGTTTAGATGGGGAGCCCTTGACGTTACAGGATATATCTGAGGAACTTAACCTAACAAAAGAGCGTGTTCGCCAGATAAAAGAAAAGGCGATTAAAAAATTAAGGTTCTATTCTAAGGAATTATTTGAACTCTTATAAAACTCTAAATATTTATTAATAAGGCAAAATACTAAATTATGGAAAAAATTAAAAATTTTTTTAATAAGTATGGAATGATTAGTGTTATTTTTTTAATACTAGTTATGTCCATGCAAAATTGCAGTAAAAACGGTAAGATTAAAAGGTTAACTAAAGAACGTGATATTCTTCAGGTTCAAAATGATAGTTTACAAACTTTAATACCAACCGAAAATAACATGTTAATTATTCAGTATAAAGCTGAATTTGGTGTTTACAACAAATTAAATAATGAAATGTCTAAATTAAATAGACAAGAACAGATGATGAGTTTTCAAAATCAGTTCATTATTCCACCAAAAGAAGAATTAGAAAATAAAATAAATGAATTAGAAAAATAAGAAAATGTTTAAAGTAATTGATTCAACGACTAATGAGGCCATTGGGTTAAAAAGTACAACCGATAGATACGGACAAAAAAGAATTTTTGTTGTATCGGATAATCCAGATAAAAGAGAAGCTGGTAATGAAACGTTTAAAACCAAAGACGTATTCAAAAAGTATGGGGCTGCTTGGGATAACGATGAAAAGCATTGGTACTGGAATGATAGATTCAAAAGTGCTGATGAGATAGCTAAAATGGCTAATGATGCTGTTAAAGCTGCTAATCAAATATTAGGTGCTGACATTTCTGGTAGACCAGAGGTAACCAAATTTGATGATGTTGAATCTTTGGTTAAAGCTAAAGAATTTTTGGAGACTGTAAAAGGTACTCTTGAGTTTGTTAAATCAAAATCTGGAAAAGTTACTTTGGACTTAATTAACGACTATATTGATCAGTTAGCAGATAGTTTGGATGATCAAAAATTATTGGATGATATCGCTGAGTTTAACAAAGCAGCTAAGGCTTATATTTTAGATACTGGTAGATATTCATATAGTTTTTTCAATACATTCATGATATGGTTACAAGCAACCAAAGGTGCTAAAGAATTCGGTTCGGTACCATATTGGTTGGGTAGGGGCTATGAACCTAAACCAGATGCTAGAAAAATTATGATTTTAAAACCAGGTGGAACTGGTAGTTTGGCAAGTAACGTTGCTAGAATCATTAAAGACCATCCGAAATCACCACAAGAGTATGCCGCTGAAAGTGGAACATTTAAAATTACAGACCCCAATAACCCAATCCCAAAAGAAAAGCACAATGCGTTTTGGAACTGGGCTTTGAAAAAGGGATATGTTAAATTCAAAGGTACAAGCCAATTCACGGAAGTTGCGATTTATGATAATGCAAATGTACAACCAATACCTGGTGTGGAACAAATTAATGCACCTGAACCACCAAAATGGTTTAATGATGATGATACCGAGGATGAGAAATCAAGAGTGATGATTGAGGCCCTAAAAGCCTTTTCAGAAGACAATGGTATTAAAATTAAACAATCAGACGATTTAGGTGGTGCAAGAGGTGTTAGTAAAGGTGGTCACATTGAGTTATTAACAAATAGCGTTGGAGCTGGGTTATTATCAACATTTGTTCATGAATTAGCGCATGAGATCTTACACCAACCAGCCAATAAAGGTTTAGCTAACGGTAAATTATTTATTGGTAGAGAATTTTCATCTGAGGAAAAAGAATTACATGCTGAAGCTGTTGCTTATACTGTGATGAAAACTTATGAGTTTCCTATCGAACACTCAATTAACTATTTAGCTTTATGGAAACAAAATAAAGATAAAGTTAAAGCATTTCAAAAGGTTATTAGAGAAACATCAATGTTTATTATTCAACAGATTGAAAAATATGCTCCAAACGTTGAAGGTGCAGCAACCCCTGGTGAAACCAATGTTGCCGAATCTTTAAACGAAATCAAATCAATAATTAACAGATTTAAAGAATTAATCACATATTAATCATGGATAACTTAGAAAAATTAAATAGTTTGATTGCGCAGGTTGATGCGAGAATCGAACAAATAGATGAGACCACATTAAATGAGGATCAAAAAAACATGCTGCAAGAGTTTAAATCTAAAAATTTAAAACAACAAGCTGCTATTGCAATAGCAAAAAAAGAAAAAGAAAACAATCAATAATGAAGGGTGAGAATAAATTAACCAGGAATTTTATAATAGGTACGTTTGTATTGCTATATGTGATGGTATCCGTCATATCAACAATACACGTAATTGATTTTTTCAAACTATCTAATCCAGACTGGTTAGCAATCACTTTAGCAATTGCGTTTGAGGTTGGTGCCGCAGCATCTCTTGCTTCAATTATAGCATTACAAAAAATGAACAAGGGTATTGTATGGGCGTTATTTTTTGTTTTAACAGCCATGCAGGCAATGGGTAATACTTATTTTGCCTATGTTCACCTAGAAAATTATCAATCGTGGATTGAATTATTTGGTTTGGTTGAGGAAGAACCGATTTTTCAAAAAAGAATTCTATCGATAGTGTCTGGCGCAATTTTACCGTTAGTAGCTTTAGGTTTTATTAAATCGCTCGTTGATTATATTAAACCAAATGAGGAACAGGTAACTGAACCGACTCAGGTTGATGAGAAACTTGTAGAATCAAATAAAGTTAAGGTTAATCAAAAAGTTTGGGATATCGCTGAAAAAATTAGAAAAGATAATGTTGAAAAATACGGAGAAGAAAACTATAACGATTCAGACGAACCAACCGCATTGGCTAATTCGCAGTACAGAGAAGAATTAATAAATGAAATAGAACCTCAAAGCGAGGTCATAGAACCAGAAATTTTAAATGATCAAGAGACTATTCAAGATGTTATCCAAACTACTGAGGATGACGAAAAAAAAAACTAACGTCTGAACCAGAGTTAGTCGAAACACCAACGGAAATTCAACCAGAGTTAGTCGAAACACCGCCAACAATAAACTTTATAGATACTATAAGAGTTTTTAAAGATGGTGAACATCAACACTGATTTTGTAATTAATGATGGCTTAGTGTTTAAAACAAGACAAAATAAGAAACAAATAGTCTTGTTAAACACTGGTTATCCGATAGATGACTTTATCACAAAATTAAAACTGAGATTTAATAAAAAATACAATAAAATTCCAGCTTACACAATAAGTAGGTCTGGTATTTTATACCAACACTATAATCCCAAAAATTATAGCCCCTTATTTGATAAAGATGATATAAATAAAGCTGTTATACCAATTGCGATAGAAAATGTTGGGTGGCTTGAATATCACAAAAAAACTGATGCTTATTTAGATTGGCGTGGAATTAGATATGAAGGCGCCGTTATTGAAACAAATTGGCGTGGTAAAAAGCTATGGGCGGATTACACTGATGAGCAAATGACTGTACTATTTGAATTAATTAACTATTTATGTATAGAATACTCAATTGAAAAAAATTTCATCGGTAATAATGTTCTTGCACATAAACCAATGAATTTCAAGGGAATACTCAACAGAAGTAATTTCAGTAAAAATCACTATGATTTGACACCAGCATTTGACTTCGAAAAATTAACTAAACTAATAAACAATTGATATGAATATTATTAACGAAAACGATCAAATTAGAAAATCACTAGCTAAAATTAGATCTTTAATGGAGGCTGAAATGGTTGACATAAATCTTAAATCGGATGATGAAAATCAAAACGGTGAGGAAACCACAAAATCGGGTGATGAAATTAAATTTGACGGTATTAACACTGTTGGCTATTTAAATAGTCAGGAGGGTTTATCTGATGAAATAAAAACATCATTAACCGCAGCTATTGGTGAATTTATAAAAGCATCTGGGCTATTACTTGATACTATTTCTATAAACGTGGAAGATAGTCGTATAATTATGCGCAGCGAAACAATTAAAAACCCTGGAACAGATTCAATTAAATCAATTGTTTTTGATACCAATGAAGATGAACCGCAAATTGAGGTTATATCTGGTACAATAGCGTTGGATCAAGACTTGTTAAATTTGATTCAAACCGCATCTAGGTCGTTTTCGGATAATCAGATAGGTCGAAATAAATTAGTTTCTTTAACCCAAGGTAGCTAATTATGAAAAAATACGTACCATATCTTATAATTTTAGCTTTAGTTGGTATTATAATATACTTAGCAATTGATAACCATAATAAGGGTTTGATCGACACATCACACTATGATAAAAAAGTGGATTCTTTAAATACTCAAATAACAAAACAAGAACTTGTTGCAGATTCATTAAAGAAATCAATTGAAAAAAGAAACGAGAAAATTGCCGTATACGAAATTGAGTTATCACAGTTAAAAAATAAATTAGATAAAGAGAAAAAACAACATGAAAAAGATATTAATCGTATTAATTCTATGTCTAACACAGATATTGCCAGGGAATTCACAAACAGTTTTAAATGATACAAATTGTGTGGTACCATGCGCCACATTAAAAAACGCATTAATTATGCGTTCGGATTATAAATTAACTCAGGCAAAATTATTGGTTGCCAGAGATACCATATCAATACTAACAAAAAAAGGCTTAGAACAAGATAGCATTATATTAGACTATTCTAATTTAGTTGTCAGAAAAGACAGCATAATTCAATTAAAATCTAGTGTGATTGTGGAGAGGGAATCCGAAATAAAAGATTTGAATAAAAACATCACTACGTTAAAGAACCAAAGAAACGGTGCTATTATAGGTGGAGGGGTATTGGTTATACTAACAATCATACTTGGAGTGGTATTTTAATCATATTTAAACTATTTATTAGTATGAAAATAAGAGTTACAGAATCGCAATTAACCACATATTTTAAAGAGGTTTTAGAAGAGGGTGAAGTGTGTCCTTGCGGGGAAGTTATTTCGGAGGCTTTAACACCAACGGATAAAAGTGACATTAAAACTCTTGTTAAAAAAGAAATCAAAGACTTTTTAGATTTAAACAGAAGCTCTGATTTAGAAAAGAAAGTTGAAGATATCGTAAAAAAGAAATTTAAAAACGATAAAGATATTGAAAAATACATTGTTGAAATAACTAGAAATGTATTGGTTCAATTGTATAAAAGCCTATGGACTAAAAGAAGTTTTTGGTCTGGCGATCTTAAAAATTTATCAAACTAATGATTACCAAGGGAGAGTTTTTAAACAATGTTAAAACCAAATTAAACGAAGAGGGTGAGGGTGCCAGTACTGGTGGCTTAACCGCAGCTTCAAATGCTGGTGGGACAAACACACTTAGTGTTTTAGGATCAACAGATAGCCCAACATTTGGTGGTTTTATTGGCCCCCTTAGTAGAATATCAAAAAACAAACTAAACAAAAGGGTTTTATGGAGATGGAAAGGCGCAAAAAATGCTGCTGGTGATGGTGTTGGTAAAATTGTTGAACCACCACAAGGTTATGTGAGTGAACATTTATACACCGAATCTGGTGAGATGGTAACAGAAAACCACTTAATGGAATGGTTTGGTCAGGATTTACAACAAAAACCATCATTTAATGGTGGTAAATTAGTTGCAATTGAACCTAAGTGTTTAGCGTTCCCATATTGTTCACAAGGTGCCATTGATAAACCTATAAAATTAATTGGCGAAACAAAAGATGGTATGTGTGAAAAGTGTTACGAATATTGTTCACACATTGGACATGAAACTAAAAAAACACCTGAGTATATCGCTAAAATAATTAGAGAAAGATATTTATGATTATGAAACTTGATGAATCAATAGAATTAAAAAATAAAAAAGAAAATTTAATAAAAGAAATGAAACATATGACTAACGAAACCATGCGCTCTATGATGCAAGAAATGATTCTAGATGAAGCTATGAAAGGATGCATGTATGAAGTATTAAAAATGGAAGGATTTTTACCCGAAACATTAACTGAGGGTGAATCTTATGAAGGCATCATGTCAACTTTAATGGAAGACGATGAAATTGTTGCTGAAATGTATAAATCTTGCATGATGAACGAAAGTGATTGTTCATCTAAAATGGAAGGTTGGGTAAATGAAAAATTATCAGCAGACCAATCTAAATATATGGATCAAGATAAAGATGGTGACATTGATGAAAAAGACCTTGAAATGCTCAGAAATAAAAAAGATGAGGGTGAAACCTACGAAGAAGGTGAGTTAAGTGAATATGATAAAGAAGTTATGGGCCGTTTCCAAAGCCAATATGGTAAAAAACGTGGTAAGGCTTATTATTATGCGACTGCTAACAAACAAGATAGAAGCCCCGAAACTTTTGAGAAAAACGAAGGTGAAATGTATGAAGGGAATTATCCAGAAGGTGAGCATTATAAAGTTAAAGTATCACAAATTTGTGATGATTTAGCCGATGTATTCAAGATGATTGATGGTAATGCTGAATTACCAGCTTGGGTACAAGATAAAATTGCTGTTATGTATCACAGTGCGGATGCGATTAAATCATATTTATCTGGTGAACAAAGCATGGCAATGAACGAAAATGAAGACGATGATGATGATAACGAAAGCCCAACATACCTTTTAAACAAGAAAAGAGTTTTGGATCAGGAAATTGCTCGTTATAGCAAATTTGTTGATAAATTCATTCCTATGGTTGGTAAATTGGATATTGAAGACCTTAAGGCTTATTTCCAACCACAAACCGAAGTTACAATCGAAGGATTTGCCGATTTCTTGACCAAAAAAGAAGAGGAAAGTGCAGTTGATTATTATGAAAAATTAAATCAAACTGGTGAGTGGTCTTATAGAAACATGCTTGAAAATTTAGTTAATCCGAGAAAACGTGGTTTCTTCATGAAATTCGGTAACAAATTAGGTATGGAAACAACTGAAATGATGGAAGATATCTTATCTGATATTTTTGATATGGGTAATAGCATTTATGCAAAGAAAAAAGAGATTGAAAAAATAGAATCCTCAATTGAAGATAGATCCGAAAAAGGTTCTGAGGATTTTAGCGATGATATGGCAAAACCAACATTAGCATCAAAACGTGAGTTGGATGTTATCTCAGCCGATGCTTTAGATTTGGGCGCTGATGATGATGTTTTGGAAGAAGTTAATACACCAGTTAAAGGTAAAAATGTTGATTCATTAAATAAAACAAATTCAGAAAAAGAAAACGCTGAGGCAACAAAAGATGCTGAGGATTCTCAAGAAACGACCGAAGAAAAAGTTGATAATTTAAAAAATCAAAAACACCAAATGAACGACTGGGAAAAAAACGTTGATGAAACGATACATGGTTGGAGAAACAATTTAGATTTAGATTACAGAACTGGTTTAGAGAAAGACCAAGTTGATAAGATAAAAGATGAGGCATTAGGTATGGCTCCAAAAGATCATGCAAACGTTGATCACGAATCTGAAGGTGGTAAAAAATTAATAGACGCGGCTAAAAAAAGGGCTGAGGATGAGTTTATAACAGATGACGATTACACATCAAGTCACGACAGAACTCAAATTGAAAAAAGCCAAACTTATGAAAAAAGCACGGTTTTCAGTAAAGTAAATGAAAACGAAGAACTGGTTAATGAAGACATTCAAAGACTTAAAGCGTTATTTTCTTACGAAGAAAAACTTGTAAACGAAAACAAGTCAAAAGGTTTGAATGAAGATGAATTATTATTTAAACAAGTTTCTACTAAAAAGTTTATTTAATTTTACATAAGTTTTATTAATATTATAAAAGGTAAGGGCTTTCTATTCGGGAAGCCCTTATTTATTATATATAAACATGGAACGCAGAGCGCCAATAGGAAAGTTTATCGATTATTTCTCAAAGCAGCTGAGCTTTGAGCAAATAGAGTATTTAAACACAATTAATCAAGTTGTACCTGAAAGGGTGGAGTTATATTGCGATTTTGCTATTTCTTTGTGCCATTTGATTCACGATACGTATTTGGGTGACGATACAATTGTTGATGAAGAACACTTGTTGACACATTTTAATTGGTGTTGGAATACAAACGCGGAAAACTTTGAAAAAGAAAACACCAGATTCAAAAAAAATGGAGAGCACTACTATTATTATTTAAACTATTTTACCGAAATTTATTATAAAAACGAAAATAAAAGTAAATTGCTTTTTAACAAGATTGTTGAATTTTGGGAAAACGTTTTATCTTTAAATAAAAGGAAAACAAAATCAGAGTATGATATTTTTATTGAAATATACAAGGTACAGGACAAATATTTTATAAACCCACTTGATTAATTGAAATTATTTTATTAAATTTGCAAGAAAAACCATGGATATTTTTGCAACACTTAACGTTTTAATCGATAAAACACTATCTGTCATATTTTTTATGGCCTGTTTGGTGGTAATTAGACAGATATTTCTATTCATAAGGCACTTAAATAACCCAGAACCAACACCTTACTCAATTGATAAAAAATCATTGTTTTATCTAGGGTTATCTGTTGCTTTGATAATTGCTTCATTTTTAAAAGGAATTGGATTATGATTAGAATTGATGAATTTTTTGAAAAATACCCAGAAAATATAATTGGGTTTAGAGTTAATAAAACAACCAAGATCATAGATTTTTGGTTAAATAACGATTGGGAGTTTCTTAAACCAGTCGATGGTATTAGCATTAAGAAACAAAAAGCTAACGAGAATAACACAGCAAGCTATTATATAATTTATAGCGATGTTTTGGACTTTAATTCGCTTTATATGGCACTAACTGATATCATTGAACATAATCTAGATGTTGAAAGAAAACAGGCCTTATTTAAGGATAAATTAACCCAATTAAAAACTTTATTCACAACTTTAAGTTATGACGAGTTAAAAGAGATCCAATTTGAAACACCTTATTCTTTAAGGCAACAAGATGGACAACCAGATTTTATAGAACCTAACCAAAACATTATTGGTGGTGAAGATGAGGTTACTGAAAATATTGAAGAAAGTAAAACCGAATAATCATGGGCTTAATTTTTTATTTATTGGGTTGTTATGGGTTAACAACCATTTTGGTTCAAAGCAAAATATTTAAACCTGTTAGAGAGTTTTTTAAAGGTACTGTACCTTTTATTTACTCATTATTGACTTGTATGTTGTGTACTGGTTTCTGGGTTGGTTTTTTAACATCAACGGGCTTCAAATACTCAATATCATATTCCATTTTTTCAAATGGTCATACTAACTTATTAGAACTGTTACTATATACCTTATTTGATGGGGCTATTGTTTCTGGTATTATGTATTTAATGTTCCTAATTCAATTAAATTTGGAGAGACATGTTAAAGACGAAATTTAAGAAACAAATATTAAAGTTTTATAATGACTTTTTACTTTCAACGAGTATAAATAGCCCAGAGTCTGTTGCTTGGAGTAATCGCGAATCGCAATATACTAGGTTTGATGCGTTATTTCAGATTGGTGTAACAGAAAACGATAGTATTTTAGATTTGGGTTGCGGATTGGGTCACATGGTCGATTACCTGGAACAAAAAAATTTTTCAACAAAAAATTATAATGGTGTCGATATTAACCCAAGTTACATAATTTACGCAATACAAAGAAAGCCAGGGGTAAATTTTTCAACTGGAGAAATATTTGACATTCAAGATAAATATGATTACATTTTGGGGTCGGGTGTTTTTACAGTTAGAATGCCGCTTGATGAAATCTTCTCAGCAATTGATGCATCTCTTAACATATCCAAAAAAGGTGTTGCGTTTAATTTTTTAAATAAAGAATATCTGGATATACCCGAGTTTAATAGTTTTGTTCCAGAAGAATTTTATGCTTTAATAAAGAAGAGGTACACCAAAACTAAACTGGTTTTAGATTACTTGGGTAATGAGGATTTTACTGTTTATATTTATAAATGATGGAAAACCAAGGAGAAATACAAAAATATTTAGATGCTTTCGACAAAGAAATTCGTAAGGATCATATTGAAAATGAAATTGAGAAACAAAAATTCGCCAAGCAAATGAAGAGTGGTTTGGGTGAAAAAATCTCAGATTACAATACTTATATTAAGAAAGAACCATCTTTTTTACAAAAATTTAAAACAAAACTTAGAAGATTTTTTAGGTACATATGAAACTTGAAGACTTATATAAACTATCAAAAGAATGTGTTGGGATTATCGGGGATAAAACCACAGCTGATATGACAATATATTTAAATGAGGCTAAACACGAAAACCTACAACAAGAGGCCTATCGTTTACATAACAAAACTTTGCAAGGATATAAATCTAAAAATACTTTTGAGGTAATTATTGGAAACGTTAAGTTTATAATTAAACTTAAAAAGTAACTACCTGGTACCCAATCTGTACATATATTCTCTGGTTACACCATATTTTTCTTGTAAAATATCATAGATCCTTACTTTGTTTTCTAAAGTGGGCTCCTGGAAAAATATAAAGTTGTGTAACTCGTTTACGTTGGCGAATTGTTTGATTGTCTCAGACAATCTGTAAGCGTCATCACAATTTTTTAAAACATATAAATTAACGTCATCATTTTCAAAGTACTCAATAAACAATTTGTTATTTATAACATAAACAACACAAGTGGTATTTGATTTTTTTAGTAGGTACTTTATTAAGTCTTTAAATTGTAATTTTTTATTATTTAATCTATCCCTAAAAACTTCTTCTACTGAATATTTTGTTACCTGTTTGATAACAAAATTACCCGATGTTTTTATTTTAACCACAGCACCAAGTTCATTTCTGAAAAATTCTTTCGCTTTGTTTTTTGGTGGAGCCGTTAAAACCAATTCATAATCTGTTTTGCTACCGTTCCATAAAGTTTCTTTTGGAAAAAATGTGGTATTTTTGGATAATAAATCCCTGTATTTTTTAATTGCATTACCGTACAGGTTATATTTTTTTATAACCTTAACTCTTTTGCCTTTATTATATAATACCACTTCGTACATATTTTAAAAATACTAAATTATATAAAAAAATAAAGGTGGTTATATAACCACCTTTTGATCAAAATAAAAAAGATAAAATACGTATCAGTTAGTGAACGATACCAAATTCTTTTATTAATTCGAAAGCTAATTTTTGAGCTTTCTCATAATGTGCATAAATTCTGTTTTTAATGTTTTCGTTGTCCTCTTTAGCGGCAACTTTACTTAATATGGATTTAGCCTCTTCAATTTTATCCAAATATTCTATTAATTCATGAGGTGGTGTTTTCATATCCTTAGGGTCAATTGCATCACTCTCATCACCCGATGGCATGTCCATATCATTTTTTATGGCTTCTATTTCACCAGCGCTTGGGTATTCAATTTTCCTATCTTCTGGATCACCAATCATACTTTCAATGTCTTCTTTTTTTAGCTTAGCCATTTCTGATTCAGCTAGCATCTCAATCTGTTTTTCGGTTACTTTAATTTTTCTTTTTATCATAGTTAGAGATATTTATTTAAAAGTTTTTTATCTTTTACGCTCTACTATAAATAGTCACTAAATGATAAAAAGATGAGAAACTTTGATAAAAAGGTTAAATACCTTAACAGCTTATTTATTTATAAATTCAGAGTCTACGACTATGAAAACAAAAAATTAAAAATCTACTACATATCGCCAGATAAATCACATATTTACTTATCAATAGACTTAGTCCCAAACTTGAGTAAGGTATATTTTTGTGAGGTGGGTGAATTGTATTTTGATGAAAAAAGAAAAAACACATTTGAAGATACACCAACAGAAATTTTTGATATTGACAAATCCGATTATACTTTATTTAGAAAGTATTACGATAAACTACCATCTTGGGTCAATCATAAAATAACCGAAATTATGGACTCTTATGATAATAAAGAGGGGATTGATTTGGTTTTTTGATAAAATCTTCGTAATATTGCGGCATGGATAATATTGAATCGGTAATTTACTGTAAAAATTGTATAAAACTTCTTGATGAAGAGGGGTTTTTTAATGAAGTTGAAAATCCGTTTATGGATTCTGACAAATTGTACGATGAATTTTTAAAGCACTCAACCAACAACCTAAAAAAGCTTGAAACCCCAGAGATAACCTCAGAACAGTTTGATGAATCTGTTAAATCTGTTAGACTTACCGTAATTGGTGAAACTTTCAATGATTTAATTGAAGATGGTATCATAGAAGCTAGTGGTGTGGATAAAGATGGTGGACTCTTATACTCTATAAATGAGGAGGTTAAAGTAGCGTTTGAAAAAAAATTGAAAAAAAAACGCCCAAAAACTTGACTATTTAAAAAATCTTTATTACTTTTGTACCCTAATTAAAA